GGACCACCACCAGGACCACCACCAGGACCACCACCAGGACCACCACCAGGACCACCACCAGGACCACCACCAGGACCACCACCAGGACCACCACCAGGACCACCAGGGCGACCAAAACCAGTAGGGACAACCGGTGCAACAGGGGCAACAGGACCACCAAAACCAGTAGGGACAACCGGTGCAATCGGTGCAACAGGTGCAGGAGCAGGTGGAGGAGGTGGAGGTACAGAAGGTGGTGGATTGCTGTAATTGGGTGTTGTTGCACTATTCACAAATACTGCAGACAAAGCAGCCACTGCAGTTACTCCTGCCATAATAGCTCCAATGGAAGATGGATTTAGAGAAGACATATATATTCTTAATATAATATTCCCCCCTATCATTATCCTTAATCCTTCTAAAAAAAAGCAAATACAAACCATTCACTCTCGTATTCCAACCATGCCATTTCATTGGAAACGAGAAATGAGTGTGGAACGGAGAAATGACTAACAAAAAAAGGGGGAATAATCCCCCAGTTTTTAATGCAATTTACAAAGGTAGTATCTCACCTGAATCTTCGTCCCATCGCCACTCTGCTTGTCCATCTTGTAGTCGGTCCGGATGAAACAGCTCGTTGGTCTTCGGGTCGATGAAGTATTGACGCCGCTCACCTATTGGCTTGGTCATTTCGTTAGGATGGTACCATGATTTGAGTTCTACCGTGTTTTCGTCGTCAGACTCTGCAGGCGACTCTTCAGCTGCTTTAGTCTCTTCTTTTTTCTTCGCTGGTTTGGCTTTCTCTTTCTTCTCTTTTACTGGTTTCTCTGCCTTGGCCTTCTTTTCCTTCTTGGCTGCTTTGTCCTCAGTTGGAGCCGGTGCTGGCGGAGCCTCTTCGCGCAACTCTTCATCGGAAGCGTCACTTGATTCCTCTGCTGGCTCCTCTGCCCCGGAAGCCACTGGAGACGAACCAGACAAGTGCTTCAGCACCAGCTCTATCAGTTCCGCGCGAGGCTTGCGTCCCTTGATTTCGGCACAGTCCTTGCCCAGCTCTTTCAGCTCAGACACCGTGCGCGTTTCCAGGTACGCACGGTCTATCGTTCCAGGTGGTGCAGTTACCACTGCTGCTTTCGTCTTCTTTTCTTTCTTGGGCTTTTCTTCTTTCGTTGCCACAACCGTAGACGATGCACCAAACCATTCCTCCGCCATCGCCTCGACACACGCATCCAACCGGTCGCGGTCAGCTGGTGTCAGGTCTTTCACGAATCCACGCTTCATCAGCATGTCCGCCACGTGCGAAGGAAGAGAACGGAGAGTATTGTAAATCGACATTGTTGACTGAATGCATTCTACTTTCCATCTTTTTCATTTCAATTTTTTTTGTAGTCGAAAAAAAAATTGAAATCATTTATTTCAATTATCTTCTGCATCTCAATGTCTACCAACGCTTCAACTATGACTACCGCTTCGACTATGACTACCGCTTACGTCGCCACGCTCGCCACACCCGAGCCACGCAACGGCCTCGACGGCCTCATGCACTTCATTCGCATCACCTTCGCCAAGCTCGGTGTCGTCGTCACCGACTTCCACACCCCCAACTACCAGCAGCTCGAGTCCTTTCGCCTCGTACACCTCAAGTTCAACTTACTCCTCGAGACCGACGACATGGACACACATCGCCGTGAATTTCGACTCTCGTCGGATGCGCTAGATTTTAGAACTCGCCGCAGTTACGCTCAGCGCATATTGGAACGCCTTCACGAATTTTCGGCGGCAGAGAACGAGTACTTAGCCCTAGACAAGGAAACGCGCGGACCCATGACTGTCAAGCCACTGGAGATAGTCCACACGCCGGCATCCGAACGTGGCAGCGAGAAATTCTGGAAGGTGAAGTTGGTTCAAGCTCGTAAGGTTACTGCTGTTGCTCCCTCTTTCAGGTAGGTATTTGTTTCTTGCTTACTTATTGCTTAATTAGGTTTACCTTTAGGTTTACCTTTAGGTTTACCTTTTTTTACCTTTTTTTAAAAAATTGAAATGAATTTACTATTCTAGTTACATTTATTGACATCATGCCGTCTTTTACCGCTACTATTGACGCAATTGAAACCCGTAACGGGATGAATTATATTCATGAATTTATTCAAACTACATTCGCGAAACGTGGTATTATTATTACACATTTTCATAATACCATTTACCAACAAATGAAACACTATCGTGTTGCAACTATTACATTTGATTTCCATCTTGAATACAACACTACTAATCAAGAAAGTTATGCCGAGCGAATTATGTATCGGCTTCATAAATATGCAGATGAGGAAGCTGCCTACCTAGCTCTCGACAAACAAACACGTGGCGTGTTCAACCCATCCATTGAACCTTTTGAAATGGTTCATAATGTCGATACGCGTGAATCTTGGATTGTAAAACTAATACATACTTAATATTTTGATTTTTTCTATCTATTATACTATGTCTAGTCTTTTTCAAACTATAGCAGAAACAACTGTATTAGTATTGGTTTTTGTGGGAGGGGCTGCTATTCTAAAAACTAGTTTAACACCACCCCAAAGTGTATTAACAGATAGTCGATACAGAAATAGTTTATTAAAACGCGGCGGAAAAACCCGTAAACATAAAAATTGAAATGATATTTAACATTTATTATATGTACGATGCAACATGGCTATTCAACTTAGACTCTCTACTACGCCGGGCGAATACTTTTACGACAAAGACATTTACGGAAAACGAAACCCACCTGGATTGTTACGTTACACAGCAGACTCTGTCAACTTTTTGATTCTAAGTGTACCAGACAACGAAATCGATTATGGGTGGACGTTTTGTGAACATACCTTGGAAAATTTACGACGTGTTACGCCTAACACTTCGAACGGCAGACAACCTTGGAAAATTCTTCTTATGATTCAGAGGACTACAGAAACTGGAGAAATTTGGCTTAAAGCGGCACTTCAGAACCGAACTACAGGTAAAATTGCTCTTATCACTAGTACGAACAAAAAAGAAACACTCACTCTTGCACAACACAAAGCGATACAAACCATAGATGGAGAATGGTTTGTAGGTCAATACCGAATGGCTGCACCAACTATGTTCTGGAAAGAATTAAAACATCGATTAATTTATTAATTGTATTAAAATTGAACTTTTATCTTTTTTTCATCATTCGCAACATGGACGATGAAAAAGTTATTCACCACACTAACAATATTGATGAAAATCTACATGGTAGACCCATTATTGGATTTATACGCAAAGTACAATATTTACATAAACAATCCTACTACCAAAAATATACCATTTATTCAAGGAGCTGGAGTTGGTGCAGTTCCAGATCTATCTGGGTTGCAAGAAATAGAACCGTTGCAACCGTTTGCAAATGTAAACTATTAGTTACAATATAATTTTTTTAATTTAAAAAGATAACACGTAATATGGTAATGGAGTTAAGAAAACACCAAGAAGAATGTCTACATCAAATTGAAGAAAATTTTGTATCCAATAATAAAGGTTTAATTAAAATGTTTTGTGGAGCAGGAAAAAGTTTTATTATATATGATTGTTTACTACAATATTGTAGACAATTATCTATATTGGTTGTTCCTAGTATTAATTTAATTACACAATTCAATCATGAATACATGTTGAAACCAATCATGATTGAATACAATAAAACACATTATAATAAAAACTATAACCTAATGTCTATATGTTCAAAAGATGAATTATATCAAAATACTAATTTGATTACAACAGATAAATATGAAATTCATAAATTTATTAACATAAATCAACCAAAAATAATATTAGTTACCTATCAAAGTTTATCTACGTTAATTGATATTATTCATGATAATAATGGTAAAGTAGATATTATGTGTTTTGATGAAGCTCACCATATTCTCGGTGATAATACAAGCAAATTATTATTTGAACATAAATTTATAGATACATATGTAAATAAATCATTATTTTTTACTGCAACACCTAAAAACACAAAAGAATATAAAATGTACAATAATTTAACAGAAATAACCATTGATGATAAAGAATATACAATTAAAGATGATATTAATGAAGATAATTTTAATTTACCTATATGTGGTCCATTAGTATACGAATATTCGCATATGGATGGTGTTACCGATAATATTTTAAATGATTTTAATATACGTGTTGAACTATATAGTGAAAATAAAAATAGTACTATTTTTGAAACAATTAGTAGAGCTATTTTAGAAACTGGAAATAATCGTGTATTAACATTTCATTCTAGAAGTACCGTATCCAATTCATCAACTAATGTTGTAGATTTTTCTAGTGCAAAAAATCAAAAGCTTTTTATTGCATCGTTTCATAAACTTATAGATAAAGAATTTCCACATTTAAAAAATAAATATATATCGATAAAATTAAAAGGAATAATAGCAAAAACAAAAAATAAAACTGCTATATTGAAAGAATTTGATACCACACAAGATAATGAATTGTTTATTTTATCATCATGTAAAACAATTGGCGAAGGGATTGATACAAAAAATGCAAATATGGTTTGTTTTATAGATCCAAAACAAAGCTATATTGAAATTATTCAAAATATTGGTAGAATTTGCAGAAAAAATAAGTCAAACAATCTTTCTACCGTTCTTATACCAACTTATATCAATATTGAAAAATATACCAATTGTGATACACCAGATAAAATAGATAATATTATTCGCGGTGAAATGTCAAATACGGGTGATTTTAATGGAATATTAAGTGTATTGTCTGCATTACGTCAAGAAGATCCTTATATGTTTGATTTGTGTTTGAAATATCCAAATACATATACAAATAATGAATTTAAACGTCAATTTAAACGATTTAATTTACTGTTAGATGATGTTGAATATACAATTGAAGATTTATTTAATCAATACAATCAATCATACAATACTATGAATACATTAACAGAAAATTTTAATATATTATCGGAAAAGCTTGAAAAGAACATTAAGATTTTCTGTAAGAAAATAGATGAAAAAAATATTAGAATAAATAATAAATATGAACTAGATGAATGTTTTGTAAAAAATGAAAATGATTTATATGTAAAAGTGTTAGGTAAAAAAGAAAGAAAAACACATATTCCACGTCCAAACAGAAATATTAAACCATTTGTACATGCAAATGATAAAATTAAAGTCTTGTGGAATATTGATCAACCACAGTTAGATTTTAGTAAAAAAATAGTTGGTTGTTACATAACATCAACCGTTGTTGCAAACACTAAAGAATTATGGATAGAAATGTATAATAACATACTACAAGATGATATAAAAAATATAGAAAAATATTCTTCTTGGATATGTAAAAATAAACAATTATATAAAAGAAGTACAGGATTATTCAAATATGAAGATATTAAACAAATGTGGGAAACACTAAAACAAGATGAAGTCATTGGTAAAAAATTTTATTCAAAAGAAGAATTATGGTGTTTTAAATTAGAAGATTTTAAACAATATTATTTATCTCCAGAATATAAAGAAGATGGAGATAAACCAGATGATTGGTGTGATCCTAATCCAGAACGTAAAAAATATAGATCATTTTGTTATTGGATTGATTTAAACAAAAAAAATTATAGAAAAAATAAAAGTTTATTCGTGAATCATGATATAAAACAATTGTGGGAACAATTTATGTTTGATCCAATTTATTATGATTTATTCAAATATTATATCTATACTTCACAACATAACATAGATTACTGGAAATATAATTATAGTTTAATTATTGATGCAGAAAGATTAAAAACTATAAATGTAGAATGTAAAAACACTAGAGATGATAATATTAGTCAAGATGAAAAAAAAGCATTATGGATATTCAATGATTCATTTACATGGATTAATAACAATAATATGTTATTTGAAACCAAATCACAAATAATGGAAATAGAAGAAATATACCAATTATGGAATACATTTATAACTGTAAATGAAAAAATATTACTTGAAATTAAAAATGTAGATGAACAACAAAGAAAAATACAAAATGAAGAACGTGAAATGCAGAAACAAAAATATATAGAACATGATATAATTAGATTAACTGAATTTGAATTTTTTTTAAATGAACAAAAAGAACGAACACTTACAAAAGATTTTGATAGTATACGATTATATAATTATAAATTTTGTGAAGATAATAGAATGAATACTATTATAAAAAATAAATGGTTAGAAATTGTAAATAACGAAAAATATAAAAAATTTTATTTGAGTACAGAAGATAATTTTTATTATTACCTGAATATGTACAAAAAATATTATAAACGTGAAATTAAATTAAATGATGAAGAATGGAAATATTTAAACCGATGGAATGCAGATTGCATTAAATATTATAAATTAAAAAAAAATGTTATGAGTAATGATACATTACGATATGAATATTCAAAATTTGCTATAATTTATAAAAATGAGGATGAATATAGATATACAAAATGCGGAAATAAAACGATAGAAAAATCATTAAAAATAGAATAAGTATAATACAATTTGATATAAGATTATATGTGAAGTTAACATCTCTTTTACTATTTAAACAGCTTATCAGTTTAGAACCTAAATTTTGTGTTACTTGCACACATTTTATTCCAAATAAACTAGGAAATGAATATGGTAAATGTCTTCAATTTCCTATTGAAAAAGAATATACCTATTTGATTACAGGGGAACGTAACGAAGAACCTGATGATTATACACATTGTACCACTGCAAGGAAACACAATAACATGTGCGGCGAACATGGAAAAAATATGAAGCCATTAAAGATTTACTCGAAATTGTACATAGACCAGAAACCAGAGAATCGTGGATAGTCAAACTGATACGACCTACGTAAAAATCATTCCCATTTGATTTCTTTAAAATTGATTTGTTATCTTTTTTTCATCATTCGCAACATGGACGATGAAAAAGTTATTCACCACACTAACAATATTGATGAAAACCTTCATGGTAGACCCATTATTGGATTTATACGCAAAGTTTGCGATGCACGTGAAGATATCATTTTAGAACACGAAACACGTAACCGATTTGGTACTACGGATACATCCCATAATACTATACTTCAAATTAAAGTGTATCGTCATTATAATATAGTTGGTATTTCTTCCTATTCAATATGTTTTATGCTATGGTGTATCAAATATGACAATAGTCCTTATCCGTACCGCCCTTTTACAGATTATATACGAAACATACCCTATATGCCACAATCAGTACTAGACATAATAAAAGAAATTCAACTAAAAGATAGTGATGTTGGACATCACTTTCCTGAATCTGAAACATATGGTCGACCGCGTATTATTTGGAAAGATATGTGTCTTTATCTTCAATGTACGAAACAAATGATTAAAGATAAATTAAACGAAAATGCTATGGTTAGCCAATTAAACGAACTTAATATTGTGAATGAAATAAACGATTTGCGGTCAGAAAATAAAGAACTTTACAACAAAATATCCATGTTGCAAACTCTTATCAAAGATAAAGATGAAAAGACGAAAACAGATATACATCAGTTACAACAAGAACTGAAAAGTGTTCGTATAACGTTAATTGATATGCTAAAAACTCAAGATTTACGCAACGAAATTTTCATACTTACCAAAAAAACTAATTAAAAAATGAATAAGTTTATATTTTTTATAATTGTGTAAATTTAAAATGACCGACATTATTTTTGAGCAAACTATAAAACATACAACAAACCCAATTTCATCTTATCCAAATTATCCAAACTCTCGAACATTTAGATTTGGGTTACATATAAAAGTAGAAACGGTTAAACATCACGGTAGAGTTCGTCGTGTAGCTGAAAAATATTCAATGTATTATATTTTTATTAATCAACAAACATATTGTCATGATGGAAGTGTAAACTATAAGCAGCCTTATTGGCCGCAATTAAATTCATCTGGTGATACACATTCTATTCAGATACACCTGGATACTACAAATATTCTTTCAAAAGAAGTTTTGGATTATTTAAGTTCTATACAATTAAAAGATGAAGATTTGTATAATCCATACATGTATATACTTAAACAAACGTTGCAAACTAAAATAGATTTATGTCCACCTAGTACATGTGTTGAACATGAGAATAGTTTATGTGAAGAATTTGAAACATTACATAAAAAGAATGAAGAATTACAACAACAACTAACCTCACTAAAATTGCCACTACATGATTTAACACAGCCTAAAAATTATGATATAGAATTACAAAAAATACAAAAAGAGAATACAGAACTCCATCAAACGGTTAAATTATTACAAAAATATAGAGAAACTGACCAATTAGAAGTACAAAAAATACAAAAAGATAATGCAGAACTTCGTCAACTTGTCAAACTATTACAAAAAGATAAAGTATTTGAACAACTACCATTACTCAAACTTGAAGAAAAAATTAGATGTTTAGAAATAGAAAATACAGGACAATCAAGACAACTACGCAAAATTAAAAAACAGATTGAATACAAATTAGATCAAGACCCTTATTTACGAGAATCACGAAAATTAAATATAATAGATGAAATACTCCAACTCAAAAAATCAACTTTGCCATCCAAAGAAATAACCGAACTTCAAAAAAACAACTTCTACATTAAAAGAAGATATAAAATTATTATTCGGAAAAACATTTGAATTACAATATGAAAATACACGTCTTAAACAACTTATTTATTTATAATTTAAAAACCGAATCACGTGGTTTATCATTTACTCAAGCCAATACAATTGGTCAAGCTCTTATACAACAGGATGTATTTAATTGTATGTAAATATTTATTTTTTTCTAATTGTATACCATGCCAAAAAGTAAAAAGAATAGAAAATGGAGTATGAAATATAAAAAAAGTATTAATTGTAATAATCCAAAAGGATTTTCACAAAAACAACATTGCAAATATGGAAAAACGCGTAAAAAACAAAATTGATATAATTATTTTTTTGTATTTAGTTTATTATTTTGTACTAGTTTTTATATTTCAATTAATGGTTATTTAATTTAAATAATTTTCAAGTAATATAGATATTGAGCAAGTTGAAGTTAATCCATTATAAAGAGCCATGCTGCCAAATGCCACTAAAATAATTAATGGTAAAATGTTAATTTTCTTTAATAATTTTTCATTATTTAATTGTATATAAATGTTTAATCCTATTGTTATCATTATTATTCCCATTATTGTTTGAATAATTCTCATAACACTATAATAATTGAATGAATTACTTCCAACGATATTTATTTTTATATTATGATTATTTAAAGAAACATTATTTGAACCATAATTTAAATTAGAAAACTGAAGATTATTACTCACTTTGATATTTTTATTATTATTAAAATATTTATTTTTAATAAATTGAGACCTATTTGCAGATTGACATACGATATATATTTCATCAAAATATTCTAAATGGTTAATAATTGTATGGGCATTAAATCTTATCATATTCATTGGAATATTATAAAAACTATATTCTTGTGATTGGTCAAAATGTTTAGAATATGCTTCATCACTTTTACGTATATCAATAAATAGAAATTTCATAATATGACATTATAATAAAAATTGAACTATACTTTATTAAAATAAATAATGTATAATTGGGCAATATGGAATTTAACGACGTGTTCAAACTTGCGTCCATTCGAAGCGCAATGTATAATACGAATGTTCGCTCTGAACCACTGCCTAAACGACCTATTCCACATTTTACACCATCCACTTATACATTACTTGAACAACTTCGTTCTAAGAAACCAGAAATTGTGGACGGAGAATTTAAAGTTAAAGATAGATTAATTAAAAAAGATGGTACATACTTTACCGAGCAAGAAGAAGAAGAATTTTATTATAATTTAGAACAATATTTTGAATGGATTCGTCTACAAGAACAAGAAAGACAATAATAAATAGAATGGGAACAGTTGGATACATGGAGATTTTCAAAATAAATTATATTGTTTTTTTAAAAATTGAATACTATTTTTTTGAATTCAAATAGTTATTTTAACATGAATAAAGTAATAGCAACACATAATTTATCATTCCCACCTGATATGATACATCATATTTGTAGTTATCTATTTTGTACTGTAGAAGAAACTATTGCACAACAAAAAGAAAAATATAAACCGATTTTCAAACAAATTCATTCTATTCAGAGACAAACAATGGTCATGAGAACAACAACAAATGGAACAGAATATTATCATAGTAGAGTTTATCTATATTATGATAAGAAAACAATACGTATCAACAGAAATGGTGAATATGGAAAATATATACACAGTGAATATAAATTGAATTGAATAAACAATCCTAATATTTTATTGAAAATCTTCATCTTGAGGTAAAAGATCAGCATGCGGTCCATAATATCTAGGTGTAGACTGATTATTGGATTGACAATTATTCGAATGATGTGTAGTATAATTTACCCAATCTACAGTATTATCAAATTTTGGAAATTTACATTTCCAAAATCGGTCATAGTATCTTTTATTTTCTCCAGTTAGATTTGCACCACATTTATCAAATTTTGCCCTTATTATTGGGTCATCTGCATTTACATTATTTATAGTTCTCAACCCATCAGCACAATCGGGTACATCTGAAATATCAGTAGATTGATATATTGTAAGGTTACGGTCATTAATAAGTGTAGGATATAATCCTATATTATAATAACCAGGATATCGTATTTCTCTTTGATAAAACGGATTAGTTTGTTTCCAATATAAGTACCAATCTTTTATATTATCTTTTTGTGATTTTGGTTTTTCTGTATTAAAAAAACCACCACGTCTTGTTTTTCTTTTTTGTTTTCTGTATTTTTTACTCTGCATATAAAAATGATATATTATTTAACTTTTTTACCATACTAAATATTATCTACTCTACAGGTATTTTATTTGTATTTGGACAACCAAAGCTATGTGTAAAAAAAGAAGTTTCATGAGGATGAAGTGGAGCATATGTTCCTGTAATTGAATGACATATAGGACATTCATATACTTTATCACCATCGGAATTATGCAGTACTATTACTTTAAATGTATTTGCAGCTTCAAGTGGGCTAGCTATAGGTCTAGACAACTTATATGGTTTCTCACTGTGCAGTAATTCTAATAAATCTCTAAATCCTGGTTCTCTAGATAAATACATCATATTTTTATCTAAATATTCTTTCGATACAGTATTTACTATAATTACATTTATATCTGGATATTTTTTCTGTAATATTTTTTTCATTGGTAATACATGAAATAATCCCATTTCTGCAAGAACACATCTTGTTTCAGGATTTTCTTCAAAAATAGAAGTTATATCATCTACATAATCTTCATCACAACTTCCTTTTGATTCTCTATCGCAGAATTTTACACTTGAAAATTTTACAGGAAGTTTACTAGTAGCATATTGTGCTACAATACATGATTGAATATCACACCTTTCTAACATCATATATTTATCTTGTTCAGGACCTTCTGTATAAAAATGTAAACTACTCCCTAATTTACCTAAAAGAATATCAATAATTTGTTTTTGTTTTTCTATTACTTCCGTAAAAATTTCTGTTTCAGATATATCTGTATGTTGCTCACCCATTAATACAATAGTTTTTCTAGATAAATCAATTCGTTCTAATTCTTCTAATGTTCCTCCTTTTATTTTTTTTCTATTTTTGTTTCTTTTTGTTTTTATTTTTCTTTTTATATTTTTAATTCTTTTGCTTACCATAATTTAACGTATAAAAAAAACGAAGCAATAATCAAAACAACAAATAACAAACACTTACTTTTTATCGCAGAAGCGCCAAATATTTTTCTTCTAGCTCCGGTGGCAACACGTCGTACACGACTTGACTGTAATCAATCGCCAACTCTTTATTTCCGTAAGTTTGCGGCTGTTCTCCATTCACATGCACTGTATAGGGCCAATGACTTGTCGTCCTCTTTAATCGAAAATACTCCAGTCTTTTTTCTGTCTGCCCCTCTGTATTTGCAGGATGTTGACGTGGCAAATAGCACACATAGGCAACCAATCGTTCTTCACCTGTACTTTCATTTGTATTTTGATGCCATACTCGCGAGTCCCACAACACTAGAGACCCAGCAGGAATTTCAACATTTACATATTCATGCTTGTCCAAAAATTCTCGTTCCACTTTGTGCCAATTCATGCTGCCTGTTTTGCCTGATTCCAGCATCCATTTTCTCGTGCGCAAATGTGAACCAGGGTACACACGAAAAGTGCGTGACTTGTTGCTTGTAAGCGTAACCATGCCCTGTACACATTTCCGCCCGTTGGCGTACTCTTGTGCCTCAGTGTAAGTTGCTTCGTCCTCTGTCGCCACTTTTTCGAATGAATTGGGTGCTTGGTCTACGTGTGTCCACACACTTTTTGCATTGGCTCTGTCCGTTGAAGCAATATAGGCACAGCCATCTTGACTTGCAACTAAATCTGGGGTTTTGTGAATTTTTTCGAAACAGCCAATGACTTTGGGGTGGGTTAGTATACTAGCACGCATGAGTGAGTGTGCAAATGGGCCTCGCTTGAAAATTCCGTGGGGGTCATTTCGCGAATGTTGGCGCTGCAACTGCTCATTTTTAGAATATAATTCGAAAAACATACCTTTGTAGCATTCTACTTCGTCTTCAGTGAGAACGCCAGGAACTACCACATATCCATTTTTTCGCAAGTTGGTGCGAATATGGTATCTGAGCCATTCGTCCGTGCCTTCTACTACAAACTTTTTAGGTTTCTGTGCCATTGGTCTGGTTGGTCGTTAGTGTCTCTTTTAAAATCTCCAGTATTGAATACCCACCCTAAATAGTCAAAAACATTTCAATTTTTATTGATAATCTAAAAAAATAGATGATTATAGATGAGTATTTGTGGTTTATCGGAATGTAGGAGTATTGGATTTGGATTGTGTTTCATATGAAGTTGGTTCGGTCAGTAAATGGAGTTTAATAGTCCATTCGATATAAGTGGGTTGTGTCTGATAGGTGAATCGTTCGCCACGGTTTTTAGTGTCCGCATAGAGTTGAATTAGAAGTCGGTCCATACGTGATTGCTGCAACGGACCTCCGCTGTACACATCTACAATCGTGAATGTGTTTCCGTACTTGTCTCTCTTTAGTGGAGATACGCTTTTTACTACTGGATGACGCCCTCCATAGGTAGAGTTGAGCGCATGTTCCACATCATAACTAGTGGTGGCTCCGTTGCAGATTACGAAAAGTGTAGACATATTGGTTTCTCAGATACTATTAAATGAATTATATTTTCATTTCAATTTTTTTGAATTATTCTATAAAAATTGATTGTAAATTCATTTTATCATTTTTGTATAAATGAACGTTTGTACGACTAATAGGTTGAAACGATTTGAACAATTATATCAAACACAACCGTTAGTAAAATACTTTGGATTGAAACATAACTATGATGTATTTGAAATTGTTCCAACAAAAACAGACAATAAAATCATATTAAACATTCAAGTTATGAAACAACATTATCACGATTTTAAACATTTACCTTCCGATATAAGTAATCTTATATCGGAATATTTACCAGAATATATACACATTTGCGTTGAAATTACATTTCCATATGATTATCCATTTAAACGTCCCATTTATACATTACTCTCCACCAAATCTAATCTAGTTAATTTTCCGTTATCGATAAATAGGTATTATGCTACTATTGTAGATAATCACAATTTACAATATAAACGTGAATGGACTCCTGCTATGGATATAGATAAAGATATATTATATTTTATTTGCAGGCTTAATCATTTTGAATATTTGATTTTATAACGATTAAAATTTAAATAAATAAAGTGTATATAGTTATATGAAGTTTCTATATAGGATTAAAAATTTTATTCCAAAGAAAACACCAAAACCAGTTGGTAGATGGGGATTAGAATATTGCAATATAAAATTAAATAACAAAGTGGATTTATCCAACGAAGACCATTGCGGACCATGTGGTAAATATGCTTTAGAAAAATTACACGTAAAAGAAAGTAAAAAAGACATCTTTAGGAAATTTTAATATATAACGACCATGTATGGAAAGTGGGTTAATGATGTTGGTACATTCGGCAATCATTGGTGTTGTTTTATATCTTTTTATGATTTTTGGTTTGAAACAAAAACAAGTTGTTGCTGAAAACAGAAGTATATTAATTAGTGCATTTATATTGATTTACATGATTGTGTTTGGTCATGGGTTACCAACATCCATAAACAGCAACTTATGAACAAATTGTTGAGTTCTATCTAAGTCAGCTTGTTTTTGGATTGCTACTTTATCCGATTCTGCCAATTTTTGTTTTCGTTCTCTTTCGCGCTGAGCGTCTTCCATCATTTTACGACTATGGTCACATGATTGTACAAATGCACTAGGATTCTTTTTATCCCAATGGTCAGCAAAGGCTTTGTTCAAATCCATATTGATAATATATATTTTTTATTTTAAATTCAATTTTTAGTATTATAAAAATTGAAATCATAAAAATATACTATTTATGATAAAATGGAAGCTAGAAACGAAGTAGTATGTAAACGCCTTCAATTAAAATTATCACACCAAAGAGAACGACTACGTATGGAATATAATCATCGTGTACAAGAGCTTGAACTTGAAGGTAGACAACTAGTTTATGACAACCAAAAAGAAGCTAGTTGTAAAGTTATAACTCATTATGAAAATGGTAAACTTGTAGTTGGATTAATTGCATTACCAGGTGTAGGAAAAACTGGTTGTGCATTAGACGTTGCCTATAGAATGGCTACTCATCCAGATGATGAAAAAATTGTAGAAGCCAATAATATTCATAATCATTCTGGAATGAACGATTTAGACTGGAAACGACAATATGAACATAATATGTTACCATCCTTAAGTGAAAATGTTGCACATCGGTCTACTATAAAACATTACCAAACACAGTTACGCGACCTTGAAAAAGGTGCTATATTTACAGATGAAGCTCATATTGCATCAGGAAAATCAATGACACAATCTAGAGAACTAAAAGAAGCTGGTTTACTTAATATAGAAACTCTTTCTGTAAAAAATAACAAGTTATTATATATATCTGCTACACTTGAAGGTGTTTTGGAAGATATAAATAAATGGGGTGATAAAGCAGCATTAGTAATCCTTGAACCTAGTCCAATGTACAAAGGGTTTCAAACTATGTTAGATGAACAACGTGTTCGTCAAGCTCCAGAGTTACAGAATATAGAGGATGTTACAAATTTCTTGAACATGTTTGAGAGACGATATACAGGACATTCAAAACGATTCTTCCTTATGCGCGGATTGAATTCCGATGTAATTGATTGTTTGCGGACAGTTTCAGCTAGTATGGGATGGGAAGTGCGATATCATGATTCTGTTGATACAATTTCAGATGTGGATAAACTGATGTCTAACCCACCTAATAAACATACATTTATTCTTATAAAAGAGTTTTGGAGAGCTTCAAAACGTGTGAAACGCGACTATATTGGAGGAACGTATGAAAAACCTCCTAAAACCCGAAACACTAGTGCAACAGCACAAGGTCTTACAGCTCGTCTATGTGACAATTATAATTATGAGGGGGAATGGTTGAATCCTGATTTACGCCCACTACATTTTTGCGATTTGGTTGCGATTGAACAGTATTTAGATTGGTATAATAATAATTGTGATTATGCTAGATCAAAGTATTCTTCTCCTAATTTAAAATCAAATAATGGAATAGTAAAAGCGCGGCATAGTCTAATGCATCCATCGAATGTGGATGGATTAGAAGAAGTAGAATATGAATCAGAAAATACACCGACAGTTGACAGTTATCAAATGACCGAACTATTTCCAACAAATACATCTGCTAGGGAATGGGGACATAATCATATTAATTGGGAAGGTGAATGGAATATACGACAACAACAAAATCCTATTAATGTAAACCCATGCAACCCAGATGGTAGTCCAGGTACTACCCATATTCGTTATCGTGGAAACGCACATCCTATTGTAACGGAAGCTGATTTTAGACGTCAGGGTGATTTTGGTAGGTTTGGTGCAGGTGTTCGCTGTGTACCAATCAAATCCGGTGACAATTTGTCGTATACCATTGTATATAAAACATCATGGTTACGATAATTATGCAAAGGCTTTGTTCAAATCCATATAAAGAAATACACAACTATTTTTATATGGGTTACATATTACTTTTAGCCATCATATGTTTTTCGTTAGCTGCAATGGGTACGGCATAGCTTCCACAGGGAACAGTGTATTTACCTTTATCCGATGTTACAGGGGTATGAATTAATTTATTTTTTGCATCCTTATTTCTGGCTAATCGCCAACCATTTTTGTGACTCCATAATCCGGTATTGTCTTGTCTAAAAAAATGATAATCACTTCCATCGTTTGCAACATAAAGCATAATTTTATAAAATCCAATTGGACATGGTTGATTTTTTTTTAATTTTCGAATAGAAGGGTTATCTTTCATCATACGTTCTTCTATTCGTTTGCAAGTAACTTTTTTTGCATCAAAATTGTCTTTGTATCCTGAATATTCGCCTGGTTGTGGTCTCAGACATTCTTTCTTTTTTGTCCTATTCATTTTTTTACAGTTTGAAGTTTGTGTTGCATCTATCAAATTTAATGCATATGCATAACAATTATGGGATTGTTTCACATATTTATTTGTATTCCATTTGTTAGGTTCGTACGAGGGAGTATTGGTTAATTTTATTTTACGTGTTTTTGAAGGTACACTCATATATTTATGTTTTATTAAAAATTGAATTCGGTATACATTTTATTTTTATTCAACAATGGAAGAAACATATACATCTATTCTTAAAACTGCATTAGACAGTGATAATAGTTTAAGTGACCTACCAACTATAAAAAATGAAATTGACATAATAATTGAAAATGTAAAAACATCTTGGGCGCCATTAAAAGCAACTGTTGTTTCTCTTGTTGCAAAAATAAAACATCCCGATTGGGATACACGTAACCATCAAATACAAATTGGTGGATTACATAGTCTGAGGACGATTGACGTAGAAGTATGCAAGTTTTTATACAGTCAAGAATTATATAATTCACCAACTGCATTTGCTCTTACACGTTCCTTTGAAAAAGCAGAACCATTCCATAAAAATTATTCAGGACAGATTTCCCCCAAACAATGCAAAAGTGCATTTTTGAATATAGTAGAAATCATTAATACAACAACTATTCCAATCAACCCTATTCTTACGTATATTCTTGCATTTTTAAAACGTAGAAAAGAATCAAACACAATTTTACAAATTTGTCCTATTGGTTCTTGTAAAGAAATAGATATTCGCACTGTTTCAACGATGTTAGATAAACTAATTAATCTTGGTAGTGGTTCGTCTGTTGTTCCTCCAATTATTGTACATACATTATTAAGTATAGTTCAACCTTATTTATGGCCAACTATAACTATAAAACAGTTAAAAGAACATACAGCACCTGACAACCATAGTAAATCATACGGTGATATTGAAGGAATGGATAGTTCTAAACCTAAAATTGCAATCGAAGTTAAACATAAAATTCCTATAGATGACACAATTATAAAAATATTTGATGAAAAAACAAAAGATGAAGATATTCCTTTAAAATTTATTATTACAACTGCATCAACCGAAAAAAAAGTAGTTCATAATATTTTTATTGATACATTGGACGGGTTTGTTATATCTTATTTACATCAAACACTTTTTCATGAAAAATCAATTTGTTTATTATTCATGAAAGAATTAAGAAAACAAATAGTAAGTTATAAAAATATTAGTATTGAAATTAAACAATCTGTTCATGACATTATTACAGTATTTCTTGATTCACCATCTCTTTAATTTCTTCAATTAGTAAATCTTACTCTTTTTGTAGATTATGATATCACGGTTCCGATGTGGCTAATGTAGAAATTATATTAATATCATTTATTCTGGCAAATCATCCAAACTCATTCCATTTTCCAACCAATATTGAATTTTGGAAGGATGAAATGTTTTTTGCATCAACTCTTCGCGAAGGTCATTCATTCGTTCCAATGTCAAACGTTTATAATTAAGTTGAAAAATACCCGGATTTAATGAAAACTGCAACCAATCTATTTTATCTTGATTTTTTTCCAATATGTGTATGGCATTCCTATTTTGAGATAATCCCAACCAAGATACCACTGGAACAATATCTGTTCTAGCCATATGGGCTTCAACAAGGTCAATTGCGTACGGGTTCCAGCATAACCCCCAGTAATTAATGTTGTCAAGATTTTGGCGCAGCACATCAATTGCATAGGGGTTGGATGATAAGATCATCCAATCAATCTTCTCTGGATATTCCATTAACAACTCAATCGCTTCTTTGCACGGATTCATGCATAAATATTCCCAATGAATATTTTTTATATTTTTTCGTAAAAGCGGGATTGCTTTTGGATTTTTAGAAAGGGAACTCCAATAATAATTGTTCGAGTTTTGAACCATTTCAATACATCTTGGATTTTTACATATATAATGCCAGTATTCATGATAATTCGGAATTTGTTTTATAATATCTACAATTCCATGACGAGTATTTAAACAAATGTTTGGTATATTGACAACGTCTAACAAGTGCATAGGCAAAACAGTAAACGAAGGATTTCGAACCATATATTTTAACTGTATAAGTTCAAAATGTTCACATAAATAATCAAGTGCATTTTCATTTTCGTTCAAACATGCTCTGTTCAATTTAGATGCATCTATCCAGGGAAGTAGTTCCATTTTATACTAATATAGAATGGAATGCAAATTTTCAATTTTAATGTTAAAAAAATTGAAATGATTTTACCATTTTAGGGTAATTATTAAGCTGTGGTGTCAAATTTCCAACCCAAATTCAAAGTTTTACACGACAATGTCGGGTACCGTGACCAACACTACATTCCTCCAATTGCAACATGCCAAATATGTACAACGTAAATGGCATTTTGCGATAACGAACGGGTTTACGTGGGGTGACTTTGCGGTTTTCACTTTCACCGAGTTGATGGAGATGGTAAAGGAAAATGAAAAAGAAAAAGAACAAGAAAAAAAAGAGAAAAAAGAAAAACAATCGGTCAACTCATTTGAACTTGCTCGGCAACAATACCTTGAAGAAAATCCAGTACCTCTCTGCGCCGGATGCAACACTTTCCAGATTCACTCCAATCCTCCCGCCGATTGGGCCAAGTCCGACTACATCTACTGCTGTCTTCACTGCCGAAATACTGAAGGTAAGGGACATGGTGACCGTTGCAAAAAATGCATGCCCCCTAAAAAAATCAAAAACTCCTCGTATTGTCTTGATTGTGAATATTAATTACCATAGTTTAAAACCGGTTACGTCTTTTTTTTGATTTTCTATTACGTTTGCGATTTTTGTTTGAATATCTACGTCTTCCTCCTTGCGCCATAGGTGCTGCTGCGCCTCCATCAATATCAACAGGAGAACCACAATTTTGATTAATTAATGGAAAAACTGCAGGTCCTAGTACACCACCCCAATAATTTACATAAGTAAACATACTTTCGGGGAAAGCGGATCTTCCACTTAAACTAACTGCTCCAACTCCATCGGTAATATCTAGTGCATCGACAGGTTTAATATTAAAACGAGCCATTAGAGCGGGATTTAAATCATTTATCATTGCCTGTATTGCACCATGAGATGTAATTAATGCTTGTGTTGTTCTGTCTAAATTTAATCCTATATTTGGACTTATTTGTAGTGCAGGATCAGGATTTAATGGTTGCCCAGGAGTGATAGAAACAGGGCATTGCCATTCTTGATTACCACAACATCTCATATGTCCAAGCGGAGGTACTTGTCCGCCAATTGTTTGTCCTTGTTGTATTCTTGCTACTACAGGTTGATGTGGAGGAACAACCGCAAATAGTTGTTGTTGCGCGCATCTGTCATATACTCTACGACCGATTATAATAATATCAGATCTAACTAATGTAGTTGTAAGAGCTAATGCTATACTTGTTGAATTATCTTTATCAAACATATCTTGACAAACTAAAACATTATTTATAGGGGATGTCATATTTTCATACGGCAGACGCCCATCTGCAGCCGCACCACCTGGCATTGCACCTCTTGAACATATACGGTATACTACATAATCTAACATATCAACATATACTCTTGGCATATTCACAATAACAGGTACGCCATTAGGAGCTACATAATTACCCATATGTCTAGCTGCCTCTTCACGCAATCCAACTGTATATTGTGCCGTTGTTAAAGCACGAATTCTAAACATTTCTCTTTCTCCTGTCCAATAATTAAATGAAACAGGAAACATACCTGCCTTGGGTGTCATACCAGGCGCCGAATAATTAATAGTTTTTGTAGCTTCTGCACTCCCATTTGCTTCACCTTGAACATGAATTATATAATTAGTATGTGGATTTGCCGTAAGGTGCGCAACAATGCCATCATAACACGATTGAGACGCAGGTCCCATTATATAAATATGGTTTGCATCCCTATATCTTGAGTTTGTAAATAATTCACTACGTGTTTTATCTACTGTTTGACCACCATTGAGTACAACATTTGTTCTTAATTTACTATCTTGCCATTGAATTGGATTTTGTAATGGATCCAGAGGTACATCGTCATCTATAGAAGTTGTTATATATTTAAAATTTGCATCAAATGTATCATCGTTTAAATTTGCAATACCTACTAAAAATGCGTCAAAAAAAGGTTCTAGTTTTTTATTTGCACCTGGTGGTGGAGAATCATAATCAACAGCATATTGCCCAATCATGGTTAAATTACCTGCTTGTTGTAATGCCGTTAATTGTGGAAATACACGATAAGCATTATCATTTCTTGTGTCCATTGATCCTGTTAATTTTCCATCATAAGTTACTAATGCAATTGTTCTTGAATCTGAACCTCTCAATGCATATGGGGTTGTTCTTGCTGATACTTTACGAGAAGAACCTTCTTTGGGCATATATATTACAATATAAAAAATATTTCTAAATAATTAATCATCTGAACACGATTTTTCTCGAAATCGGCATCTTCCACAAAATTTTTGTAAATGTTCTTTGTTTGGCTGTTTCTTTTTTTTGTTTGTGTTTTTTATTTCCCATTGGTTTATAGGATAAACAAACATGTTGCAATATATACAAGCTTGAGGGGTGTTTGACCATGTATAGGCGCTTGACCATTCATTCGTACATTCATAACATTCAAATACACCATACGCACGTTCGCGACCTTGATATGGTGTTAATCCTTTCATTTTATAATCACTATTTTAATTGTTTTTCAAACCAATTTTAATATATGAGTTAACTATGATTGGAATTATAACAGCTCCTAACTTGAAACAAGATATAAAATGTGAACATTCTTATATGAAAATTGCCTATTTACACTGGATTGAAATGTCAGGAGAACAAGCAATCATCATACCGTATGATATAAAAGAAAAAGAATTGGAAGTTCTATTGTCTAGAATCCAAGGTGTAGTATGGGTGGGTGGAGGAATTGAAAATTCCAAATTTCATACGCATAAACAGTACACTACATTAATCAACACTTTATTTTACTGTTATCAATATGCAATCCGAGAAAATGATAAAGGAAACTATTATCCTCTATGGGGAACTTGTTTAGGATTTGATATTTTACTCATGTTTGCCAACCATCTACCATCATTAAAAGAAACACTGACCACTTTTTCACTATATGGTTCTTATCCATGTACGTTTACATCTAATGATACTAAATTAAAAAAATGGTTTCCATCTCAGTTAAGACAACAAATGAAAAAACAACCCTGTGTATTTCATAATCATATATACGGTAATACCACCGTTCCTGATACAGTAAATGTTGTATCCATGCATCATGATTTCATCAATATGATTGAATTTAAACAATATCCATTTTATGGGGTTCAATTCCATCCAGAGCAACCGCATACTGAACTTGGAATTCAAGTATCTCGGCAGTTTAGTTTATTTTTTAAGAATGAATGCAACAAGAATAAAAATAAATGGAAATGGAAATTATCTGATTTTAAACCAAAAGAGGGAATAAAATTGATTTAACTTTTTATAGTATATATAATCAAAAAATGGTTAGTTATGATTATCCTGAAGACCGAATTACTTGTTTAGAAAAGGATAGGAAACAAATACAAACCAGATTAGAAAATTTACAATATGCAATGTCGGTAGTTGAATCACAAATAAATAATAACTATAATCTCCATATGAAACAAATCAAAGAAATAAACCAATATTTATATTGTATAATAATGAGTGGATTAGTAATTCTTGTAGTATATATTTGCAGATAAGTTATTATTTTTTTAAATTAGTATCATTTTAATTAAAATATAGTTATATAACAATGGCAGCTGAAGAAAAGGGAGATGAACAACTGTTTCAATTAGACAACTTATTGGATGATGTGGTTAAACCAAGTGTATGTGCTAGATACAGAGAAACAAATATTCATAATAATTTAAAATATTATTTATTTAGTAAACCTGCAGTTGATTCATTAGTTGAGTCTATAAAAAATCAAGAATTACCGTTTTATAATGTTGTTCAAGACCCAGCTACGGGATTATTTTTATCTTCTCCTAGTCCTCCAATCATTCCCCCTGACCAAGTAACATCTGAAAATATGTATGCAACAACACTTATATCGTTTCATGTACATTTTTTAAGTGACACAAATATACTTATTCATCTTATACCTACTATAGAAAATCCATTTTCATATGTACAAAATCCGTTTGCATCTTTACTTCCTCAAGATATAACTGAACCCAACGGTCGAGTTCATGTTTTTATACGAAAATTAGTTCACGAAATTTATGCAATATCTCGTATAAAACCGTTTGTTATAGGTCAAATGTTTACTGTATCGTATGATATTATGTTTAATCGTAGAGTAGATAACAGAGGTGGTGATTTTCATCGAGATAATTCAAAATATGGTACTAATTTTGATTTTTTGACACTTGAATATTTTATGGATCAGCATGTAGAATGTTTAACAGCAGAATTAATTGCTGGTTATCCATTTGTAGAAGGCGGTACAATTATTCCAGATGCAGATGTAAAACGTTTTTTACAGGGAGCTGATGGTAGAAGAGATATGCGACTTGTATCTCAAGATGGAACAACAATATGTTTTGATAATTTATTTTGTATACATGCAACACCATTAATCAATAAAAAAGTACAAACAAATCCAGATGGGTCTACGCAATCCACTTATCCATTTCCACACTATTTTGAAACTACTAAAACTGTTCAAAATGCAGATGGTTCAACAAGTGTAGTACCTGCTATTATTCATCATAGAGCAGATGCCAGAATAACAGAATTTGAATTAGAAAAATCTTCTCGCCCTATAGGGATGTCTCAATCACCTCCTGCATCTCAAGAACTTCTTGAGGGTGTACCAGACATAGATTTACCAGACATAGATGCAACACTTCGTGAAGATACTTATGAAGGTTTTGCTCATACGGAAGCAAGTGAAGAAAATGAAACATCTTATTATAATACAGCAACAGAAGATACAAATGCTGCTAAAGCCCATGCTCGACCTATAATAGCAATACCTCCCGGCCAAGCACCTGTACCTCCTGTATACAATCCAGTTAAACGTTCACATCTTGTAGAAGAAGCATCGTTGGATAATCTTAAAACAATTGTAGACAATACACGTTTCGTACGACGAAGTTTTTTACGTGGTTCATGGCAGCTTACTACATCTACTATAGATGAAATAATAGTAGCAAGTCCATTGGATAGACCTGCTGCAGCAGGTTCAAAGGCAATATATGATGAGATTGTAGCTGCTATTGCTACAGTTGTAGCTCAATCAACCACAATGGCAGATGTATTACGACAAAGTCAAGGTGCTGTTGAACCAGATATTCCTACACTTAAACGAGCAGTTTCTAGTGCTGTTAGAAAAGGTGCATCTGATATTGCTTATCTTCTTTTACCTATTATTCTTGGTAAACATCCTATTGATGTTGCTATGTCTATTGTTGGAGGAGGTACCGATAGAGAACTAAAACAGTGTATTATTGGTACAAGGGTAGTTTCATCTGTAGTTGAGAGTATCTTTAACAATGCAGCAACTACATGTATTGCTCGTGTTGATGCAACTCTTGCTGGTGAAGGAGAAATTACATCAAATGATGTAGGAAGAGCATATCTGTTTGCTGTAAATAATATAGCTGAAACGGTAAATAGAGTTGCTGCAGATTCAGGTAGAGCAGTTGCTGTTAGAGTAGTTGAAATACCAAATGAGTTTGTATTAATACCTCAAATAGTGTTTAGACCATTAGACGAAACTCGTGATATATTAGGAGGTGCTGGTGCTGGTTCTAGACCTGCATCTTCATCTACATATAAAACAACTGAAGGTTTCGTACCTGAAGTACCCAATCTACTTATACAAAACGATAATCTTTTATTGTTATGTCCTTATGATATGTTTCAACTTACAAAAAAGGGACTTTCTGTTTGTTTAGAACAAGAAAAAGAATTTATTAAAAATATAAAAGCTAAAAGAGGTGGCCGAAAATATAAAAAATCAAACAAACGTAAAAAAACAAAAAAACGAAGCAAGAAACAAACACGTAAACGATTTAACTAAGGTAACCTCCTAATTCTTCGTCAAACCCTTTTTTCCAAGGGTGAATGGACTCCGACATATTTACTGGTAATTTCATCGAAATTTGGTCAATCAATTCATGGGCGTACCAATTGTCACCGTAATGTACTTGAAAATGCACGCATAGACGTTCTTCCTCGGAGAATACTCGAACGTCTATACCCGTTTCCATTTTTGTTTCATCCGTAGTTCTGACATCCCACCGAAACAGATTTCCTTGACGTGTCCATATCATCTCAACTTCACTGAACGCATACTGCAAATCTTGGCATAGTTCTCGAACATCAACATGCGCATGTACTGGATACGATGAATTTGGAAGTATCCCTTTGGGAACTGGTGGAGCAGTAAGTGGCTCAGGGCTTGTAGGCGATTTTGCAAAAATACTCATATATTCTGGTTTTCCAGGCAAGCTCCATACAAGAGGTCGAGGTAGTCGCGGTGTCAGAGGTGCATTCTTGTTATCAAGACAATATTTATTGGTGGACCGAACCAATTTAGGAGGCAATGGCGCTTGAGAGATAGAGCGAAACATTCTGACTATGTACTGTTATTATTATATCAATATCATTTCAATTTTATTATATAAATATATATACGTATTTATATAATGGATGTAGCACCTATTCATGAAGAAGAACTATCATCAGAATCATTTTCTACTATATTAGCACGTGTAAGTGAAGATGGAATGGCTCTGCAATTTGTTCCAGAAAAATTTAAAAATAATACAAAAATAGTAAAAGCAGCTGTAAGACAAAATGGAGAAGCTTATCAATTTGTATCCCCAACTCTTCAAAAAAATGAAGATATTTTATTTTGTGCAATGAAACACACTCCTGAAATTGTATTAAATATTGTACAACAACATGGCATTGCATTGAAATATGCAACTCCACAACTTCAAGATAATGAAGAAATTGTAATGGCAGCAGTAAAACAAAATGGTGAAGCATTAGAATGGGCTTCAGCACGGCTTAAAGATAATGAAGCAATTGCAATGATTGCTGTTCAAAATGGTAATCGAGTGTTGGAACATGTATCTCCTCAAATTAAAGATAACAAAGATATTGTGATGGCTGCTTTACGTCGTTCTAAAAATAATTGTTATTATGTTTCATCACGTTTAAAAAATGATATAGATGTTGCTAAAAGTGCGGCAGGAAGTAGTATATACTTACATTATTTTCATAACAATGAACAAATTATGTTAGATGCTATTAGCCAAAATGGTGATAATTTAAGTAGTGCTTCTGAACATCTTCAAAATATGCGTAAACTTACAATGGTTGCTGTACGACATGAATTAGATGATGATGATTATACAAATGATGATGCTGAAAATGGTTATACATACGAAGGAGATCATATACCTAATATAAGTGATGCAAGTGATGGAACTAAAAATGATGATGATATAGTAATTACTGCTACATTATATGACCCACTCTCATTTCATTATGCAAATGATAAATATAAGGATAATGAACAAATTGTATTACTTGCTGTACAACAACATGGTACTTTATTACAATATGCATCACCACGTCTTAAAAATAATGAACAAATTGCGTTAGCTGCAGTACAAAATAATGGAGATGCATTAGAATATGTATCAGAACGTCTCCGTGATAATGAAGATATTGTAATTGCTGCTATACAACACACGCGTATTAAAGATGATAAAATAATAAAATTAATTTCGCCTGGACTAAAAGATAGTGTAACAGTTGCACACGCATTATTGGCAAGTTATATTTATGAATCATATAAATTTAAGTTAATCGAACATATGAGTAGTCGTATAAAAGATAATGAATCTTTTATATTAGCGTATATACAACAAGATATTTATAAATACAAATTGTCAAAAGAACGTGTTACAATAGAAAATTTATCACCTCGTCTTAAAGATAATGAACAAATTGTATTAGCTTCTATAAAACGTAATGGTGGAAATGAGTTAGAATATGCATCAGAACGTCTCCGTGATAATGAACAAATTGTATTGGCTGCTGTAAAAGAAAATGGCTATTCATTACGATATGCATCGCGTCGTATTAAAGATAATGAACAAATTGTATTGGCTGCTGTAAAAGAAAATGGTTATTCATTACGATATGCATTGCCTCGTCTTAGAGATAACGAACAAATTGTGTTAGCTGCAGTACAAAAAAATGGTGATGCATTAAAATTTGCTTCACAACGGTTTCAAGATGACGAAGAAATTGTATTAATTGCTGTACAAAACGATGGGGATGTATTTGAATATGTATCAGAACGTCTTAAAGATAATGAAACAATTGTAATGGCTGCTATTCAAAAAGATGGATTAACAATTGGATGGGCATCAGAACGTATTCAGGATAATGAAGAATGTATGTTAGCTGCAGTAAAACAAAATGGTGAAGCATTAGAATGGGCTTCAGCACGGCTTCAAGATAATGAAGCTATCGCAAAATCTGCACTAGAAAACAGTTCATCTGCTATATTCCATATATCACCTCGTCTTAAAGATAATGAACAATTTATATTGGATAATGTAAAAAAATCGATTGCTATATGGTTAAGACGTCTTTCACCCCGGCTTCAGGATACCGAAAGTATTGTTTTATTAGCAGTACAACAATACGGATTATCCATAGAATATGCATCAGAACGTCTTCGGGATAATGATGAAATTGCATTGGCTGCTGTAATGGAACATGGATTATCAATAAAATATACTTCAGAACGAATTAAAAATAATGTAAAAATTGTAAAAGCTGCTATACAAAATTTTAGTCATGTATTTATGTACTGTTCGCCTGAATTAAAAGATAATGATGAAATTGTAATGAGTGCCATAACTCAAAATGGGTTGTTATTACAGTATGCATCGGAACGACTCAAACATAATCGTAAGTTTGTACAAAAAGCAGTATTTAATAACCATCATGTTTTGCCCTATCTTCCCAAAGAATTTCAAACTGATTTATTAATATTAAATGAAATAGCACCTAGTAATCTAACTATACTTCAAAAAAAAATAATAGACCAAAAAAATAAAACACTTGCTGCAGTAAATGAAACATCCTCATTGGGCAAACATTCATTGCCTGAAATAGATGACACTATACAACAATTTTTAGGTGGAAAAAGAAAAAAAACAAAAAGAATAAAAACTATAAATAAAAAAACACTAAAAAAATAACCGGCTCGGTTGCCTGACAGTTATTTGAAAATGAAAATTACAAGTGTTTTACCTTTGTTTTACGTTCCTCTCGTCGGTCGCATATTTCTTGTGCTTGGCGCGCAGTCTCCCATTCGTCGAACTCCTCCATCGAAGTAGGGTCGAATTTCCCGCATGTTAGATTGTCTTCCATTTGCTTGTACTCCTCGTCGGTAATCAGAGTATGTTGTGTGCATCGCAACATTTTTGGAGGGTTCATGACTTGAATTCCTTGATTCTCTTTGAAAACCTCAGGGTTTATCAGTGGTGGAAGAGTTTCCCAATCTTTGTGGATGCCGTTAGTAGTCATCTTTTTGCTGAGTGTGTAGCCTTTGTACATTCTCTATTTGGAGAAAATCATTTCAATTTTTTTTTAAAAAAATTGAATCTTAATTAGTATGCATTGTAATATTATACATCATGACGACTTATGCAATTGAACCTGAAAATGCCGAAACTGTATTTAATAGGGCGCTAGAAAAATATTCCAACTATACGATTACCCCAGAAATTATTCAATGTAAATCAAATTTAGCCTCCTTTTTGCGAGATGAATATACATTCGATTCTACCCAAGGACTTACTTGTGTGGTGTCCGACCCTGGAGAAGAATTCGATGACATTATGATGTTGCACGGAGTCTATAGTACTGTAGGAAATATAATTGTTGTTCTATCAGGAGGATTACTTACTCCTCAAGAACGTCTTAATTATTTGATGCGCGTCAACCCGCTGTTTCAAGGTGCAACCTTCGCCGACCCGTTTCCTACGCCATCAGGTACAATTCAGTTTATACCAGATGGAGAAGTGGTAACACAAAAGATAACAAGATTTGTGAATTGCGGTCCGTGTTCCAAAACTACCCTAGATTCAGTGACGTTCGAAGAAAATGCCGTTATTATTACAGTAGGTGCGAACGAAGATGGAACACTAGGTGCAGGTATCAATCAAAAACAAACAAGTGGGAATAAACTGGTTGTTGAACACGGGGTATGGAACGGTATGATTGAACGAGGGCGAAAGGCAAATGCGAAGATTAAAAATATGTCGGTAGATGTAACCCGCCATGTATTGTTTCCTAACCCACTCAAAACAGTATGTCCTGAATTTATGCGAACACCTGAACTATTGAACGCCATGTTTAAAACAGCGGCCATGTTTATTATTTCGCGTCCGCCGATTGAATATGGATATAGAGCCAATGATGGAAACAGTGAAGTAGGAATACAATTGTATTCAACGTTCGACAAAACAACCACAGATTATCAAATGGGGTTGATTAAATTGCAAGAATATATTGATATTGGAGTACAAAAAAAGTTGGAGCCTAAATATTATGAATCAGCGGCTATTCCACTGATGATTACGCATTGTATGAAAGGAAGATACAAAGAAGGTGTATTTGGATTTTCGCCTGCAGACAAGGAAGCAAAAGAAAATATGAGTTGTTTGACACCTGAATCAGCAATCAAAGTACTCAACCATATTAAAACATTAGATGAGTTGACTCCTGCGTATGACCCGTTGGCCTATATTGAAGCATTTATTTAAAATCTTTCATCACATGGGCAACAAGTACTTGAACATTTTTATGCATGATTTCTAAATCATTTTTTTTATCGATATCGTGTACACTGTTTATTTTGCATTGTAATTTATCTTCTAAACTTAATAAAGATTTTTTGTAGGATTGCACTTTATCGTTCATGTAACCTTTTGAGTTGGCCAATACCATCCAACCTAATTGTTCAAACATTTTTTGATGCCATACTTTTAACCATTCCATCGTTGCCGGGTCGTCACAATGCGTATTGCGTCTTGTTTTTCGTGTTTTGGGCATGTATTAACAAAATATTATAATCTATTTTTATATAAATGCGTAAAACCATTAAAAATTTCAAAATGATTCGTGCAACTATCAGTAAACATGCTTTGTATCATAATTTATGCTATTTGCGTAAAAAGAGTAAAGCAGAAGTCATGGTCGTGTTAAAAGCAAACGCTTATGGTCACGGGTTGATTGAAATGGCAAAAATATGTCGTCAAATGAATGTACGATATATTGGTGTTTCAAGTATTGGCGAAGCATTGCAATTACGCCAAAATGGTGATAAAGGACGTATCTTAGCATGGTTATACGAACCATCCCATTTAAAAGATGCAGTTAATCATCATATTGATATTGGGGTATTTGATGAATCACATCTACCTATTTTATCCAAATTACCTAATGCAAACATTCATTTATTTGTGGATACAGGTATCAATCGAAATGGTATTCCGTATGACAGAGCAATACATGCTGCTAAAACAGTAGTATCTCACACTAATTTAAAATTAGTAGGAATCATGTCTCATTTATGCTGCGCAACCGATAAACAAAAAACAGAACACCAGTTTGACCTGTTTCGAAAACTCAAACAAGATTTGCACCAACTAAATATAACACCCGAATGGTTTCATATTGCAAACACGGCAGGCGCAGTATACTATAAACATGAATTTAATATGGTACGATGTGGAGACGGATTTTATGGATTAATACAACATCCCCAACTAAAACCTGCAACAGTGGTAACTTCTAGTATAGTTCAAGTTAAACAAGTTGATAAAGGAGAAGGAATTGGATACGACCAAGAGTACACAACTAAAAAACAACAATATATTGGTATTGTTCCTGTTGGATATGCCGATTTACTTCCGTTGACAAAATCAGGGGATTTATCAGTATATGTAAACGGAACAAAACGTAAAGTACTCGGAGTAGAAAGTATGGACCAAATAGTAGTGGAGGCCAATCGCAAAGATAAAGTAGGTGACAGGGTAGAATTATTTGGTAAACAGCAGACAATTAAAGCCTTTACCAAAAAAAGTAAAACATTGATAAAAGAAATGATGACACATATGAGTGACAGAGTATTTAAAGAATACAATTAACTTTTTTTCTTTTACTTTTTCTTTTTCTACCTCCACAGAATGAACGTTTTGCACAACCTTTATGAACTAATGTAACTTCTGAAGAATTAGGTATATATTCATTCAAAATAGTTTCAAGTGTAATAATAGGTACAAGTGAAAACAAATTTTTGTACATGTAGGTAGACCTACCATAGGGTATAAATCCAATGTATAATAAAGACAACCCTGGATTACCATAAAATTGTTGATTATTCAATAAGTTACCTTTTGTTGTTTCTTCTTCGGGTGTAGATGTTATTTTGGAACATACTTCATAGGATTCATCGTACTTTTCTTTATCTTCTATTTTAATATTTGAAGGTAATGTTGGTTGTGAAAAAGTATAAAGTAAATGAGCTAAACATATATTTTTACTTGTTTCTACAAATTCATCATCATTTCCAATGGGTGTTAACATATTTAAAAATTCAATGTTTTCTCGTATAGTAGAAAATACACCTATACCATTAGGTACAACAGATATTTTATGTAATTTCTGAATAGGTAATATAAAAGGTTTTAATAATTCAGAATGACATATGGCTATAATTCTAACTTTTCCTTTTGTTCTCTTTAAATTATCAAAAAATATTTCTTTTAAATCTAAATTCACTTCTGTTGGAATATGTTGAACAGCACTATAAAACTCTTTAGATAATATAGAATTATGAGAAATATAAGGTAAAATTTCTATTAAATTAACAGGAGATGTAGGTAATTCAACTCTGTATATATTCACTATTTTACCATCTTTGAATTCTCCTTCAATAACTAATCCATTTTCAAATGTTATTGTATTTCTTTTTTTTGCAAGTACTCGTTGTCTTCTAGATTCCATATATTACATGGTAATTAAAAAAACTTTTAATGTTTCATATTTTTTTGCAAATTCTAATGGAAACCGTCGTTCACGATGTTTTCGTAACTCTTTCTTTAATAAAGTCTTCGTCGTTCTTTTTTCAATCCGTTTTTCCTCTAAATCAAATATATTAATATAAATTGTTTTCAAGACTTTTTTTGCTTGTGTTATAGAAGGTTGTGCCTCTTTTCCAAATTGAATCAGCATATCATTCAACCATAGTAAACTATTTAAATTTTGTTCAAGTCGTCTACCAACCGCATGTAGTTCATTTATAATCGATTGAACTAAACCTATTAATGTATCATCATTTAATATATTATCAATTTCTTCATACTGGTTCGTATGAATTAAATAAACAATAGTATGAAATTTATTGTGATTATTTAATTTTGTTTTTAATTCATGCATTAAAGATGTGTAACACATAAATAATATAATTTGTAAACCTTTAATTTAAAATCATTGTACAAAGTATAGTTATGAACTATACTGTATACACAAAACAAAAATGTACCTATTGCGACAAAGTAAAAGATTTGTTGAAAGATGTTCAACCACCTCCCATTTGGATTGATTGTACCAAGTATTTAACGGATGCCAACAAACCATTATTTTTACAATTTATCCAAGATACGGCCAAAATAGCTCAACCTTACAAAACATTCCCTATGGTATTTTGCAACGGGAGATTCGTAGGAGGATTTACAGAAGCCAAAGTATTTCATGAACGAAATCAATTTACAACCAATACTGACTTTTAAACAACTATATTATAAACAATGAATATTCCTATACTGATAAATGTAATCATAGAAAATAATGCAATCAATCCTATCATATTACATCCTGTTTTATTTCTAGAACATATCCATGTACCAATTAAAAACCCAATAAATAATAATCCTGTAAATACAATATTTTTATCCATAATTTAATTACACAAAAACAAAATTTTCAAAACCCTTTTGGCCTTTTTCCAAAATTCTTGTCCATTTTCAAATTTTTCATTTTTCAAAAGTATTTTTCATGAAACGTTACGAACTATCCTTTCATGATTCAATAAAACATCTCAAAACACGTTTTTTGAAAACAGCTACTTTTGGAAATAAAGTAGCGCACTGACTTTTTTACGACGCTTTTTGCGATGACTGACTACCGTAATAAATCCTCAAAAAATGACGAAAATTTTGTTACGATAGCTACTTTGGAAATAGTAAAGTAGCCTAGGTGATGGTCACAAAATCAAAAGTTGCAAAAATATTTATGGTAAGGCAATTTTTATAATAAATATAAGAAAAATATAAATTGCAAAAATAAAAATGTAAAAAAAACAAATTTCCAAAACCCTTTTGGCCTTTTTCCAAAATTCTTGTCCATTTTCAAAATTTTCATTTTTCAAAAGTATTTTTTTGTAATCGTGATGAACTATCCGTTCATGATTCATGAAAACCCTTCAAAACACGTTTTTTGAAAACAGCTACTTTTGGAAATAAAGTAGCGCACTGACTTTTTTACGACACTTTTTGTGGTTACTGACTACCGTAACAAATCCTCAAAAAATGCCTCAAAATTTGTTACGATAGCTACTTTGGAAATAGTAAAGTAGCCTAGGTGTTGGTCACAATTTTGAAAAATATAAAAATATTTATGGTAAGGTTATTTTTTGAATAAAAATGTACAAAATAAATTACAAAAACAAAAATGCACAAAAAACAAATTTTTCAAAACCCTTTTGGACTTTTTCCAAAATTCTTGTCCATTTTCAAATTTTTCACTTTTTGAAAGTATTTTTTTGTAAACGTGACGAACTATCCTTTCATGCTTTAATAAATAATCCAAAACACGTTTTTTGAAAACAGCTACTTTTGGAAACGAAAAAGTAGCTTCTTTTTTTCATAATTTGTATATTTCTTACAGATTATGATAACATATTTTCAGAAAATGCAAAAATATTTGTTACGATGGCTACTTTTGGAAACGAAAAAGTAGCCTAGGTGATGGTCACAAAATCAAAAGTTGCAAAAATATTTATAGTAAGGATATTTTTTTGAATAAAATGTAACAAAATAAATTGCAAAAATAAAAATTACAAAAAAAACAAATTTTCAAAACCCTTTTGGCCTTTTTCCAAAATTCTTGTCCATTTTCAAAATTTTCATTTTTCAAAAGTATTTTTTAATAAACGTTACGAACTATCCTTTCATGATTCATAAAAACTCTTCAAAACACGTTTTTTGAAAACAGCTACTTTTGGAAATAAAGTAGCGCACTGACTTTTTTACGACACTTTTTGTGGTTACTGACTACCGTAACAAATCCTCAAAAAATGACGAAAATTTTGTTACGATAGCTACTTTGGAAATAGTAAAGTAGCCTAGGTGTTGGTCACAATTTTGAAAAATACAAAAATATTTATGGTAAGGCAAAATTATGCATAGTTAAAAGAATATAAATAAAAGAATAGAATATTAAGAAATGAAATTTGAATGTGAAAAATGTAAATATATCACTACTAAAAAAGGAAATTACGATAAACATTTAACAACTAAAAAACATTTATCATGTTATCAATGTAATATGTGTAACAAACAATATACTACTAATTCTGGATTATGGAAACATAAAGAAGTATGTACAACTAATAATGTTTGCGAATTACTATTAAAACAAAAAGAAGAAAATTCTAAATTTCAAGAAGATTTATTAAATCAAATTAAACAACAACAGCAACAACTTACAGAAATGATACCCAAATTAGGAAATCAAAAAATAAACATCAATGTATTTTTACAAGAAGATTGCAAAGATGCCATTAACTGGGGAGATTTTTTGAATATGTTGGAAATTAAAATGTACGATTATTCTTTATCAGACAACATATCCGATAATATCATTAAAACAATTTCGAATGGTATTCAGGAACTGGGTATGTATAAACGACCTATTCATTGTTTGGATGCAAAACGAAAAAAGCTTTGCATCAAACATGAAAATAATTGGGAACATGATATGGTAAAAGTAGAAGATACGTTACGTAAATCGAATACAATGATTAAAGAAAAATATGTAGGTGTTTTGAAACAATGGGAACAAGACCATCCTACATGGTTCTTAAATGAAAATGAAACAGAAAATTATACACATTTAACCTCTCAAATTATGTCTTCTGTAGATAACGACAAATGCAGAATAGAAATATCAAAACTAGTTTCTGTATCTTGATTATAAAATTGAAACTTATTGTTTATCCAATAATTTTCAATGATGGCGATTACACGACAACTCGGAAATGCGCAGGACTATGTGGTCAAAGGGTCTTTTCAGAAAGATAACGAAGAATACGATTATGTAGCTGCGATGGATGGACATGGCACTGGGTATAATCGAGATTCATGTATTAGTCTGTTGCGCAATTTAGATTTTACTGTAGCGGCACAGCAACCAAACCCAGTAGAGTATATTCGTCAACAATTGTTAGGACATAATCTTATAAATTCGGGAAGTACGTTTACATTTGCACGCATCAACAAAACAAAACAACAAATAGAAGTAATCAATGTTGGTGATTCAATAACAGTAGTTTTTAAAAATAATAAATTAGTGTATACTACACCAATCCATTGTTTTCAAAATCCAGAAGAAGTAGAACGAACAAAATCGTTGATACGTGAGATTCGTCCATCTACTGCTCCCAAACCGGTGAATGATACAGATGTTCATTTAGTTGAATCCAATGTAGGAGTCTGGAATACAGGTGAAGTGTTGGTGCCGACACAAAGTTTTGGACATAATAATATGACAGGGCTTGCACCGAGTCAAATTATCATACCATACAATACAAATGAAACAATTCGTGTCATTTGTGGAACAGACGGGTTTTGGGATATGAAAATGATTGACTATCCGTATATAGCGGTAGAATCCGCGATAAGGTTAGTTAATGTCGCTGAGCGAAAATGGAAACAACAATGGATGTATTTTGATGGAAAACATAAACCGGTTCAAACCTCGTTTGATGAAGCAGATGATATAGGTGTTGCGATATGGGATAATTAACGCCGTCTAGATTTTCGACTGCGTCTTGTTTTTCGTTTTTTGCGTTTAGAACGACCACCATTTCTTTTCATATTTTCTAACATTTCTGCAGCGCGTGAATCAGTAGTCATATCGTTACCCAAAGTCAACATTTGTGCTGCAGCTTCATCCTCTTGAAACGCATCAAGAGGAACATTACCGAATAAAAGCATTTGATTTGCGGCAGCAGTTACTTCAATATTATTTCCTAATTCCTCTGTAGAACCGGTTGGTTGTCTATCATAGATTAACTTTAAAATGGTTTGATTTACGGTTATCGTTTTACCATTGACTGTAATATTATAATCTCGGTTTAATAATTTTTTGGGTAAATTCATTGGATTACCATCGCCAAAATCAACCATTACATTATTTCCATTCATTGAAACAATTCTACCTTCATACACTTTGTTTGGTTGCCATCCTGCTGCTCGTCCCGTACTTATAAAATAGACAAGTGTTCCTGGTGTAAACGAATCAACTGCTGCCATATATTACATGAATATTAAAATTGAAACAAAACTTAAAAATATGACTAAATAAAATAAATGGAACTTGATTTGTTACCTACGACGCAAATCGCCAAAGGGTACAATATACTTACGGATTTAGAATTAGCTATTATGCGTGGAAGCCAGGAACAAATGGATAAAATTCACGATAAATTTTATAAATGTATTCCGCACAAAGAAACACCAAAGTTAACGTTGATACAAATTTACTTGAAAAAAGCAAGTATGATTGGTAAAATAAAAAACTTATCATGGACTTGACATTTTACGCTCGTTCATGTATAAAAAGCGGATTTGTTTTTTTGCTTTTTCTAATGTAGTTCCGTAAGCGTGAACACGTTTGGTTTTTGTATTGTAGACTCTATACAACTCTTTCTTCGGCAATTTTCTCATGGTGAATGGCATACTATACAGTATAGATTTTAATTGAATAATCAAACTATATTAAAATATAGTCAATAACAACTATATGAAGTCGTTTACTCCTATGATATGGGGGTATATCATATACAATATTAATCCATTCCAAATTTTTATTGCGCTGTGTTATTTGTTCAACTATAAGTATTATTTCATCATGGAAGACAAAGAAACGTCGCAACACATTATTAAATTATTGTCGAAAGATGTTATTGCCTGGTCTACTAAAATTATGCACGGTAAAGAAATTAGCACAGGTATGTTTATAGGGAGAAATTGTGTAGGATATATAGATAACATGACATATGAGGACCCTAAAATACACATCATTACAAATTATGCGTATTATAAAAAAATAACAGAACATAAAGAAGAATCGATTGTATCTCAGGTGTTACTTGAAATAAAACCCGAAACAAATAAAATAGACATGTTGGTTCGAATGGGAATTTACAAAAACTTTTTTTACCGAACGTACCGGTTGGATTTAACACATTTGTCGCCATTAGGGGACCAAATACCCATTATTGAGCAAATTGTCAAACTCTACCATGAAAAAGGTCGAGCCACTATTTTTATAGATGGGGTAAGTCATGCTGGAAAAAGTTCAATTGGTTATTTAGTAGCCAAACAGTTGGGTGGCAAATATTGTCACTCGTTTAATCCAACTGACCCTGGCGACCAAATAAGCATGTTGGTATTAGATGCTGATATGGACGATACACCGTTAGTAGTTGTATTGGAAGAAGTCGATATAATGATACAAGATATTCATAATCATGAAGTGTTTCATAACAAGGAAATTCCAACGGCAGTTCATAATAAAACAACATGGACAACGTTTTTAGATGATATGTTTATTTATCGTAAAGTAATTTTAATTATGACGAGCAACACTTGCAAAAAAGAGTTGGACCAATTAGATGCCGCTTATCTTCGTGAAGGAAGGGTGCATGCATCTTTTAATATGCCAAATGTGTTACCAGTATGTCATTAATGTTCTTTTTTATTTTTTTTGATTTATTTTTTTTTGATTTATTTTTTTTCATTCTTTTTGTTTTTTTACGGTATCCACCTGATACAACGGGGGGTGGTTCCGTAAAAAAATTTAAATTAGACATGGACCATACTGGTGATGGAACAGGTGGAGGTTTTGTACCGATGTATTCTACATCTGGAGATGGAACAGGCGCCGGGATTGTACCCAAATATTCTACATCAGTGGATGGAACCGATGAAACAGGTGGAGGTTTGGTGCCGATGTATTCTACGTCAGGTGAAGAAGGTTTAATATCTGAAGATTTTACAGGGGATAATTTTTTAACAGCGGATTGTATTAATGGAGATGCAGCAGATACAAGTTTATAGGGGGGTGTATAACGTAATGGGTCTATAACTGGAGGTGAAGTTATTGGAGATAATTGTTTTGCAGAAGTAATGATGGGTGATTCGATTAACTCATCGAATAAATAAGTTTCTGGTAAAGGTACAATCAACGACAAAGATAATGCATGATTTGAAAATTTTGGTAAATTATGTCTCATATGACAACAATTTTTACTAAAATCTTTGCAATAGACAACATTATGTACATCCCACTCACGAATTTTTGCGCTGAATATAACAGCGCCTTCCAACATGCTTGTCATGTTGGTTACATTTTGAGTATTCCAAGAAGATATGCAGCTCCACTGATTTTTGGTGTTATTTATTTTATTACTTATTTTACTTAATCCTGTAAAATTGTTGCATTGATAAAACATACGAGACATATCGGTAACATGGCTTACATCCCATTTAGATAAATCTTGATTGAAATAACTACAACCATAAAACATGTTGGCCATAGAAGTTACGTTACTTACATTCCAATTTGAAATAGGTTCGTTAAATGTAGGTATATCGCTAAATAAATTGCTCATATCCGTAATGCGCGAAACGTCCCAATGATGAATATAGCCGTTGGTTCTATCACCATTGACATAAGAATAAACGGCATCATGTAATTGTTCTTTTGTATTAAAACTCATTTATAATAAAGATATATAAAATTTCAAATTATAGATAAATTTTAATATAACGTTTGGTTCGATTCCGTTTACCTTTTCTTGTTCGGTGGTTTCTGTGACGAGTACGTTTGCCACCTGTAAATGGTAAACGAGGCAATTTTGCACGAATGGCATCTACATCTTTTGCAGTGTAATCTCTTATACCACGAATAGTTCGGAAACAACACTCTTTATCAAAATCAGTAAAATCAGTAACTTTGTGAACATCCCATTCACTTATGTTTGCACGAAATAAGAGGGCTTCTTCAAACATATGAGACATATTTGTAACACTACTTGTATTCCATTTACCAATATCTTCATGTGATATCGTTCCTTTGTCAAAAAAACTATTTATTCCATTAAAATTATTGCATCCATAAAACATATAAGACATATTTTCTACGTTACTTACATCCCATCCAGACAAGTTAGAGTTGAATAAAATACATGATTTGAACATAGATTCCATATTGGTTACTTTTGTAGTAATCCATTTTAATACATTTGGTGTTGGATGTTGTTCTTCTTCTGGATTTCTTGGTCTATTTGCACCATTGTTAAAACTTCTACACTCTTCAAACATAAAAGACATGTCTTCAACGTTATGCACTTTCCAGTCGGTTAAATTTGCATCAAATTGTACACAATTCGTAAACATATTCATCATTGTAGTTACGGACTCTGTATTCCATTTTCCAATATCATTTTTGGTAAAAGTTACATTATCTGTTCCAGTAAAATTTTCACAATTCAAAAACATGCCCGACATATTTTCTACTTTAGTTACATCCCAATCCGATAAATTGTCATTGAATAATTTACATTTTGAAAACATTTCAGTCATATTGGTTACTTTTCCTGTTTTCCATTTGTTCAAGGATAAATGTTCAGGAGGATGTAGTAGTCTCGGTTGGATAGTTTGAGGTTCTCTGTATTCTTCTACAATATGTGTAACTTCTTCGTCATCTTCATCGACTGAATGTTCTACAGATGGTTCAAACCGAGTAGTAGGTTTAATTCCATTATTAAAAAAACCGCATCGAATAAACATATAACTCATATCTTTCACTTCGCTTACATCCCAAGAAGATAAATTTTGATTAAAACTGGCACATGAGTTAAACATTAAACTCATATTTTCTACTTTAGATGTATTCCATGCATTTAACGGTTGATTAAACCGTTTACATCCAGAAAACATTGAATCCATAAGAGTTACGTTACTTACATTCCATGAATTCAACGGTTGGTTGAACATTTCACAATTGAAAAACATTTCATTCATATAAGTTACATTACCTACATTCCAATCTAACGGTTGATTAAACATTGTACAATCGGAAAACATAGATTGCATATCAGTTACATTGCTTACATTCCAATTTAATGGTCTATCAAAATGACTACAACTAAAAAATAAATAACTCATATCGGTGACTCTAGATACATCCCATTCGGTTATAATGGGGTTACAATTTGTACAATTAATGAACATATAGTTCATCAAGAGAGGAGGTTTAACTTCGTCTATTGTACTTGTGATTTTACACGTTTTTAAATCTATACCTTTAAAACTAGAACATCCACTAAACATTTCTTCCATATTAGTTACGTTCACCATGTTCCAGTAGGTCAATGCTGAATTAAACCTACTACTATATCTGAACATTTTTTTCATATTGGTTACATTACGAACTTTCCATTGCATAATTGGACTAACATTTGCAGGTTGTCCATTATTAAAACTTCTAGCATGTTCAAACATAGATTCCATGTCGGTTACTTTGTACGTTTTCCACCAAGTAAGGTCTTGATTGAAATGATTACAATCACTAAACATCTTTTTCATAGTTGTAACATTTCTAACGTCCCATTCTATTATCTTATCACTTAAAGTACCTTTAAACTTTCGATTGAAAATAGAACACCCTTCAAACATGGATTCCATATTGGTTACATTTTTTACGTTCCAATAGTGAAGAGGTTGATTGAAATCTCTGCATGATTTGAACATGGCTTCCATGGTAGTAACTTTGGATACGTTCCAGGATGATAAATCACAATTTAAACTTGCACAAGCAAAAAACATACGTTTCATATTGGTAACTTTACTGACATCCCATTCTTTAGTAGGTTCCACTGAATCATCATAAAATTCCTGGGCAAACCGAATACAACCTGCAAACATGGATTCCATGTTGGTTACGTTACTTACGTTCCAATGGGATAAATCTTGGTCAAATGAACTACAATTTTCAAACATAGATTCCATGTTGGTTACATTTCTTGTATCCCAGTTACCAATGTTAGAATTAAATGCATCTTTATCTTTGAATAAAAAACTCATATCGGTAATATTAGTAACGTTCCAATCATTTATATCTCCTCTCGTATCGTCCCCTCCAATATGGTCATTGATGGCTTGAATCAACTGTTCTTTTGTTTCAGGAACAAACACTTCTTCGGGGTATTCACGTTCTTCTTCAGACTCGCTATCAGAGTCACTATCAGAGTCGCTATCAGATGATTCTGCATCTAATTCCGCTTCTTCTGCCATTTCTTGTTCTTCTGTATTTATTACTTCGGACGAAGTAGTTGATGTTCTACGTGTAGGTTCAATACCAGGTTCACTTGGCGAGTAACTTTCTGTTTCACTACCAGAGTCACTTTCAGAGTCACTTTCAGAGTCACTTTCAGAGTCACTTTCAGAGTCACTGTATGATTCAACTAGAGGTTCATCGTTTTCAGCTTCTGCAAATGCAGCATCTAATGCACGTGGTCTTAGTTCACTCATATATTATACCTAAATAAAAAAATAATTTATACAAATCGAGTTACAAATTGACCTAATTGTTGAATATCCATCATTTCAACCCAATTTCCATTACTCATAACCTCGACAAGCAAATTGACAATGTTCTTCAAATTTGCAGAGGCCATCATATTTGACGTTATAAAGTGTAACTTGGATATCAAGTGCGACTATTTTTTAGAAGTGTTGCATTTGATACTAAACCGTCTGAAATAAGGACGAAGGTTGGATTGTACCATTCGCTAATAAATAACGGCGAGTCTCGGTCTAGAAAGTGGGAAGACATTATTTAATTTTTTTTCTTTTTAGAATATTTTAATTTTTTAATTTTACGTTTCGTTTTTTTACTTTTTAATTTACGAGTTTTCTTTTTTTTAATTTTTTTGCGTCTTGTTCCACCCTCGAAACCAAATTTTAAAGTAGATATATATTCTAAAAACTCGGGAGGGTCGGGTACCTCTTCTGCACCTCTTGGTGCTGAAAAATAGGAAGCAGCTCGTAATTTTTCACGGATACAATCGGCAACTATTCTTGCTTTTTCATCTGTTGTAGGTGGTGGGTCTTTGTCGAACAATTCTTGTACACGAGGGTCTGCCAAACAAGCGCTTGTAAATTCGCGCATAATATCAATGGGTATCTTTTCAAATGCGTTTATTAATGGTTTGTATTCATCTGTTTGACCAAGTGTAGCATTTTTTAAATTCATAATTATACGTTCTTTGATTCCTTTTGGACATGAAGCAGTCTCCATATCAGGTATTTCTGGATTAAATTCGTATGCTGAAGAAATATCGTCGATTAAAAAACGAATATAATTATTCTTAAACTCTGGATTTTGACGCCCAATATAGGCTAATACTGCAGATATTAAACGTTGTGTATGAGCATCTCTCATACATAATTCTAATGCATCACGAATATTGTGTGAAACTTGTTCAAATAACGAAATGATTCTTCCTTTTTCTTCTGTATCTAATGTATTGCCGTAGACTAATTGTCTTATGGAATCAAATAAACGCTCTGCATCATAAGGTGGAGTGTCAGAATCAATGATTGGAATTAGTTTAGCTATATCTATTTTGTCAAATGCGTCATGTACTTCATATTGAACTGCAATATTTCTTGCTTCAATTAGGTCGCCTTCTGTCAATTCAGGTTCTTCAGGTTCTTCTTCAGGTTCCGGGTCGGGTTCTATTCCTACTGGGTCAATAAAACCTTCAGGATAATCGGATAGATTAATCGGATGGAATGGAAATGTTTCTCTAATCCTATCAAAAGATGCCTGACTTAATGGATTTCGAGTAAAATCAAAGTCTTCTAATGAATCAGGTATTGCAGGTAGCTCGCGAATGCGATTAAAACTACAATTCACAGTTTCTATACCATCCGGTAAAGTAGGTAATTCTCGTATTTCATTATGGTCGCACTCTAATTCTAATAAACTACCAGGTAATTCAGGTAATCCTTCTATCATATTATCAACACATAAAAGGTGTTTTAACCCAGGTGGTAACTCAGGTAATTCTCTTATTACATTGTGTTCACACTCTAAATGCAACAAACTATTAGGTAACTCTGGCAATCCTTCAAGATGACAACTACAGCATATAAGGGTCAGTAACCCTTGTGGTAAAGGTGCAGATAATGCATCCATAGGATTGTTACTACAACTGAATTCTCTAACATTAGGAGGTAGTACAGGAATTGCTACTAAATCACACCAATCACATCGTATATTTGTTAGATTTAAGAGTGTAGGAGGTAATATAAGAACACGAATATTAGTAAAAGCACAGTCTACTGATTGTATGGAAACAGGTAATGATGGGAGTTCAGCTATTGGATTATGACTACAATTCAATACAAGTAATCCAGGTGGTAAGTCAGGTAATGATTCTAACCTATTCGTACTACAATTTATTACAGTAATAGAAGGGTCAATCGATTCTAACTCTTCTAAATTTGTATTTTGTATATTTAATTCTGACATGTATTAATGAAATATTTTTCTTGTTTTCTTTTTTCTTTTCTTTTTAGTTCCACCAAATCCCAAATCTCGTTCTTCCATAAAATGGTGTAGTATATCTTTATCGATAGGACATGTTTCACTCGAATTGGGAATAGAACAAGATTCATCTAATATATGAACATCGGTAACTTCTTTATAAGTTTGAAATAAGATTGCTATTTCAAATATAAATTCAGTTGTAAATGTTTGTGTTTCTTTCAATTCATCCAACAAACTAGATAATTGTTGCATTTCTTCAAGTATAAGGGTAAAATCAAATAAACTGCAAAAGTCTTCTGCTGTTGTAGTTAACATATTACATGATTTTCCCTGAAATGCAATTGTAAACATACTAAAATCTTTGGAATTAGTTGATATTTGGTATATTTTTTTAACCCATTTTTGTTTTCCTACTATTGTTTCACATACATTTTCAAATACATCATCATCAAATTCTTGACCTGTATACAATAACTTTCCATCTGAATCACGTTGAACATAATAAGGATGTGATTTTTCTAAAATAGTTTCATATTCTTTTTTTGAATAACACATATTTTTACCTTTGGCTAATTCTAAAGCAACATGTTCCGATTCACGATGTTCTGTAAATGGGAAAGAAGGACCACACAAAGAAGCTAAATTTTCTTTATGAATAGTTAGACCATCGGGTGATTTTATTTGTATTGGAAACGTTTCACATATTAAATCGCCGTGACATCGAATATAAATACCGAGCGATACCATACTATAGTTAAAGATTAAAGGAGTAATATTGCGAAGCATGTGTTTTGTAACCATAGGACTTGTTCATATCAGGGTCAGGTGGAGCTTCTACAGTGACTTCTATTTTTCTAAGATTTTCAGGTTTGAGTTGAAATGCAAATTCATTAAAAAATTCATTATAGGCTTGTAAAATACTATCATTGTATTGCGCGTTTAAACATGAATATTGACAACCATATTGCATGCTAATGGACGTGTTATAATTGTTGTCATCATCTGGCGTACAAATGGTCATAGCGGTACGATTGAAATCAATGAGTTCATCCATGTCTGGTGTATGTACTACATTATTGAATGGTAATACACGCATGAATACAGATTTACCTCCAATGTTCACGTATTCCATTAATTTGCTAGTTTCCAATATTTTTTCTGTTTTGTCTACAATAATAATCACTTTGGACATGAGAGATTTAAGAGGAACTAACCCTAGATTGAGACCATGATTTTCATAACTGTATTCGCTGGATAGTAAATATTTTCCAAAATAGTTACTGAGTGATTTAGCGATGCTGTTGTAAATTTCAATATGGGTGCTTTTAATTCTAAAATGTAAAAAGAGAGGGTCAGATGCGTTGGGACAATTATCCGTCATTCTGGCAATAGATATGGCATTTTCCGAAACATATTTGAGAACATCATCTAGATTTAAAGAATTGTAAGTTCCCTTAATTGTATAGTTAGGAGAATTAGAGGTAGACACTACAGCAATTCCATTTACATCGTACACTTCAAAATCAAGAAGTCGAAACCCTTGTTTTATACAATTGGTAAGTGCGCACATGTTAACATAATCGTTTGTAAAAGCACCTGTTGCACAACTATTGTAGGATGATTTTACATAGTAATCATACATTTTATTATTAAAACGTGGGTCTCTTTTTCCAATACCTGTTAACTTAGTAGGTGCAATTGAAGCAATACTTTTACAATTCATAGACTGTTTGGCAAATTGCATGATTGTGTATATAATTAACCCAAGTATCAAAACAATCGTTACATACACAAATACAGAATCTTCCATATATTATACAATTAAAATTGAATTGGATATTTAACTTTTATATCTCCATAAAATGACTTTCGAACCTGTCGAACTCTATTTGTGTGGAACACGTCTTCGTGTGTATCCAGATGGCTCGATTGAAAGATTAATGAAATCAGGTAATTGGAAATATATCGAGAACAAGATAAACCATCGGCACGGCTATAATGTGATTATGATTAACAGCGTTCAATATACGAGAGCGCGTATTGTAGCCTACGCCTTTTTGAACATGATTTCGTTAACGAACAAATCGATTGTGCTGCATCACCGCGATGCAAACCGATTGAACTGTAGCGTCAATAACTTGTCTATTGAAAGCTATAGTTCAATCAATTATTACAGGAAAGATACGCAAGGATTCTATAAAAATCCAAACTCAAACACCTATGTGGCAATGATTACTAAAAACGGAGTTACAAAACGGTTGGGAACTTTTTCCACTGAAGACGAAGCACATCAAGCATATGTGAATGCACGAACTGAATTACTATCTTAATATAAATCTCATTATATTTTTTTTGGAATACTATTAAAGAATCGTTATATAAACAGGTATGACCTCTCCTATACCTCGATTTGTAAGGTTGAAAATGTACGTAGAAGATGAAGTGTTGAAATCCTATTATTACGATGCGGCGCAAAAGCATAATACGAAAATGTGGACGAACCCATTTCCAGATGCAGGATTTGATTTGTTTACTCCGGAAACATTAGTTGCATCGGCATTGAATACACAAAAAATCGATTATAAGGTTAAATGTAGTGCTGTTCTAGTTATTCATAATAAGGAACAGCCAACTGGGTTTTACCTATATCCGAGGTCATCGACGGGGTCAAAAACACCTTTGCGACTATCAAACAGTGTTGGAATTATTGATTCAGGGTATCGCGGAAATTTAATGAGTTTTTTCGATAACATTCGTTCTATCGATTATACGGTAAACAAAATGGACAAATTGGTACAGATTTGCGCGCCAGGTTTACTTCCCATTATTGTAGAAATTGTGAACAAGGAAGAAGATTTGGGGGTTCCTACTGCGAGAGGTGAGGGAGGGTTCGGGTCTACAAGTGAAATGCATAGTTATCGTTAAATATCATAAGTATTTAACATTTCTATTATTACACTTGGTTCATTTTCATAACATTTTATATGGTGTAATTGTAATATACTTGAAATGGTGTCAAAAAATGGCCATTCATTATTACATGTTACTTCAATAATTGTCGTATCTTTTTTACAAAAAAACATATTAGACATTACTGCTCCATGAGCGCATATGATTAGTTTTGCATTATTAAAATAGTTAATTTGTTGAGAAAAATCTAAATGTTCAAAATGTAAACTTTTAAAATTATCTTTATATTTATTAGTTAAAAAAATCTCAATTTCTACTATATTTTTTATTTCTCTTCTTTCTTTTCCGGTAGAAACATTTGTGTTCAATCGTTTTAAATATTCATCATCAATTAAATTAATACGATTATCACGTTTGATTAATAATACTTCTGGATAACTATACTCGAATGAGTTTATGTTATAACGTGAAAAAATATATTCTCTAAATTCATCAAAATATTTTTTTTCACAATAATCTTCTTTATTTTTATAACAAAATGTATCTATTTTTAAATTATTAAAATCAGTAGTATGTAATTCTGTATGTTTTACCTGTAAAACATCTGTATAAATGTTCGAAAAATTTCCAAGTGTTTGATTAAGTGTTTTTTCTCGAATAATTTCTTTGAAATTATATAATTCATTTATAATTTCAGGGAATAAACAATCACAAATAAAATGTGCGTAGTGAAATAGTGAACCTCCAGTTCTATTATTTTTGACCTTTATCATAAAATAAACGAATATTAAAAGAAGGACATACAGGGAATCGAACCCCGATTGGCGGGACCAAAGCCCGCAGTCATAACCATTAGACCATATGTCCAAATTGCAACGAACACCCGATGGGGGACTCGAACCCCCGACCACCAGATTAAAAGTCTGGCGCTCTACCGACTGAGCTAACCGGGTATTGCTCGATTATGGAATTGAACCATAGACCTACGCTTTACAAGAGCGTCGCTCTACCACTGAGCTAAACGAGCATTTCCTTCTAGGGGAGTTGAACCCCTGCCTACTGGGTGAAAACCAATTATCCTGACCGCTGGACCAAGAAGGAGTACGACGTCCGGGAATCGAACCCGAACTTACAGCTTGGAAGGCTGTTGTGATACCCTTTCACTAACGCCGTTTTATTTGGCTTTGTTCTTAAGCGGGGTCGAACCGCTGACCTTCGGCTCATAAGACCGATGCTCTAACCAACTGAGCTATAAGAACGACGGGGACAGACGGATTCGAACCGTCTACACACTTCCCATGCAACATTATCCTCCTAAATGCATGTCCCCATTGTTCCCAAGTGGATTCGAGCCACTACCTTTGTTTTTGTATGAAACAAAACAACGCTCTACACGTTAAGCTATAGGAACTTATTCTACTATAATGATAGTTATTTCTTTAAATATGTTTTTTAATTATTTAGTTTCTTCTAGATTTTCTTTTTGTGCGTTTTCTTTTTGTTCTTTTACCGCCTTTTTGAAAACAGGTTAACTTACTAAGATCAATTGGGGTTCGTGAAGATTTTAATTCACTTGATGGAGTTTCTAATGACCAAAGATTAGTTGGTTTAGACGAAGATTTTAATTGACTTGATGGACGATTATTTAAATAATCTATTGATACTTTTTTAATAGGCCCAGTTGGTTCTGCTCTTATTATAATTGGTATTTTAGGTACTCTGTTTGGACCGATATGAGCATATGGTAAATCATCAAATGTTTGTTTATCAGCATAACTGTCAACTGGTTGAATTGAAACACTTTGGGTTTTTTCATCTATATCTATAAGTCTAAAATTTGTACTTTTATAAATTGGTGTTTTAAATATTTCATCTTTTTTTATTTCCTCTTTTCCTCTGCTATCATCTTTATCAACATCTGTATTTATTCTATATAATTTATTATTTATAATTGCAAAAAAAAAGAACCTTCCATATAATAATATACTATTTTATTTTTTTAATATTAATTAGGTACAGCAATACTTACTTCATTTCCTTTGTATACACCTTTTTTTATTACAGCATCCGTATATGCATTACCTCCCCAATTGGGGTCCATTGGATTTTTGCTAAGAGGATTTGATTGTTCTATTTCACCATATTTATCTAATTTTGTATATTTACCAATGTCTTGATTTTCAGGGTCCATGCCAGGATATAATCCGCTAGTGTAAGGTGGGTCTTTTTTAACTGTATCTACTAAATTTTTAGGCATTGGTTTAACATGATATTCAGCTTCATTTTGTGTAGAATAAGATTTTTGTAAATACAAAATGGGGCATTTTATTCCTTGTGAACGTTGCCATTCAACAAATTCAGTATATTCATGTAAATTTTTAAAGACGATTGGATTTACACCTGGTACATCAGCTAAATTTGTATTTTTTAACAATATTTCATTCCCATTTTGAATAAGTACATTAGGACATCTAGGTTTGAACCCTTCTAAAACCGATTCTGTCGTGTAATTCAAAGTAACATAAAGTCCAGAAACAAAGAATATAAGGATAAATAACCAGATAGGTTTCATACTATTATCTTAGAATATTATATGATTCAAATAGAAAATGAAGATTCTCTTAATAATTTTACTAAACAACATCCCGATTTAAACAATAAATTAGTGGTTGTGCGTTTTAAAATGGATGGGTGTGTACATTGTGTCAATTCACAACCTAAATGGGACAAGTTAATGACGAACATCGATGAATCTTACGACGTAGAACCAGATACAATCATGTTAGAAATCGATTCCAATGTAGCAGATGATTTTTTGAAACACCATAATATTACATCCGAAGATAATCAACCTTATACGGTTTCTGGTTACCCGGAACATGCATTCATTGATAACGGCGTTTGTCATCCCAGTAATTCCGATATAGATACTACCATGAATTCTATTCTTCACCAATTAGTAAAAAATAAAGATATTAAAAAATCAGTAAAAAAAAATAAAACAAAAAAAAAAGGTGGACGACGTAGCAAACGGAGACGAAATAGAAAACAAAAAAATTGAATAATAATTCAATTAGTGGATAATATAAAAAATGAGCATACTAGGAGTTCTAGATGATGTATTTAGATATATTGCAATTTTACTGTATCTTATGACACCTAGTCAAATATACGATTTTTGGAGCGAACCATACAATACAGATGAATTATTTGATTATTGTTTTCCTGTAAATGGATGGATGTGTTGGTTTGGTAGGTGGTGTTATTGGGCAATTGAAATTATTCTAGACTTTATTATACAATTTGTGGTGAATGTAACGCAATTGCACGAGATTAAACTTGATGAATAAAAAATTGAACTAAACTTTATTTTTTTGTACATTTACAAAATGGATATGAACGAAGAAACTATCACCATCGTTGTTGAAATACCTCAATCGAATGGGTTCAAATCATTGCCAGATGTTGACATACCAGAATTATCTCACACCATTCATGATATTGAGGATACAGAAAACAAATACAATGATATACAATTTGCACAGAACGATACCACTTTACCCAATGATATCGTAATCTTGCTTGACAAATCAGGAAGTATGGAATTGTTGGGAGAAGAACCTCTTCAATCTGTGAAAGCATTTATTCAAACACAGTATGACAAAGCTATGGCAGAACCTAATCCCACTATTCAAAAAAAGTTGCTACATGTAAGAATTCGTGTGGTACTATTCAACAATGTCTCTGATATTATGGTGGACGCAAAAGTATTTGAACTGGACCAACTCCCCTTAACCTACAACCCGTATGGCATGACTGACCTCTATTCGCCTTTGTACGATACGTTCATGGAAAATAAAAATGCCCCAAAAGATATTATCATTGTATCTGACGGTCAAAACAATACAGGTCCGCACGATGCAAGTTTTGTAAAACGTCAAATTAAAAGAGCTATTGCGGCGGGTTGGACTATAAAGTTTATAGGATGCACTGTAGATTCTATGGTTGAATCGTCTAAATTAGGACTACAACGGTTTACAACGGATTGTTCGCAAGATTGTGAAGGTAGTGCGCCTACGTTGTGTCAAGTAATGCGCGGGTATTCCGACAAAGTATCTCAGGTAAATCGTGAAAGAACAATAAAATCAGTGTAATCGTTTGCTTTGTCTTTGTCTTTGTATTTGTATTTTTTTTTGATTTTTACGTGTTCCTCCTTTACTTCTTGGAATATTTTTTTCAACCATTTCTACTTTTTGTGAAATTGTATTCATCACTTCTTTTAGATTTTGTGCAATTTCATCTATTAATCTTTCCGCCTCTTTAAGTTCTTCTTGAAGTTCTTCTTTAACTTTTTCATGTTTTTCTAGTTCTTCTTCAAGTTTTTCCTGTTTTTCATCTAATGATGCAATTTCATCCCATAATTTATTTAATTCTGTTTGTTCCATATGATAGAGTTTTATTTTTAATTTTTCTAAATTCATGTATCTTGTTTTAGGATTTTCTTTTAGTTTATAATAGTATGGCACAAATGTATGACAAAGATTCATTTGCTGAACAAGCACGTATGTTAGCAGAAGAACAATATGAAGAGGCACAAAAAGCACGAAAAGGAGATTTAGCCTATATATCGCATCCAGAACACCCTGACTATGGAGTATACAGACTCCAAGCACCAGATAGACAAACAGTAGCTGGACACACCTTTAGACATGCAATGAGTGGCCATACAGCATATCCAGAAAGCCTAGCATGGAAAGAATATACAGAACAAGCACAAGCATCACAAGAAGCATATGCAAAAGCTAGTCATGCCCTCCAAGTAAAAAATGAAGCAGAAGCAGCCTATACACAAGCAAGGCATTTACAAAGCTTGCATCCAGATAATAGGGAATATGCAACAATCATATCACAATCCTATATGCAAGGAACACAAGCACAACAAGCCTATGAAGCATATACTCGTGACGCACGAGAACATGAAGCAATTGCAGAAGCAATAAAAGCAGAGGCAGAATCACATGGACGTGTAGAAATGTCTGAACAAGAACCATATGAAACATTACCTAAACCTAAATATGTAAGGTACACTGAACCAACATTTCCAAAAGGCTATCTGCCTGATGTCGTTCGTGGAGTACAACCACGTGAACCAATTGGATTATGGCAAAATGTAGGCCATCTATCGGCAGAGGCTCCAAGGGTATTATGGGATGAAGAACCATATGTTGATTTTTCAAATATAACATCTCGTTTTTTTACAGACAAAGGTCCAAATGAGTCAATATTAGGTATTTATTTAGATACACATGGTGATATAGATTCTACCAAGAAAGAAGGGGAATATTATAAAACTATGTGTCAACTACCACCAGGTATGGTGTTACAAAAAATGAATACTGCTGCTTTAGGAGAAAGAGGAAGTGAAAAATATTCGATGTTTATGGCACATATGATAGAGAAACACGGGCCTGAAGCTGTAACATCTAGCAAGATAGCATTAGATATATCCCAAACAGGTAATCCTAGACATTTAGATGTAGATGATTATATGGAATTGTTTGGTAATGGGAAAAATTTATTTTATGATCAAGCTACTAAAACATTAACTCATATAGATGAAGGTACTGGACAAACGATAAAAAGATATACAAGAGAAGATTTTTCAGAAAATTGTAAAACATATACAACAAAAGATTTTATATTAAAAAAAAATTATGATGCAACTCCTGCTGAAAGTGAACGATTTCCATTGTCGTTTTCAATTTCGATTGGCGGCGGAGTTTATGATTTTTTTAAACAATCACTTTATGATGAACATACATATACACAGGATACACCAGATGCCGTTATAGAAGCACGTGTAGATGAATTTTTAACATCATTTGGTATTAATCCAAATGTAGCAGAAGATGAACACGAAGATGAAGAAGGAAATCCTATACCACGCGGTCCAGACGCACCACAATTAAGTGATGAACAACGATGGACATTAAACGATATTTTTTCAAATTTTTTAAAAAATGGGTTCAATACACATGATTTAATTCAATTGTTTATGTTTTTTCAGGGTGTATTCAATTGCCAATATGTATCTATGATGGACGCTTCATGTGGTGACGCTATAGATGAGGAAGATATTCAACAAATGGCAAAAATAATGTTAACCTATACATCATCTATCTATGGTGGAAATAAAACGAAAAAGAAAATACAAAAGAAAATACAAAAACAAAAGAAAAAACAAACGAAAATACAAACGAAAAAACAAAGAAAAAACAAAAGAAAAACAAATAAAAAATAATACATTTAAATCAAATAAATCATAAAAAGAATTATTTGATTGTCTATTTTTATACCGTGTTACTTTTTCTACGGTTTACATACAAAAGGACGTTTAGGATGAATTCCATCGCCAACCGCATAGGAATGTGCATTGCTTCCAAACGAACTAGACGATACACCGCCTAATTGGTTCATGGTAAACACGACATCACGTTTATTTCCAACGGCTTTAATGAGGATATGTCTACGGTTGAACGATACGACACCATCTAACGACCATGGTAACCCTTGTTTTTTAGTACCTCCGCATATTGGCAAATTTACATTCGTGTTGTAAATAGTACTTCCTGCAATTCCCGCACCCATAATTCTTGCTTTACTCATATTATACTCTTTTATTTTTTCTGGTTGATTTACGTTTTCCACCGTAGATACGTGAATTTCGAATAATACGTTGTTCATCTTCATCTGGTTCAGGATGTTTTAGTTTATCATAACCGTACAATCCTCCAAAAAAAACAGTTGCAAATATAGCAGTTCCTATACCCCACATTTCATATTGATTCATAATATAGTAAATATAAATTAAATATTATAATGGGTTTAATAACAAGGGATATTTTACACCGTTATCAATAAAATAGCTAAATAGGTTTAAACCTAGAACAGAAATTCCTACATTCACTGTATTTACCTTTTATAAGGCTCGCATTTAAAAGGTGGTTTATAATGAATTCCATCGCCAACTGCATAAGAATTCGCGTTACTGCCAAAAGGACTAGAAGATACACCACTTAATTGATTCATTGAAAATACATATTCACGTGATTTATTTTGTCCGTTGGAATTAATCTGTACCGAACGGTCCGCCCAATTGTCTAACCCCACTAATGAAGTTAACCCTTGTTTTTTGTTACCACCACATGTTTTAAGATTAACATTGCAACTGTACAAAGTACAGCCTGCATTTCCAGCACCCATCATTCTTGATTTTCCCATAGTATATTACAATATAAAAAATAAATCAATTAATGTGTATGAATCAATGTACCAGATAACATAATAAGTCCTAAAATGTGTATATATTTTTCAGATTTAATTGTTTTTCTAAATTCAACGACCATACAATCTTCATGCTTATTTAAATCACACAACATGCCAATCAAACGTTCATAATTTACCAACGATGCATTTTCTTGTAAATCACGCAACGCAGATAAATCATCGGTTAACCATCCAGATTCAACTAACCGTTGAATTTCACTATCATAAAATGCTCGTGTCATATTCCAATTCATACAATCATGTTGATGTACATATAAATAATCATAGATTTCTTCAATCTTTGCAACTGTAGTGCGAACGATAGGATATTGAATAGGTTTGTTTCGAACATGTGTAATCAAATAATAACTGTTGTTTGGGGTAAGAAATCTACCTTTAAGATGTGTTACCAAATCGTATTGTATCGTTTCTGCTAGAGTAGTATCAAATCCGTTATGTCCAAACAAACGAATATTACCAAAAGGAGTATGAAGTTCATAGAATATAGTTCCGTTGTTGGATTTCAATAAATAAGTACCTTTGGTGTTTACAGCACAATTTAATCCGTCTGCTAATGGTCCTAACCGAGTATTGTACCCATGTTTTTTGTAGACAGCAAGAACAACTTCTAGGATTTGAAACGTAGTTTCCATGTTTAATCCACATTGGTTAACAAATTACATTCAATTTTTCCAATTCGTTTAATTGTTCTACCGTATTTACACCCATAATTTCATACTGTTTTTCTTGAGGAACAATGTATGTATCCACCCCTATTTGTTCCGATTGTTGAATCAATTCAATGATATCTGTTAAATAATATTCATTCTGTTTATTGTTATTTTTCAATAAAGGTAAATACGTGTATAGTAATTTGGATTGTATAATATAAATTCCGCAATTAACGGTTTTTATGTTTCGTTCTTGTTCTGACGCATCTTTTTCTTCTACAATTTTGACTAAACCATTTTCATAAATAACACGACCATAACCAACTGGAATATCTAATACAGTAGTAACTATTTTTACATGTCTAACATCAGATATCATAGATTGCATTGTAGCCGAAGTAAGTAAAGGTACATCACCTGATAATATAAGAACCTTTTTTTTGGGATAGCGCAACAATTCGTCGCGACAACATTGAATGGCATGTCCTGTGCCTAAAGGTTCTGGTTGTAGTATAAATTCAACTTTGTTGTTTAATTCTCCGATAGTTTGTTCAATGATGTTTTTGTATTTACCGACTACAATAAATATCTTATAAGGATTTAATTGTATGGATTGTTCAATCACATGACATAGCATGGGTTTGTTATGTACGGTGTGAAGAACTTTAGGTAAATCGGAATTCATTCGTTTTCCTAAGCCACCTGCCATAATAATAACAATAGTATCCATGAATATAAATATATATTATTTGTAATACTAATGTGCGGAATTGTTGCCTGCATTGCAGATAATTGTGCAACTACACTTTATAACGGATTAGTTCAATTAAAAAACAGAGGGTATGATTCAGTGGGATTGTGTTCTATACACCACGATTTCATATTACATAAATATGCATCAGGTGATATTTATGGTCAATTGCAACAACAGTTGCACCATCATCAATCGTCAACGATTGGAATTGCACATACGCGATGGGCTACCCATGGGGCTAAAACGATTGCAAACGCGCATCCGCATGTAAGTATGTGTTGTACATTTTCATTGGTGCATAATGGTATTATTGAAAATTACAAATCGATAAAAGAAAAGTTGATAGAAGAAAATTATGTATTTACATCTGAAACGGATACAGAAGTTATCGTACAATTGTTATCTTATTTGTATAAAACCAATAAAAATGTAAAAGAATGTATTTCAACTATGCTAACCATGCTGCATGGTACATGGGGACTAGCAATTTTATGTATCGATGAACCAAACACACTGTATTGTGTTCGGCAGGGTAGTCCCTTATTAGTAGGATATTCAAATACGAAAGCCATTGTTGTCTCTGAAAAAAGCGCTTTTTGTGAAAATATTCAATATTTGGTCTTGAATAATGATGATATATGTACGATTACTAAAACGCCAACAGGTATACAAGTTCACACGAACGATACTTATCGGTTTCACAATTATGAAAATGTGATGTGTGATACCACCCCTGAACCGTATGCTCATTGGACAATGAAAGAGATACATGAACAACCTGAGACGGTTGTGAATGTAATAGGAAACCGTATTGTAGATAATAAGGTAGTATTGAATGGATTAGATACGTATCACGAAGTGAACAATGTAGATAATCTTATTTTGTTAGGATGTGGCTCTTCTTATTTTTCAGGGGAATACGGAGTACATTTTTTCAAAGATTTATGTAATTTCAATACCGTTCAAGTATTTGACGGAGCTGAATTTCAGGAACAAGATATACCTCGTTATGGGACTACTGCATTTATATTAATCTCACAATCAGGAGAAACCAAAGATTTGCACCGGTGTATTGAAATTGGCAGAAAACATGAATGTCTACTTATTGGGGTTGTCAATGTAGTAGATTCGCTGATAGCAAGAGAAGTAGATTGCGGTTGTTATTTGAATGCTGGAAGAGAAGTGTCTGTAGCTTCTACGAAATCGTATACAGCCCAAGTCATTTTATTATCTATGATGGCAGTGTGGTTTTCGCAACATCATAACATATATCCCGAAAAACGTGAAAGGTATATGAATGACTTGAAAAGACTACACTACGATATTCAAACGGCGTTATCGATTAAAGTAGATAACTTGTTGCCCGTCTTTTCCAAATCGGACCATTGTTTTGTTCTCGGTAAAGGTAAATCAGAAACAGTGGCCAAAGAAGGCGCACTTAAATTAAAAGAAATTACGTACATGCATAGTGAAGGTTATTCTACCAGTTCCTTGAAACATGGACCATTTGCATTGTTGAACGATAATTTTCCAGTAATTATACTTGCACCCGATGATGAAAATTATGCTAAAGTAGAAAATGCCTATGAAGAAATAAAATCTAGAAATTCACCTATTGTCTTCATAACGGATAAACAAAACAAAAATAAAGAAAATATCATTATGATTCCAACCAATACAACGTTCAACGATTTGTTGTGCGTTTTTCCTTTACAATTGTTAGCCTATACATTATCTATTTATAAAGGAATCAATCCCGACGTTCCAAAGAATTTGGCTAAAGTAGTTACAGTGGAATAAAATAATGTGCCATTTGAATACCATTTTTTTTAAATCCAGACTTGTTGTAAAAATGTTCCAACGTTTCATCGCAATCCAATATAATTTTATAACATTGTTCATTCGTTGCTTCGTTTACAAGAAATTTCAATAATATAGTGCCTAACCCTTTATTTCTATAACGATGGTCGATACATACATCTTCTACATGGGCTAATTTTACAATGTTACGAATGAATTTGTATTCATAAATAAGAGTAGCAGTACCAATCAATTCATGGTTGTACTCAATCACCCATATAGTAGAATTTTTATGAATTTGGTTTAAAATGGTTTTGTAATCTTTTTCATTAAATGTGGTGGGACGAAATTGGTTGATTAATTGTAAATAATTGGTATAATCAGAATCAGTTAATGAACGAATTTTATATTCCATTGTACTATTATTTATTATTTTAATTTTTGGAAGCAAAACATCGTGTCTGGATTATCCACTGATTTTTTATCGGAAACTTTGGGGTACAATTCAGGCTCTGTTTTAAACATATCTTTCTCAATGCTTACTTTTCTGTATTTATCGTTGTTGGTCATAAAACGCAGGACTGCTTCTTTTACACCTTTATGTTTGACATCATCCAAAATCATGATACCATTTTTCACCAACATTTTATCTGAATTCTCAATGTCTTGTATCACAATCTCTTCTTCATGGGATGCATCAATAAACGAAATGTGCAATTTAGTATCCGCTTCTATCAATTTGGGTAACGCCGTAGTAGTATTTTCTTCCATAAAGTTAACAACATAGTCTGATTTTTTCATGACGCGCAAAAATTGGTCAATGTTATCGCGTCCTATATTTTTCCATTGGTCCGTTTGATTCATATCAACCGCTGTATAGGTTGATTTGTGTTTGATTAGCTCGTTCAATATAATAATGGCAGACGTTCCGCGTGCTAACCCAAGTTCAAGAACATTCAACGGCAACTTGTCTTTCTTTTCGCGAATGAAAATACGAATCAATTTGGCAATGAAACAAGCTTCGTACGAGTTAATGTTGGAGTCAAACTCAACCTTATTTCCTTTTAATTTGAAGGACCATGAATAAAACATGTCGTAAATGTAAGGGTTGTCAATAATACTGCTTACTTCATCTAACGATTTCTTGTACTGTAAATAAGTGTCATCTATTTTGGCCAACGATTTATCTTTGCTCATGTCTGAATTGTAATTGAACAACAATGAGTTAGGGTCCTTGATTGGAATTGAAAAAGAAGTAGTTTTGTACAAAAAAGAATCAATGGCAGAATCTTGTATGTAGGTTTGAAAGGTACGAATAATCGAATCCTTTTTAATCGATAATTTCATCAAATATTCATCGGTAGTAACTGGCGTAATTTCTTTGTTAAATTTATCGTTGGCCGCACGCGTTTTCTGTTTTTCGTCTCCAAACACCATGATATATTTGTAGACATTGACATATTGTTCTTCTTCTGGAAGCGTAGCGTGACTGCAAATACGACGAGCGCGCCCGATAACTTGGTCGATACGAATCGGGTTCCAATAGGGTTCCATGATGTGGACGTTTTGCACGCATTTCAAAGATATACCTTCCGCTCCGGCAGAAGTAATCATAAACACCGTAATAGGGGTCATACTTTCTACAAAAGAGTGAAGCTCTTGTGGAACACCATCCATATCGTTGTTAAAAATGTTGCGAATAATTTCGCGCTTTTCAGGTTCCATAGCTCCAGTGTACAAGACGTATTTATTTTGTTTTGATTTTACGGAAGCAGGGATAGTCCATTTATCTTTTTCTTTGATAATGTCAAAAGCTACATAATCGCCGTAGGCAGGTAATTGTAAAATAAGGGCAAAGAAATTTAATCCTTCCAAGGATAAAAATTGACTGTACACTAAATGAAGCTGTGTTTTGCCTGCACCGTTAATACGGTTAATTTTATCAGCAATCGCATCGAATTTTGGACTGTACGTGGACACTAACGACGTGTCATTTCCGAAAAATGTTTTGATTTGGGCATAACAACGCTGTAACGTTTGTTTTTCTTGTTTTATTTCTTCTGTTTCTTTTTCAACCGTTTCTTGGTACGCTTCCTCTTCGAAAATGTCAAAATCAGACACTTCTTTTGCCAACACAGGTCGGTCGATACCTACTGGAAAAGCAAAATTACACGCTAACCGCGATTTAATTTTGTAACTGCTGGATGCATTTTTATCGTCTGGTTTCTTGCGAGAACTCTTTTTCTCTTGTTCACGTTCGCTTACACGTTTTTCGTCGTAATATTGAAATTGTGTATCGGTCATTGGAATGTAAATAATTTCTGGAGTGTGAAGACGAGGCATCAACGATTCAATATCCGGGAAATAGGAAGTTAATCCTGTTATTCTTCGCATCAACATGTTCAAATTCGTATCATCTTTCAAAAACATTTCTTCAAACTCTTCTTCTTTTTCAGGTAAAGCATCGTATTGGGCAACACCTTTAAATGTACATTGTAATCCTTTTTCAACGTTACTTTTAAATTCATTTTCTTCTATTTCTTGTTGTGCATAAACATAATTGGAGGGTTCAGACAATTTCATTTTGTTTTGTTTCAAGGTAAAACCGCGTGGACATTTGGTAATCAAAAAGGATTGTGGTTGAGACGTATCGACTAAATCCACATCTTTCAATAACGGGTTGGAACTGTTGCGACTATACACGGTTTCAGACCCAATACTTTGTTTGTTATCAAACGTGTAAACGGTATTTGTACCTCTCAAAATGTTGTAGAGAATGACCATTTCATATGGCGAGTTGATGATGGGTGTACCGGATAATAAAATAATTTTACAATTTTGTGCAGTTTTCAGCCAATTGTACAATTTAATGGCTATACTTTCCCCTTTTGCAGTTATTTTATTCACGATACGCGATATTAAATTGTGAGCTTCATCTACGATAACTACTTTATTGTGGAATGGATTTCCTTCACTTTTTTCGCTTTGCATCAATTGTTTCCAAACACGAGCGTTTTCCGATAAACCGTTGTAATGAACAAAATCGTATTTAGTCAAAATAAATTGGTCAATTTGAAGTTGAACATGCTGTTGGTCGGCAGAAGAAAGGTTATCAAAATTGGCGGGTTCTCCTGGGACAGTGACCCAAACAGGTTCATTGCGTTTCAACTGAATGCACATTTGTTTAACTGCAGCAGGATATTCGAGACTTTGATATGGAATTTGACGCCAATGGTGGACGGATGCATTGTAAGCAGGTTCTCCGCATTTTTTCAATTCCTTCATGTAATTGGTTTTAAGGGATGCGGGACACATGACGATAATTTTTTTGTATTGTTTCATGTTTTCAGCAATTGCAATCGAAGAACACGTTTTACCCGAACCTAACCCATGGTAAAGTAACAGACCACGATATGGGGTGTGTACATTCATGTATCGGCGCACAATTTCTTGATGCGCCAAAAGACTGATATTATTTTTTTGTTGTTTGATGGCAGCACATGAATGCAGTTGTTGTTGTTCTTCTAATTTTATGGCATATTCACCTAGAAGTTGTTTGATGTAGGTATAAAAAGCAACTCTGTTGTATAAGACATGAGATTCATTGTTGACATGAATAGAATGGTAACCACAATCAGCAGATTGTATGAAAATTTTGCCTAATTTTTTTACTAAAAATTTGATTATTTTTTGTTCTATTTCTTGTTCTTGTTTATCTTGTTCTTGTTCTTGTTCTTTATCAACTACTTTACGTTTAATCGGTTTAGGTTGTACATCTAAAAAATCAGATTTTATTAATAAATTTTGCAAAAAATCTTCTAAATTAAAAGTATCATCGTCTTCTGATGCAAATAAAAGAGGTTGTTGACGTGGACGTTGTTTAAAATTCTCCATATAAAGGACAATTATTTTTTACTCTTCGTGTATTACGGGAGGGGATGGCCATTGGTCAAACGGAATAGAATTAGACGTTGACTTGTCAGATGCTAATAAAATGGTAAGCGCTTCTAATTTTTTTTGGAGGGAAGACAGTTTAGGATATTTAGGTAATTTGCGGGCAATATATTTCCATTTCCATTCAAATTGAAGAGCAGCTTGCCAAGTTGGAAACCCGGATACGTAACACACTCTTGTCCAGGTGCATCCTTTGTCGACCATACGTTTGGTAGCTTTAGCTCCTCCTTTAATTATTCCATTATGTTGTCGTAATCGGCGATTTACATCTACCGTTGCACCAACATAAGTAGTATTTTTAGTCATTAATAGATAGACAAACATATAGATAAAATAAGAATATATGTTTAATATAATTATCTAAAGAATAGCTATGACAGATGCTTTTAAAGGCGCCGTAGTAGGTATTTTAGTTTTTATTCTTGTTTGCGTCCTTTGGACAAAATATGCTAAAGGCAAAGTAGAAGGATTTTCTTCTGGAAAAACACCGGCAGATGTTGTACAAAACATAAAGACAACCAACAACGACATTGCCGATATGCTAAACAAAGTAAAATATAGGTCTAATTATGAAGATATCATTGTAGAATTGGAAACATGGTCAACCGATAGCCAACTTCAATTATTAGCATCAGGCAAGATTGGGGTTGGTTCGATGGATGAATCGATTGAAAGTGTGCGACAGTTTAATGATTTGAAATTATTTAAAACGAATTTAACGGATTTAATGGAGACCTTAGATGCTAGTTAATGATTTAAAAAAATAATCAATTTCGGATGGGATTCCACCGGTTACACATGCATCCGGTATAAAAGAAACATTTCCCATTTTAAAAGCGAGTATGGTTGGAACACCTGGTATTTGTTTTTTAGCTTTCAATGCACTGTATATTTCCATGTTCTCATCTACGTCTAAACAATAACATGGATAAGGAGATGTTTTTAAATGTTCATATACATACGGTTTAATTTTTTTACATGGACCGCACCAAGATGCTGTAAAAAAAAAGAGAAGAATGCTTTTGTTATTTTTTTGGAGTTCAACAAATTCTTCTTTTTTCATATGTTCTTCAAAGATTAAAAATAAATTATTCTTACTCAAATAGTTTCAACCATAAAAATAATTCACCAAATGTCACCTGATATTGGTTTAATAATGTTATTATTTTTTTTATTTCTTCATCATGTAAATCAGGATTACTTAAAGAAGTAAATATAGGGTCTGATGTTATTTCTTCTGGTGTACCAGGTCTATGATTTTGTATAAAAAAATAAAATTCAGCTAATGAATAAATATCATAACCATTTACATCTTCTATTGTTGTTTTTTGTATAGATTGTTGTTGTCGTTGTTTATCACGTTCTAATCGAAAATAAAATTTGTGAAATTCTGGATATTTTTCTTTGATATCTTGTTTCGTTTTTTCCAATTTTTCATCTGGATAAGTTAAATCCAACAATGAACTGGGATATACATCAAACTTCATAAAAAACATGATATTGTTCATTTCTCTTTTAGACACTTGCGCAAAATAAGTATCGTATGCAAAATCAATTAATGTTTTCATGGTTAATTTTTGTTTTGTCATTAAATCTACTAATTCATCTTTTTCACCTGATGTAGATGACCCAAATGTGTTCGTTTTTAATAGATTGATATACAAATCTATTTGGTCATCCGTCAATCGGTCTACATCATATGCGACAGATTCTTGTAATGGTGGCAATGGTAGTTGACGACGAGTTGTTTCTTGTTTCATTTCTTCTATAAGTTCATCATAATCTGCACTAAACATGGAATCAATCGCTTCTGGTGTTCCAATATCATATTTTACATATTTAGACAAATAGGTTTTAAGTTCACTTGCAATGTATTGTCGGTATCCACGAATCAAATTTTTAAAATATTGCGGGTCCGAACCACCAACCCTAAAACATTCTTCTATAATATCCACTGTGTTTAAGGTTGGATTCATTAAAATAGTTTCCATAAGAAACATCGTCCACATTTGACAGTATCCATCTTCATCAGTATTAATTTTATCTTCAATGGATTGAGGTCCTTCACTTGGGCAAATTTCATGAGCAGGTTTAAACACTGGTGTATATTCTTCTAATTCTGGCTTTAATGTTTCTTCAAATAATGTTCGTAAATTACGTTTTAAATCATTGCCATCATAATATTGTCGATACCCTCCCATTTCAGGACCATGAGGTTCATAATGTTCAACTACTTTTTTGAATGGCCGATAAATAATCAAATTCACATGTTTTATAACCCTATCTTCAGATTTCATATATAATGTAATAAAAATGACGGGGGTTCCTCTGCGAATACAGTCACGCATTTGTACACCTAACGAAGGTGGATAATCTAATTTATGGGTTATAACATTATAATTTAATACGGCACGATGTTTGTAGGGTTGGTCGTTGAACAAAAAACATGGAGATTCGTATTTTCGAATAAAATAGGCATATATAAATTTTACATAAGGACCTAATGCTTTGTAGGATGGGTTGGCAGGAGTTCGTCCCTTCAATTCTAAACTATTCAATAAATCTTCTAATGAAATATCATAATCAACTGGTATGGGTGTAGGCATTTGTATTGGTGGATGGTCTGTAGTAGGTGCTATCGCATCATCGGTAGGTTCTGCATCTATTTCTGCTAATGATTCAGAAAAGGATTGGTCTGAGATTTTTCCTTTTTTTGGCAATGGTTCACCTTTACTTGAATCTGCTAAAGTAGATTGGGTAGGACCTGCTCCAATCTTTTTTGATTTATTTTTTCTTTCTTTCTTTATTTTTTTAGTTACTTTATTTTTTTTCTTCCTTGTTTTATTTATTCTTTTACTTTTCATACTATTATTCTAGATTAAAACATACTCTTCCATATTTTATTGAATCATTTTTTACAACGTCCAAAATACGATGTAAAAAATGAAGTTCATCAGATTCTAGATTTACAAAAATAAATCCCAACATAAATATAAATCGCCAATGGACATGTCATATGGTTTTAGAAATTCGGTCAGTTCTTCTACATACTTATCACGTGATACCGTACTATTATGAAATAAAAATATACGGTCAGTACTTTCTTCTTCTTGTGTAGCAGGTCGTAAATGTTTCATAAAAAAGTACATTTCGGCAATTTGCCATCTATCATAATTATCTACATCTGACAAATCAACAACGTGTTTTTTATTTTTTGCTTTTTCCAATGCAAAATAAAATAAGTGAAAAAATGGATATATTTTTTTAATATGTTCTTTTGCTTGTTCAATTTTATCCAGAGGATAAGTTAAATCCAGTGTGTGATTCAGATACTCATCATATCTAGAAAAATACATCACATTGTTCATTTCTTGTTTCGAAATTTGTTCAAAATAAGTAGTATACATTAATTCCGATAACATCTCAATAGTTAATTGTTTTTCTCTCATTATTGCTGTTAATTTTTCTTTGTCACCAAGTGTACTTGGTATTTTAAATGTTTGTGTTTTCAAAAAATGAATATAGAATGCAATGTGATTAGGTTTAAAACGTTCCATGTCGTATTCATAGGATTCCTGTAATTGGGGTAAAGGTCTTCGTCTTTGTGGTTGTCTAGTTTCTTCTTTCATTTCTGCAATTAGTTCATCATAATCTACTTCAAACAGTGTATCGATTGCTTCTTGTGTTCCAATAGCTGTTTTTACATATTTTGAAAAATAATCTGTAAGTTCTTGTGCAATTTTTTGACGGTATCCACGAATTAACTGTTTAAAATAAAGTGGTCTTTTTTCACCAATATCAAGACATTCTTGAATAATATCTGCAGTGTTTTGAGTTGGATTTAATAAAATAGTTTCCATGAGAAACATCGTCCACATTTGACAATATCCATCTTCATTTTTTCCAGGTGTTTCACCTTCAATTCCTTGAAAACCATTAACAGGACATAAGTCACTTGCAGGTTTAAATTTAGGTGTATATTCTCTCAATTCAGGTTGTATTGTCACTTCAAACAACTCTTTTAATTTATCATTCAAATCAATAGGATTATGTATTTCGTCTGCCATCATTACAGGTCCATGTGGTTCGTAATGTTCTATTACCTTTTTAAATGGACGGTAAATAAGTAAATTTACATGTTTGATTAATTTAGTATCGGATGTTTTCATATAGAGTGTGATAAAAATAACTTCTGTTCCTCTCTCGATACATTGGCGTATTTGTTCACCTAAATTTTTAGGGAATTGTAATGTTTTAAGTGTAATGTCGTAATGCAGAACAGCGCGATGTTTAAAGGATTGGTCGTTGTACAAAAAACAAGGCGATTCGTATTTTTTAATCAAATAAGCATATATAAATTTAACATAGGGACCGAATGCTTTGTACGATGGGGATGACAGGTCACTTCCTCTGCGTTGTAATTTATCCAATACTTCTTTCAAGGGAACCCCGTATTCAACGGGTATGGGTTCGGGTAAATGTATTTCTGCATGGTCTACAGTTGGTTCGTCGGCATCCTCAGTAGGTAGAATTTCTGCAAGGGGGTTAGGTGGTTCTGATGCATGTTCTTTATCTATTTCTGCTAATGCTTCTGCAAAAGACGTACCCGCTTCTAATGTATCTAATGGGTCTACTGTTTCATATTTGTGAATCAAATCTAATTTAGAAGGGGTAGGACCAGCTCCAATCTTTCTTTTTTTGGTTCGTCTATTTTTCTTCTTTCTTGTTTTATTTATTCTTTTACTTTTCATACAATTATCCTAGATTAAAACATGCTCATCCAATGTTGTAAATTGATTACATGTAAATTCTGTTCTTTCAGTTTTTTAGTTAAACTAATTACACGTTCTTTTTCTGTTTTTTTATCAAACATTGGACCAGTAAACGTTTTTGAAGGTAACGTGTATTCTAATAAATAGAGCAATTCAGATACTTGTTTGGGTTTTAATTTTTTAACATCAGCGTCTACCTTTTCCTTGTCTTTTGCTCCAAATACAGGAACAGGTTTTTCAATCAGTTGAATTGTTTCATAATAAGTATGCCAGTTAGGATATTTCGCTTTGGCCTCGGCCATTAATTCCATACGATTTTTTGTAGGGACAGTGCTTAAATCTAGATGTGGAAGATAATATTTGAATCGTACAAAAAAATCTTGTTTTCTAATTTGAAGAGGAGATAACTCGGTAAAATAAGTGTTGTAAATATTATCCATGAGAGTGTCCCATTTAAGCGCTCTACTTAACATGGTTTTTAATAAACGTTCTTTTTCTTCTTTTACAGTTCCGGATGTAACGAATTGTGTAATTCGTTTCAACTGAATAAAATTAAAGTACCGTCTTAAAATAGTACCGTTTAATTTACTTGTTTTTTTTTCTAGTTCTTTCACATCATCTAATGATAACGATTCAGGTGCTACCCCTAATGGAGGTAATGGTTTATTCTGACGTTTCGTTTCTGCCATCGTTTCATTGACTAGGTCTTCTATATTTAGGTGAGCTAGTGCATAATTTCCTTCTTTTGTTCCAATATCTGCTTTGACTTGTTTAAGGTATAATTTAATTTCTCTAGCAATTTGTTGCGTATATCCACGAATTAAATTTTTAAAATATTGAGCGTCATTTTTACCAATATCAATACATTCTTCAATAATCGCTTGTGTGTTCAACGTTGGATTCAACAAAATAGATTCCATCATGAACATCGTCCATAATTGACAATATCCAGCTTCTTTTTTATTTTTTGGTAACAAATTTTCAATTCCCTGAAATCCATTTTTATTCATAGGACATACTTCATACGGAGTTCTAAATACTGGAGTATATTCTTTCATAACAGGTTGAACTCTTAGTTCGAACAATTCTTTTAATTGCTTGTTCAAATCATATTCGCTGTATACGGCATTTCCCCATCCCGTTTCTTGTCCATGGGGTTCATACCGTTCTACTATTTTTTTGAACGGACGATAAATAAGAATGTTTACATGCGCACCTTGGGGTGCAAACATGTACAATGTAATAAAAATGAGTTCTGAACCTCGCAACACACATTCCTTCATTTGTTGTGCCAAATTGATAGGAGAGGTTAATGTTTTTGATTTGATGTTGTAATTGATAGCAGCACTCGCACCGTGTAACATAAATGGGTCATTAAAAATAGAACAAGATGCAGCGTATTTTTTAATTAAATAGATATAGATAAAAACCATATATCGACCATTTGTATAAATAGGGTCTTGTATTTTTTTACCTGTATCTTCCATTCGATGTAAAAAATCAACTAAGGATTCACCATTGGCGGGTGGTGGTTTCGGCAACACAATAGGTGGTGCTGGAACTAAACCAAGTACATCATCTTTATCATCAGATGGTAGTAGAACACATGTTCTTCTTACTTTTCGTGTTCCATCTGGACATTTTTCGCACATTTTAGTTGTTTTGTTGTAACTGAATGTAGCAGGACATTTGTTACCAGTTCGAGCAATTTGAATAATTTGCTGGATAGGTTCCGGTGGTTTTGGTCCAGGTGGTGGAGGTGATGGGACATACACAGGTACCGGTACAGGAGGAGGAGCAGGTACAAAAGTGTCTACAGCAGCCATTACCCTAATATAAAGACGATTATTAGGACCCAGTGTAACAGCTTCCATAGGTATATCTTTGGCGCTGGTAAATATACCTGCTCCTAAATATCTCCGTTTCTTCTCAAAATCTTCTTTTAATGGAGACGCAACAAAGTTGTATTGAACTCGTAATGTTTTATCAGCATAAGGTGAGTATTGTTTAAATAATTCAGTTAATATTCTAAATAACTGTTCACGACTTTCGCTAGCGCTTTTGTTAGGAACCATTAATAAAGCACTATCGGTGGGCGGAAATAGAGTAGTAGAATTATCTGCATTTTTAATTCCAGGAAAACTAATGTTTACAGGTATGGCATGTTGACCTGGTTTAGGTGCTGGTACAGGGACTGGTTTAGGTGCTGGTGCTGGTGCAGGTGCTGGTTTAGGTGATTTTGTAGAAACACATCGTTTTAATGTTTTATTTACTTTGTATCCTTTTTTACAACGAGTTCCTTGTACATGTGGATACCAATCAACTACAGGCGACGGAACAGCTACAGGTTTTGGAACTGGAGCTGGCTTTGGCGCTGGCTTTGGAGCTGGGTTATCAACTGGAGCGGGTATTTTGGTAGAAACGCACAATTTCTTTTTTTTGTTTACTTTGTAATCTTTTTTACAACGTGTTCCTTCTATATGTGGATATGAATGCATACTATATGTTTTTATTTTTTCTTGTTCTTTTTCTATTTTTTCGTTTTTTGCGAGTGCCACCATAAGATTCCAACTCTTCTTTCGTAAATGTATACTCTTTACCTGTTTCTTTATTTTGACCTGGACCTGAACAAGAACTGTCCACTAATATACATTTAGAACATTGTGGAATCATAGTAAATAGTTCTTCTAATGTATATGTATCCTTTTCTGAAAGTAAATTAATATAATTTCCTTCTTCATCTTTAACTAACAAAACACTTACATTTTTTCCTTTGGAAGTAAATTCTTTATTGAAAATAAGATTTCCTGCTTTTGCCAATTTTTGAGGAGACTCCGTTAATCCTCTTACGTTATGGAACATTTTGAAATAGGCTGGTTCGTTTCCATAATTACAAGAAGATTCATTACATTGTCTTTTTACAACATGTTGAAATTGTTTGTTTATAACAGGTAGTATACTAGATATATCATTAGATATACAAGTATCAATTGTAGATAACTTATCATATATATTTGAAAATCCACACACTCCGTTGACTACTTTATTTATGCGATGCAAATAAGGAATAGGTAAAGGAATGGGCGGAAGTATCCATCCATGACATATAGCTGCAATCATAACAGTTCCAGTATACGTTAACATTCTTCTTTTGAACGTTTCTATTGCATAAGGAGAAGTGTAAAGACCTACTAATGTATAAAAGTCTGAATTATATTTCATTTTTCCATCTAAAAAGGGTAAAATATCTACGATAGAAATAATTTTTTTATTGATATTTGTAATTTGTACAATTTCACTAATCATAAATTCATCATTCCATTTACATCGTAGTACTACGTCTTGTATAATTAAACTACCATCTGAAAATGGTTTATCATATAACCATCTTCCATTATACATTACTCCAGATGCAAAACGCATTGTTCCACCCCCTGATTTATTATCTTTTTTCCATTCACCTTCATATAAATCTTTATTTGGATATCGCATTATCCCTTCACCATTTTTTTCATCTTTTTTCCATTCTCCTTTATATATTTCATTTTTATGCGTTACCATAAACCCAATACCTTCTTTCCTATCATTTTCATCATATTCACCGTCATAAAAATCACCATTTTCATATTTTGTAATAGTAACCATATCTGTTCCTTCCACAAACTGGTCATTTTCATATTGTCCTTTAATAAATAATTCTTTGTTATCATTTAAAAAAAATCCAATTCCATGTTGTTTATCATCTACCCAATCTCCATTATAAATACTTGAATCTGCATAAACCATATATCCATCTCCCTCTTTTTTGTAATCCACCCATTGTCCAAAATAAAAATCTCCGTTGGTATAATAAATACTTCCATAACCAGTTGCACTATTTTCCCATGTACCAATAAAAGTAGCAACATCAAATATAAATTTACCTTCACCTTTGATTTCACCATTTTCAAAATGACCAATATATTTAGATTCATCAAAAATCATAATACCAAAACCATGTTGAACATCATCTTTCCACATACCAGAATAATGAACTGTTTTATCTGCTAATGTTACTACACCTTTACCGTGACGTAAATCATTTTTGAATCCACCTTCGTAGGTTACTCCATCTGGAAACGTCATTTTTCCAGATTTAGTTTTACCATGATTCCATTCCCCTTCAAATAAAGAGCCGTCCACATAGTTCATTACACCGTATCCATGTGGTTCATCACTGTCTACAAATCCTTCATAAACATCTCCATTTTCATATTTTTTATTTACCATAATTAACCTATAGATTAATTTGCGATGGATTGTGTTGCCAATCTATCCGCTTCTCTATTTCCATTGGAATGCACATCCTCTTGTGTGGTATGGGCAGCAACATGAATGAGTGTAATATCGCGTTGTTTTACTAAAGCATGTAATTCTTTGACTAATTCTACATTGGGAATATCGGCAGGCCATCCCTTTTTGGCACATTTTTCACCGTAGGAATTGGCGCATAACATGGCATATTTGGAATCAGTGTAAATACCAATTTTTTTATAATCTGCCGATATCAATTTAAGAGCTTCAATCACTGCAGTTAATTCCGCTACGTTATTGGTTAATTTTCCATTGGTTAATCGAACACATTTGTTGAGAGGATGATTCTCTGCAAAATAAATACCGTAACCAGCAGTCGCATGTTTTGTTCCGTTACGGCTGCATGCGCCATCTGTATATACGATAATATCGTAGGTTGTTTCGTCAACAGATTGGTCCAATAGATAGGTAGGACCGTTCTTGTGAAATTCTTCAGCTTCAGCGTACGTTTTAAATTTCTTGTACTTGGGTTTCTTATGAATTTCTTTTTTACAATCGTCCCACGTAGTAAAAATACCATTTTGTATATGACCGGTATACGTTGCGTAGTAGGGCATATACTAAACATATATGTAATGGTTTAAATCTATTTAGGGAATATGTTATCTATTATATGAATTTGCGCGGATATGTGGGATAGTTTGATGCAGAACAAAAAAAAACAATATAAGTTCAAGAATATAAATATAGAATATTATATAATATTATGAGTTTAGAAGAAATTGTTGATAATTCAAGAACGGACAAAAATACATTACATTCTTATTTACCATTGTATCAACAATTATTAAAGAACAAAAAAGAAAGCGCCAAAAATGTGTTAGAGATTGGGATAATGTATGGAGGAAGTATAAAATTATGGAATGATTTTTTTACAAATGCAACTGTATATGGGTTAGATATAATACATATTGATTACGTATGGGAAAATATCAAAAATAATAACAAAATAATATTACATACATCTACTGACGCATACAATACTGATTTTTTTAATCGTACCTTTTTGAACAAAATAAAGTTTGACTTTATGTTAGATGATGGCCCTCATTCATTAGAAAGTATGAAACAATTCATACGGTTGTATTCACAAATAATGACAGATGATGGTATATTAATTATAGAAGATGTTCAATCATGGGATTGGATTGAAGTACTTAAAAATGAAGTTCCTGAACAGTTGAAACAATATATTAAAGTATATGATTTGCGACAAAATAAAAATAGATATGATGATATAGTATTTACAATAGATAAAAATAATTAAAAATCACCGTTTCTGTAATGAAAAATTAAAAAACTTGTTAGACCAAACAGAACATCGACCAACAACCATATCCATGCATTAGGCTTTCTCATAATGGCCATAATGGCAAACAATGTATAGAACAATGCGTGCAAAGGTCGTAAATCATTCCACCAAATTTTTCCTCCAAACACTTCTGCCCCTGTTTTTCTGGCACCAGTTATATAAATATACATAAAACCAATAGCCGGTAACAATGCCAAAAATCCTAAATAAGGTAAATATTTCAAACTGACATGTTTGGCGATATATACGAACAATAATCGTGTTCCTATACATCCGATTAAAAAGAGTGCGAACCGTTTTTGCATATCGTTCATACTATTACTTACAAAAAAATCATTAACGTCTATTTTTTTCTAAAATACGGGTACTTATGTAAGCCTGAAAAGGCATATCTATATTTTCTTGTGCTGGAAGGGGCAAAGGTGTTTCCTTATATTGTTGTAAATCTCGTGCATTCCAGACTGGATGTGTTGCACGTGGCTGACTTGTAATTTCTTTGTTGTAATCGGGATAGGAAATGGGGGTTGTGGTTAAATGATAAGTAGGGGGTGTTTTAGACAATTTATAATTAATTCCTTTGAGTTCGCTGTCGATTTTGATACGGTCTTCATGCAAATTAGCTCCCCATTTTTGAAGAATAATTTGAGGGTCTACCATAAAAGGAGGACGTTCCCCATTTCCAGGTTGATTTAGATAATAAAGACCTTGGTCTGTACTTTCTTGTAAATATTTCATTACACGGTTGGGGTCATCATGGTTTCGCGTAAATGCCATATACTATAAAAGATTTTAAATTAGGAAAAACATATTCACTTTTGATTAAACCTATTGTCTACTATTTAATTTATTTATTTTAAATTAAATACTTTATCAATATATGATAGTTCAACAAATCAATCAAGATAGTAAAACTATACTTGATATACCTATTGCAGAAGATGATACGATTGAAATGATTAAATATAAAATAAGTGAATCCATAGGGTGTCAACCCCATGAAATTTATTTATTTGCCAAACAACTTCGCAAAATGAATGTACACACCCTTTATGAAGAATTGATGAAAAAGACAGAAACAATTGTAAAAGAAGATGTGGAACATGTATTAGCGGATTTATCTATTGAAACTAAAAAACAATTAAAAGCTAAAGAGTATACGTACGATGATTTGCTTAGTATTATAGATATACAAGATGAACATGTCATGACTATTCCAATCGGACATATATTGAGAGAATGTGCCAACCCATTTTTATGCAAAAAACAATTGCCTTTCAATAGTGTAGATTATCGAATTTTAAAACAGGTCCCTACCAATTTACAAAAAACGTTATTGTTAGATTATTTACCATTTTTAGAAGATACACTTTACGTAGTACAGCAATCCAACGTAGACAAAGAACTTCAACCTTCTTATTTTGAACCAGCATCTTCTATGGATGACCTGTCTGTATTGAAAAGTAGAATCGACCAAAAAGCATTTTTTTTATCCAATGAAAAAGAATCTAAAATAACAGCCTCTTTTATTCGGTCCATTACATTTACTATTTTACCTACACATCGGATTAGTCTATCGTTGGAATCGATATTTAATTTATTTCATGCTACTGAAAATTATCCTATGATACATTATTACACAGGAAAAACGGTTCTGTATAAATTATATACAAAACAAAAAGATATATACGATAAAAAAATTCCATTTTTACCTGAATCAGTCGTTTTTCATGTTGGTGATAAAGATATCAAAGTAAAATCTGTTAATATCTATTTAGATAACCGTAACAGTTGTATAATGTTTTATGAAAATGGTTCTATCAACGTTTATATCAAAAAAAATAAAGCTATTGCTGAAGAAGAGTTGAATACAGAGATTCAAAAATTACTGTTGCCCATTTTATCCATGGTCAAAGAACCGGTCTATCAATCTGGCTACACTTATCCTTGGTCGGAATCGAGTACCATTAGCGCATCGAATGTTAAAGTAGATTCGATTGAATATGTGTTACAAGTGAATACCAATATATTAGACCATAAAGATAAATTACCGTACGTGTCTAATGTATGTCTAGATATATCGTTAAAAGAAGAAGATAGATTTATTTATTTGTACACGTCCGAAATGAATATGAGCCAATTATATGAACAAGTTATTAAATATGTAATGACCAAAGTAGATACAAAGAAAAAAATAATACAAAAAATTAAATCAATGTTTCAATTATCTGAGGATGATGCCAATACGTTGTTTACAACGTATGCACCATCGGAAGAAACTGCAATCCATCAACCCAACATCAATATTGGATTCAAAGTAACCTTTTTATCTTCTCCTCCTTCTGTTATTATAGAAGGTATCAATAATATTCATTATTTACCTTCCATTAAAAAAAATTTTAATTGTATTGCAAACATACTAGTAAAAGATGTTAAAGATATTAAACAAGATGTACAAAAAGTGACCGTTGAACCTATCCAACAAACCGTAGTAGAAGATTTTCAAGACGAACCGGATTTATTTGGAGGTGCAAAAGGCGGAGGAGTAAAAGATTTAGAAAATGACACTAGCCCAGAGCAATATCATTTAAAAAATGGAAATTTTGCTGTAACACGTTTAAAACATGTATACAATCTCAAAATACCGGGTATCGATTACAACAAAAAATGTCTTCGGCAATTTGTTCCCATTATTATTTCTAAACGTGAATGGGAAAGTGAAAAATATAAAACATATCGTGACCGTTTAGATACGATGGAAAATGGTGATAAATATGTATCATTACAAGATGACCATGTACTACTATGTCCAAAATATTGGTCCTTTAAAAAATCAAAAGCTTATTTAGATGAAGGTGATTTTGAAACTCCGCGTGAAGAAAAAGATATTTTTGAATATCACGTCAACAGTAAAGAAACCAGATATAAATTAAACCAAGATAGTGAATATTACGAATACCCTACTTATCACCACGACGCTCATGTAGAAAAACCAGCTAAATATCCTTATTTTATGGAAGGAAATCTACCTTGTTGTGGTGGAATACTTCACAAAAAAAAAGAGGATGAAAAAAAAGATAAAGAAAAACCAAAAGAACTTACTACAAACCAATATATTGTTGGGAAAGTAGAACCGATAGATACCCAAGAAGGTACGTTTAAATTTGGATATTTACCTGAACCGTTGATTGATTTTTTTGATTTAACGGATAAAAAGATATTTCGTAGTTCAGTAGATACTACACCCTATGAATTGTTACGATGGGGAGTTCCTAATAAACAATACCAATTTTTGTACACGATGCATACTATTTATAAATTAACTAAAAAGGCAATTGATTTCAAGACCTATATTCAAGGAATGAAAAATGATTTTAAATATATACAAAATGGAAACATATCCAATAAATATTTATCTTTTCAAGATTTTACAAAGGACACTAAAAACATTACGCACGAAGAAGGATGGGAATTAGTTACGCGTTTTCACAATTATAATATTATTATTTTTAAAGATAATGATAATTTCGTAGAATTGCTGTGTCCATCAAATTCGTATGGAAAACAATTTGATGATAAAAAACAATGTATTATACTTTATTATTTTGAAAAAGATAATTGTTATGAACCTATCATAAAAAAACCTCAAAACAAGAATACTGCTGTTTCATTTGTTTTTGATACCAATGACCCATTAGTAAAAGATGCATTACATACGATTCAAGAAACATATAAAAAATGCAAACCTATTATTGACTATGAGTTGGAAGACGGAAATACACCTACGTTAAATATAACTTCGGTTGAAATGTACGACCGATTATATGATGAATATGAAGATATACAACAAGTTACCCAAAACAATAAATGTATTGGATTTGTAATCAATCATTATTATGTTCCATGTTATCCAAGTGAAATTATTCGTGAATTGGAAGAAATACATACCCCTCCTTTGCAAAAGATAGAACCTACACTAACGTTTTTAACACATCTTTATACGACGTTACAGTTACCATGTCAGCCGCGATACAAAGTAATTAATAAAAAAAATGAAATCATTGGAATTTTAACGGAAACATTTCATTATGTTCCTTGTATAAATGCACCTAATTCTAAAAAAATAAAATTAGAACCCTATTATGGAAATTTAAAACATGAATTTGTAGAATTTAAAGAAAATATAGAAGATGTTACAAGAGTATCCAACGTCAATCGAATTAAATATGAACAATATGGGTTTACTTATTGTAAAAATCAATTAATGATTGCGTTGAATTTGCATACTTTTGCAGACCAGCGTATTGCTATCAAAAAAATAATTCATTCTAATAAATCCTATGTGATTAAATTAAAAGAAGTCACCGACCGTATACACAAAGTATTACGTTCCCATTTACACAACAAAATAGAATGGGTCAATGATATACCAGAAGAATACATACAAGACATGTTAGACCAATGCCCAAATGGGTTTTGTAACGCTTCTAAAATGTATTTACCGAAAATAAATTTGGTTACTTATGAAAAAAATGATTATTATAAACTTTTAGCGGATGAATTGATACGCAACAAACAAATTGAATTATTTGTATTAAAACCTGAAATACAATTTTTTGTACCGTACCAGGCCGAGGACCAAGAATTAATTTTAGACGGAAATGTAATTGAAACTTATTTAAAAATGTTAGATAAACCGTCCAAAAGTCAACGTTATTATGATAATATTAATGTATTACCTACAGAACAATATAGACCTTTAGTATTTAGTTCTACAAAATTAGAAAGAATTACAATTACCGAATAGTTATTTTTTTTATATATGTTATTTTTATATGTTATATAGTATTATTGCTGCAATAAGTATAACATGTGCAATTATTGCCTTTTATATTTATCGCCGATTTCGTAAAAAACCAGAAACTTCCACTCCTGTTGCTACTGCCGAAGTGTATTATTTTTATACAACATGGTGTCCCTATTGTGTAAAAGCTAGACCTGAATGGAATAAATTCAAAAAATATTGGGAACAAAAAAAGAAGAATAATTATACGTTACTTTTTTCGGAAATTGATTGCGATAAAAATGAATCCCTTGCCAGTAAATATGATGTAGAAACATACCCGTGTATTAAATTGATTAAAGACGGGAAAGTATATGATTACGATGCTAAACCTACTTTAGAAAATTTGAATAAATTTTTGAACATGTGTTTTGAATAATTACTTAAAATGAGTTGAGTGTACTATAACATGCCCAACGAATGTTATAATTACATCATTATTTCATGTCCGAACTCGGATGAATTAAACGAGTTGTATACGAAAGAATTAGTGAAGACAAAAGAAGAATCTGAAGATGAAAATCTCTATTATTATAAAAATATAAGGATTGAAAAGAAAACAAACAATATTATCAAATTCAATCAAATTACTAAATGGCATCCCGATTATGAATGGTTGGAAGGTTTACTTATTAAATATCCAAATTGTTGGGTAAAAAATACATGGCACGATGAAGATGCATTGGAAGGTATGTGGATTGGAAATATAGGTGATGAAGACAATATTATAATGCATCAATGGGTAATACCTATTGAACTATATAAAGAAATTTATAATTTAAAATAATATGTATAGTATAATTTATGTTACCTGCATGTTTTGATTGCATTCATTACAAAGAACCCAACGTAGCAAATGTACGCCGTTTTAATGATAACAGTTATTGTTTAAAACATAAAGAATATGCTGAACGCGCAAGAGAAGATGACCAAAAATGCGGTTTGTACGGAAAAGATTTCAACCCTCGAATTCCAAAAATAAAATTGAATAACAAATAAACTCTTTGTTATTAGTAAAATGAAGCTATTCTCGATTGAAGGAAACATTGGTTCAGGCAAATCTACGTTTATTGCAAAGTTGAAAGAAGAGTTGAAGCATATTGATGGAATTCCAGTAGTGTATGTCCCAGAACCAGTTGAAGAATGGGAAAGTATCCAATCGGTGGATGGTAAGAATATGATTGAACTCTTTTATGCCGACTCAAAACAGTACGCGTTTGCATTTCAAATGATGGCCTATATTACTCGATTGGCTTATTTGAAGAGAGAAATGAAAAAATATCCTGATTGTATTCTGATTTCAGAACGCTCACTACTTGCCGATTACTATGTGTTTGCTCGAATGTTGTATGACAGCGGTGACATTTCACAAGAGCAGTTTGAGATTTATAAACGGTGGTTCAATGAATTTCTAGAAGATGTTGTAATGACTGGTATTATTTATTTGAAGACAGACCCTCAACTATGTTTTGAACGCTGTACTAGTAGAGCTAGAAAGGGAGAAAATACGATATCCCTTGAATACTTGAACAATTGTTCAAGTATGCATGATAAATGGTTAAATAATGAGTGTATGAATACACTTGAACTCACGGATAATTCTGAAGAAGAAATAGAAGAAGTGGAAATGTTTATCCGGGATGAAATTTATGAAGATGATGTCGAACCAGAAGAATCCAATATATACAAAGTGGCATCTATTCTATGTTTGACGGTTCTTATAGGCAGTTATGCATGTAAAGCAGTATATATTATTCAACGTATTATGAACTAAACTATTATTTTTTTTCATTTAAACACAATACGTGTCAATATAGTAGAATGCAATTGAACATTGATTACCGCGAAAAAGCTTTGTTGCAGCGTATTCAGGTTGAACCTAAAAATTTGACGTTGGGTGACGTAACCATTGAAAAAGATGGAAAAGAACTTTTAATTATTGAACGTAAAACAATTGCTGACCTTGCATCTAGCATCTGTGATGGTAGATACAAAGAACAATCATTTCGATTATCTGAGTCGCCTGTATTGAACCATAACATTTTATATCTGATTGAAGGCTCACTTAATGATGTATGCAGTCTATCTAAAAAGGTATTGTTGTCTAGTTTGATTAGCATATGGTATCACAAAGGGTTTACTATATTTCGAACAGAGTCGATTGACGAAACGGCCGAATTTGTAACTACTCTATTTGAAAAGTTACAAAAAGATGATTTGAAACCGCATACAGAAAGTGATTATACGTCTACTGTAAAGAAACAAAAACGCGACAAAATTACACCAGAGAACATTGATGTTATTATGTTATCTCAAATCCCTGGAATAAGTAGTACAACAGCAACCGCGTTAATGACGGAATACAAAACTATTTTTCAATTGGAAAAAAAAATGCAAGAGAATAAAGAGTGTTTGGCTACGTTTATGTGTGGAAAACGAAAATTGTCTAAAACGTGTGTTGAAAATATAAAGATTTATTTTCATGTTTAGAATATATTTAATAAGTATATGGATGATATTGTGAAATTAATAGGTATTATGGTAATCATTATAGGTGTATTATTAATGATTTACTGTAAAAAATCCGTATGTTCAGAAGAAACAAAACAATATTACGTATACACAGTAATATTAGGAGTTTATGTAGTTAATTTTTATTATATTATAACCCAATATAAACAGTATGATTCAGATACGTGGAAAGTAGCTGGATTATTGATTGCTGGTCCAGTTATCATGTATATGTGTATGTGTCAACAAAATTGCTTTGAATTGTTTTTACCTACGTTTTTTGTTATTTTTCCGTGTATCATGATTATTTTTAACTTTTATATGCATTTCAGTAAAAAAAATTGATTAAAATAGGAGAACCTAGTTTGATTACAAAATGGAAGAATGCCCTATTTGTTTCGAGCCAATGAAAAGAACATACAAATTGGATAATTGTAAACATGCAATTTGTGTCACCTGTGCCAAACAATGCAAGGCTCGTTCGGAAGAACCATGCGTGAATGTTAATTCTACTTTTCAAATTCATATTAAAAATGGAAATCCAATCAAATGTCCATTGTGTAGGACATTAGAACAACAAATGACCGTAGAAGAATTTAAAAAAAATGACCCAGATTGTTATAACGAATGGATACAACTGGAGTTACATTGTGATGAATGGGGACAATCCTTTTATTATAACCAAGAAAAAATCATACAAAAAAATTGGATACCCAAATATAATCGTACGCCAAAACGCGTGACGTGGAAAGTTAGACCTAAATCATTTAAATAATTTACGCCGTTTAGTTTATTTTTTTTTCACCAAAAGTGAAACATTGAGCAGATGTGGCTTGACTACGTTGTTTATACATTCCCAAATACTCGTTCTTACATGTTATTCCATAATATATATAATAAAATAAGTTAAAAAAATAGACACAGTATAAGTAGAATGTGGGCAGATGAAATCAACGACCCTGAATATCAGGACCCTGTCTATGATGTAGACCGTCGTTCAACTAGTTCTGCATCTACACAACTACCCGATTACAAGGATTTGTACTACCAGCCAATTACATCCCTCAACAAGCGAATTTTGAATGCCATTACAGGTGAGGAATACAATTATCGTATTGGCTCGAACGATGAAAAGCGATTTTACGTGGTGATGACCCAAGACCCGTTCGAGCCAAAGGAAGCATGTCGTCTATTCTTTTCAAATCCGCAATCGTATGAAAATTTTTCAGGTCTAAAGGTAAGTGATGCAAGTATGGAACGCTTTCGTAAGAATCGTGAGTATTTTCGTACTCTAGATGCGCGATAAATTTTGTTATTTTTTATTTTTAGTTTTTCCTCAAAACTAAATTGAAATGAAATAAAGTAAACATAGTAAGTACATTATGTTTACTTTATTTGCTGTTCTGAATAATAAAACTACTTTGTGTGAATATATTAAAGCCTTGAATATGAATAAAGGAAAACCTCTTCGGGACTGGCTTAACTATGCTCGAAGTATATGTGATGGATTACCATCGGAAGAATACCTGTTATCTATACTCGTACGCGAAAAAAGCACAAAAGATAAAGGTCTTGTTGGTAAAATCATAGAATATGGGTTTTTTGGTCAAAAACCGAATTGCGATTCTGCTCCAGATATTGGAGCATTGAATTGTGACATAAAATCGTGTGCTTTTAAAAGTGTAAAAAAACTTGGAAAAAATGCAAAAGAGCGACAAACAATTACCAATTGTGGGAATACGAAAAATTATGATTCATTCAAAAATATAGTCGACCATGAAGTATTTTCAAACTGTTCCTACTACGCTAAAAGCAGCCAATTTTTGTTGTGTATACGAAACGATGATAAGAAAAAAATGAAAACAGTTGAAGAAATAATGAATCAACCCATGTTGCTTATTGTATTTGTAGAACTTGAAACACTACCGTTAGAAATGAAAACCATGATTGATGCTGATTATGCCAATATTCGCCAATGTGTTATTGAAAAACGTGTTTCACAAAGGGGACAAAAATATTTGCACATTCACACACATGGTGCAGGACATGGTAGCGGCAACCGTGCATTTGGGTTTACGTCTGCATTTATTACGCGTGTAGTGGCTTTACAACTTGCAGAACTACACCAAAAAAAGATGGAAGATATACTGATTGAAGGCAAAAGTGTGGCGATTAAAAACGAATATTTATAATTTTGACAAGTATAAGAATTAAATTATAGGCGCTTCAATGTTAAAACAATAATGGTCCGCAACGTGCCATCTTTACCTGGATGCTGTTTCTTGATTTTTTCGTCGATGACATATTTCCCGTACCACAAATATTCTTGTTTTTTTCCGTTGTTTCGAACTTCATAAAGATAAATGTCTTTTGTTTTTATAGGATTCAACAACGGTTCATTGAATTGTTTTTCGTGTTCATCTTGGTCGCCGTCGTGACCAAATAACGTATATTTGGGGCGATTAACATCGCTCAAATCATCTGCATAGAATTGAGTACCATGAACTGACCGTAAAATGGTTAATGCTTTAGCAGGTCGCGGGTTAATACCGGCAGCAGCAAATGGTGTGCATCCCGTTTCTTGTTTGATATATTCTTCTATCCCACCTGGACCTCCCCACTTTGAAAATACTATTGGTTCAGGAGCAAGGTTGAACGTGTGTTGAAGAAGTTCAGCATTAATTTGGTGCGCAATTGCCAATTCCGCTCGAAGTTGCTGAATCAATACACTTGCACAATCCATTTCTGCTTGCAAACCGGATATCTTGATGTCGTTGTCTTGAATGAGTTTTGAAATGGTTGCCATAGTTAATCTTGCGAATACATTTCCTATAATGGCAAATTCATTTCAATTTTTTAGGAAAAAATAAAAATAGAGTAATGTGAGTATTTATTAAATAATGGTTTACAACTTTCCAACACAAAAAATGAAAAATATACTTATTGTGAATGCAAAAATATATTGATTAAAAACGAATATTTATAATTGGTCTACTATAGCATTTACAATGTACAAAGAATATACTATTTCAAGAGGATATTCATTTTTTTTAGATTGAAATGCAACATCTAATTCATCTACTTCAACGAATTCATCTTTTATATTTAATTCTTTTATTTTGCTAGATATGTGATGTAAGAGTTCAGTAGGAGAATAGTGGTTGTTTTCATCCGTCTCAATATTGCAATTTTTTTGTTGAAACAGATAATTATCGTATACATGAGGTTTCAATTCTTCTAACCATTGGTTCATTTCTGTAAAAGTTCGATGGTTGGCAATAAGAGGATACACTTTATTGTTGTTCATCTGATATTGCATAGCTTTTTTACCAGACCCTTTGTGCAACATACATCTCCATACAAACTTTGATTGTTCAAAATCTGAAGTAATGTTATCTAATTCGACACGTAGTTGATTGACTTTAAGATAAGGTACATGTACGTGAAATTTACTGTTTAGTTTTTTAGGAGAAGAAACATAGTTTGCAAATAATGGGGTTTTCAAATCATTTAAATTTATTTGCGCTTTTACCAAGATTCGTTCCTTTTTCACCAACACTAAATTCATCTGTTTTTTGATAGCGTTGGCTAGCGCCATCGACAAATGGACACAAACGGCGTTTCCAATTTGTTTATGTTTGGAATTACTATTGGTACCAATAAATTGATAATCAATTGGAAATCCCATCAAACAAGCTAATTCACGAATGGTTGGAGCGCGATAGCTAGTTGAATTTTCTTTTTGGAAGATGATAGATTCGCGGGAACAATAGGATTCAGTAGCCATAATGGTTCTGCAAAGACGGTCTACCCTGTCTGGAAAATCCATTTTACCCATAAATCCATGGTCAATTTTCAACCGCTTTGCTTTATCCGCCCATTCTTTTGGTATTTCACTATCGTAAAAATGGTCGGTCACATCCTTACTCTGCAACGTCAATGGAAAAGAGGGGTCTAGAATAGTCTGTTTTGTATTCTGCAAAGGAGGACCTAGCGCATCTAGTATAGTCTTCATGTGGGTAGGACATTCGTTAGATACTTCAGGTAAAATATAATTTCCAACGATAGCACGTTTCCTACCCTGAGGACTACCATAATCAGATGCAAGTAATATATTTTTACAAGGAATGATTAAATCAGGCAAGGAAGGGTCTAACCCTAATTCAGAAGCCGTGTATTTATCTTGTATGAATTCTAAACTGTTGGGAACGTTTTCCATTATCCAATATTTCAAACGACTGTTGGGTTTGGATTGTTTGTAGAGAACAATTTTTAAATACTGGTGGATTAACTGAACTCCAAGAGTTTTATCTGCTTTACCACTTACGTTGGAATTGGAAAAGGAAACACATGGAGGTGACCCAATAATAATATCCGTATCTGGAACAATGGAATCTATTTGGTGTGTTTGAATATCCAAAATATTCATACATACTGTTTTGCAGTGAGGGTGGTTGTGTTCATGGGTGACATGTGCAGGTTTCCAACAATCTAGTCCAAAAACGACATCAAATCCTTGTTGATAAAACCCTTCTGAAAATCCACCAGCTCCGCAGAAGAAATCCGCTACTGTAATTCCATTTGCATTTTCATTTTGTGGTTGAATAGTGGTTGATTGTAATAATTGAATAATTTCATCTTTTTTCATGCTGCTGTATCCTTTCTTATTTTGCTCTTTACATAGGACAATTAGTTCGGCACGTGTTTTATTCATATAGTCCATTATAGTATAGGTAATCTATTTAATTATTTTCAATTTTATAACCTATTAAATATAGTACGATAGATAAACTAGAATGAAGTTTGGATATTTATTTTTTCTGAATCCATCGTTTATCAAAAATATAGACAAACCTGTTTGCAAAGATTGTAAATATTTCAAGTATGACCCTATTTACACTGATTATAATTATGGAAAATGCGGATTGTTTGGAACGAAAGATTTAGTGACCGGTAAAATTACGTTTGAAGATATCATCACGGCAAGACGTATGGATTGCGGGGTAAACGGCACTTATTTTGAACCAAAAATACCATAACTGCAACGTAAATAAAATAAACTATTACTATAACCCATTGTGTATTAGGTTGTAATTTGGAACTTCCAGTTCGGTTGCGCATATATTTAATACAGTACGTGTCAATACACGTTGTACTAAATAACTTATATTTTTTGGTCAACAAACTAAAAATGGATTGGTCATGACGATGTTCTTTAAATTCTGGACAATTGGGTAATATAGATGGACTATCATCTATACTATGATAATCACATGCCACCATGTACCATTCATTTATCAATTTTCGTGTTTCATCGCAAACAAATATCAATAATGCACCTGCTTGATGTTGATTCGTATTCAAATATTCATCTTTATTCATATCTAAAAACTCAATCAAATCATGCTTGTTCCATACTTTTTCTAGGCATTTAGTGTCGCATCCTATGATTTTATCTTTTTTGACAATCTCTATGTAGTCAAGCAAATATTTCTTTTCAGAAAGGTCGAGTTCACATCCACAATCTAAATAAAGTAGAATATCCCCATCTTTCATTTGGTTCATCGTTTTCAAAATAAGATAGGGTTTCCATAACCAATATCCAAATCCGCGTTTATGTTTGGTAATAAATGCTCCGTGTTGTTTCCAAAACAAATTATCTTTTTTCAAGTATGCACCAGTATAAGCAGTGATAGTTGTAAACAATTTAAATGGGTAAGCTTGATTACATAATCGAATTGCAGCGTCTATATAATTAGCGTGACTTCCAAAAGTAATAAAATACATAATACATATGTATACTTTTGTATTCAAATAGTTATAAAATATATCAATATAGTATATGGCAACAAAACGTAGACAAATCAAACAACAAACACGAAAAAATATTCGTAAATCTTGTATTTGTGTGATAAGTACAAAAAATCCAAATCATGTATTGATAAAAACCATACAAAATGTAAAGTTATATTATCCAGAATTTAAAATTGTAGTGGTTGACAGTGATTCAACAAAATTTAAATATTTTAAATTAGTTCCTCCTGATGTAAAAATTGAATATTGTAAAAATAAAAATTGGGAGTTGGGAGCATGGTGTTATGCATTTGAAAAATATAATAATTATGACGTCTACATGTTTATTCAAGATTCACTCACACCCATCAAACGAATTCCTAATTTAAATGTCAAACCTAACCATTTGTATTCGTTTCATTACAAAGCAACAATATCAGAGGGTGGACATTTTGATGTATTGAAACAAATTTACAAAGATACAGAATTATCTTTCATCTCTAATTTAGACCCATCCACCCCTATAGTGGGGACTGCACATACATCGTTTATAACAAATAAAGAGAATGTGTATACAATATTACAACTAGAAAATGTATACAAGGAAAAAAAGATTAAAAAAACAAAAGTTCATTCATGGTTATCGGAACGTTGTGGCGGTTTAATGGCAGAACGTAACCATAATAAACGTTATGATATTACTCCGTATTTTAAAAAAAAACATTTAAAGAGGATTTAAATATATTTCAAGTGTTAACATATATGAAAAAATCTTTCATTCAAATTGTAAAAGATGTATTACCACGACGTAAATTCATACATAGACATGAAAATTGTATCATGTATGAATTATCCGGTGCCGAACTGTTAACCATGCACGATAAGTTTACCATTCCAAGTTATCAAGTGGAAATTAATCGAACCAAAGTAAATGCAATGCAACGAGACTTTTTTACAAACCACGATTTTTTTCATTTAAAAAATAATATAGTGTTTGGTGTTTTACCTTACAATGAAGAAACCATTTACATTATTGATGGGCAACATCGGTTTGATATGTTGAAACAGTTGCAATCTAATTTGAGTTCTTTTATAACCAACCAAGATTTCAAGTTCAACGTTTACTTTTTCAACATTATCAATGATGAATATCAGTTATCTCTGTTTCGTGAATTGAACCACGATTCCTATAAAAACCAAGAGTTTATATCGCTTGGAGCAACGATTGGGAAACGCGTGTACGATGTGTGTGAAATAATGAAGCAACATTATGTTTTTTCCCCAAAACGTTCTTTTAAAGAAAATGATAAAATATATACACTGAAAGAATTTATGCACAAAATTCATCCCTATTTGTTGACGAAACATAATGCAGAAGAAGTAGCAGACGATATTCATGCTAAACTTAAATTGTTCAAGGAACATGTAGATTGGTTCACCGTGAAACCAGAAGAAGAAGAATACTACAAGCGTGGGTCGTGGTTATCGCTTACGCGATTGAATTTTGTTGAATTTTTGTTGCATGATACGGTTCCTAACGTAATCCCACTTCCATCCAAACGAATGATAACGGCTGCTTTACGTAAAAAAGTGTGGGATAAAGAATTTGGAACTCAGATGGAAGGTAAATGTCCTATCAAAAATTGTACCTCAATGTTGTTCAAAGAACAAGATTCAGCGTTTCATTGCGGTCATATTGTACCGAAATGCAGAGGTGGAGAAGATATTGTTGAAAATTTAAGACCTATATGCGCCAATTGTAATGCGCGTATGGGGTGTAAACATTGGGATGAATATGAAAAAAATATAGTATAATATAGTATGAAATATATTTTTCCTTTTAATACGTGTGAAAAACCAAATAAGAAGGGAATTGCTCAGCCCTATTCTGCATTTTTAATTTAATGAATTGTTTAATTGTACTTTATTTTTTAGTAAAAACAAAAACAAATTATGCATTTTTATTATTAGCTTCTATTTTATGTTTTGAATTATTTCATGTATTTTCTCACAGTATTCATATTCCAGGTTCAATACAAACAAATACAACACATGTACTTTCTTATTGTATAAATTTTGCTTTTTTGTTCTTTTTTTATAAATATGTTAACATATTACCTAGTACATTATTTATTCTATTTTATTTATTTTTAATAAGTGTTGATATTTATTTATTTTTAAATATGGATGTAGTTTATTATCTTTTTAGTCAGGCATTATTATTTTTTTCTGTGTTATTTTATTATTATTCATCGTTACCTCAATACATTAGAAATAAAATACATATTCTATTAATTATTGTTGTATCCATAATCATTTTATTTATCAATGAAAAACACAATTGCAAACGAATGTTGAAACAATTTCCGCATTTTCCATTTCACATTTTGATTGAAATTATGGGTATTATAATATTTTATATTATTTGTAGTACATTTTATAAATTATAATAAACAAACTCTATTAACTAGTATAGATGGAGGCTAGAATTAGACGATTCGAAAAAGAGAGACATATCATTCCTAGTATTCAAACCAATGACATGTATCAAAATATGCCGTTTGCACCTGGAGCAACGCTTACTATACCTACCAATTATCCTTTTGTGCCTCCTTTGTTGAAAGTAAACAATATGTTTTATGTACGTTATTTAGAAAATGAGTTTAAACCATTGAAACCTTTTTTAGAACAATATAAAATTAAACCTTATAATTGTTGTTTGTGTTGTTCTAGTATTACGGGGGACAATTGGACACCCTGTTATGGAATCAAAGAAGTGTTGAATGAATACAACCATTACAATTCGTTGTTGAAATTGATACAAAAAACAAAACTGTGTTTATCCAAGGTGGATATGGATGATTTAGTTCATTCTAGGATTATAAGTTATTTATTTCATGTTTAGGAATTTTCTAATGGTATAGTATGGCAAAAACTCCAAAAGGAACATTTACCATTCCTATCGCACCCTATCAACCGATTGATGCAGGAGTGCAAGCAAGAGCTGGTATTACAACTACAGGATACCAACGATATGAACCACCTGCTCCACGACCTAATCCATATGAAAATCGTACTGTTAGCGAAATTCATGCTGCACAAGGTTTACTAAATTTACAAAAAAAAGGAGGAAGTAGAAATCATAGACGGCGCAGTCGTAAATCTAGGCGCAGTAAATCTAGGCGTAGACGTTAAATAATATTTTATTATACTATGTCTAAAAGTTGGGCAAATCCCACATGGTTTTTTTTCCATACGTTGATTGAAAAAATACATCCAAATCATTATTTGCTTATCAAAGATGAAGTAATGGCACATATTAAAAAAATTTGTACAATGTTACCTTGTCCAGATTGTGCGCAACATGCAACTCAATTTATGAGTACGGTAAGAACTCCTCCTACGAAAGAAGATTGTAAAAAAATGTTGTTTTATTTTCACAACTCGGTAAATAAAAATATCAAAAAACCATTGTACAATTATGATGATATGAGTATGTATCAACGTGTTAATTTACTCGTATGTTACAAGCTGTTTCGCGAACAATTTACAAAAAAAACAAATAATCCTAGAATGTTTTTAGATTCTATGAGTAGAACACGCTACATTCAAGAGTTAGATGCATGGTTGCAAAAAAATAGATTACTGTAATTTTATTCAATATCTACATGGGTTAGCATATGGCGTCTGCAGCATTGGCGAGTTAATCGCAGTTCATTGAGTACTTGTGCTTCAGGTGTTTCTTCTGTAAAATCAATATGAAAATATTCAGGTATGTCGCCTTTTTTATCTTTTACCCGTTTTTCTTTTAGCTCGGCGACACGTTCTAGATACCATCGATATTTATCTCCAATCAGTTTTCCGCAAGTAAAACAACGAACAGGGATAATCATTCTATAGTATCTAAAGATACAATTTATTCATATCAATTTTTATATTTAATTATTTATGTCTGAATTAAATGAAATGTATTTAGGGAATATAAAACCAACATGTGTTAATAAAAAATTAAATGGATATAAACAACAAGACATAAAACAACAAATTTACAGTGAATATCATTTTATTACAACAGAATTAGTGTTGGAAAAATTAATTGTTTGTAAAATGAAATGTTTGTATTGTCAACAACCCATGTTATTTAAGTATGAACCTAACGATAAATTACAATGGACGTTGGACAGAATTGACAATCGAATGGGTCACAACAAAGACAACATCGTCATTAGTTGTTTAGATTGTAACTTGAAACGACGAAATCGAACCGTTGAAAAATTTAAGTTTACAAAACAATTAAAAATAGTAAAAATATAATATATGTCATTTGAAGTTACCAAATTATATAAAGTGAAGATTCAAGCATCTAATCTGTTGGATGATTATTATTCCTTGAAAAAAATATACGATGAATCCGTTCAAAAAAAAAATAAACGTAAATGTATTCATTGTCAGAAAGCATACATGACTTCACTCGTATTTCAGATGAAAGACCGTAATTTGATTAGTCTATGTCCTACAGAAGGATGTGCATCTAATATGATTGTACCTATTGAAACGTGTACCATGTTCAACGAATTTTACCAAACGTCTAAACAAACCTACGAAGATATAGTAGACACTGTTCTAACTACAAAATTCAAAATTTTATTTGGTTATTCACATGAAAAAGATAGCAATATTGGTCAACTAAAAGAATTGTACAAAATGAACCATGAACATTATGTGCAATGTATAGAAGATTATAAAGATATCGTATACCCTAAACATCATACCATGATGGGGTTTGAACAAAGACGAGATGACCTAATCGAACAACTAAAAAATCCAGATGCAGATGTTAAAAAAATATATGATGAGTTACGACCTATTTTATGCGAAATACGCAAATTAAAATATGTAACTGAAATACCAGATAGTTCACGAATTATCTATAAACCATATTCCATTGCCGACTTAGAACATTGCACTGCTTCGTCTATAGTTACAATCACTGAAGAGGAACGTGAAGAATTGTTAGAGAAAACAGAACACATACCGAAAGAAAAAGAATCCAAGCCTAAAAAACTGAAAAAGAATTAATTCACTCTGTATCAGGAAACATGGGACCAGGAAAAGTATATTTGGCGAGCATGAACCTTCGAGGAGAAGGAGCTACCAAGGTAAACGTAACAAGTGCGCAGGGTTTATCTAGTAAAAACCGCAGAGATTTCTCTCCCATGACACCGGATGAAGGCGGGTAACCTAAAGAATATAGTTAAGACTTCTTTCGTGTTTTTAAAGTACAATTTTTCTTTTTCTTTTTCTTTAAAAATGTACGAATTTCATCTAAAACACCTGTAAAATGAAGTGTAAACACACATGAGTTATCTTCTTCTAAATTATGATAAAAAGATTGAAAAAACCGCCATGGAAAAGAATGTATATAAGTAGAATACTTAGGTAATATATTTTTTACAAAACTACCTTGTTCATAACATTCCGATGCCCAATCACAGGATGCTGTCCATTTTTTATCTTGTTTTTTCCACATTTTGTCGTCGTATGTATTTAACCAATGATTCATAATTTCTAATCCCTTTTTGGTATTTAATACAAAAAAAACGCCTGCATTAAATGGTGAATCCCATACTTTATTATCTGGACTTGAATAAAAATGTTTATCTTTCATTATCATATCGGTTAATTGAATATTAAAATTATAAATACATGCATCCGTATCTAACCATAAAATACCTTTATATTTAGGTAATAATGTATAGGTTAACAATACCTTTATCCAATAAGGAGGTAAATTATATTCTTTATGTATAAATTTATAATCATACTTATATTGTAAACAATATTGTTTATTCATATTCATTAATTTTTTTAAATTATGTTGTATTGGACGATTATCGTACTGTAAAATTAAATAGGTATCCATACTTAATAGTTTTAAAATAATTTCATTCGTTTAAAAGTTAAAGATTATACATGAATCTACTACATGATATCTGTTTTTTTACAAGCAGGACTTGGAAATCAGTTTTTTCAATTATTTACGGCAATTGCCTATGCAATTGAACACAATGAAAAAATGGTGATACCTACGTTAAAATGGGATGAAAAATGTAGACCTCCTTATTGGGAGAGTGTATTTAAACGACTTGCAGGAGCATTAGACCCTAATATGAAACCGGGAGACATGCAGAGATTGATGGAAAAACGGTTCGAATATGATGCTCTCCCTAAAAAAACAAACGTAATTTTATTTGGTTATTTTCAATCGCACAAATATTTTGAAAAACATTATGAAGCTATTTACAAAAAATTAAATTTAAAAATGGAACAAGAAATGATTAAAACCAAATATTTAACCATTAAAGAAACAATATCCTTACACTTTAGAATTGGAGATTACTCGAATTTACAATTTCATTATCAATTGTTATCCGATGACTATTACATAAAAGCCATTCAAGAAATTATAAAACGAACCAATAAAGAAGATTGGAACATTATTTATTTCTGTGAAGAAAAGGATAATCTTCCAGTAAAACAACGTTTACGTAAAATTAAACAACAATTTCCTACCCTTTCTTTTTTCAAAGCATCTGATGAAATGAAAGATTGGGAACAATTGTTGCTCATGAGTTGTTCTGACCATAATATTATCGCCAACAGTACATTTAGTTGGTGGGGAGCTTACTTGAATCGTAACCCAGATAAATGCATTTGCTACCCGACAGAATGGTTTGGACCATTAAATACGGATAAAACAGTAGTTGATTTATTTCCGTCCACATGGATTAAAATCTAAACAAATAGTATGGCTGCTGTTGAATATTTACCATTAGCAGTAATTGCAATTCTAGGGGTAGGAGCGATATATACTATGAAAAAAATAAAAGACGAAATACAAGACCAACAAAATATTGTAGGTTCCAATTCATTTGGAAGTTTTTCTTTACCTATTGGAGATACTCCAATAGCGGATGCTAGAGATGTCGATATACCCGAAGCTTCCTATTCACCTTCCTTATTTTTTAGAGGAAGTGTAGATGAACCAACAGCAAGCGAAATACCTCATGCGGTTTCATCAAGAGGCGGTAAAACAAAACGCAAACGTCGTTCAAGAAAACGTTCTCGGCGAAAAAAATAAATACAGAATATATGGTTAGTTCTGAAATCGTGTTTGGAGGTGCAATTCTTGGTGTTGCTCTAATTTATGGAATATATGAGTATGCAACTAAAGAAACTAATGAAGAATTACGCTACCCATCTTTTAGCAGATATATGACCCCAGCGCCACGATATGATAATAATAATAATGTAATCAATGATAGATATTCTTCATTTTCTAATGTACAACAAGGTGGTTCCCGTCGTAATCGTAGAAAGAATAGAAAAACAAAACGTACTTAAAATTTACTGTGTAATTACTTTTATGTTGAAAGTAATTACATCACCATGTGGATTATTTCGTTATTCTGCATTATTTCAAAAGAAAATATACTATTTTGGGCATCCCGAAATATCTACTTTTGTTGATGGAAATAGTCTTCTTGTACGTGATAAATATATTCAACTCTGTTTAGAAAATGAAGAAAAAAACAAACAAATCCACCAATTAATTCCGTCCAACACATTGTTTGAGTATTATATATTATGGGGTCATTCACGCAACATAGAAGTAAATACGGACCATTTGAATGCTATGTTGTGTAAAAAGTATAAAAATATTGATTATTTTTATTAAAATATTCTATTTATACACAATGATAGAAGAACCAGAGTTACCTATTGCAACTGAAATAGCAGAACCTTTACTAGAAATAGTTGTTGCACAACCTGTGTCAAGTGAAATTCGACGACGTCGTGATATATACAATAGAAATGCGAGAGAATTATTTATTATGTTAACAATTACAACTACTGTGGCAGTCTTTTATATTTTATATATATTTTCACCTTATATAATTTAAAATTGATTATTAAACATCTAATAATTATAATAAAAATGGTAGAAATTGAAATACCTACAGCAACAGAAGTATCTATTGTTGTAGCTGAGCCGATTATTATTTCACAAGCAACACGTCTTAGACAGAAATGTAAAATGCCTTTCTGGCTACCTATATGCGCTACATGTTTAACAATGTTTGCTTTTATGATGTTTATATTTTGGAATCAACGACATTAAATCGTAAAATTTTCATACAAGATTTCAAGTTCCAATGTAAAACTAAAATCCATATAGTTTAAATCGACCACGTTTCCAAATTTATCTAGTATTTTAATATGTAATTTTTTTAGAGTAACAGGTCCATTATATAGACGTATTTTACATAATGGATTATTATCGTAAATGATAAGAGCTAATTTTTCATCGTTCATGGGAACTTTGGCCAATATTGATTTATCTAAAAAGTTTCGGTCAATACCAACAATGTTGGTAATGTTCGTGTTATATTGGTAATCTTCTACACTTAAGTAAATATACCTATCTCCAATTGCATCAAACAACCCTTCTGATTTCAAACAATTTTCATTTTCATAACATTCGTTGCGAAACCCTAATATCCATCCGCATCCTTGTATTGAATTTTCAAAGTAAATGGAAAATGGAGTGACCGATTCAAAAATACTGTGAAATTGCGAGTCAATATAATAATGGATTGAACACAATCCAACAATAGATTGAAAATAGGTGTTCATGAATTCTTCTAATGTTTCATTTGTATAATTTCCTTCTGGAATACTAACATGAAATACTTCTTCCAGTATTTTGATAGTAAATATATTATTTTTTTGTTTACATGAAAATAAATAACGCGTGTTGGGTATTTCAATTGATGCTAACCGCATAGATACCACGTGTTTAATTTCGGAAGGGAGTATATATTGGTAATCAGATGAAAAAGAATTAACGTGTTGCCGAAAACAACTGTGTAAATTTAAATTTTGGGTTTGTACAAGTCGTTTAATAGTGTTCAATTTACCAGGAGCCACTGAATTATTGACAATGTTAAAAATAGGGTTAGGTTCTGCAGGTTTCAATATTTCAATTAAATTTGAAGTATCATAGGTTTCAAACGACCGAACGCCTTTGATTTTTTCTAAATAATCGTTCAAACAAACATCATTAGGTAATAGTTGATTTTGCTCAATCAAATTCAAAATACATTCAAGTGCTTTTCCAGATTTGTAATAAAATGAATAAATATCTTCTGGATAATTTCGTTTCACCATATCGCATTTGGTACGAATTGCTTTAATTTGATTGGTGGAATGCCCTTTCATTTGAAACAGTTTGGCTAAATCTTCATATTTGTAATTATCTAGATTTAAATCAAACGACATGACCTAACTAGATAATTAAAAATAAGTGAATGAACCGAATATTATTTACAACCCATAATATCTTTTACACATATGGGCAAATAATGACTCTCGCACGGACTCTCGCACGGACTGTCGCAAGGTCTATCACAAGGTCTATCGCAAGGTCTGTCACAAGGTCTATCGCAAGGTCTGTCGCAAGGTCTATCGCAAGGTCTATCGCACGGCGTACTACAAGGACTGTCGCATGGTTTAGGACACGGTTTAGGGCATGTAGAATACCATTCGGGTGGTTTACATGGAGGTAGATTCTGTCTACAATGATATTTCATAGTATAATATTCATTGTAAGATAATGGTCCCGGTCTACATTCAATTTTACACTTTTTCATAGTATTATGATATATTTAATTTGTAATAATCGCAAACTTTAAATATACTTATTAATATATGAAATATTGTATATGCATACGAGGTATGCTCCTATACCAGAAAAAGATTATGAAACCATATTTAAGTTTGCAAGAATTAAAATAAAATGTTAACTAATTAAAAAATATCTGAATACAATACAAATATTTTTGATAGTTGGATTGCAATTGGTCAACACTACAGTAATTACAATAGGGGTATATGGTGTTATTATAGATGAAATATCCGACCATTTAAATGATGTTGTAACATTTAAAGAAGACATGTTTAAGTTTTTGCATTCTTTACGTATTTCAATTTTGCTAACATTTGTAATTTCAGATTCATTAATACCTAAATCATCCGCAGCAAAGGATATTACTTCTGAATATAAATCAATAGCGACGTTATTTACTAATGCGTTATCAATTAAAATATAGGGTAAACTAGATGTTTGTACAGGTTTGTTTACTGTAAATACATTACCATTAAAAAACGTAGTTTTAAATAACGCGGTAGATAGAGATAAGTCATCTATATAAATATAATTACTATTTAATGTTTGTGAAATAGGATACATTTGTTTGTTTAATACGGCTAAATCTATACTAGACATATAGACTACATATATATTTAATTTTAGAAAATGACATTTTTTTACGCAGACATTCACGTAAAAAATCTAATTTACGAATATCATATATTTTTGTTTTATACAGCAAATGATATAGTTCATATTCAGGTTTTAATTTAATCATCGTTTTAAATTGATACCCTAAATCACCTGATGTATGTGGTTGGATGGGTACTCTGTCTAATAATTGAACCATTTTGTTAGTCAAAATGTCATTTGTATTCGTACAAATCATATTTCCTTTCAACTCTAAATGTTCATTATCTAAATAAGGGTCAATAAAATTGGTTACTATATTTTGTAGACTATCTTTATTTTTTCTTTTTCCAGATAATAACACCATATATTAAAGATTTATTCTTTTATAATTTATGATTATTATTGAACAATCGTTGCCTACCTGTAAAGAATACACGACTACTGACCCTATCCACTTATTCCTACAATTTTATTTGGATAAAGACAAGACGCATCGTCGAGAAATTCGATTTGCACTTAAAAAAAATGTTAAAAATCCACACATTGAATCTATTATTTTATTAAATGAACGTATTTATACCGATGATGAACTAGGTATCACTAGTTCTAAAATAAAACAAGTCGTCATTGATAAACGTATTACTTATTCAGATTTTTTACAATATAAAATAGATGGATACAAAGTGTTAATCAACACCGATATTTTTGTAGATGATACCATACAAAATATTCGTACATCAGATATTCATTTACACAAAAAAATGTTTGCATTACTTCGATACGAGTATAACGAGGGTGAGCCACAACTATTTTGTAGACCTAACAAAACAACAGGAAGAGAAGACAGTCAAGATACGTGGATTGTTCATTCGAACCATACGTTTACTAAAAAACAACTAGATATATTCAAAATTCAATTAGGTGTACCTGGATGCGACAACAAAATAACCTATTTATTCAAAATGTTAGGGTATGAGATATATAACGACCCTGCTTATATCAAAACATATCATTGTCATGCAACTACCCAACGAAATTATACAGGATTTATAGAACAACCTTATTGTTATGTATTTCCAGCAAACATGCCTTATAGTTCTCCACATCCCAACATTAATGATATATCGATGAGCATGTATTCTTTTTCCAAATCGAATAAAGAGTTGTACAATGCGTTACAATCCACTTCTCCTATTTTGATACCGCGTATTGCAGGAGTTGAAAATAATTTTGCGATAAGTCAAGATTTTACTATACTTCAAAACCTCATGCCTACAATGAAAAAAAATGCTGGAATACAATTTAATTCCATGGATTCTATTGAACAGTATAAAAAATGGTATTTATCTGCGTTCGAGAATTGTTCCATGTATACTTCATGGGAGCCATGGGGAAATGTTTACAAATATATTGCACTTTCTCATAACGAAATTCAACGGCTTTATCCAAAACCAACGATATGGGCTTTTGTATTTGATATTTTTCACTATATTCATCAACCATGGACACATGCTTTAGCAAATAAACGTATACTTATTATATCCGCGTTTGTAGACAGCATTCAAAAACAACAACAGGCTTATCCAACTGATTTATTCCCCAATTGTACGTTTGTCTATTTAAAACCGCCTCAAACCAATGGAAACAATGCAAGTTTAGATTGGCATGTTGAATTTACAAATTTTTGTACAAAAATTAAAAAATTAGAAAATGAGTTTGATGTAGCATTGTGTTCTTGTGGAGGATATGGAAACCCTATTTGTTCATACATTTATTCTTTGAATAAATCAGCCATTTATGTAGGAGGAGTTTTACAAATGTATTTTGGTATTTATGGAAATCGATGGTTAACAGAACGTAAAGAGGCTATAAAACTCTACATGACGACTGATTGGAAACGACCATCGGAACATGAAAAACCACTTAACCATAATAGTATTGAATCTGGTTGTTATTGGTAAAATAATATTATCAATATATATGTTTAAGTATACAAATCCGACGGCAAGTAATTTGAATTTTAATTTATATAGTGGAGGAAAACGATTTAAATCAAGAAAATACAGATTTGGAAGAAAAAATACAAAAAAAATTCGTGGAGGTGAAAGTTTCTTTAGACCTAAAACGCCCGAACATGTGCAATATGCTTCTAGCAAGTGTGTTTCTGATTGTGAAAAAAATGCTAAAAATTTGTGTAAAGTTACATGTGACGCTGCTACTATCGCAGCGATAGAAGTTAAAAATACAGGAATTTCAAGAGATTTTATTAATGATTTATCTTCACGTGCTAAAAAAAATGAAGAAAAATATTTACTTTTGGTGAAAGAACATGAAACGTTGAAACAAAAATACGAAATGCTTGAATCTGTAGTAAGACGTTAAACTGCATTTGCAGCGGCATACGTATTATCTTGTGAATATTTGAAATTTAAATGGGTAGGAGTAATCGATTGAACTAAAGGAGCAATTTTCTTTACAATCGTTTCTTCTAATGTAATTTGAAATTGATTCGTAGGCGTAAAAGGTGTTTGAGAAGGTAATTCGTCTAAAATAGGATTTATTTTATTGGCCATGGTGTTCATCACAACTTCATATCCAGCAATCATGGCAAATACGCCTAAAATAGGAGATATAGTAAATAAATAAAATACAATGAATAAAATAATAATAGTACCAGGAACACCACCTACTATAGAATGAATATCAGATGGTATAGAAACACCTCTTACAATAATAATCACTAATACAACCATGATAACGATTTCAAGAAGATTCATATATGTATAAAAGATTATAATTAAAATTGATTAAACAATCTAAAAAGTATACAAGTATAATGTATTTAGGTCAAAAAGGACTTACGATTCCCAAATCTATTCTTACCGAATCGGAACAAAAACAAATCAAAAAGGAACTTACCATTACGCCTAAAAATCTGTACCAACCTTTACCTCCTTTTTACATTTATCGCGAATCTCCCAATAAATTGTACGTTCCTCGATTTTATAAAACAGATGCAGTTCCTTCACAATTACCCGAAGGTACACTTATTCAAGTACCATTTACAGGCCAAATCAGAGAAACCCAACAACCTGCCATTGATGCATTTATGCAATCGAAGTGCGGCCTACTTCAATTACCGTGCGGATTTGGAAAAACAATTGTAGCTTTGTATTTAGTTAGCGCATTGAGTAAAAAAACATTGGTGATTGTACACAAAGAATTTTTGATGGACCAATGGATAGAGAGAATACAAGAATTTTTACCGTCGGCTAGAATTGGAAGAATACAGGGGTCTATTGTGGATGTGAACAATAAAGATATTGTGTTGGGAATGTTGCAATCGTTATCTACCAAAACGTATCCACGAGAAGTGTTTAACGATTTTGGATTCACGATTATTGACGAAACACATCATATGGGAGCTGAAGTGTTTAGCAACGCATTGTTTCAAATCGTAACACCATGTATGCTTGGATTATCGGCTACGATGGAACGCAAAGATGGTATGACTAAATTGTTCAAAATGTTTTTAGGAGAAGTTGTTTATTCGGCGCAACGCGAAACGGTAGACAACATAGTGGTTCAAATGATTAAATATCGGACCAACGATGCAGAATTCAATGAAACCATTTTAAATTTTAAAGGCCAAGCCAATTATTCTAGTATGATTAAAAAGATTTGCGAATACAATGGACGTACCGAATTCATACTTACAGTGCTTACTCATTTGCTAGCACCATCCGACATACAACGCCAAGTAATGATTTTAGCGCACAATAAGTCGGTGCTAACATACTTGTATGACGCGATTCAACATCGTAAATTGGCAACGGTAGGCTATTATATAGGTGGAATGTCTGCCACGGATTTGAAAGAAACGGAAAGCAAACAAGTGGTTATTGCAACCTATGCTATGGCAGAAGAAGCGCTAGATATTAAATCGCTTAATACGTTGATTATGGCAACACCTAAAACAGATGTAACTCAAGCAGTTGGACGTATTTTAAGAGAAAAACATGGCCAACCTATTATTGTAGACATTGTAGATTCGCATGATACGTTTGTGCGACAATGGTCAAAACGTAAAAAGTATTATAATTCACAAAATTATTCTATTGTACAATCAAGCAACACTACCTATCCTGCAGTAGAACCGCTTAAAGTTCGTAAATCAATATGTTTATTTAATGCGTGACCCTTTTATACCTAAAATTGTACCTATTTCATTCAATGCACCTGTAAATATAGGTCCTTGGGAAGTCAATGAATCTGCGGATGGAATAGAATACAAAAATTTGAATAATATAATTATTGCTATTACAAATAATATCAACACTAATAACATAATTCCCATGTATAAATCCATATAATATCAAAGAATATTAAAATGGTCGTTGACCTTGTAAATAAGGAGGAAGAACTGGAATATACAATTTTGGAGTTTCAAAAAATTGAACATTGTCGAATGATTTCAGTTCGGGAACAAGTTGGGGTACCGGATTTACAAAATTATTGGCACTGATTCCATATAAATAATTTTCAATGTCTACTGGATTATTCGATAATTCATTGGAAGGAACATGCTGCACATTAATACCTGCGCATGGAAATGCTGGACGAGGATTTTCAAATTTATAATTGTTCATGAACCAATCTTCTTGTTTCTGTAATTGTCGTTGTTGGTCGCAATAATTACCATACGTATTTTTATTTCGAGTACTTGCCATAGTATATCTAATTACTTTAATTTTTAAACTTTATTTTTTAAAACAGTTATTAATTCTGTTTGACATTGCATTGTATCTTGTTTAGTGATGATTTTGCAAAGTAAATTATGAGTGTAGTTAAAATAATCATAACTAAACAATACTAAAAATAATAGTTCAGGGTCTTCTGAATATTGAAAAGGGACATGTTGTAGTATTTCTTTCATAGGATATTCGGTGTATAATTGTTGGATAAAATTTAATAATGTATCTGAATAAGCAGTTAATCCAAAAACAGCCAACAATTCATGTTGATAAGTTTCATTTGAAAGTTGTTCATCTTCTATTGTCTTGTAGGTGCATACCAAATTTGTATTGTACATACATCAAATTATTATTTTTTTTGTCCATTTTTAGCGTAATCGCGTGTTAATTCCCGGGATGGTATACCACCACGAACCCACCCATTGGAAGCAACACTTTCTACCAAATAAGCAGGGTTGGTAACAGTTTCTTGGATAACAGGTAGTAACGGGTAATTACTAAGAGGTATATAACTTATTTCAGACATGGCATTTACACTTTTTTTGTTATTGGAAAATGTATCCGTTTGCTGTAATTTAGATTCTAAATCTGGATTAAATGGACCTTTTCCTAAATAAGGAACAGTCAAAAAAGTACGCTGAAAAAGAGATATGCGACATTTAGGATGTGTTTGAAGAGACCCTAACAATAAATCTGAATTTTGGTCAATATTACAACCGCCTAAATCACATTGGTTTCCAGCTCCACCAGCTGCGCAATAATTGACGTTGACTTGACTAGTTGCAAATTCAATAGGTTGGCGCATATTGCAGTCAGTAACATAGTAATTTTCAAGCATGTAATCACGGTACGTTTTGTTGAAAAGGTTATCTTGAGTTAAACCGCCTTCATCTTCGCCGATACGTGTTGATTTCAAAAACTCCATATAACTTATAAATATAATTTTTTCCTTGATTTCGATTTTCTTCGTTTGGTTCGTTTTCCACCTTGTTTAACTTCTGTTTCTCCCGTTTTTTGAATAGCTGCTATTTCTTCGGGGGTAGGTTCACTTGGGTCAGGTACGGGTAATATTTGTTTATTTGTTTTTTCTGTTAATAAAAATGGTTCTTTTACATCCTTCACTGGAAATGAAACTCCACCACCCACCATAGAGTTGTCATCTTCCTCTGTGTCTGCAACTGCTTGATATACTTTTGGTGCTTCGACTGGTGCTTCGACTGGTGCTTCGACTGGTGCTTCGTCTACAGTAGGTTCTTCGACTAGTGCTTCGTCACCTGTAGGTTCTGCTTCGTCTGTGTCTGCAACTGCTTGATATACTTTTGGTTCTCCGTCTCCGGTTGATGCTGTTGACGCTGCTTCATCAACAGTTGGTACTGCATCATCAGCTTCTTCTTTCGCTTCAGCTACTAATTCAGGAGGTGCTACTTCTGCAACTGGTTCAACCACTACTTCTTGAACTATCGGTGCATCTGGAACTGGTGTATCTAATGGCAGAGATGATTCAATCGTATTAAATTCTGGTTTTATATCATCGTATTCTCTCCCTGTTATACCCGTTTTACTTTTACTTTTGATAATTGCAAAATTTTCTTTTGTTACATGTACATCTTCATTAAACAACCCATTTTGTACACGAAAATGTGTTAAATTGAAATAAGACACTTTAAAATATTTACCATCAAAAAAACATAATTTACATGCTGTATCTTTGCCATATCTATTTATTTCAACCGATTGTTGATTTAACGACATGGCAAGTGAAAACAATTTTGCTACACTCGTAAATAACACACCAAGATACATAGCATGATATCCTAACGGCGATTTAAACACAGCGCCCAACCAACTTGTTTTTTTCGTGTTTGTACAATCTAATGCTATGTTGTAATCTGATGTCATTGTGTTACGTAACGGTAAACAACGGGTTGAAGCACTATTTTTTGCTTGTGCAACACATTCTTTGTAAATTAGTGTGTTGTTCACTTGTTGATTTGTATCATCGCATGGATGTGCGTACCCTGTCATGGGTGGATACGGCATATTCACTACGGGGTCTCTATAATTTGTCAATCGTATATATTCAAATAATTGGTCTGTAGTACACATATTACAAAAATCTTTAGCCGCCGCTGGATTAAGTACTTTAGCCGCACCAATAGAGACGCAACATAATTTTTTTTTTTGCATCGTAGTTGTTTTCGCGTATACATAGCTGAACAATGTTGCGAGTCCAGCACCTAACGAATGACCTGTTACAATTAGTTTTATTTCACCTGTAGTGTTTGTTTTTTGTTGTAATTGAGCTTTCACATCTTCAATTGCATTGATGATAGTGTGTACCATTTCAATCATAATTTTATATACTCCAGCCGATACTTGAATGTTATTTTTGGCTAAAATTGTACTTAATCTCATGTATTTTGGCAACAGGAAAGAAGCAGCTGATTTTGCACTGTAGGTTCCACGGAACACAACACCAATAACATTAGGCATACGGGTATCGGCCAACACATAACATTGACTATAATTCGATGTTGCAATCGATGTAAATAGTAACGTTTCTTGTCTAGGAGGTAATATAGCATTGGGGTCATTTTCTTTTAAATCTGCATCGCGTTCATCCTCAGGGTCATTTATAATAGGGTTGCAATTTTTAGATTCCGTAGACCGGTCATCGGAGACCCAACCACTTCGTTCCACTAAAGCGTCTTCTCCTAACAATCGGTTGACATATTGGGATAAAGGTAAAAAGGGAATAAAGCTCTTTAAATATTTTGGATTTTTTGCAACTTTTCTCATCATTTCTTCTATAGTAGTAGTTTGAGATGGATTTGTATTTTGTATGTCAGATGTATTTATAATATTCTCATTTTTAAAAATCTGTTTGTATGCATTCTTAAACCCTGTATTTTCTAGGTAAGATAATCGAGACCATACCGTACACATAAATTCTAATATACTAACCGTACCATATTTAGGGTCAGCTGGATAACCAAAATTTTTATTTTTTCTAGAGAGTTTATCCGATTTAAACTTTCTAGTAGCCATAGTTGAATTATATGTATTTTGGGTAGACGTTTTTATGGTACCATCCACTGTATTTGTTCTAGCAGTTGCATCAGTTGAAACATTCCCTCCCATATATAGTATATAATTATATTTAATTTTGTTTAATAACAAAATTAATTTGGAATTGAACCTAATCTAGGATTTTGCCGTCCTAATGAAATGGGGTTACCATCTTTGGATGAAATCATGTCACCGTACAAAAATTGACTAAACCCTTCTTGGTCATTTGGAATCGTAGTACTTGCAGTTGTATAAAAATTTCGCATAGAATATTCCAAATCTAATTCATTATCTAACCCCTGGAAAATGCGCGGGTCTATGTGTTTTGAAAATTGTTGTTTTACTTTAGTATTTATTATTTTTTCAGTATTAGGTAAATAAGATTTCAATGCAGATTTGCGATTTGGATTACCATTGATTTCAGGTAAAAGAACGTTCATTAACGGATTTTTATCAGTAGGTGTTGTATGTTTCGAGAAATCTTGTTTCTCGAAATTTTCTTTAGGTTGACTGTTCAATTTATAATAGGCAACAACACACAGTAACGTAAGAAAACTTATCCAAATAAAATTTATATTTTGCGTTGCTATAAATCCAGTAACACACAACAAAATGACTAAACGAGTAATGGCATTTAATTTATCGTTCATCGACATAGTTTCTGTTGGCCAAAACACTAAATTATTTTTATTCAGAAGTATCGATGGGTCGTTTATCCAAAACTGGGTCATGTATATTCTTCTTATTTTTTTTCTTTTTCTTTTTCTTGATTTCAGGATTTACTACAGGTACAGATTCTTCTTGTTTCTTCTTCAATTTTGCCTGCAATCTCTCCTTTGTTTTAGATTGGCTCATTTTGCTGTTCAATTTCGATGCCATTGCATTGAAATCCATTTTCCCACCAAATTTGTTGAACATTTGCTCAAAGTGCTTCATACCAGGCATGTCTTTCATTTTACCCAACATGTCCATTGCCTCTTCCATCAATTCGCTTTCTTTCAAATCCCCTGATTTAATTTTCTTGTCGATTTTATCACCAATATTATGCATTAGTCCCACCATTTGGGTAGGGTTGGAAAACATATTTTTGAAGGCATCATCAGCCGTTTTGGGGTCATCCAAATTTCCAATCGATTCTTCTGCAATCTCTTTTGCTAAAGAACCAATCTTTCCCGACATGAGACCGTTCAAATGGTCTTTCATGTCTTCAGGGTTAGGAATACTGTCTTTGTCAAAAAAGGAATGAATATCATTCATGGTCTCGTTTAATTTTTCTTTCATTTCGTCCATATTGATATTTTCAAACAACTTGGAATGTTCTCCTTCACCTCCTAAAATCATCAACAAAATGAGTTTCAAGTATTTCCAAATCACGCTCTTGGTTTTTTCTGTGATATTTTCATTCCACAACAGCTTAAAATCAACACCTGGGAGAAGGGTACGTGATTCTTGAAACAATTCAGGTTTTTCGTATAAAATGTCGAAAAAACGCAAAGGAAATTCGCGCAACACGTGTTCGTATACAACCGTGTAACTTTGGTTGAGGGCATCCGACCTAGGTTCAATTTCCGACTCGCGAATGCTCTGAAGGTCTGGAGTTAACACTAATTCAGGAAAAGTAGTGACAATATCTTGGATAAAATCTTTGACTACTTTGTAGAAATTAGGTGGAATCATGCTATTTGTATATAGAATGATTTTAAATTAAAGTCGCTAATTATATAATTCACTTAATTTACACAAATTTTGAATATATTTCAACGACATTTGAATATTTTCTTCGTTCATGGTTTTAATCACTTTTCGCAAATCTTGTATAGCATTGTCAATCGTGTCATTGTAATTGGTGGAAATATCTTCTTTATAATCTTTGTTCAAAAAATAATCAATGTTTCCTGATGCTATTTGGTCTTTGTAAGGAATGGCAATTTTAGATTTCCACAAGGTAATGAGTAATTTAGGATTGCCTTGTTTGATGGTTTCAAAGTACAACTTGCATTTGATAAATCGTGCATCATTCGGTTGATAACAGGAAGTAATGTCGGCTAACCATTCATCCAATTGCTTGATAAACGTTCCTAGTACAAGAGTATTGTTCATTTATATGGATATCTAACATTATATTTAAATCCATTTATCTTCTTTTTGATTTTCTTGTTTTTCTTTTTGATTTCTTTTTAGTACGTTTTCCGCCCTCTAAACTTGCTACTCCCTCTTTTACTGCTTCACGTACAAGTCGGCGTTCAGTTCGAAGGTCTTCATACAATTGTTGTTCAAAACAAGATGTATCTATGATTAATACATTTTTACGACCAGCATCTATTAAATATTGAACTAACTCGTTGGTTGTAATAAAACGTTCTTTATCCGCTCGTAATGCATACTGATTTCTACCATTTGCTTGAAGTATTCGGCCAAATAAATCTGTTTTATCTAATGGAGTCTTACCAGGTTGGTCATATAAAATTCGAATAGGAATTCCAAATTTTGGGTCAGGTACTAATTTTTTGTTCAACCATTTATTTTTAGTAATTCCCCATCCTTTATCACGTTCAAATTTATCCCAACTGCCTTGAAATTTTTCTAATTTTTGTTTAGGAGTATATCTCATACTGTTTATCTTTTGTATGTAATATTTTTTTAATCTTCTGACATCTTTTTGTAATTTAAGTATATCTATCCTTTTTGTATCTATTAATTGTTTATTTACCATTGCTTCAAATTGTCTAAAAAAAGTAGATATATCTTCAATATTGTTTACACCAGGTTTAGTAGCTGTAATAAATGTAAAATTTGTATCTGAAGATTCTGGAACAACACATACAGGATATTTACCTGGTATACAATATCCATATTTATCAATTTTTAATCCAAAATCAATGGTTGGGACATCATCTACAGGTTCTTCTTCTAGTAATAAACCATGTAAATCTAAATATACAACAGTATCATATGTTTCTAGAGTAGTATTTAAAATATCTATTTCATCTTGTAGTTCAAAATATTCTAATCTTAATTGTTCTCGGTTTTCTATAGGTTCTTGGTCTGAAATATAATTTCTTATTTCTTCATCATTCGTAAGTTCAACTTTTTTATCATCTGTATAATTTAGTTTTGGTGGAGGTCCATGTCTTAATTCTGTCCTTTTCCATTCCAACATAATTTGTATTTTTTTATATTCAAATTCACGTTTATAAATTTCAAATACAGGTAGAATCTCATTACTGTATATTCTTACCATTTCTTGTTGTGTTTGCATTGTTACACCCACATCAGGTAATGCAATATCATATGTGCTGGTTAATACCAAATCAATATTACCTGCATACCTTTTTAATTTCTTAGGTCTAATTTCACGCCATATTTCATTTAATTTTTCATAATAGGTAGGTATTTGAGTAACTAAAGGTGCAGCCATACTATATCCTACTATTTTATTCGTCTTCTTTACGTTCTCTAAAATAGTTCAAAATATCCTTTTTAAACTGTTTGGAAAAGGATTCCGTTGGTACCAAAATACCTACTTTGTCATAGGTAAGATGGTACAACGGCGAATATTGATATTCTATCAATATTTTCCATCGTTCTACATATTTTCGGTTTGCTTTCGTACCATGATAATGATGCCGTATGACTCCGGGTACATAGCCTAATCTAAGGGATTTAGCCTTTTCTTGGTAGTCTAACATACTTTGTTTGTAATCAGCATGGTATTGATAATTTAAGTTAATGTGTACTTTGTTGATTAACGATAACGCCATAATACTATCACCCGACCCTAGTACTCCTTTGTCATAAATACCTACTTTATCGTACGCTTTACGCGTCATGGCCCATGCGTACCCCGGATGCCAATAGTCCAACCCTTTAATCGTGTATGGTTTGTTTTTAGAAAAACTGTAACCAAAACTGTTGAAAATGTTTAAAGTAGATTCATCTTTGGCCATATCTATACAGTGACTAAACAATTGAACAATGTCTTTTGACCCGTTTAATATTTTCAACGTATCCAACGCCCATGTTGTATTCTCAAATTCTACATCGGCATCAATCCATGCAACAGCTTTCCAGTTAGCAGGCAACAAATATCGAATACCCAATTGAATCATATTTTCTTTATGCCATATTGGGTGCTTCGTCTTTAGTTGCAAATGGCACGGATTGGATGAACTGGTCACCATGAATTTCTGATGTTTATAAATCATTTCGACTACGTATACTTGGATGTGTTCGTCGTCTTCCAGCCTCCGTATGAATTCGTTGAATAATTTGTACCGTGTCGCATATAAACAAGGATTTGAAATAACAACCAACACATGTAATTTATTTTCAATTGGGTCGTTGTTTTGAATCGCATATTTGATATCATTGACCTTATAATCAATACAATCAATTTCAATTCCATTAATTACTGTCATATATATTGTTTATTATTTTTTGTTTATAGTTTTTTTCTTTATTCTTTTTTTACCTCCATGTTTTAATGTTTTATTGGTTTCTGCTCTAGAAATAAATGTTTGTTCTATAGTACTTAGTTTATTCATTGGAATATCTTCTCTGAAAATATCTATAAATCCCGTAATACAATTATTGGATAATAAACCGTAAATATGATTATCTTTATTATTACCAGCTTTTACAATGGAATCTATATATTCACCATGTGTATAGTGTGAAATTAAATGATTGAGTTTGGTTGCCCTTTTAGAACCTAGTATTTTAATTATGTTTGAACTATTCATGTAATATATTGCTGCATTGTATAGGTCTTCATTTGTTATTATGTTTCTATCAGGGGAAGCTAATGTAATTATTTCTTTTTCTGGATCACCATAAAACCCCATAGAATATATTTTATCTTCTTTATAAATGACAAGAACAAAATGATGGGCTGGAACACCAAATACAGATTGAGGTATCAACAAAACCATATATTTATCACGTGGAGATATTTTAATTGGACGTAAATTAATTACTTTACCAATGATATCTTCTGTGTATGGTTCTAAAGGTTCAAAAATAGAAGATAAGGGGGTATTAGCACTTCTTCGTGATTTTATATCGTATTCTTTTGGTTCTACCATAATATATTATACTATATTATGGAAGGTTTTGACACGTCTACTGACAATTTAGCAAATCTTTTTGTTACAAAATTTTATACTATTGCTGCAGATGGAGAAAATATACCTAATATAGCAACTGATGTAACCAATAGTATGAATATGATTGGTAATCCTAATCCTATTGTTCGAAATGTGACGTTACCAACCTATAGATTACTTCTAGCCCAAGCAATTCAACAAATCGATGCAGTACGGGGCGACAATGATGCATTCAATCTTATTATAGACCATTTGCAAAATTTCTATCATGATGGAATAGCACATGGGTTATGGGATGAATTTGGTCCTGCTCCACCACCTCCTGAATTAAGACGTGCAGGAGGTTCAAAAAAAAATAAAAAGAAGAAAAGAAAAACACGTAGACGTTATTTTTGAACCATTCGAAACAATATATAAGCGCCTAACAAATAAATACTAGCTGCGTATATTTTCACTACTTTATCTGAATGTACTTTGCCTGTTGTCATACCTTGTCTGCATGATTGATTCGTTACTGGATTATTACGATTAGAAAACCAACATGGATTATACTCTTTAATATCTGATTCACATACATATTTTTCATCTTCGCTTGTAGCATTGTTTATATCGCGTATGGGCATTTTTATTTTTTGGCAAGGTGTTTCTTTATCAAAAGCTGTAAATAATTTAGCAGGATTCATATAGGCAATATTGCCTAACACGCCCGGAACAAGCCCTTCAAATGACGTCATATTTTCACCCATAGCAGCAGATATGAATGGAATATCTCCATCAGGTACATTATTAATGTATACATAACGTGTTTGTTCTGCACCTGTAGCATCTTTGCATTTACCCCCTGTGTCCATAAAATATTTATTTCCTAAAGGACTAACCGCTTGTGCATTTGACTGTCCACTTACTAACACTTGTACATAGCTAATAAGGGCTTTTACATCATTTTTAAGTGGAGTTATACCAGCGCTAGGAGATGCACCTAACTTATCTGGTTGCAAAATATATTTAGAATATGGATAAGTATTTGAATCTGACATACTATAGTATATTATTTAATCTTAATTATATTTGTCCGCTTGCCCTGGAAGATTAACTTGTAATTTAGTTGTTTGATTGGATAATTGCGTAATTTGCTGTTGAATTGTATTTAAAAGTTCATCCGTCACAGTAATTTGTGTTAATTGCTTTTGAAATGTTGCCAAATCTCCTTGTTGTTGTTGGCTTACTGTAGTTGGATTATCAAATCCTTCTTTTTGTTTCAAAATCCCCACCGCTAAAAAAAACAGAACAAATAAAAAAAGTATGGCTACATTTGTCCACATTACACATAGTATAGATATTTATTGAGGCAATTTATTCACTGTATCTGCCAACGTACTTAATTGTGTTGTATTGACATTTAGTTGGGTTTGAATGGAATCTACTTTTGATTGTAAATCTAAAATCTTTTTCATATTGACACTTAAAGTGTCTATACTATTTTGATTTTCTTTAGCAATACTTATACAATTTTCGTCTGTACCCGTAGTTGCTCCTTCTTTATAAGGACGTGGTATATAGTTTAATAAAAGAACAATTAGTAGTATGGCTAAAATATAAATCAACATAGTATTAATATATATTTTTTAACATCTAAATATATGGGTTATATTAATGTACCTACATCTACCAAACAATTAATTTATTCGTACAAAATACAAAAAAATGTTTCTGATGTAGCCTACAATACTCGTTATTATCCTGTGAATCGTCCTATGAAACATTACAGAAAACAAGGTGTCCAAACTGCGATAAATACGTATACCAATGCAAATAAACCGTGTAATCCAACCTGTGATTCAAATAAACAAATAGGGTTACCCATTAAAATGTTGTCCAAAGATGCGTTCGGTGAAACAACAACTTGTTGTACGGATACACAAGGACCGATTGGACCCAACGGTCCTAGTGAATCCAACGTTGGAAATGTAATGAGTTTCAGTGGAAATGCCAAGTTAAAACGGGCAATACAACCTAAGAGCAAATCCTATTACTCAGATACTCATTCTTATTTACGAAGCCGCGGTAACACGTATGCTACCAAATCCAATTTTAGAGGTACTCCAAAACCCACACCTAACAATACCTATTACGAAACACAAGAAGGACTTCCAGAATGTGGAAGTCCTTCTTATATTACAACTGTATATAAACCAAACAACAAACCGTTTGCAACACAAGGTGCTGTATCCTCGAGTACACGAATGATTAAATTAGACTATGATACGATTCGAACAAACAATGCAACGTTCGTAAAACCATTCAAAACAACTATTTATTATTCACCTGAACCCGTCTTTTTTGAAAAAAATAATGTAAATAAATGTTACAATTCAAACAAATGTTACAATTTTACAGCGAATACTCCATCAAGACAAGCGGCATTATTTGCAGTACCTGGTGTCAAAACTTAGAAATCAGAAGTAAACATGGTCGATACGGTTTTAGTTGTATCTGCCATCGCATATTCACCTACGCGTTTCTCAAAGAAATTTGTTTTTCCTTCCAACGATATTAATTCCATGAATGAAAATGGATTGGTTGCATTATAAATGGGAGAGTAGCCCATTTGAATACAAAGACGGTCAGCTACAAATTCAATGTACGTACTCATCGAAGGGGCGTTCATTCCAATCAACCTACACTGGAGTGCATCATTAATAAACTCTTTTTCAATCTCAACAGCTTCTTTTACAATTTCAAGAAATAAACTAGAAGATAATGCGGGTTCTAGTTTGTACAATAAAATGGCAAATTCTGTATGCAATGCTTCATCTCTACTAATCAATTCATTGCTAAAGGTTAGTCCTGGCATGATTCCTCTTGATTTTAGCCAATAAATACTGCAAAATGCACCGGAAAAGAAGATGCCTTCAATGCATGCAAAAGCAACTAATCGCGTGGCAAAAGAGGAAGAGTTTGTAATCCATTTTAACGCCCAATTGGTTTTCTTTTCGATACATGGAAAATTTTCCATAGCATGAAACAGTGTCAATTTATACTCGGGGTCTTTGATATAGGTATCAATCAATAAACTGTACATTTCAGAATGTATGTTTTCCATGGCAATTTGAAACCCGTAAAAAGCGCGTGCTTCTGATAACTTTACATCCATCATAAATCTGGATGCAAGATTTTCAAGTACAATACCATCACTGGATGCAAAAAAGGCCAATATCATGGAAATGAAATGTCGTTCTTGGTCGGTCAATTTTTTCCACGATTCAATATCAGAAGATAAATCTACCTCTTCTACACGCCAAAAACAATCCACTTGTTTTTTGTACATGTTCCAGATAGATTGGTTTTGAATAGGGAACATGGTGTACGTGTCCGACATAGTAATACTATAAAGATAGATTTAAATTGAAATATAATTATATAGGGAATACTAAACAAGATGGCGTGTGCAGTCGCATCACTATTTATCCATGAACACCGTGAAGAATCAATAGAAGAGTTGTTTGCTCAACTCATTAAAATTGTTCCTAAAATTCATCATGAACCTTTTCATGTGACAGCTGTCACACTAACAGGACGTATACTACACATTCAAGTAGACCCTAACGACACGATTCTTCAAGTTAAACAAGAAATTTATAAACAAGACCAACTTCCGCTCGACCAACAACGTCTTGTATTCAATGGAACAACATTAGAAAATGATAAATTTGTGTATGAATACGGAATTAAATCTGATTCACGCCTACATTTAATTTTACGGTTACGTGGAGGGATGTTTCATGAATCGTCGTCGCGCAGTGATTTCTTATCCTTATCGTATAAAAGTAAAGAATTGTTAGAAAAAGGATTATTCATGATTCGATATATGAGAAATCAATATGATAGAACAGATATTATAGATAAAATTCATTCAAAATGGATGGAATGCAAAGAAGAAGAAATTCCATCCATTTTGAATGTAATTGAAAATTATTATGTAAATTAATGAATTATTTTTTTAAAATAATACTATATGTTTCCATTTAAGGTAAATAAACAAAATTCAAAAATTCCACTTCAATTGAACAAAAAAAATATACAATCTATGATACCTTTAAATTTGTATCAAACATGGTATACTTTAGATTTACCTCCAAATATGAAAGAAAATGTAGAATTATTAAAACAACACAACCCAGAATTCAAACATTATTTATATGATGATGCAATGTGCCGAGATTTTATTCAACAAAATTTTGATGCTGATGTGTTATATTCATTTGATAAATTGAAACCAGGAGCATACAAAGCTGATTTATGGAGGTATTGCATATTATACAAAAAAGGTGGAATCTATTTAGATATAAAATATAAATGTCTCTCTCATTTCAAATTAATTGAATTAACCAATAAAGAATATTGTGTGAGAGACCGATGGTACAAAGGTAATGTAGGAATTTATAATGCGTTATTGTGCTTTAAAAGCAATAATCATATGTTATACAAATGTATACAAGCTATTGTAAACAATGTAAAAAATAATGTATATGGTTATTCTGAATTATATATAACAGGACCTCATTTAATGAGAAATTTCTTTTCTAAAGAAGAGCTAATTCAATTGCCCTTAACTTTCAATGGTAATTACATTCTATTTCAAAATTCACCTATCATGGTTGTATACAATAACTATCGAGAAGAACAAAAAAAATCATCTAGTAAATATTACGAAACAATGTGGAAAGAATGTGATGTATATAATTACCCTATGTTAGAACCATCTTGCAATGAAACTTTGTCTGATGTGTTACCTGTTATTATTCATAGTTGGAATCCATTTAAATTTAATTATACGGATTCAGAAACGATAGAAACAAAAAATTTACCAAAATATTTCAATCATATACGTGGATATAATGGATATGTAAAGAATAATGAATTATGGTTTATACTACATAAAATACAGTCTTTTTTTGCCGTTTTTGATACAACTATGAATTTACTTCGTTATTCTGAATTTTTTGAAATAAAAAAATATTCCAATCTAGGTGAATATAGTGTAGAATCCATAGAAAGATTAAAATGGTATAAAGAATAGTTTAAAAATATATTATACTCTTATGAAAAAAATAATTTCATTTTGTTTATGGGGAAATAATCCAACGTATAACATTGGTGCTATTCGAAATGCTGAAGATGCAATAATCTTATATCCCGATTTTGAATGTTGGTTTTATGTAGATAAGAATACTGTACCTCATGAAACGATTAAAAAATTAAGACTAGTTTCGAATACTAAAATTATTTTAAAAGATGAAGATATAACAAACGAATATTCTACTCCAATGATGTGGAGATTTGAACCGATTGATGACCCAGAAGTGGAACTTATGATGTCAAGAGATACCGATACACGTTTTACACAAAGAGAAAAATTAGCAGTAAACGAATGGTTATTCAGTAATAAAACATTTCATATTATGCGAGACCATCCACATCATAACTTTTGTATTTTAGGTGGAATGTTCGGCACAAAAAAAATACCACAATTGTCCAATTGGATTAATATAATGAAATTATATAAAAAAACTGGAGACCGAATGTACGACCAGGATTTTTTAAGAGATTACATTTATCCATTAATAAAAGAGGATTGTGTTGTGCATGCTTCATTTCATCAAAAAGAACATCATGCAAAGCCTTTTCCAATTAACTATTGTAATGAATACAGATTTGTTGGAGAATATGTTTATGCAGATGAATCCAGGTCCAATTATCATATAGATGAATTAAAAAGATTTATCTAAAAAAATAAATACAGAGACACTTACTTTATACGTTGCCCATTATTCTTCGTCGCTGTTATCGTCTTCATCTACATACAACCCACTGTCGTGAGGGTTGGAATTGCATTGTTCTACAATTGCGTCGAACCGTTTTTCAATAGCATTGGATTGACAATTTCGAATATCACCTGGTCCAAGTTTTTTGAAAGTAGAAGGCATGTATTTTTTGTCAACAATTAGTTTCCCAATGTACCATGCAATGGCTTCGTCGATTTCGCCCCATACTAGAAAGCTGTGCGCAGCTAGACCCAACACGCTGCTTAATTTACCGTAGATTCGATTAGGTTTAGTGACCCTACTTCCTACGTTGTCTTCGAGCAATTTGAAGTAAGCATCTAAAAAGGGTTGAATTCGATAACTATTGGCGGAAGTATGCATATATTCTCCATTTTTGTAGTACGACGTGGTCAAACACGCAGTTTCATCATTGGATATTGCGATGCATATACCGGCAAAATCTGCTAATCCACTTCGTGTTTTTCCTCTGCCAACCAAGCCACAATATTTTTTGATTAGTTCGTCATTTTCTGACAGTAGTTCGGCCATACATCTTCCCATCGGCAAATCCAAAGACGAGAAGAACCTATCGGGGTCCGTGAGGGGTTTGTGGCCGTTTATATTTTGAAACATCTCAATTCGTAGTTCAAGTGTTAAATTCCGAGCTTTAACGGTAATAGTCTGAAACTCGAACATACGAAACCGCGTTCGAAGTTCTTCAGGCAACTCAGCGTACGTATACCGTACACCATATATGACGGCACTAAATTTGTTCTTCATGAACTCGTAAGCGGTTGTTAGACGTTGCTGACCATCTTCAACCATAAAATATTCTTGACCATTTACAATAATTTGTGAAAACATAAGAGATGGTATAATATGGCCGCGAATGATAGAGTCAATAAAACGTTCACGGCAACGTTCCGTCCACACGTATTGTCGTTGATAATGCGGGATGTGATACAGTTTGTTGGGTAACGAGGTACCAAGAGGCTCGTAATCCTCACAAATTCGCCACAGTGCAATTTTATTGAGGTCTTTGTCAAGTGCAGGAGGATAGTAGTAGTCCGACATGTTGAAGAGAGTTGTTGAACTCCTATATGCTATATCCTAATACATAAAATCGTTTCAATTTTTTAAACAGTAGAGCTTGGACAATACGACCCAAACTCAGGTATCATATCTGGTTCGTTCATTAGAGCAAGAGTAGTGTTTTTTTCGTCTACAGAATTAACAGATGAAGAATGTGGTTGGGTTTGTGTTTGGTTATGTTTTGTAGGTTTACATGGTTTTAAAAATGGTTTTATATCTTCAATTAACATGTCCTTTTTAATCTCCGTTTTAAAAATATTGGAACTATCTAATAATTTTACGTATTCGCTGTACGTTTCGTTTAAAAATACATGCCCGTCACATTTCCTATTTTCTTCATCCAATTCCAATATTTTATAAATATTTATGCTTAATAAATAGAATTTTTGAGAAAGTGATTCACTCTGATTGATAGAGTCAGACAAATTGAGATATAGTTTAATCGATGTCAATATTGCAATAAACATGCTTATAGCCGTATTCACCATAATTTTATCATATTCGGGGACACTTTGAAAGGATATAAATGTGCTGCTAAATATAGAAAGTACGATAACGGGTAAATCAAAATATCTAGAATATTCTTTAAATTCAATGTATCTATTTTTATGTTTAACGCTCATTAAATAAGAATTGATTCTTAATTTTTTTAGCATTTCAATGACATCGTCTGTCCATGTTGTTGTCATATGTTTAGTGTTATAAAAAAAATAAAGCATTTTTACAAATCAGACAATGTGAGTCCTTGTTGCATCCATGTGCAAACACGGTCCGGGTGCAACGCAACCGAAACCAACTCTTCACGGATTACATCCGTTCTTGCTTTAGACATGTTTGAATAATTGTATTCAAATATGGCGGGATTTTTGGACAACCAATACCAAGCAATTTTATCTTGATTTTCTTTCAACAATTCAATAGCTGCTGGATTGGCAGACAAATTTTGCCAATTGACTTTTTCTAAATTTTTTCTCATGTGTTCAATCGCAAGTGGGTGAGTATTTTTTGAAAAATGATACCAATAAATCTTGTATTGACTTTTCAACAATAAATGAATAGCAGCCGGGTTAGAAGATAAAAACACCCAATTAATTTTGTCCATGTTTTTTTCGAGAATGTGTATTGCAGATGGATTCGCAGATAAATTTTCCCATGCCACATCCGATAATTCGTATATATAATCTTCAATCATTTTCATGGCAAGAGAACTTGTATTTTTAGCCAATAAATGTAAATTACCTTTAATAAACCCTGCATCTACCAAATGAAGTGCGTTGGGGTTTTCCATGAATCGTTCTTGTATATAAGGTACTTGGTTGCGTGTATATTTTTCTAACAATGGAATAATAGCTGGATTTGGATTTTTAAACCAGCATCCTGCATTACCTAACATAGTAGGGTCGTTGTACAAATAACATATTGCGCTAGGATTCTCGGATAAAAGAGTCCACATTTTTGGTATATGATATTTTTCGATATGGTCGATAGCATTAGGGTTGAGCTGAAGCATACAGGATGCCAATTTGTTGGAAGGTACCCAGTCGAGAAGCTCCATGGTGTTCGTATCTATCTTATATTGGACGTTATGTTTCAATTTTTTATTGAATCGTTTTTATCGTAACAAAAATATTTATAAAAATATTTATTGTCAACATATTTTGATGTATATATTTTTAAATTTAATTTAAAAATATAATTATAAATATAAAATGCCGAACGATTGTTGGAATAAGATTACATTGACTTGTGAAAATGTAGAAGAGTTAACTACTCTTATATCCAGCTTAGAATCTCATAAAAATATAACTCTAATACAAAAGTGTCCTAAAGGTATAAAAATTAAACAAATAACTGCATGGAAACCTGATTATCCATGGTTAGAAAGTTTATTAACTAATTATCCAAATTGTTGGATAAAAAATGAATGGTATGAAGAAGGTGGTGATGCAGGTGTATGGGTTGGAAGTAAAAATGGCATTAAATCTATGGAATGGCAAGATTTGTCTATAGAAGCACAATATTATATTTTTGATAAGTATAAAATTGAATTATGATGATATTATTATAAATTTATAACTATGGATTACCGTTCAGAAGTAATTAATATTATAGAAAAAAATAAAATTAAGTTATCTATACCATCACATGTATCACGAGATACACAATTAGAATATACATGTGTTGATTGTGATACCAAAATATCAAAATCTGTTCGTGCTTTTTGTAATAATCATTTATGTCCAACATGTATTATTAATAGTAAACCACCACCTTATGAAAAATCGTTACATATGTTAGAACCTGAAGTGTCTTCGTTATGGCATCCTACAAAAAATAAAAAAACACCAAAAGATTTCAGAAAATCTTCTATGAAATCACAATGGTGGTTATGTCCCAAAAAAGATACATGCGGATGTTTACATGAATATGAAGCAAATATTTGTGATATGGTTAAATGTAAAACTTCTGATAGTAAAGGTTGTCCATTTTGTACAAAAATGCATACAAATAAAAAATTTTGCTTACATCAATCTCTGTGTTATTTATTCCCAGAAATATCTAAATATTGGAGTCCAAAAAATGAAAAAACCCCTTCTGACTTTTTACCCTATAGCAATGAAGATGTAATATGGAATTGTCTTGGTTGTACAACATGTAGTAAAATTCATGAATATAAACAACAGATATCAACTAAAACACGAGGAAAAAGAAATGGTGAAATAAGAGTAATCAGTCCCAGTGGTGGATGTATTGTTTGTGAGGTTTCTACTTCTACTATTTGCGATTGTCAAAAATTAGAAATACAATATACAGAATTATATAAAGAATGTGATTTTGAAAAAAACAAAAAAGAAGATGAACATTTTGATATTAATATTATACCAGTGTGTTCAAATAAAAATATATGGTGGAAATGCTCTAGTAATCCATTGCATTCGTGGAATGCTCAATTAAATAATCGAACTACAAATAAGAGTGGTTGTCCATTTTGTGTAAATAAAACAGAAGATAAATTGTTTACTAAATTAGCAACAATTTATCCTACAATACAAAAAGGATTTTCAGTAGAATGGTGTAAAAATAAAAAAAATCTTCCATTTGACTTTGTCATTCCTGAGTTAAAAATAATTCTAGAATTAGACGGGCCACAACATTTCTATCAAATAAGTAATTGGGAATCACCAGAAAAACAATATGAGAATGATAAATATAAAGAAAAATGTGCAAATGAACATAATTATTCAACAATTCGTATAGTACAAGATGATGTATGGAATGATAGAAATGATTGGTTTCAAAAATTGCAATATACAATTAATGATATTGCAACTACAAAAAAAATACAAAATGTATATATTTGTACAAATAATGAATATAGTAAATTTTAATCACCTAATTTTTCCAAAATTTTGTGAAGCAATTGTTTGATGGCAACCAATTCGTGTTGCACATCTACAGGGTCGAAAATATTGTAGAGTGGAACATCGATATTTTTTTGAATGGTCTGCACACGTTCTTCAAAAAACGATTCGCGCGTACTCGTTTCTTTATCTTCTATTTGTAATTTATTAATGGCAGGAACAAACAAGGATAAAAATAGTTTATTTTTGTCAGTCAACGAAGTATCTGATTTGTCTGCAATTAAAATGGTATCTTCAAACAACTTCATGATTTCTTCTTTGTGCAATCCAGGTCTAAATAATTCCATTTCGCATACAAGGTCCCATAACATTCGTTTGTTATCGGTAGTGTTCATATAGTATAAAGTCTTTATTCTTTATTAGGAATTAAAATAATTTTTCCGTAATTTTTCTATCTTTTCATCGGGAAAAGTTGTTTTACCTTTGAAATAATCGTAATTATGTGTTTTCAACATGGTAATGATAAAAAATAACGCGTACATTCCACATTCTGAATCTTTAAATTGATGTTCTTTGGGATGATTTTCAACAAATGTATAACTAGGATTTTGGGTTTGAACTTGGATTACAAAGTTTTTGATATTTTTAATAATTTTGTCGCCTGCCGAATCAAAATAGTAAATCATTTTTTTTCGGCGGTCAATAAACATGGAGACCCAATGTATTCCTTCCCCTTCATGTTCGTCTATATTAAATACAATTCCAATATCCATATATTTGGTTTTATTTACATCAAAGTTGCATAATTCAGGCCATACACATTGCCCGTCTTTTTCTTTAAAATCATAATCAGATGGGGATGGTCCTATGTATTTGAATTGAGGGTATATTTTTTCATATTGTTTCAAGACATCTGTAATTTCTAAACTAGATAACCATTCATTTTTATTCTTTTTCCAGGAAGAAGGACTTTTAGGGGCAAACACGTCATCCACAGGTACGTCTAATTCTTTTGCCCAACAAGATTCTTTTTTGCATTTAGTAAGTTTAGAATCCAATTCTTTCCAAATATCAACTGGATTGTTTGTATTTATCTTTTTTTTATGAGTACGATTATATTTATTTTTTAATTGATACAGATGATTATTGTTGTAACAAGTATATTTTTTATTTTTTTTATAAAGAGGAGAACATATTTCAGGTTTTACCATGTATTAAATATATATTTTATCTTTTTTTTTACCTGTTTTAACTAATTGATTAAAGTATTCTCCACATCCATCTGGAGAATGTTTGTGCCAATTTGATATCATTTCTTGAACAATTGTATCTAAATTCGTATTCATTATACTTGGTTCTACTGTTTCCACCGATTTATAAGAAGGCAACACCACACGCGAATACCATTGTTGTCTTGCATCCGTTGTATTTTTCAATTGGTATTTGGTAAATGGTCTGGTTTAGTTGTTGAACTTGATTTTGATAATCCATACATTTTTTTTATATTATTTTTTTTATTAATTAGAATATCTATTTTTTTAGGAGCAAAAATAAACTGGTCACCATTAATCGGCAATATTTCTTTATCTGTTTTTTGTTCTTTTTCTTTTATTTTTTCTAAATCTTGCTGTTTTAAATATTGAATGCAATCATGCACATAGGTTCGAAATGAATTTTGTAAACCAGGATGTGTATTATCAAACATGGAAGAAGTTAACTCTAAAATAGTTTCTTTATAATCCACATCATATTCTTTTGCAGCAGAAATAGTTGTTTTGCGTTTTGGATTGAATAAATAAGTAATGGTAGGGTCCATATTACTTATTTATATTATGAAAGTCTAACATTAATCTCATGAAAGGGAGTTGAACCCTTGACCTGCGGATTTACAGTCCGTCGCTCTACCAACTGAGCTATCACGAGAGATGTCCAAAGAAGGAGTTGAACCTCCTAACCACTTTATCGCCTTACCGTGGTTTTACCGAATTGGACATAGGGTAATATATAGTATGTATTTAAGTACTTTTTCAATAATTCATATTCATAGCTAAATAACTGACTAAACCAACTAAGATTGAACGTACAATTAACGACGTGTCTTCATCACGAATGCCCATTCGTTTTACGTATCGAAAAGTGTAGGATGATGCAAAAATAATGAAAATAATCATATTAAATAAACTGCCAACTACTTTGTAATCCATACTTATAGATTATATTTTTCCTAAATTGGAATAGAAAATTCAGAACACCAATGAATCCATTTATCTTTCGAATTATCTGTATATTGCAAATATTCAAATTGTATTTGACCGTACATGGCATTTAATTCATTTATTTTGGACATGAAATAATAAGGTAACGTCAACTTATCATAATTATCAATTTGTACTATTTTTTTGAAATTAGTACACACAATATATTTTACTAAACTACTGTTACTAATTGCTCGTGGTTTACAAATGTGTACATTTTCATAACATGCACACAAAATATAGATTAACTGAATTGTATCTTGTTGTGTTGTATCTGCAATTCGAAGAAAGCACATACCTCCTGAAATTTGATGGTTCAATACATACAATACTTGTTCTTTAAAATTATCAATATCTCCTATAATCAACTGTGTCGATTTTGTTCTTAATTTAAAAGAAATGTTTTTTTTTATCCAATCAAAAGCTTCTAAACATGCGTCACTTCCTACATTGGTAATTTCTGTTGTATCTGGAATTCGATTGGAATGCAATAGTTCCAGCATGACAAAAAAAGAATTTGATTTAGGCTTGTACTTACTTAATGTAATAATTGAATTTTCTACTTCACTAGTAGCTTCAAACGTATTTAAATACTGTTGCAATGAATTACATTTGATAGAATAGGGGATTTCATTTTCTTTATAAGATATATTTACTTTGGGTAATACATAATTCATATAGACATGTATAGAATAACTTATTTAACTAATTTTTATTTTTAAATAGTAGTTTTAAATACTTTAATGGCACGAAAAGGTACATTTCTTTTTTTTTGAAATATATAATATCGATTCAAATAGGAAATAGCTTCTTGGTTTGGTTCGGACGACATGTCTTTGAATTTACTGTGCAATGTTTTGAACAAACCAGTTCCATTTGGAAATTCACGTATGTCTGTCGCTAATTCAAAGCCATATTTTTCCATCAACGGAATGAAATATTCTGCAAATACTAAATATTCTTTCAGAAATTTATTTTTATTCAAGGATTGTTGTTTTACTCCGATAGCTAATGCACTGTATTGACTAATATCTTTCACTTCTGAATTATCATACTGTTTTTCAATATTTGAAAAGGGTACATATCCGGGTTTCAAATCCGTAGATAATTTGAACGTTCCCATATCATCGTGTGACGTCGACATAATTTGTCCCTTTTTAATATCTTTCAAGAGTTCCATCATACTACGTCCGTCAAAACAAGTGGCGCAAAAGTATCCACCAACTTGAATACAATCGACTAAATTATAAACAAATTTCATAATTGATTCTTCTGAATCAAACATATAATGCAGAGCAAATTGAATACTTCCTATATCAAATCCTTTTTTGCAATATCCATACGGTATTCTTGTTTTTTCAGATAACATGGGCGGATAGGTAGATTCCATACCAAATAAATAGTGTATGATTTGTCTTTCATATTCATGTTTCAACGCTTCTCCTTCTTTAATCATCAAACTGCTGCTTCCTTCTACAAACAACATGGGCAACAATTCTTTTTCATTTCGTTTGAATTTACGCATTTTCTTTTGTACGACGCGCAAAAAGGCACCATCGACTGTATTGTGTAAATTGTCATTGTTGATATCAATACCAAGTACAAACTCACATTGAGCATCTTCCCATTTTTGAAGGTCACCACCTTTACCGCATGCAAAATCAATCAACATGGCTTTTCTTCTTGTACTTGACCTTACTTTTTCGGATAGTTTGTCAATCAACATTCGTTTGATATCGTTGTGGAAATCACTCATCAATTTACCTTCTTTCAAGTTACCTTTTTCTGTTTTCAACGTATAATATTCATCATCTAATTCAGCAGGACGTAATGATTTGATTATTGCACTTTCTTTAGTTGGAGCTACCAACATTTCATACGTAACTGGATTATGTATACTTATCCAGTTTTTTACAGCAGTACTATAAGCATTCGGTGTGGTTTTATCCCAACGAACACGAATTGGCGTCCATCTCCATCCTTTTTCTTTTGTACTATCATATTTGAATTCCACAATAGCACCGTGTTCAAGTACTTCTACTTGTCGACCTTCACTTTCTGTACAGAGATTCCCTTCTTCATTCGTGTACCTATTACACATATACGCAGATACATCATAGGGTCGTCCGCCAATAAAAGGAATCAGTTGTTTACCGTTAGAATGTATGTCAAAATTTTGATAGACCGATACAGATGGACAAACTGTATAATCCGATTGTTCGCGAGCAGGGTAAGCGGTATATGATGATTTTAAGGTAATTACTTTGTATTCTTTTCCCATGACTGTTTTTTTAGGAGTAGAGTCAATGTCTACATAAAAATCAATTGTATTTTCTTCTGCAGGTTTCCATTTAAAATTTAAATCCCAAGTAGCTCGTTTGTTAGATATTGCAGCGTCTAGACTGGTTAATCCTACACCATACTTTATAGGTGTAAAAATGAGACCGTCTTTATAATAAGGTTTGGGCATTTCGTACAACATTCTGCAATTGGCAGGTGAAAAGGTTAAAAATTGTTTGTATTCAATTGCATATTTGTTTTCAGCAAGATTGGTAATGGATGAAAATACACTATTAATCACACGCATCAATACTTCTCTTCGGACCGGCAACGGATAGGCGCGAACATCATTGGTATTAATACTAAGGTTGGTTCTATTTTGTTCGGTCAGCTGTTCAATGTTTAAATAATACATATCAAAAGCATAAAATGTATTATGCATATTATTCTTTGCATCTTTGAAAACATGTTCACCATCTAGTACCATAGGACCAATCGGCAATCCTTTTTGTTTTTCTAGGGTGCAATTCATATTTTCAACTCTACCAGAAGTAGGAATCAAGTACATTTTCATGGTTTTTGAGATAAACAACAATTTACGTTCGCCATCTGCTTTATCTGTTACCATAAAATCATCTTCGGTCAACATTGGAAGATTTTCATGTTGCAACGTAACAGTGTTGGGTCCTATGAAATTTAATTCTTTCAACCGTTCCCCTACCGGAAATAATTCTTTGTATTCTGCTTGTACGTCTGCAATTTCCTTGTACGAAATTGGAAAATTAGTTCGCTGTAAACCTTTCAACACATGAGTAATGACAAACGATATTTCACTTTTTAATTCTTTCATTGGAAGTGGTTCAATACATTCTGCTTCAATTTCATACACAGGTGGCATGTCAAATACTTGAACCATTGTCTTGTTCGGGCTGTTTCGCAACATTTTCACAATACTACAATCAATGACAAATGCGGGATGATTTGGATGGTGTAATTGTATACGTTTCATAAACCGAAACGTATTCGTATCAGGCATTGTTTCTATACTAGGTTTAACAGTTTCAGAATTCAATGAAAATTGTACACTGTAACCAGGATGTGTGTATGGTTCAACTAGTTGTTGTTTTTCTACATATTTCATATTTTCATTCGTTTGGGATGCACAGTAATGTTTGATATCATTAATTCCATCTAATTCAGCTCGAATATTTTTGCCTACCGATATTCGAAACAAAGATACACGCTGTCTTATTTTAAACCCGCACATAAGCAACCATTCAATAACATTATTGTAATCGCTTTTGGTAAGCGGGTCCAAATAATGTTTAAACCGTAATTCAAATTCGTATTTTACAGAATCTGAATTTTTATGTTTAAGATAGGTTTCTATTAATTTATCCATTCTATGCTATATACCTATACTTTTTATTTAATCAATTTTAATAATCGTTTGAATATCACTATATATTTGTTTTTTTGTTTTAGACACCGGAATATGCAATTGTCTTGCAATCGCTTTGAGTTCGTCTAATTTATAATGCGATAATGCGTATAATGGTTTATTTGCATGATAATGGGTTTCATAGGTTTGTCCTTCCCATGGTATTACACTATTATTTTCAATAATATGGGTAGGCGGATGACTACCAATTGAGTAACATATATAATCTTTTATAATCCATATGTTGATTTTTTTCCATCTACACAAATCAAATAATGTTTTTAAAGTTGTTGTATTGGATTCAATTGCATGAACAATCGATTTGGGAGCAACAGTTAAAATGTTTATTTTTCGCAACCCAGTAAGTTCCAAAAAACATTTAGTATAGGAATCACATGATTTATAGTTATCAAAATTTGATTTGTTCAAAACAAATTTTGATATCTTCATACTTATTTAAAAAACATATCTTTAAGTTCATCTTTTTGTTGTTCCGTTTGGTTAAGTTGTGATTCTTGTAAATTAACATAATCAATGTATTTTTGTATTTTTTCTAATATTTCATAACATACATTGGATAAATTAATAAAAATGCCATTTTGGTTTTCATTGTAGACAATTTTATGTTGCCCAATCAATAATTTTCCAATTTCAATTTGATAATGTTTTGGCATTATTTCGATTCGTTCTTTCATATCTTGCACATTCATACATCATCCTTTCTTTTATTTTTTAACTCTTTTTAAAAATTGATATTCATTTAGAATTAAGGTAGATTGTACAATATGGAACGGCGTATTTTAGATAAAATCAATACTCAAAATGAGACGTATACTAAGCAACTCATGCAAGAATTAAATAAATTACCAAGTGATTTGTCTCAACCTTTGTTACAATGGGTTCAATCTACCAAACCCGTCGATATTTCTAAATCAGATTTCAGCAAACGTAAACGTGCTAAAAATTGTGTTCCCCATGATTCGCGGTGTGAAGCTCGATGTGCTAAGGGAAGTGGACATGAAGGAGAACAATGCACACGTCGTAAAAAAGATGGTTGTTTGTATTGCGGAACTCATACGAAAGGGCTTCCGCATGGAATTATGATAAAACAAGAACCTGCTTTCAAGGAAAAAACAATCTGGGCCGAAGAATATCGTGGTATTATGTATTATATAGATGAAACCAATGTATATAATACAGAAGATATTAAGAAAAATAAAGTAAATCCTGAAATTATAGGTTCATGTACTAAATCTGGAAATTCTTATATGATTCAATTAAAATAATCTATGGATATACTATGGTATGTTCGCCAAGTATGGCATTTCAAGATTGCGAATTAGCTATATTACGTTTAAATGTAGATAAAGTAGAAAAAGAACAAGGAAAAATATTAGTAGAATCACCGGAAACTAAAAAAACAATTAAAATAGTGGAAAGTTTCATTAAACGTAAAAAATTAATTATTTATGGTGGAACCGCAATCAATAACATATTACCTAAATCTGACCGTTTTTACAATTATAATTATGAACTGCCTGACTATGATTTTTTTAGTAAAAATTCTTTAGAAGATGCAAAAGAATTAGCCGATATATATTCAAAAAATGGATTCTCCAATGTAGAAGCTAAAGCAGGGGTACACCATGGAACTTACAAAGTATATGTGAATAATATTGGCGTTGCGGATATTACCTATTTGCATCCTGAACTTTTTAACAGTCTTATGAAAGATATTATAGTAAAAGAAGGTCTCTTGTATGCCCCTGCTAATTTTTTACGACAAAGTATGTACCTGGAATTATCAAGACCCAACGGTGAAATAGATAGATGGGAAAAAGTATTGAAACGACTTATTTTGTTGAATAAATATTACCCTTTAAAAATAAAAAAATGTAAAAATAATATTCAACGTGAAATGTCAACGAAACATATAATTACTGAAAAAAAAATATTCAATATTGTTAAAAAATCATTTATTGATGAAAAACTTATTTTTATTGGAGGATATGCCAATGCACTTTATTCTTCTTATTTACCAGACTACCAAGTAAAATCATTACCTGATTTTGACGTTTTATCATTAGACCCTATGAAAACGTGTAATCGTGTAAAAAAAGAACTTGCCAAAGAAAATATAGAAGTTATTATCAAAACATATCCACCTATTGGTGAACTGGTAGCAGAACATCATTCGTTGCAAATTGGGGATGAGTACATTGCTTTTGTGTATAAACCTACTGCATGCCACAGTTACAACGAAATTAAAATTGGTAGTTCAAAAGTTAAAGTAGGCACTATTGATACATTATTAAGTTTTTACATGGCGTTCATGTATGCAGACCGTCCTTATTATGATATGAACCGGTTATTATGTTTGTCTACTATGTTGTTTACGGTTCAACAACGCAATCGATTGAAACAATCTGGGTTATTAAAACGATTTAGTACAACATGTTACGGAAATCAACCTACTTTGTCTGATATTCGTGATGAAAAAACAAAAATGAGAAGTGAATTAGACCCAAAAAGTAGAGAATATGAAGAATGGTTTTTAAATTATATTCCGAACAAAACCAAAAAAGCAAAACAAAATATAACAAAGAAAAATAAATCAAAGAAAAATAAATCAAAGAAAAATAAATCAAAAAAAAATTGATATAGCAACATTTAACGAACAGAAGTATACAATGGCTGACCTTTCCCAATATGTTATGCGCAACGAACACGACCACGTCCTACTCAATCCAGATACCTATGTAGGTTCAGTTGAAAATGTAGAAACCGATAATTGGATTTTGAAAGAGGGTAAAATTCAAATGGAATCTATCCATTACAACCCTGCACTTCTCAAATTGTTCGATGAATTGATTGTCAACGCAAACGACCACCATATTCGTACCAAAACAAGTGAAAATCCAGTTACTCATATTCAAGTCATTATTGATAATGGCACTATCACCATTATCAATGATGGCGAAGGAATTGATATTGCAAAACATCCAGAGCATGACATGTACATCCCGCAACTCATTTTTGCTACTTTGCGCACTTCGCGTAACTTCAATACGGAAGAAAAACGAATCGTCGGAGGAAAAAATGGATTTGGTGTAAAACTAGTCTTCATTTGGTCAACGTTCGCCAGCATTGAATGTGTCGATTCAACACGGCAACTTAAATATACCCAAACCTTTTCTGATAATTTGAAAACAATCAACCCACCTGTGATTAAACCCTGCAAAAAGAAATCATATACGAGTATTACATTTAAACCTGATTACGCTCGTCTGAAATTACCTGGTTTGGAACCTACTATGTTAGCGTTGATTGAACGCCGTATTTACGATATTGCCTCTCTTACTGATAAATCCGTTAAGGTATCGTACAACGGAACTGTTGTTCCTGTAAAATCGTTGACAAACTATGTAGATTTGTTTGTAGGACCTAAATCTGAATTGCCTCGTTCCCAGTTCTCATGCGACCGATGGGAAGTGGTTGTGTGCAAATCACCGAACGAAGAATTTGTATCTATTTCCTACGTGAACGGGATTCATACGGGTAAAGGTGGTACTCACGTGAATTATATTTTGAACCAACTACTTCGAAAACTCATCCTCTATATCAAACAAAAAAAGAAGGTCGATGTAAAATCCACTACATTGAAAGAACATTTGATGTTGTTTATTCAATGTTCCATTGAAAATCCAAGTTTCGACAGTCAAACTAAAGATTATCTCAATACGCCGAGTTCCTCTTTCGGCTCTGTCTGCGAATTGTCCGATAAATTTGTGGAAGAAATTGCGAAAAAAGGTATCATGGAATTGGCGTTGACGATTACCAAAACCAAAGAAATGGTCGCCGCCAAAAAAACGAGCGACGGCAGCAAAACTCGTAAAATTGTCGGCATTCCAAAACTGATTGACGCCAATTATGCAGGAACCGTCAAATCTACCAAATGCACACTGATTTTGTGCGAAGGAGATTCAGCTCGGTCTGCCATTCTATCTGGATTTACTGCAGAAGACCGAAACATATTTGGTGTATATCCGTTGCGAGGTAAATTGTTGAACGTTCGTGATGAATCCATTACGACCATTAGCAACAACAAAGAAATCAAAGAATTAATGACCATTATGGGATTGAAATACGGAAAAGAATATACTCCTGAAAATATTAGTGAATTGCGCTATGCACACGTCTTGTTCATGACAGACCAAGATTTAGACGGAAGTCACATCAAAGCTCTCATTATCAATTTGTTTGCTTGTTTGTGGCCATCTCTTCTGCCGTGCCACGATTTCATTGGTTTCATGAACACGCCTATTATCAAAGCGACAAAAGGAAAAGAAGAAAAATGTTTTTACAATGAAGAACAACACACTAAATGGAAAGAAACCAATCCAAAAGGGTGGTCTGAAAAGTTTTACAAAGGATTAGGTACGAGTACTGCAAAAGAGTTCAAGGATTATTTCTTGAACAAGAAAATTGTACATTTTACCAGAACACCCGAATGTTGTGGACAATTGGATATGGTATTCAATAAAAAACGTGCCAACGACCGTAAAACATGGTTGGAACAGTACACGCCTCAAAACTTGAATACAGACGTACACAATATTTCCTACACTGAATTGATTAACAAAGAATTAATCAAATTTTCCAAATACGATTGCGACCGGTCCATTCCCAACGTGATGGACGGTTTCAAAATCAGTCAACGCAAAATATTTTATTGCGCACTTTTGAAACCTCTTACCCATGAAATTAAAGTGGCACAGTTTAGTGGTTATGTTTCAGAAAAATCATGTTACCATCACGGTGAAGCCAGTTTGAACGGTGCGATTGTGAATATGGCGCAGAATTTTGTAGGCTCCAACAATATCAATTTGTTGAACCCCAACGGACAATTTGGAACTAGGTTGCAAGGTGGCAAAGATAGTGCTAGTGAAAGGTATATTTTTACCCAGTTGAACAAATGCACACGATACATCTTTCGCAAAGAAGATGACGATATTCTAAACTATTTGTCGGATGATGGTACTAGTATTGAACCTGATTTTTACGGACCTATCATTCCCATGATATTAGCCAACGGTTGTAACGGAATTGGTACTGGTTTCAGCACCAAGATTCCGTGCTATAATCCAAAAGATTTAATTGACTATCTCAAAAACATGCTGTTGTTCGAATCTACATCCATCACCATAAAACCCCATTACCGTGGATTCAAAGGAACGATTGAAGAAGAAAAAGAAAATAGCGGCAAATACATTATCAAAGGTGTATATTCGGTAAAAGAACTGCAAGTTACGATTACAGAACTTCCGATTGGTATGTGGACGGATACCTACAAACAATTCTTGGAAGATTCGCTAGGTACACTGATTAAAGATTATACTGATAAAAGTACGGATGTAGACATTCATATTGTAGTAACTTTGCTTGTGCCAACTAGTAATGTTGAATCTGAATTGAAATTGACAACTAGTATTAGTACGACAAACATGCACTTAATCAACGCTAAAAATCAACTTCGTAAATACAAGACAGTTTATGAAATTATTGACGAATATGCGGAAGTAAGGTTGCAGATGTACACGGTTCGCAAACAATATTTATTGGACAAGTTGGATAAACTGTTACTTGAAATAACACATAAAGTAAAATACATTCATGCGGTATTGCAAGGTAAGATTGATTTGCGAAACAAAAAACAAGATGAAATTACCAAAATGTTGAAGGCGTTTGATTTAATCCAACATGACGGAAGTTACCATTATTTGATTAAAATGCCGATGGACAGCGTATCCGATGAAAATGTAAAACAGTTGGAAGCGGAGTTAGCCAAGTTGACCAAAGAAAAGGCATTGTTGGCTTCTATGACCGAAAGACAAATGTGGTTGAACGAATTGGAAGAATTGAAAAAACAGTTGTAAATTATCTCCAACTTCCGTAACATTTATGCTGTAAATAGGTAGTATCGTATAACGTTATATCATATTTGTGTTTGCTTCGATGGTAAATAGTGGTGATGACATCAGGTCCACACATCCATAGTACATCTCGCTGTGATAATTTTGTATTTTTTTCAAATAGGATTTGTGTCAATCTACGAATGCATTCTTCAATGACTTCTTTTAAAAATGGATGTTGTACTGTAGATGAACCAAAACAAAAATTGGCAATGCGTACTACGTTATCAGGATGTTTGCACTCTCGTGGACCTAATTCATTTACTGATTTACAAACATGTTCTGTAAATACAACCATGGATGAAGCATCCCATTTTTTTTGAATGAAACAATCTGCATCGCAATAGAAGCCACCGTTAAAATAAACCATCAACAAACGAACTAAATCAGCTTGAATGACCCAATGGGGTATATGCGAATATAAGGTGGCTATTTCAGGAAATATAGGATTGTGTACTAAATTGTAAATACTACTGGGAGTTAGGATAGAATAGCTATCTATATAGGTTTTGTTGTGGTGAATGACATCTTGTGGAAAAGGTCGGGTTTCATTAGGTTTAAAATTCCACATGTAATGAATGTTCATACTTATTTTACGTATAAAAATAAATATGAAATGAACTTATTTAAAAATTAATTTAGGTTTTTTACGTTTCATGTATTCTTTATTATATGTTTCAATCATTTTTACCATATATTTTGGATGTAAAGTGATGTATGTATATATTTTAGCCATTTCTGAAGTAGGATTCAATGTTTCACAAATGATATTATTTACGTTCATTTTATAATGGTCTTCCATAAGGACATTGTATAATGTTTCGCCTGAGTATTTTACAGTAGTTACACCCGGAAATGTATTTGCAAAATCATTAGATTTGATTAGCGTACCTTGATAAAAAATTTTGTGGTCTTTGGTCATGATAGTCTCTTTGGATGGAATATTGTTTCCGAGGGCATTGTGTTTAAAACGTATTAAATATTTATCATCTGTTACGGTTTGAGTAATACCAACAATTTTTTTATGGTCAATAGTGTTGTTCACTGTTAATTTGTCGATTGGTATCGTTCCTTGGTCGGTAAGAATAGGAGTTCCTTTTGGAAAACAAATATCTGATTGTGGAAGAACTGGAATTATGGTAAAAGAACAATTACCCCCTTCAAACGTGTTTTCATTCATCCAAATTAGTTGACCATTATTCGTTTTAGTTTCATCTCCTATATATGACGCAGATAAATTCAAATAAGAAGTAACTTCCGGTTTTTTAGACATGGATTTTATTACAACACCATAAACATCAAATTGTTTCCATGCAGGTAAATATACATTATCAAATTTAATCTTTTTATTGTTATTAAAAATATATTCATATACCTGAAACCCTAAATATTCACTTGGGTCAGTTGAATTAATATCACCTCTAACCAATAAACTCTTGTCATAATTTGTAATTCCATTGATGGTTTCATAAAATCCAACAATTATATTTAATGAATTTACAATAAAATAACCTTCAAATATTGTTAAATCATCTTCAACTATATGAATCGAATACCAAGAATATATCATACAATATATATTATTTTAATTTTGCAACAAATGATTTCCTCGTGTGTGTATGTACCAACATAGTACTAAATGTCTGCTTATATGTGATAACTCATAAAAGGGATTGAGTAAATGTATGTAGAGTATCAACAACACAATCGTATATAAATCAATCGTTGGCTGGCTGTACAACAAATACACAATATCTAAAGCAAAAGAGGGAATGGATGCAGTTGTAACGTCCGATGGTAAAAATTTATAAATGTACATTAAATTCATAAAGTGTGTGTACAAGGCAACCACGCTCCATCCCGTTTGAAGCATAAATAGGTACCCAGCTTGATATACATGAAAAACGGTTACATCGATTAATATCCATTTGGATTGAATTGTAGATATGCCATAATAATCGTAGGCAATTTCTTTATGGTACAAATAACTAGATATTCCGAGTAACACAGACATACTATTTATAAACGTTAACGTAGGATACCATAGGTTCATGAATACACTATGTACCATGAATGTATAGGATACAATATGATGGTTGACTACATTTAAATGCATTGTTTTCAATGGTTTCGCCATTTTTTTACAAATAACTAACAACCAATATAAATTCAAACTGTATAAAGCTAATACAGGAATCATTTGCACAGTTGAAAATGTATGTTCTTGAATCATAAAATACCAATCAATGATACGAAATTTAAAAAATAAAAGAAAAAATAAAAAACGTAACCCATTTTGATAGTGAGTAGGTACATAGGGTATTACATTCATCACTAACGTAGACCATTCTACACGACCCATAGTAAGTTTCAATTCGGGTGTATAAGGATATAGTAAACTCATAACACCAAAAGAACATGAAATCATATGATGTATTTTAAAATCAACGGTTAATTTATTACATATCAAATCATAGGCAAAAAAAGACATGGATAATCCATAAATGAATGTATGTAGGTCAGGTTGATAGGATTCATATAATACAAGCATGGCAGTACTAGTACTTAATATATCTTGTAACATAGTAACTTATCAATTAAATTATTTAAATCCTTGAAGTAAACTTATTTAAATAATTTGACAGAGGCAAACTATGAATTATACAAAACAAAATGATTTATTATTAGACAAATTAAAAGTATTTTATGAATCCAACCATTACAAAGAATTAGACCGAATCCTTAAAATTTTAAACGGTGATTCTGTCATTTCTTTGCGAATATTAGATTGGTTTGTTACCAATTATGCCAAAAAGAATTATATTGTCTACACGTTGACTAACGGTACACGTTTCAAAGTGTACAACGATTACAAATTAAAATTAAAAGCGTATTCGAAGAAGCGGTTCGACCCCTTTTGTAGATGGGAAAAGATTACCATTCCTTATAAGAACAATACGCTGATTCAAACTACGATTGGTCAGTTAAATTTTTTCAAATGGGTGTTGGAAAATGAAATTATTGAATATATTGAATCTGAATATGCAAAAATTGAGCAAGACATGAATTTGCGCAACAGTACGTCAAAAAAAAAGCCTCTTGACCATAAAACACGTAAAACACGGCATGAGTTGTCACCCTCTGCTATTAAAAATATCCAAAAGGAATTTATACAAATTGCAGTTACTTTTGATTAAAATTGAGATGAGAATAGTAACTATTAGATAGTATATAATGTCTGGACCTATCACAAAGCAACTCTGCGTCAACCAACTGGGGCTTCCTGAAGAACTGCATGATATCATCAAAAGTTATGCATTTGATGATACCATTAGATATGCAGCAAAAATGAGGAAAAGAACGATACATACTCTTATTCAATGTACCCGATGGTCGGGTCAATATAGACATAAACATAAACCTCATCATACAGGATTTTTATTTTGGATTGAAGAAGATGTAAACTGTCGTCAATATCAAATGCATTTTTGCTGTAAATGTGGAAATTATGCAACTTATAATTCACAAGAATATGATAAAATAGAATGTAAATGTGAATTAATCTAACTATAGTATATGGCAGAAGTTAGAGATATATCTATTGTTCCTCCATTAGATGACGCCTATCATTTGTTTGCAACACAAGTAATGGCAACCCATTTTCGTGAAACAGGTACAATGCGTGTAATGACTAGAAGTATTACTTCACCAATCGCATGTAAAACATCAGCTATTATATATGTTATCATATGTATATTAATTGGTCAAGGTAAAATAAGACCACCTAATAGTGAATTATACATTGAAGATACTGATATAACCAGACAAACATTAGATGCAATTCGAGGTGATTCTATAATAGGTAAATTAATAAATGATAATAAAATTAATCCTCGTGAATTACGATTAGTATATGATATTTCTAGAGAATATTTACACAGTAAACAATTATTTTTTATGGTATTATTGAATGTATCAGAAACAGGAAAATCTTTTGATAGAGGCGGTATTGGCAATATATCCCATTATTTTGTTATCGTTCAAAGAGAAGGTAAATTTTTTTTAATTTCATCTTACGGAAGTTCATTTTGTATTCCACAAAAAGAAGTTGAACTAAAAATTACAGAATGGGAATACTTTGTACGTGTTTTTACTAACCCAGATAAAGAAGTTAAACAAAATTCTAAACCAATGATAAAACTATTACACAAATATTTTTTACCATTAGGCTATGATGTTAAATTGAATAAACCAGATGAGGATGATGTTGTGTATGAAAGTATTGAAGACGCAATTCAATCTGATGTAGATTTTTACATAGAACATGAACATCAAATCGTATCCATAGACAATATAGTTGAACTTATACTTCCTTATGTTCGTATGTCTGATGAAAGTGCAGCAGAAAGTGCAGAACGAGATATGAGAGAATCGCGCGAATATTCACAAGAACGTGGTTCATTTGGAGGTAAAAATAAGAAAACACGAAAAAAGAATAAGAAAAAGAAAAAACAGTATACAAAAAAACGTTAATTTTTATATTGTTTTCTGTATCTTGCCAATGAACTTCCAGCCCATTCGCGCAATTGTCCAAACGTCAATACAAGTTCATATCCTGCTCCTTCTACAGCTTCTGCGCTATCATACGTAGGATTATCTCGCATCTTTAATTTTCCTCGCCAAAAATCATCATTTGCATTTGCATCAATATAAAGATTTTGGTCATCTTCAAATATACCATCCCTTTCAAGTTCAGTACAACAAGTATGAATCATATAGGCTGAAATGCCTAAACCTTGATATTCATCATCTACTGAAATATGCATATCCCATGTTTCGTTGTTACCTGGTTTAATATGAAAATAACCTATTTCTTTACCATGTAAAATAGCAGTTACTTTGTAACTTTGTTTTCCAGGATAAGAACCTTCCGGATGTTCATCAATAGCTTGATATGTATAGGTAATAGTTAATGCTCTTTTACGTTTTGTGCCACCACGTTTATTTCGTCGACGTGATTTGTATAACTTGCGCATATAATAATAGATAAAATTTAATTAGGATGAATACTTCGTATAATGATATCAAAGAAAACCTGCGTCAAGAATATTTTGAACAACGAATCACTCGGAGCAGGAACTACTAAATTTCTACGAAACACATATTGGTCATTCTGATTTTGTATGGTAATCCAATTATACGTTTCATCAATAGTATAAGAGACTATTATTTTGGAACACTTGTGTTTTGTAGGGATACTGATACGTGGAAATATTTGACTTTCCACGTCATAATTTATACTAGGTAACCATGCAATTTTACTTTTATTATCCTCTTTCAAAAAGACAGACCCGTACATATTTTTCTTTACTTTTATAAAACCATATTTTTTGATAGGTGTAAACCGTATGGTATTATAATCAATCATCAATTCCGACCCAATATATTGGGTATCGGTGGAAGCAATAAGCGACCAAAACCCGCAAAAACGTACAGGAAACATTATGTACAATTTAATTATTATATGGTTTCAATTTTATAGCAACATACTATATGGAAGAAAAATGAATATAAAAATGTTTATATTATGGGGATATGGAGGATGGTCCTATCCAGGTTCTGAAGAAATAAATACACAAGAATTGAACCGTGTCATGAAGTATTTAGAAAGAACACTACAAAAATATGAAACAACAGACAGAATACATGTTATTTTAAGTGATAGTGTACAAGCTAGACGTATTCAAGATATAGTTAAAGACCATCCTAGTATAATAGTTGATATACCAGTTTTAAAAGAAGAAGAAGCGAATATGACCTATCATGAAAAAGTACATGCATTCATGGATGAAGTTTATTACTCAAATATAGAACCTGACCCACCAAATATACTTATTGTGGTAGTAGAGCATGATGCTGAACACCACCAAACAAGAAAAAGTATATACAATCAAATTATGACATTATACGGTAGTGATATAAGTAACTGGTATATAGCAGACCAACCATTACCTGAATCAGAATTTATTATACCTGGAACGCGTAGAGGAGGAACACGTAAGAAGAAAAATAAAAAGAAAAAGAACAAAAAAACTGCAAAACATAAATAACTTATATTTTTTTTGATTTTCGTTTTATTTTTCTTTTTTTTCTTGATTTTTTTCCACCATGTGATTGTCTTCGACCTCTTGCTATCCAACCTTGTGCGATTTCATCTTGTCTAAGTTTACTCAATCCTTTTTTTGCACTAAAATCTAAATCAGCTTGTCCCGATTCCCATTGTCTCATTTCTTCTTCAGACAATTCTCTTGTTTTCATTAATTCTGTACGTATAGTAAGTAATAGTTGAAAACATTCGGGATCATATCCTATATTAGTTTTATCTATTGTTGACAGTAATGTTATTAACCTATTTACAACACTTCTAGTATGGTCTAATTCTTCGCCAACAATAATATTTTCAAGAATTGATTTTACATCAAATTTATGATATCCAGCAATTTCACCAACTGCATAATAAAATACCATCAATGCTATATATAAATTTCTATACGATAATATATCGGTTATTCCTTCTACATTACCAAACAATTTCTGAATACAATCATGTTCTAATAATTGCTGTGTTAAATGTTGTATTGTAGCTTGTACATTAGGGTCACAACAATACTGAAAATCTTTAGGTGGTAACCCTTTGCCTGCTAATAATTTATTTTTTTCATCTGAATTAATAACAAATGCACTTATCACATTATCCATCGCTTCTTCGAATATGGCGGTTTGTTCAGATTTAGATAATAAACGACTTACTTCTGCTGCCATATAGTATAGTATATAAAATTGAAATGAATTTATTATCTTAATTTTATATAAAATGGCGCACACATTACTTTTTGTCGGGCAACCGGTCGACCTATATGTTCTACAACAACAATTAAATTCTATCTTGGATAGTACAGTGAAATGCATTCGTGAATTGATTGCTATTTTTCCAGGTGTGTACATTGTCATATTTAATTCCGTGACTCCATTATTATCCTCGCTCTATTATAATTTGAAGATTGACGATGCTCGTATTGTTTTGCCATGTGGATGCTATACGGTATGTTTTGTTGAAAAAGCACAACGATTTTACCGAGAACCATGGCCTTGGAGGACAAAGGGACCTTACACTCCAAACATCATTTTATACAAAAGAAATGCACTCTTGACGTATACATGTGAATGGCATGAATAAATTAATGTAAAGTATAATCAAAACCTTGTTGTTTGAATAATATAAAATCATTTTCATAAATTTTATAAATTTTATTTTTTATGTCTTCATTGTAAAAATATTTTATATCAATATTACAATCCATAATTTCATCTATATTCAAATCATATACATCATAATTTATGATTTTATTCATATTTATTGTGCTATTTCTTTCATGTCCAAATTTTTTAATTAATATATCATCTGGAATTTTTTTATCATATATTTGTTCAAGATAAGTATAATCAATATGTTCAATATCAAAAAATTTAATAGTGTTGGATTTAAATATATGCAATGAATATCTTGCATCTGTTTGTGGTTCAAAATGATGTCTATCAATTAAATTAAATTTATATGTTATTATTTCATTCACAAATTGAGAAAATGTAATAGTTTCATATTTTTTGTTCCAGATATTTCTATATTGTGTTGTTTTTTTGTACTTATCTAATAAGCCTGATACAATTCTTTTGTAAGGATTTCTAATAAATATTACAGTTTTATAATTTTCAATATCGTGTGGCAATATGTCTAAATAGTCTCTTGATATATGAATTTCATTTGTATTGTTATTTTCAAAAAAATTAAATATAGTTTTAACGTGACTACAACCACATTTTGCAGTCCACCCAAAAATTATTTTATGTGTAGTATCCACCAAAAAATACATATGTATTTACTATATATTATTTTTGATAAAATCATCTGATGCTTTTGTTAATGCAATGGATATTTCTGGTTCCATTACGGTATGCCCACCTGGTACAATTTTGAAATCACACGTTTTAAATTTATCTTTTAATTTATATGCCATATCAAAAGGTGTAATCAAATCATATCGACCATTAACAATATAACAAGGTATGTGTTTTATTTTATCCATGTTGTTATAAATCGTATTTTTAGGTACAAAATAGTGATGTCCTTCATAATGGTTCCCTACCACAGCAAGACATTCTTGATGATGCGGAGACACATGTTGTTTTTTACTAAAAATAGAGACACCATTATCTTCACTTAATAATTCAAGCATTTTCTTGCGTGTTTTATTTGTTTTAGGTTTTTTCAACATTTGTGTTATTTTGCGCGATTCTTCTGAATCTTTTTTGGTTTTCAATTGTAACAGTCGTTTCAACTCCTCTTTTTTATCTTTGAACACGGTATCTAAGACACAGTTATTTTCGCTCAAATCATACACTCCTCTTAAAATAAGACCTGTTGTACGGTCTGGATGGGCTTGCGCGTACAATAGAGCTAAAGAACTTCCCCAACTTCCGCCTGATACTAACCATTTGTCACAACCAATCATTTCTCTTATTTTTTCCATATCGGAAATTAATAATTGTGTTGTATTTTTTTCAGTATGGTAATGTGGTTTGGATTTTCCGCATCCACGTTGGTCAAACATGATAATGTTGTATTTTTTGGGGTTGTACAACCTGCGCACACGAGGGTTAATACTATCCCCTGGACCTCCATGCAAATAAACAACAGGATATCCTTTAGCATTACCGGAACATTCTACGTAGACTTTTACTTTTTCGCCTGAAGATAACGTATCAACCTCTAAATGCATTTTTTTATACGGTGTAATAGAAGGATACATAGTATAAACATATAAATTAACTTGGTTTCATACCATATTTTTTATAAACAATGAGAACAATATTCAAAAAGGTGATGGTAATTAATTCTACAGTTTCAACACGCATAATGAATATCCAATTTATATTTTTAAATAAAAAAATATAAATTTATTAAACACTTTTGGATAAACTATAGTTAGGATGGTCTAATGGAGGTAAATGTTTTACAGTAGACCAATCAATGTGTTGTCCATAACGTCTGTTTCCTACAGGATAACAAATAATATGACGAGGATTACCGCGCAATGATATAAGCGGAGTTGCCCAACGTTCTTCCACCCCCCTCCAAGGTAAATAAACCATGCCCATAGGTCCATTCAGGTCTTCTCCAGTAAATTCTGTAATCATGACTCGTGGGTCATCATTAGGCCGTCCTTCAAACGTAATTGTATCTCCTAGTTTGAATACTTCTGTATATCCGGTCTCTGTATTGGTGTATCGAATCGATTCTTTGTATTGTTCCCAGCAAATGTTAACGTTCATTATGTATTTTTATAGGTCTATTAAATTGGAATCAATTTTTTAATTCGGTTTCAGCAATATATAATACTTTATTTACATAGTCATATTTATCTTAATTTTTATGCAATACTTTATTTTTTCTTGTTTTATTTTTGCGTCCACCTAAATCTACACGTGATGGTTTCGTATAACGCTCAAAATATAATGCTTCAAAAATAGTTTTTGGTGTAAAACCAGAACCACGTAGTTTATTATAATTTATTCTGTATTTGTCCCATTCTATAACCATTCTATCTTCAATTTGTTGTAAATCTTTGTATAATTTTTCTGATATTTGTCTATATTTTTCAGCTAAAGACATATTACCTGCCAATTTATATAACCGAGATATATGTGTGGATTGTTTATATAAATCAAATAATTCATTCGTTAAATCTTTAGTTATTTTAGTTGTAAATTTTGGTTCCCAATTAGAATTATCAAGAGCCGGAACATCACTAGTAGGCATTGCAGAATAAAATTCACTTTTTGATTCTTCTATTAATTGCAAATGTTTTTCAAATTTACTTAGCTCTATCTCTATCTCAGCATCTCTCTCAAACTCTGGGTTACCTCTTTCAGGACGTTCTGGGCTATGTAATTGTTCATCTATTCGTTCGAATCTTCTATGTAATTCTCTCATTTGTGATTTATACTCATTACAACATCTTTCTAATGTTGCTAATCGGTTTTCAAGTTCTATATTATTCATATAGTAAATGTAGAATTAAATATACCAATTTATATAACAAAATTATAAAAATTGAATAATGTGTATTAAATTGGAATCAAATTTTTTGTTTGTGCTGTAACTAATTCAACTGCTTTATTTACATAATCTCCACATGTAATTAAAAATAAGTTTGTACCTGCCATGAAACAAATGCGTTTGTCTAATTCTGTAAATACACCTAATGTTCTAAAGTCGTTGAATTTGTACATTAAAAATAGGGAAACCAATACTTTTACTAAAAAACTGATATAATCATAGATTGCAGGTTTAGAAACAACCCCTATAATTACAGCAATAAGAAATAAAAACCATATCCAATTGAACAAATCAACTAAATAATGAGGTTGAACATCAACGATTGGAACTTGCATAGTATAATTATTGAAAATAATTATCAATTGCTGCATTTTTTTTGTAAATAATAAAAAACAATACTGCTGAAATCAATAAAATAACATAAAATGTAGTTGTAGGTTTTTCTGTATCTTCTCCCCATGCTGTATATACATTGAATGATAATGGTATAGACTGAATTAATTTAACCAATGGTTCTAAATAAAACACAATAATCAAGCCACTAATAGTAAATGCATAGGTATATTTAGTTACATGGTCTTCTTTTACACTATAAATAATAAAAACAATGATAAAAGAAAGAATACAATAATTGACAAATTGTAACCAAAAAGTAATCGATTCTTGCTCTTCTAATAGGTAATATGTTTTTCGATTATTAGTTGTTTTATCAGAATATTCATGTTTTATTTCTTTTATTTTTTTCATAATGTTTTGTAATAACGTTAATTTTATCGTATTTATATTGTTACTGTACGTTTGTTGTGAATTATAATAAGCCAACGTTTCAAGAGTAGATTTAATAGTAGAATGTTGTTCATTCATCATTTCTTTTTTTAAATCTTCTGCTTCTAGTTTATATTTTTTTAATTGTTGTTGTTCGTAGACAACAGGACCATCTTTCAATTGATAATATTCTTTTTCTGCAACATCTACCATTAAAGGAGAATTCTTGTATGTACTTCTAGCACTAATTAATGCGGCATACAATTCTTTTAATTTAGCATCACGTTTTTCATCTGGAGTTTCAGATATGGCATTTTCATGTTGTTGAGCTATTTTATTTATTTTTGCATCTAATGAATCCATACTATATTACTTTAAAAAACTTTGTAGATATTCCTTAATGAGCAGGTACACGTGTTTTGTACTTTTTTACTAATTCAAACAAATCTTGTTTGTAGACAATCCAATAATAGCAACGCAAGCATACAATAACATCTATAATTGAATTGTGCAAATCTATCACAGATGTGTCAAACAATGTTCGGTGTAATTCATTCAACGTGGGCCATTTCATTCTCGGTAAATTACACATTTGAGTAGTTGATTTCATAGTACATACAGTTGGTTTAGTCAATTGAAATGGAATATTGTAACGTAAACATTCAGCTTGTATCATTTGAATATCAAATTGAATGTTGTGTCCAATAACTAGACTACATTGGTCTAAACATAGTTTAAAAATGTCATAAATACATGGAAATGGAAATCCTTGTTCTTTATTCATAGAAGGAGTGATACCATGAATTTGAGTTGATTCTTCTGAAATAAAAGGTGCTTTAATAATATAATCGTATTCCGTAACTTTTAGGGTTTCTGTATCAAACAATATAAAACTAAATTGGACAATATGAGGCCATTCGTTGACAACGTCAATCGTTAACGGTTTTTTAGGAGGCAACCCAGAAGTTTCAGTATCAAAAATTAACCACAACATTCTATTTCTTTTCTATTTAAGAAATACTTATATCAATTTTTATTTTATTGTTATATGTATAATGAACAACACCATTTTATTTTTACTATTATTATGTATTTTTTTAGTCGTTAGTTTAGGAATTAACTATAGCAATATATTCTCGCAAACAGTAACCAATATGCAATCATTCAATTATACACCTACGCCAATTACATCTAGTAAATATAATTCATTCGAATCCTACGAATTAGATTCAACCGCAGCCCAAGGTGTTTTTTCTAATACACTACAACTAAATAATCATATTTTAGAACCCATGGTTTCTGGAAAAAATATGAAAACAACACCTGTTGGTAATTCATTGTCAAATAAATCGATTGGGTCATCCTATGGTTTGCCAAGTTCAGGAAAAGGTATGAGTGGTATAAGTAGAACCAATATGAGTGGTATAGGTAGAACCAATATGAGTGGTATAGGTAGAAACAATATGAGTGGTATAGGTAGAAACAATATGAGTGGTATAGGTAGAACCAATATGAGTGGAATGGGAAATGCATCAGGTAGAGGCATGTGGTCAACGAATGGATATAAACCAAAAGATGCATATGAAGGAATAAACAGTAATGTGCATACATGGAGAACCAATCAATTAGGAAGTAACGACACAGCAAATGATAATTATGAAGATTCAAAGACTCCATTGGAATCAGAAAATTCAATACAAAATTGTGCTACTTCCCCATATGGTTGTTGTCCCGATAATGTAACACCTTCTAATGCATCTGGGTCTATTTGTAATCCACCTATTCCTCCTACAGTTACTGGGGGGTGTGACGGAACTCAATATGGATGCTGTCCAGATAATATAACTAGTAAAAATGTAGATGGAAGCAATTGCGAACCCGCGCCAACCAGTTGCGCAACTTCACAATATGGGTGCTGTCCAGATGGAGTGACGTCTAAAAATTCAAATGGCAGCAGTTGTAGTCCTTATCCACCAGCTCCATCACCAACACCTTCATGTGCATCTAGTCCATATGGTTGCTGTTTAGATGGTATAACTGCAAAAAATGCAGACGGTACGAATTGTTCTACTATGAATTCATGGACGTATAATGGATCAAATGTATCGGGGGTAGTTGCATCCGGGCCTACCAATTCAGGATACATTATCAAAGGTCCAAATGGTAATGTATATGCTGGAACCACATTGAATTGTAAAAATACACAATTTGGATGCTGTCCAGATAATGTAACTGCTAAAAATGTATATGGAAACAATTGTCCATTACCTTCCACAAGTCCTATTGTTAATGTATATGGTGGTAGCCCAAATACAGGGTATCCTCAAAATAATGTTCCTACCTATGTACCCACAACTAATTGTTCTACAAGTCAATATGGTTGCTGTCCCGACAATGTAACTGCTAAACTTGCGGATGGTAGCAACTGCATGCCGTATGGAACCCCAGTAGGGGGGTGTGCAGGAACTCAATATGGTTGCTGTCCCGACAATGTAACTGCTAAACTTGCGGATGGTAGCAACTGCATGCCGTATGGAACCCCAGTAGGGGGATGTGCAGGAACTCAATATGGTTGTTGTCCCGACAATGTAACTGCTAAACTTGCGGATGGTAGCAACTGCATGCCGTATGGAACCCCAGTAGGGGGGTGTGCAGGAACTCAATATGGTTGTTGTCCCGACAATGTAACTGCTAAAAATTCATCTGGTAGTAATTGTTCCTCTTACCCTCCACCTAATGTAACTACAAATACCGTATTTATTCCGCCACCAAGAGGAGGTAAAGTAGAAAATAGTAGTTATGACACTAATTCAGCACCAGTTGATGGTACTACCTATACATGCCCTCAACCACCCCCGTGTCCTCCATGCGGTAGATGTCCTGAACCATCGTTTGATTGCAAAAAAGTACCCAATTATTCAAAAGCTGATGGTACCAGTTCAGACTCTTTACCCACACCTGTATTAAATGACTTTTCCCAATTCGGTATGTAATAAAATTGAATATAAAAAAATAGGTAACATAGATTATACTATGTTGCATATTGTTACTGGATGCATGTTTGCAGGAAAAACAACAGAACTTGCAAACATATATAATTATTTAATCAATACAGTTAATCCTCCAAAAATAATTGTTTTTGATTACGATACTAGAAACCAATCTACTATATTATATACACACGATGACACGCCCATCCCATGTACATCTATTGCACAACTTTCTATTGAACACATGAATTATGATGTAATTCTCATCAATGAAGCACAATTTTTCAAAGGATTAAAAGAATTTGTACTACGAGCGTTGGAAATAGGAAAAATAGTTTATTTGTTTGGTCTAGACGGAGATTTCAAACAAGAAAAATTTGGTGAACTGATTGATTTGTTACCTATGGCAGACACATATGTAAAATTATATGCCAAATGTGCGTGTGGCGCTAAAGCCAGTTTCTCTAAACGTCTTTCCAATGAAATAAAACAATATGGTCCACACGATACATATATACCTGTATGTCGAGCATGTTTATCCTAAACGTGTTGTTTCAAACATTTGGAATCAATCATGATAGTAGGGCATTTGATTTCATTCGGTATAATATTAATCACTCCTTTTGCTTTATGTCCACTGTAAAGTGGTTCGGTACAACCTTTTTCTTTCGACGGTTTTACTTTAATGGTATCGGTAGTACATCTTGCTCTAAAATGTTCGTACCGCTCGCGCACGTCACAATAGGTTAAATTTGATTTTTTGTCCAACATTTTGTTGACTACTTCATGCAAATTATAAACATATCTAGAAAATGTTTCACGATTTGCCATATCAGCATTTGTCAACGGTAATTTTTTAAAGTTTTTTTTAATATTGATACGACAATATTTGCAAGGGAGTACATTTTGTAAATTTAAAATGTGGAATTTGTAATTTTTCTTATCTTCAGGAGTAGGATTCACTGGATAATTAAAACTCATAGTGTGCAGACTATGCCACATACTGGGTCCCCATACGGTAGTAAGCATTCCATCCCCACTACTTAATTCACTTTTTTTAAAAACTCGTGTTTTATTCGTTTTTTTATTTTTTTTACGCGTATTCATACTAATAGTCAACAAAAAAATAGGTTTGACTATGCTTTATATCGTTTTGTTTATTAGCCAACAACTCTCGTAACTCAACTATTTCCAACCTTGCTTTTTCAAGTGTTGCTTCCAATATTTCGTTTCTTTGAAAATGAAGTTCGTTCCATCCGTTTTCACTCTTAAACAATGCAGTATGAACAAATTTAGTTACAGGTTCAATTTTAAAAACATTAATTTTTTGTTTCCGTGTTGTTTAAATAGTGGTAACCATAATCATATAATTGTTGTCTGTATTCTATATTGTTAATGAATTGTATCCATACTTCACTTTTAAACATGGATTCTACATCTATCAAATAATAATGTTTATAATCATGTTTACATGTTTTATTGTAAGTATTGGCGCAAATAATATCCAACGCATTCAAAAATAAAATATGCATATAATTGAACATATCTGATTCTTCTGTATAAATAGGACATTGTTGAGCAATATCAATAATTAAAATACTATCTGGATGATATGGATGTTTTTGTATAGATTGTAATGGACAATTATTCATAAATCCACCATCAATATAATATTCATTGTTGTATTTTACAGGTGTAAATACAATAGGCAATGAAGCAGTCATTTGAATCGTCTCAGATAAAGTTAATGTAGGAAATGTAGTATGATTTAAATCAACGCATTCCATTCCATTTATTTTTGTAGTGAATATGTGTAAATCGACACCTGATTTTTGGTATAATTCGAGTAATGTATAGGTATCAGGAATATCATACGCTAACATAAATGGTTTTACCATATCAGATAAATGAGAAGATGGAAATATTCCTTTATCATGAAATTGAACATCAAAAAATTTTTCCCATGGACGATGAATGATATATTCTTTCATTTCTGGAATATGTACACCTATTAAAATAAGAATAGACAGAATCGCACCAGCTGATGTAGCATATATACTTTTAATATCGGTTAATGCTAATTTCTCTTGGTCTATCAAATAATGTAACAACCCAATTTGTACTAATCCGTTTGTTCCTGCACCCGACAATACCAAATGTTCAATCATTTTAGTACAATACACGTTTTTTCTTTAATTCAGTAAAGTATGGAAACTCCAAAAATAAATTTAGATGAATTATACGAAAAGAAAAAACAAGAAGATATGAATACAGTGAATTCGTACAATAAAATATTAGAAAAAATTCATTATCAAATCAAAGTAGCTTCGCGTCAAAAAATAAACAACCAATGTTGTTGGTATGTAATACCTGAATTTGTATTTGGTATTCCGAGATATGACATTAAAGCATGTATTATTTATGTTATTCAATCTTTAGAAGATAATGGATTTCGTACCAAATATACTCATCCCAATTTGTTGCTCATTGCATGGAATCATTGGGTGCCTGATTACGTGCGCGTAGAATATAAAAAAATGACAGGTATCGTTGTTGATGGATTTGGTAAAGAAATAAATAAAGAAAAAGACAAAGAAAAAGAAAAAGAAAAAAATCCCAATAACAAAGAAATTAAGATAGATAAAAAGTCCATGTTTAAATCCGTTTCAACTTATAAACCGTCTGGTATTATTTATAATGAAGATTTACTCAAACCAAATTAATTATATTTATATGATATGTCATTAAATTTAGCTTTTTACACTTATTTTTATGGTAGTAACCAAAATGCATCTTTTAAAATTCCATCTATACCATCATTACATTATAAATGTTATTATTATACAAACAATAAAACATTGTTAAAACAATTAAATAAAACAAAATGGATTGGTATTTATGATGATAAACCAACCCATGATGATGAAATTGAAAGCTGTATGGTAGGCAAACATATTAAAACGATGCCTCATAAATATAAAGAATTAAAAAACTATGATTATTTATGCTTTTTAGATAGTAAATTGAATAAAGTAAGTGAAAAATTTGTGGAAAAAATGATTAACAAATATTGTATACAACAAAACTATGCACTATTATTAAGAGAACATTGGCATGTGCATGATAATGTATGGAATGAATATAATTTAAGTATGAGACAAGACCGGTACGTAAAGCAAAGTCACCAATATAGAAAATACATACAAAAACAATTAGATAATGGATTAAGTGAAACAGTAAAAAAACATTGTGCGTGTGGATTTTTAATAAGAAATATGAAACATCCTCATATGGTAGATATAAATACTACATGGTATAAACACATTCAAGAATGTGGCATACAAGACCAAATATCTTTCTTTTTTGTTCAACAATTGTTTCCTAATGATATACATGCTTTTAGCGAAATTCCATTTGTTCATAAAACTAGACGAAAAAAATAGTATAATGTAATAGTATGCCACCCTTAGTTAATCCTATTCTTACAGAAGAAGACGATTATGTTGGAATTGATATTCGCCAACAATTACCAAATGATGGAGATTATGTGAAAATGAAATTGAAACCAGAAGATGAAGGCATTGCTAAAGATTTTTTATACGGTAAAGTTAGCAAAATATTCAAAGGTGATGTAGGCGAAGTTATAGTCGATGAAGACGAATATATCTTATCTTTTGAATTAACGATTCATCAATATTTTATGGATGATGGACGTGTAATTTATGATAAATATAAATACAAACAAAACATTATACTCGGTACTATTATAAATTGGAGATTAATTACAGATGAGGATTATAGAATTGTAAATGATGCATTTGAAAAAATGCGTGCTATACCACAACCTGAACCTATTTTACAAAATCCAATAACAGATGTTCCAATTCAAGGAGGACGCAAATCTAGACGAAACAGACGAAAATCTAGACGTAACAGACGTAAATCTAGACGTAGTCGCAGATAACCAATGTTCCATTTTCATATTTGAATGGTTTAGAACAACCCCATATTTTGTCTTTGAGCTGGTCACATTCTATTTTTGGTAAATGTGGTGGTATTTGTGTTCCATTATGTTTATAAATACCACATCTAAAAATGGCGCAATTGATTTGTTCAATTTCAATTGTAATACCACAATGAGGACAATTCATACTATACTCAAATATAATTTAAAACAATGTATTCATAAATTATAATGATTACTTGTGAATTAATGGGTGGTTTAGGGAATCAAATATTTCAAATTTTTACGACTATTGCACATGCCTATAAATGCAAAACTAGATTTTATTTTTTGAACGTAGAACAATTAGGCCATCGTAGTACATTTTGGAATACTTTTTTTCATAAATTGAAAAATTATTTAGTACCCTCTTTTCCTTCATTGTATGTGTGTAGTGAAAAAGAATTTGCCTATAATGATATACCTATTCATAAACAACATACTAAATTATATGGATACTTTCAAAGTTATAAATATTTTAAAGATGTTTATCCACAATTGTACACCATGATTGGAATTGAAGATATGAAAAATACATTGATTCCAAAAATAAAAGTCGATTTAAATAATACAATCAGTATGCATTTTAGAATAGGTGATTATAAACACCATCCCGATTCTCATCCAATCATGTCTTATGACTATTATGAAAAGGCATTATCGTACATTCAACAAATTTATCCTACACCATTTACTGTCATCTATTTTTGTGAAGACGAAGATATTCATGTCGTGTTAGAAACCATCCAAAAGTTAACAAACACATTTCCTCATACCTTTGTTCGAGGAGATAATACATTACAAGATTGGGAACAAATGCTTTACATGAGTCTATGCGACCATAATATCATAGCCAATAGTAGTTTTAGTTGGTGGGGAGCCTATTTTAACACAAAACCGTCTAAAGTTGTTTGTTATCCATCGTTATGGTTTGGAATTAATTACAAACATCATAATATGAAAGATTTATGTCCAGATGAATGGAAAAAAATACAGTGTTAACGATGTTTTAATAATAAATCAGGAAGTTTGTTATGATTTCCTTTTGAATTAAATGCCGACACATCATGAATCCTATGTTTTACAAGAGGTTCTTTACAATTAAAAAATGTTTTATTTTTCTTTCTAAGTGTTAACCATAAATCATAATCTTCTACAGAATCCCATTCTTTATTCCAATGACACAATTCTTTACGAATAATAGAACTAGAATTTATAACAGGATTTACACTGAAAAAATCAAAACTTGAAATATCACCAAATGGTATAGTTGGATATCCGGTTCTATCTCCAAAATACATACACTGTGAACCAACCACATCATAATGTAAATACTTGGATTGTATATGAAGTTTTTCTGGGTGCCAAATATCATCTACGTCTAAAATGGATACATAATCATACTTGCAATGTTGAATTATTTCATTCAATGTATTTGATTTTCCTTTGATTGTATAAAAATCAAATACACGAATCTTGTCACTTTCATATTGTTTGGCTCTTTGATATATCTCTGAATTTTCAGAATGGCCGTTAATTCCAATCAATAATTCCCAGTTATTATACGTTTGGTTTATGACAGAACCTACTGATTCATGTATGAATTCAATCCCATTATAAATAGGTATTACTATGCTAATCATACTATAAGATAACAATAAAATACTTAAACTTATCTGTATAATAATAGAAATGGAAGATGATGTTATTACAATTGGGAACGAAATGATTTTTACACCTTATAATGCTAAAAACAAAGAGATTAGTTTGAACGACATTCAAACTATTCTACTCAAATACGGCGTGTCCTATCCAATTCAACGAATTGAATTATATAAACGTGCATTTGTGCATAGCTCTTATTGTAGACGAAATTTTGATTCCAAAATTAGAATTATTGATAAACCAGCCAATTGTATTGAACTACATTCTAAATCGAACGAACGTCTTGAATTTTTAGGCGACGGTGTTCTTGAATGTATCACCAAATATTATTTGTACCGCCGTTTTCCAAATGAAAATGAAGGGTTCATGACGGAAAAAAAGATTGCCTTGGTAAAAAATGAAGCGATTGGAAAATTTGCCTACGAAATGGGATTGCATTCATGGTACATTATTTCGAAACACGCTGAAGAAAAAAATATTCGTACCAATTTCAAAAAATTGGGTTGTTTGTTTGAAGCTTTTATTGGAGCGCTTTTTTTAGACGTCAATAAAATAAACATTCATGATGAAGAAGAATGGTTTGCCAATATGTTTGTTACTGGTCCAGGGTTTCAAATGGCACAGATTTTCGTAGAATCCGTTTTTGAAAAACATGTAGATTGGTCCAATATTATTTTAAACAATGATAATTATAAAAATATTTTACAAATCAAGATACAGCAAGAATTTAAAACCACTCCTATTTATCTTGAAATTGAAGATTATTCAGATAGTTATCATATGGGTGTTTATTTGCATATAGGACAAGATAAATGGAATATGAAACCAAGTAACTCTATTCCATTTTCACAATTTGGTTCGTTTGAAAAAATACATGAACACATAAAACAACATGGAAAAGTGTTTGTTTTGTTAGGAGAAGGGTCCCATAAAATTAAGAAAAAAAGCGAACAATTAGCGTGCGAACAAGCAATTTCATTTCTTAAATCATAAAGTTTAGTAATATTTTGTGTTCTATAAGTATGGGATTACCTGTAGGAGAAGTAGTTGGTATATTGTTAGCAGGAGTAGTAGCAGTAGCAATAGGAAAAAAATTAACATCAGGAAACAGTAAATCTGTTGAAAGAGATGAAACCATCAATAACGAACATAATATAAGTGGTGGCAGGTCGAGAAGAAATCGGCAACGTAAAAATCAATCACGCCGAAGATAATCCTCTAGTTTTACGTCTAGTTTTACGTTTTGGTCGTTTACCTCCTTTACGGGTTTGACTTTTCAAATTACTATAAAAACGGTCTTCATCCCGTAATTTAACTACCATTTTGTCCCCATTTTGAACAACTTCTTCTGATTGACCACCAGGATTGTACATATTTATTTTCATTTTTTTACCATCGGGATGTGTTACATGTAAATCAATACGACTTGTGTCTGAAATACGTGAATCATTATACTTATATAATTGATATAAAATATTTTGATATGTAGTTTCAAAATCAAACAAATGTGGTGTTGTCTGTGGACGTATAGGGGTAGTGCCGTCATAATAGATTAATGTATATTCTAATGGTTTATGATATGCGCCACCTTTTCTTCTCATATATATAGTTTCTAAAATAAATAGAAACTATATTTTTCGTGTTTTATGGTTTCGAAACAATTTCAAAGCAGTAGCGGCATCTTTCATTTTGTACAGATTCATGATAAACGTACGATGTGATTTTTTTATATTTGGATTACGAAGAATTATGCCGTACAATACCATTCCAAATGCACACAAATCTAACGAATATTTTACTTGTTCTACTATTTCTTCATCTGAATATTTATCAAACCATTTCGTATACTCTTCTACCATAGTGGTTGCATACTGACTATGCGTATAACTATCATAGCCGCCTGTTTCTTGGAAATATTTGATTAACGCAACTTTGAAAGTAGGATACCAAGCAGCTCCATATTTAATTTTAAAATAAAGGGGTGATAACCCTAAATATTTATTTTTTTTTAAAAAAGAATACTCTAATAACCGATTATTTTCCCAATCAATGAGTTCAAATTTAGAACCACATTTCATAATGTTGTCTAATTTAATATCACCGTGAGCAACATCTAAATGTTGTATGTCAATTAATATTTTTAGAATATCTTCTACAAATTGTACAAATTGTTTTTCTGTAAATTGGTTTACAATGCTTTCTGACATGGTTTGCGAACATTTACGGTTGACGATAAAACATCTTGACGTAGTTCCATCATAGACAAATCCCTTATTTTTCATAATAATTTCAAACCCAATCAATGTATGTTTTTTGTACGGCATACCTACCACTTTGTGCTTTTTAACCACAGGTAAAATGTGACGAAATCCGTTAATTTCACGCATCATATACGTTTTTTTAGAATGACCAAATGTGCGAATAGCCATATTGGGAATGGTGAATTCTTTAACTACATAGTTTTGTGATGTATCTAAATGAATCAATTCATCTATAATTTCAGGACCTTTATTGTATTCTATAATATCATCTTGTTCTAGTACATATACTATTACTTCTTTTACATCATACAATTGAATATGTTCCAACGAATCGAAATCTTCTATCATTGTTCCATAATCCATTACTTTTCCTTTCATACCTTCACCGTATACGAGACCGCCCTCCATACTATACCTATTTATTTTTTTTTCTTTTTGATTGTTTTTTTGATTGTTTTTTTGATTTAGTTTTTCCTCCATACAGCAAATTCCTAAAATCATTTGGATTGGTTGAACCATTATTGGGTAAATCAAATCCATCGTCATAGTTTACTAATGAGTTTCGTGGTGGACTTTCTTGACGCGGTAGAATAAGGCCATTTTGACGTTGTTCCGTTTTACGTTTAGTAAAATAAAGACCTACATAGAAAAGACCTACTACACCTAGTATACTACCTAGAACTATTTCAATTGGTTGATTCATATATTATATTATTTTATTTTTTTTCGTTTCGTATTCTTTTTTCTCTTTTTTCTTCCACCAACATGTGTAATATCATCTGGTTCTGCTGGATAATCATAGTTTTCTCGTGCAGATTCGCCCGTGAAACCATACTTAGCTGGTGCTTCAGATGGTTGTAAAAATTTACGAGTTCCTGCATAAGCAAGTCCTAAACCTACTAAAGAAGCAGCTACAGCTATTCCAATGGTTGAGTTCATATATTAGTATTTTATTTTTTTCGTTTTTCTTTTTCCACCAAAAGAATTAGTAATTCGTTCAGATATAGGTGAGTCAATTTGTCTTTGTTCATATACACCTTTAGATAGTGCTAAAATAGCAATTCCAATAATACTAAGTATAATTGCATCAGTTATCTGCATATACTCTTCTTATATTTTTCGTTTCGTTTTTCTATATCCACCTTCTTTTGATAAATTGATTAATCGTTTACCATTTGTATCCATATACGTTGATATTTGTCTGTCTGGTATGTATCTAAATGTTCCACTTGACCTAGATGAAGTAATACTATTTCTATCTACTATATTTTTAGTAGTTATAGCACTATAGGCTGTATATCCAAAAAGACTAATGACAACAGGTATACCAACCATTAATCCAATTATTAGTGGGTCACTCATAGTATGTATTATTATTTTTTTCTAGTTTTTCTTTTTTTACCTCCTATAGAATCATTATCGGAAGCAACATAATTAGCAGTATCCATAGACTGTCTAGACCGGGTTGAATTGTTTGAATGGTTCGATGAATCTAACCCTAAACTTCTTACAAGACTATGGCTAGATACATTCGCCAACGTAAATTTTTTTTGCGATTTCATAAAAATAAACATTGTCAATAAACTAACACCAATTACACTACCAGGTATTATATATTTATCCATATTATATACCTATATTTTTTGTCAACTATTTTTATCCATGAATCGAAAAATACGCTGTATGTCAAGTAATGTAATATCTGTATGGTCAATTTGTTGTGCAATTGTATTAATATTGTCGATTTTTCTTAATTGTTGCATGTAAGAAAACATGTCTTTTTTATCCATGTTCAATTCTTTGCAAATACGTTGAATAAATCCAATATTATTGTACTCTGTAGAATATTTGGTAAGTACTTTGGTAAAACGAATATCTGAAATTTTGTGATTGTTCTTTTTTTGAAACAGATAATTCGTGTAAAAGGTTTTCAAGATGGAACTCATTTCGTTAAACATCCATATTTGTTTTTGAAAAGTAATTCTGTCAATGTAATCAGAAAAACAAATTAGCTCTAAAATAGAAACATACAAAGGTATTACTTCATACACATCCAATTTTTCAAATAAATCAATAATATTTTCATGCCACAATAAACTAACAATTGTTCTATCCGTGTCATTCATGATGGAATGGTCTTTTAATTTCATAGGGTTGTTCATAATACGTTTGGTAATTTGTTTGGAATCTTCGTTAATTGGTTTGGGTTCAAACAAATAGGGTAAATATATTTGGTTTATTTTATTATTTTGAACAATTGTGTATAATTGTACAATTTTTTTCAAATCGCGGTCAACATAGATACTATATTCAGGTTTACCAGGAATCAACTGTTGCAATATTTGTTTTACTTGTACAAGGGTAGGCGCTTTTAGTTCAATAACGGTACAACATTTCATCAATTCTTTTACCTTTTTGTCTACGTAATTATTTCCAATGCATATGACAGGTATATGTGTAGTTCCTTCTAATTTTTGACGTTTTGTTTTTTTAGGACGAATCAGTTTAATAAGTGTATTGATACCGCCTTTATCCCCGTTGTTCATACATTCAATGTCATCCATGACAATCGCTATTTTCGTCTTTTTTTTGGTAAATAAACTAATCACATTGGAATCAGACGAATGGTACGTACTTATATTGTCGATAATATCTTTGGTTCTCGTATCGCATGCATCGTAATTGATGACATCATAGGTTAATTCTTTTAATATATCCATAATAAATTTAGTTTTTCCAGCACCAGTAGGACCGTGGATGTAAATACACCGTTTGGTAAGTATGTTTGTTTTATTGGCGTCAAAAAATTTTAAAAAATCAATGACTTGTTGTTTTATAACATCTCTATTTAATATTTTTTGGAATATCAGTTCCATAGTATGGATGTATGATTAATTCTATATTAATTAACGCACAAATATAAAAAACATTTCATTAGTTAGGTATATGAATTGTCCGTTTGTTTATAAATACATGCCCAAAACATTACAAGATTTTGATATGGAACTCAAAATGAAACAAATGGTCTATGAACTCATTTCAGCTAATTTGTTGAACATTATCATTATTGGAGGACATTGCACTGGAAAAACTATTTTGAGTAACATTATTATTCATGAATACTACAAAAATGTATCATCTACACTGATATCGGATAATATTTTAATCATCAATAGTCTTCGTGAACAAGGTATTCAATACTACAGGTCGGATGTAAAATGCTTTTGTCAGACTACGTCTACGATTCCCAACAAGAAAAAAATTATTATTTTGGATGATTTAGATTTAATCAATAATCAAGGTCAACAAATTTTTTTAAATTACATGGATAAATACAACAACAACGTTCATTTTATTACTACTTGCAGCAATCCTCAAAAAATTATAGATAATATTCATTCGCGGCTTATTAATATTAAATTGTCTACCATAACACCCATTTATTTAGAATCTTTGTTACATAAAGTAGTCACTGAAGAATCTATTGTTATCTTACCCGATGCAATACCCCATATTTTGTTGATATCCAGACAATCTTCTCGTGTTTTACTCAATTATCTTGAAAAGTTTAAACTAATTCAGATTCCGATTACAGTGGAATGTGTCTATCAGTTGTGTACCGATATCAAACATGAATTGTTTGATACGTTTACATCTCATATTCTATCGCATGATAGAATTAAAGCGATTAAAACCATTACTGCTATTCAACAAGATGGTTATTCAGTTATTGATATTTTAGAATTTTATTTTTTATATTTAAAAATATCACCCTTGTACGATGACCATATCAAATATAAAATGATACAAATTTTATGTAAATATATTACTATTTTCAATACTATTCATGAAGACAACATTGAATTATTATTTTTAGTCAACGATTTAGAAAAAATGTCTTGTAAGTAAATAAGACAAATAAATACCAAAAAAGTTCTTTGCGAATAAATCTAATATGTTATATCCATTGTTTTTCAATTTATAGGGCATCATTGCGGCTACACCATACAATGCCCAAAAAATAAAAAAGTAATAGAATAAAGATGAGTTTTGTACCAGTATAACATAGTTGATGTAAATCATGTAAAAATAGATTAAAAATGGAATGAATCCTAAAAATACACTTAATTGTATGGGTAACAATGCTATTTCACCTAAATATCCAAATAAAAGCATAAGCCAATTTAATACTAAAATAGGTAGGATTGTTTTCCATTCTTGATTCCATATTTCAAAAAATTCCAAATTTTTATTTTGCAAAAAAATGTAATAACAAATCAAATTTACTAGCATGGTTGGGGTCGTAATTACCCAATCGGCATATCTAGATGGAGTAATGTTGGTAATTTTGGTAAAGTGATAAAACCAATACAGATAAAAAGAACCTTCTATCATTTGAACCAATACTTCCAACATCATCATTTGTTTCAATAACAATAGTTTAGGGGGTGTTTTAATAAATAACGTAGCTATTTCAATTATTCCTGTAATTACTTGTATTACAATCGATGCAATTAATGATGTATACACCTTTATCATACTATGATTATAGATTAAAGAATTATTGTATAATTAATATAAATGTTTTTATTGTTTGAAATTAGTTTATACATTTGTTCGTATGACCTATGGTTTTATATATCTCATATTGGATTACATAATATTTACTTCTATACAAAAATTCATAAATATCATCATTCCGTTAATCCTGCTACAATGACTTATAGGGATACCTATGTAGGTCATTATGTAGAAAGTATTGTACAGGGGTTAGGTCTATTTTTACCGTTGTTATGGTTAAACGTAAATTTGTCATTTATCTATGCGTTACTCATCATCAATCTACGAGGTATGATGCGTCATGATATTCAATGCATACCATGGATTGGAAACCATCATATACTGCATCATACCTATCCAAAATATAATTTTGGAGAATATTGGTTAGACTATTTGTGTGGAACTCAATGCCCCCACCTAGATGAATATAAAGCAGGTTTTATTTATTTATAACATATATGAAACATAAACAAAACAAATATTTTTATATACTTGTTTTGTTAATTTTGTACATTGTTTGTTATTTTTTTGAAGAAAGTGAAAATTATACTACTTCTATAAAATCAAGAACTTTAGAAACAGATGGATTTTGTGTATTGTACAATCCACAATATGTAAAAACAATTTCAAAACCATGTATTCAATTACAAGAAGATGTTTTATCTCGACTTCCAGATGGTTATGTTTTTATGGATTACATTTATAAAATAAATGATGGTGCTTTATCTACGTTTCACAGAGATGTAACTTCTAGTAAAACAATATATAAAACAAATTACCCGGTTTATACTCTTATCTTGTACAAATATAATGGTGAATTGTTATCTGTATGTCCGAATAGTAATACAACTAATCCATTTGTAATGTCTCGTATTGTAAATGTAGAAGGAAAAGCAGGAACATGTTTTTTATTTGATTGTGATTTATTACATGCAGGATGTACAAATTACTGCAAAGAACGTCATGTTATACAATATAAATTATGTCACAAAGATGATATTCATACACTTTCTCATTTACAGGGAATACGTAATGAAAAAAATGATGTATGTTCATTAACACTATATAATTCAATGATGCGTAAATTATCTTATTATTTTCAATTACCCATTAATACTATTTTATATCCATTGATGATAAAACGTGAAAATAAAAAAACAATCATTGGTAAAATTCAATCTTTTATACCAATAAAATATTATAATAATGTATAGTATGTTTGTTTCTCATGTAAATGCGCCAAATAAACAATCTTGTTTACAAAATTCACCATGTCCACCCAATTTATTTTGTAGTCGTACAATGATAACACCTCATGAAATTCGATTAGTTGTTCTTGATGCGGTCAATAATACAATCAACTTGAAAAATGAAGGTATAAAACATGGTAGTTATGCACGTGTCAATGCCCGACGCAACGCCAATAACATGTTGACGAATCCATACAATCCAAACTGTTGTAAAAAAGAGGTAAATATACCATTAAAGCCAAAATCTCCTCATATTGTTTCCAGTAAACGTATTCGTTGGCCAAGTTAAAGATAGGATACTAACTATTATATGAACCGCGTAGAACAAATGAAACAAATTCAGCAAGAAGCTTTAGAGTTATTTACTAGAAAAAACATTGATTATGGTGATGCTTTTGCAACTTATGGCGTAATTGGGGTGTTGATGCGTATTGAAGATAAATTAAAACGGTCTGTATCCATCACAAAAAATGGCGTGAATTTAGTCCAAGACGAACGTATTCGCGATACGTTGATTGATTTGCATAATTATGCAGCTATGGCGTTAATGTTAATTGATGAATAAAGTTAAAGAGTTATGTTTGATATAGTTAATGATGAAATACTATATCGAACTACTACCTATTATAGCAGCACCAACTACTTTTGTTGGGTTTGTTACAGGAATGTATTCAGGTATTCAATCCAAAACGCCAATGGATTTGTTTTCTAATTGGATAGGATACACGAGTATAGGCATTATGACAGGTGTATCCTATCCAGTTAGTTTTCCAATGTTGGCAGGGTATGTCATTTACAAAAATCATTAACGTCTATTTTTACGCGATTTGTTTCTACGACGTCTATTTCTACGCGACTTTCTACCGCCCGATTTGCTATTGATATACCTAGCTAAAATGTCTATACCCATCATCATCCATCCTCGTGTAGACATACCCGATAATTTTGGTTTTCCCTCTGATTCATTTTTTTCTTCTAATTCGTTTAACGCACTAGCAACATCATCTTTGGTTAACGATTGATTTGTTAATTTTGGTTTAATATACGGATATATTTCATCCACGGTCATACGTATACTTTCGGCCGAAGACATACTATTACTAAAGATAAAAAAAATTATAGAATTCGGTCCACTACTTTTTTACTAGTTTCTAAAGCACCTTCCATCCATTGTTGAAATGTGGTTGAATAATGTTCGCCACACATGTAAAAATTGGGGAAAGGGTTTTGTAACTGTTGAGCAATCATTTCTTTGCGCGCGCCTACTGTCCAGTACCCGACACCATCATGCCAATAAAATACTTTGGTATGTTTGGGTTTTATATCTATATTTAATAATTCTTTTACATAATAGGTTAATGCTTTATTCACACCATATATACCTTGTTTTTCATAAATATCTTGCCAATACATGGCATATTTGTTATCGGAATAAAACATCACTATATGACCGGAAGGTATTATCATACGTAAAGGTGTTTTCGTCGTCATTTTAGGCAAATTTTTAAACTGTTTGTTGTCCAATATGGAATAAATTCTGCACAAAGGTGCCGTTGTAATATACCGTAATAATGGCGCCAACGGTCTAAAAAAGGCTATTTTTTTCACAACATTGGAAGGAAGTGTACATATACAATACGGTGTTGTATACGTATTTTTATTGGTTCGAATACGATATTGCGTATTTAATTGTTGAATACTGATAACTTCTTCGTAACGAATTTCCACGTTCGGATATAATTGAAGTCGTTGTACCAACTTATCGATAAGTTGGGATAATCCATCTTTCAAAATAAAAAAATCATCATTTAATTGAAGTAATAATTCAATTGCATCGCGTGCATTCATAACAACCAATTCTGTGTAATAGCCAAATGAATCTTCAATGAATTGCACTTCTTCTTTAGAAACAACTAATCTAGCATAATGGATAAAAGATAAGTTAACTAAATCATGGATAGGGTCTATTTTACTGAAAGCAATAATTTTTCCAAGAACAAATTTTAAATTGTAGGGGGAAGGTTCAGCAACTTCAAAAGAAGACGTGATAGGTATTATTTTTTTATCTAAATGAAGTTCTTTAAGTAATTCTAGCAACAATGTATGATTTTTGCTAAATCGTCCAGCACCAGCATCTACCGTCATTTGTTTATCTACATAGGTATGAATCCGACCCCCTAGTCTTTTTTCTTTTTCTAATAGAATCAATGTACGGTCAGGATTGCGTTTCAAAAGTTGATAGGCAGAATACAATCCTGCAATTCCACCACCAAGTATCATAGTAGTGGTTAATATTATTTTTTACGAGTACACCAATTTATTGGACCTATTTTATAACAAGTTCTACCATCAATTAATCCTGGTGTGCTTTTTTCAATTGGTATTCCCATAATACGAATACCTTGTTTAAACCATCCTCCTTTATATTTTCTGGATTTATTTTTTCTAGATTTATTTTTTATGGATTTCATAATATAATATTATACTATAATAATGGTAAAAACTACATTACTATATAAATTTGTTGGGAATAAAAATAAAGAATTTGTATTTATTGTGGAGAATAAATATTTTACTAAAATTGAATGGGGAGATGGTACTTCACAAATTATTACCGACCCGCTCAGTCACAGTTATCACAAATATACATCATCTTCCATATATACAGTAACATTTACTAGTGATAACCCAATACCTTATATATGGTTTACTAGTCCGTTAATTACAAACGGATATGGATACATTATCAATTGTCCAAATTCTGTAAATGTTAATGATAATATAAAATTAAATCATACCTTTAACGAACAAGGGTATGCATCGGATAGAATAAAAAAAAGAAAATACCAAACTATTTATTCTAATTTAAAATCAATAAATCCATTATTGAATGAAATACCCAACACATACCGTAGCTACGAATCATTGAATAATATACAAAGAGGTTATCTTTATTGTAAATTTAATTCGATTTATGCATTTCAATAATTCTGTTTAGGTATCTATATGTATAAACCAATACATATAGATGAACATCAAATTTATGATATTTTTTATCAGGATAAATTAATTATTATTCGGCCTGCAGAATATCCTTTAGATATTTATTACAACAAGATAAAAATGAACAGGTATACATGTCCTCACAACCACACGTATGTTTATACGTTAAAAACAACGTATTCGTACACAATATCACTAACAATTCAAAATCAAACGATAACTACTACAGTAAATAGATATCCCGTAATCAAAGATGAAATTATTTTATCTACGTTAGTGAAAAATGAAGATGCTTACATAAAACCATGGATAGATTTTCATCTAAGTATTGGAATTACCCGATTTATCATTTATGATAATAGGGATAGCAACACATTGTCTAACGTATTGCATGATTACATAGAAAAAAATCATGTTATTCTAATTTCATGGAACGTACCATATAGATTACCCGTTAGCGGTATCAGTGGACAAACTACACAACAAAATCATTCTATTTATGCCTTTTCTGAAGTTAAATATATTGGATTATTTGATATCGACGAATATATTAACATGCAACACCATACTAATATTCATACTTTTTTTGAAGAAATGATTCATAAATATTCTATACCTATAAAACAAATAGGCAGTTTTACAATAAAAAATAAATTTTTTTACAATCCAGATAATTTGAATGAAACCCAGTTTTTGAAAATTGCAAATTGTGATACAATTTCACATGGGTATGAAAAAAATTTTGTAATACCGAAACATGTAAAAACATTTTCAGTGCATCGGATTACAGATGGTAAACCGATGGTTCTACTAGATGAATCAGATGTATTTTTTAATCATTATGTATATTTGAATAAAACAGATAGAGGAAAAAATAATACGAATAATAGAGATAATTCTATTCTACGACATATAGTATGAAAACGTTAATAGGAAAAAATGGTTATTTATTTTTACAAAATGATTCATGTAAAGAAATAGAAGTACATAACAATAATCTTTGTTTAGTTGATTTACAATTTTATAAAAGATATGAAACTATTCTAGATAAATTCTTATTTATTGTAATTCCAAATAAATCTTTGATTTATGCTGAACATTTGCCTGATATATATAATTTACAATATAGACCTGGATTTGATTTATATTCTAATTATTTTAAACACCATTTAATTGATATGTTTCCATCATTAATAAATTTAGATACTTATTATAAAACAGATACGCATATCAATAACAAAGGAGGATTAATTATGTATAATAATTTTATAGACAAAATAAATAATTTATTTGGATTAACTATTGTAAAACAAGAATATACATTAAATGCAATTGAATGCAAATCATTATGTGAATTGGGTATAGGAATTGGCGATTTAGCATGGCCATCTAATTTAGGAAACCAAACATTATCATCTACATATGATGTATTTTATACAATAAATAATACAGAACAACTTTATTGTAAATATATATTTACGCCAGAATCATATATACGTTTATTAAATAATAATTGTATCGATGAAACATTGAAGAATTTAAATAAAGTATTAGAATGGAACATTATATCTAATTATATTTTGTATGTAAAAAATAAAGATAAAAAATATAAAGTTGTTATTTTTTATGATAGTTTTTTGATTTCTACTTTACAGTTATATATACCATTATTTCATGAAATTTTTTTCATAAAATCTATATTTGATATAGAAAAAATAAACATCATTAAACCTGATTATGTTTTTGAATTTCGTTGTGAACGATTTTTATGTTAAGATAAAAATGATAATAAATTAGATTTGATTAATGATAAATATTTTGTTTTGTTAATTTCACCTGGTTCTATTGCCATATTTTCACCCCACTCATTCCATGAATTAATTAATACAATTTTATCTATTTCGGTTGATTCTTGTTTATATCTAGTTAAAATCATATCCACTAAACGGTCTTGATTATAAATAGTTGTATTTTCAAATTTGTAGATGTATATTTGTTTATATGGGTTACTAAACCTAGCTGAGTTATTAAAATCAAAAAATATAGTTTGTATTTTGATTTTGTTTAGTTGTGGTTCAATAATTGTATCTGTATAAACATAATAATCAGATGATTCGCCACCCTTATTGGTAGGTGAACAATTATACACATTATCAGTTGAATTTGTATTTTTCATATTATTCATTTGTACTATTACTCCATTAAATCCATTTTTTATACATTCGGAATCTAATACATAATTAAATACACAAAGTTGTTCAGAGGACATATTCCATGGATGATGTATAAAAAATACAGGTTTATTTTCTATTTTATAATAATTTGGATGTTTAAAATATTTTATAAGATTTTTAATATTTTTCATATAGTTATCAAATGTGTATACATTTATAATTTTTTCTTGTGCAACATTAAATGATACATTATTGGACCAATTTTCATTTGCCCATATGAAATAAATTTTAAAATCAGATATTTCTTCTTGAAAAAATAAATCATAACAATTTTCAAAAATAGTATGTTTATTTGTAATAGAATTTTCTGAAAACCAATAGTAATAACAAGCAAAACCATAGATGGAAAATTTTTTTGCAATATCTATTTGTTTTTTTATAATTTTTTTATTAGTAAGCGTATAATGTAATAGTGTAGGTATAGATAATTCAGAAAGAGACGGCGTGTCTATTATTTCATCCGGTTTTTTTTGATGTTGAATATAATGTTTTAAATTCAACATATCGGTCATTCCATGATAATAATTTTTATTATTTTCAGGAATAGCATGAAATTGAGGGAAATATAATGCAAAAGGTTTTATTTTTTTGTGTAATATAGAATTCATGGATGGTGTAAGTTTATCTTCAAACATATAATTATATACATCTTTGTATTCTATGTCTGTATTTGAATTTGACGTATTAAACTTTCCTTGATTATAAATAATATAATCTAACATTTTTTCAAATTGTCTATATAATATATCAAGATTAATCATATCACTCTCTGAATCATATACTTGTATGTAATGTTCGTTAATGGGTATTCGTTCTTTAAATGCGCCAATATTATTGTATAATATAGGTAATCCAGAATTGATACTTTTAGTCAATGAATAAGAATAAGTTTCTCCATATTTATTTAAATGTAATAAACAATGAAAATAGTGTTCTTTTATCTCTTCATACCAATTTAATTCCGTGTATTCAGGTATATTTTTTCCTAATACTAAAAAATTAATTTTGTATCCTTTATACACTTGATATTTATTTTGTAACAAAGAGACAAATTCAGAACCTTTGTATGGACTAAACGGTTGAAAATTACCTATATTAATTTGTTTATTTATAATTTTTGGAATTTGTTTCACTGTATAATCTATTTTTATATCATTGTGATATTGTACTATAGTGTTATCTTTTCTAAAAAAAGTATCAAAATGTTTTTTTGTAAAAGAAGATGGATGTATAACAATAGATGCATTCTCAAACAGTGTAAGTATAGTTGGATGAAACGATGTTGGAGGATTCAAATAAATGTTTTCATAATACGGAAGAGTTGGTATAATATGTAATAAATTATCAATATTTGGTACATTAGGTATAAACCAATAAAAATCGTGAATACTAATAATTGTTTTTACATTATATTTTTTTTTTACTTTATTTATATCCTCAGGAAATATATCCGTAAATAATAAATGCTGTACAAATAATATATCTGTTGGTAAAAATACTGTAGATAATAATAGTTCTCTGTATTTAATATAAATAAATTCTGTATTCGTATAGTGTGATGTTATATCATCTAAATATTTTTTACTTCCTCCCCCTTGAATATTAGATATAATATATATAGTTTTATTTTCATATTTTTGTTCTAAAGTTACAGTATCATTTATAGCTTCTTTTACTATTGGTTGAGGTTTGATTACAGGTTCTATTGGTTGAGGTTTGATTATAGGTTCTATTGGTTGTGGCTTTGTTACAGGTTCTATTGGTCGAGGTTTGATTACGGGTTTTATTACAGGATTAGCAAATGATAATTTTAGTTGTGTATTTTCAAATGTTTGGGGTTGTCTAAATATTGCGTTGGATTTATTATTGATAATATTATTTAACATTCAATAATAATACAATTTATTTAATAAATAAAAACGTATTTATACTGAATGAATAGAATTCTAGTGTGCGCGAAAGCGGAGCATGTAAAACTACAATATTACCTCTTTGTTGCGTAAAATTTATACAACTGAATATGACGCTTCATTTTCACCTGAATTTTTGATTTCATTTGCAGGTATAATATTTAATTTTTTAGACCTTACTGTACCTACTAAGCTTAAATCATTTTTAGAAACATTTGGTATTTTTTCAACATGTATTTGGAGCATCTATCCATTCTAGCCAACAGCTAAAAGATAGTGGAATTGTTTATGGATACGGAGGAAAAAAAGAAAAGAAAAAAAAACCAAAAGAAATAAAAAGATATAGTATGCAATCGGAAGAAGGACCATTTATAGGTATAACATCTACATTAGATATATCGGATATACTAGGTATATATTTGAATATGCATTCTTTAATAGATAATAGTGTAGTTCATATACCACCTGAAATAACTTTGAATAAAAATAATTTAGCTCCTTTAGGTTTTGTAGGATGGGATATTGTGCGCACATCACCTGGTTTTACTCATGTTCCTCCAGAAGAAATTGCAGAACAGTTGACGCATGATTTTAGTCTATGTTATACGTTGGAAAATTACACAGACCGTATATTAACCGACCCTAATTTTAAAAAAGATGCATCGGGTAAAATTATATATACAAGTCCAATTACACATAAATCAGTATCCATTGATGAATATATATTAGAAGGTGCATGTAAAACGATAGAGGGTATAGAAGTATTACTCAATAAAATATATGAAACTAATTCCGAAGATGGTTATCCTCCAGAATTTGCCATTGCGTTTTCAGGACAAACATGTAATTTAATCGATGCTACTATTGAAACTTTTTGTGAAACATTTGAAATTGATTATCTATCTTTTAACCCAGAACAATTTGCAATGTTAAGTAACGTGTTTGAAAATATAACGTTTCGTGGCCATATAGATACAAATGACCTACTTGTACTTATAAAATTCTTTCATAATGTATTTGATACTAGAGTTGTAAATATATTTGATTTGGGATGTAATGCAATGCTTCATTCAACAGAAGAGAGAAAATTAACAAAAAGTGAAACAGAACATGCTGTATTAATATCTAGCATGGCTTTTGGAAAATCAAATATTGGATTTGGTGGTACAAAACGAAAGAAATCAAAACGAAAAAACAAAAAAACTAAGAAATTAAAGTTGTTGAATCGCCCACACTAAATAACAAAGGATATCATTTTCAAAATTCAAACAAGGTAGCCATGATTCTTCTAACGATTGATTGTAGTGTATGAGTTGTTGTTTTAATTCTTTTGTAGCATGAACGATAGACCATCGTGGCGGACGAAATGGGTATTGCTCTGTATAAGCTATAAATGAATTAATTTTATGTTTTGTGTGTAAAAAGGATTTGATATAACTGTGAATATCCGAAGGTAATTGTAGTTGTGCAATCAATGGTGGTTTATTTTCATAGGAGATGTAAACCATAAATACATCATGTGATATTCGTTGTACAGAAACTTTATATTCATCGGATATACTGTAATGGCTTGTTATAGGTTGTTTATTCACTACATTTAAAAATTTGGTGTAAGACCTGTCAATACGCTCAATTCGTTTGTCCATTTTTTAGGATAAACGAATTAAGTAAAGTTGTTTCAATTTAATATGTTGTTAGTATAATGAAAAAAATACCATCTATTGTACCGTGGTTAATTATTATCATTCTATTATGTTGTATTATAGGATTACTATGGCCTCAAGATACACTTGTTACAGTGACAGATTCACTGTCTCCGCGTTTAGAGCCATCTTGTCCTGATGTAAATGTTAAAATTGTTCAAGATTCAATGGATACCGTTAGAAATCCATATGCACCTCCATTACGTTATAATGAACCTACATATGCTCAACTTGGTTATTTGTCGCGAGGTTCTACCAAATATATTTTGTTCGGTAAACCTGCTCATTATGGAAGAGATAAATGGTACTATTATACTATTATTAATGAAATAAAGTTACCTGTTGAAATTAATAAAAGAAAATGTACAGTTTCGCCAGGATGTGATTGTGTATCTTCCAAAGATAAAGTTGTAGTAGATGGTCAAGAATATGTAGTTACTATGTATGATACCGATTTATTATGTCCGTTGTAATTATTTTCTTCTTCTATAGAATGAAAACGTTGAATTTGTTAATTGGTATTATTCTTTTATTAGTTGTTATTATATTCATGTTATGGACGCCACAATCGCCTGTATTAGTGAATGCATCACCTGGATATGCAGATGTAAATGTGCAAGGCGTTCAAGGATGGAACCCGGTTGCACATCCATATACACGTATGGTTGCCCCTGGACATTTAGGTGTGTATGGAGGAAATGTAAATCGTATTGGACATGTAGGTGGGTTTGGAGGACATGTAGGTGGGTATAGACACGGTCGTAGATAAAATATTTATATTTTGTATGAAATATATAAATATTTTTAGTAACAAACAACAATTTTTAATTATGGTATTTGTCAATCTAATTATTCAGACTATGATTACTCGTTATAGTATGCTTCAATCCCCTAAACAAAAAAATAAATGGTATTCTTTATTGGCATTTTTAGTTGCATTATTACTTATTGTTGTTATGTGTTTACCAATAAAAATATGGGTGAAATTTTTAGTGTTTTGTTTATTTTCATTAGTACAAGGGTATACGTTAGCTTCTATTCCTATCCATGATACTATTCTACAATTTGCGTTTTATGGAGCATTAAGCATTTTTGTCAGTATGATTGGAATTAGTAGTTTAATAACTATGTTAGGAATTCAGATTGGTCCTCGTGTTGGGTTGGGATTATTTTATGCGTTATTGATATTTTTGTTGTTTATTATTTTTAATATATTTACAGGACAAGTAGCGAATAAATTATTAGCATTAGTAGGTATATTGTTATTTTCCATTTATATTGTGTACGATACCAATAAAATATTACAACGAGACTATAAAGGTGATTTCATATCGGCATCGCTTGATTATTATCTAGATTTTCTCAACTTATTTGTTAACATTTCTTGGTTAAACAAGTAAAAAAAATACAAGAAACTTAGTTTTTATAAACAACAAATTTACCTAACCATACAATGACCATACCCCATGCTACCATCGGCACATTTCCACCGTTAATAATGGTCCATCTCAAAATGACACAATGACTTGCTGTGGTTATAAATGGTGCAATTAACATTCCATACCATGTTAACGGGACACAATAATGAGCATACAAATGACTGGCTACAATATGCAAAATATACCATGACATGTACAACCCAATGACCTGTTTTGCAGTTGGGTCCATAAGTTAAGTATGATGTTATAGTGTTAATTAATCAATTTTATTTCTACAATGGGAATATTGTAATAGGCAGCTATTTTTACAAATCCAGGTATAGTATTCATCCATGAAAAAGAATAAATTTTAGTTGCTTTGGTCATCAAATATAAATCAAACAATGTATCTTCTATTCTATTGTCGTGCGGAGGATAACCAATGTTTCCAATTTTGGTATCAAATACAATACATTGCTGTTTTGATTTGATATATTGTTTAATTTCATGGGTATCACTTAGTATAATTGTGGTAGGAGTTACATAATGTTTGATTCGTTCATATACTGTATAAAGTAAATATGGATATTTAAATGTTGAAATAATAGGGTCATTAATGTGTATATGCAGTATATTATGAACTTGTATAGGTAAAATTCGCAATAATAAGGTAGGTGGTGGCATAAGTATGGTTTGAATAAAATCTATGCATGGTTGATTTAATATAACACGTAAATAAGTAGTAGAACAAAAATAAATTATATCGGTGTTAGTTGATTGTATATAATAATCAATATCATGAACGGTAGGTATTTCATTATCAGCAATTAATTTTATATGAGGATGTACGATAGGTATTACTTTTGAAATAGAATGATGTTGTGTATCTACATATAAAGTAAATGGTGTAATAACGGATAAATAATGTAAATAACAAGTAGTTTGAATCAATTGAAAAAAATCATCACAAAGTTTAGAACGGTGAATAGAATTATTTTTCCAAACATGAATTACAGTTTTCATATATATTTAACAGTAAATTTTCTTCATATTATTTATTTCAGGATTATGCGTTTGCGGTATAAACAAGAGTTGAACATCTTGTATGTTTCGAAACCGAATTGAATTTTTCTGGCCTTGCTGTCCTCTACCAACACGTCCAATCGCTTGAATTATCTTTTCAGGTGTAAGTTTCATACCGTTGCCAATATACCCTTGACACAATAAATAATTCGTTCCATAAATGTAATCTGAATCCGCAATAATCATAAACAAGTATTGTTGTGTTGCCAACTGTTTCATGATTTCCATATATTTACTGTTGGTGTGTTTTGCAAATACACCAATACCCATAAGAAGCAACAATTTCCATTTGTTATCAATGTCCAACGATAATATTTCTTTAGCAGTAGTAGAGTCAATATTGGATGAAAATGCAGTATTCAATTTATCTACATGTCCGTATTTAGCCAAATGAGATTTTTTATTCGGAATGTATTCGTCCGGCAACACCATGGGCAATATGTGTTCGTATAATTCCGTCAATTTATTTTGTATAGAGCGTACTTCAGGTGACATTTGATTTTTCACCATTTTCTTTTCCTTGTCTTCATCTTTGCTGTTGGCATCTTCCAAATCTTTTTCTAATTGTGTAATTTTTTCAGAAAGGATAGCGTTATGTCCAAGATTTTTCAGAATCGTCGTCAACACTTCTTCCGGAATAGCTGATGTTTTGATACAATATTTGGCCACATTATCCACATCGTCTGTAATGTAAATGGATGGACCATGTTCTAACGTATGTGCATCTTTCGTGCAAAATTCAATCGTAGCTGGTTGTACTATTCTACGCGATTGTTCTGCTTGGTACACAGTAGGCCAACTTTCGGGCGTAAACGTTTTGAGAACATGAATGTAAAATCGTTTGATATTATCTATCGAGACATCGGCTACTGTTTTGAAATAGCTGAAATCAGGGGAATGTATTTTTACAAATTCCACAATAGCGTGTAAATCTACATATTTCATAATAAGTCGTTTGGATTCCAAAAATGCAATACACTCTTGCAGTGATTGGAATGTTGGACAATGGTAATGCGGCATTTCAATCTGGTTGTCTGCATTCAACAATTGCACTGTTTTGGTCGTATCGTAACTGGATACGTTGTAAATGTGTGCTTCTGGAAACGTAGTTGTGAAACTTTGAATCGTTGTACTCATATCAGCAGGTAATGTGGCAGATGAAAGTACAACGGTTGTAATTTCAGTGTTACTTTTCCAATTCTTTTGATACAGTTCATGCAACGGATGTGAATCGTAATCGAGAGTAATGGTTGGCTCATCTAGCCATACCATCATTCGATTTCCTGCTTTGAATTGCAACATGTATTCTTTGGCATGTACAAACGAATCAATATCGCAAATCAGCATTTCTACTTTTTGACCATCGCTGTTGTCGACTTGTTTGATTTTACCGTTGCGTTTGTCTCGAACACATTTAGTAACAGCGTAATAGTGTAGTTTTACATCTTCTTTTGACTTTGCACCGAACGCGGTCGCAATCTTCTTTTTGACTGCGATGGCGGCGCGGGCTAATGCAAGTGCAATATGCCTGTGAGCGCACATGAATATCACCGCATCGTAAAAGTTGGATGCACCAATCGGGGATAGGGTTTTGCCCTGACCTGTTTGAGCTGTATAGAGAATCAGTTTGGGATGAGGATGTTTGCAAATTTCAAAGAGTTGTTTCTGATGCGGATAAAGCTCAAGAGGTCGGTATTTATAAATGTACGGATTATTTTCCAAAATACATACGGAATCCAACACCAATTCTTTGAGAGGAAATGTATATAAATCCAGCATTTGTCGAATCATTTGTTGAATATACATATTTACATTCGGAAGTTTGTAGGAAAACAGGACATGAAGTGTATAAAAATGATGCTGATTAGCAGGTAATTGTTTGCAAATGTCCAACAGAATACATTCGTAGAGAGTAGGCGGTATTTGTTCCGTACTGGTATTCAATCGTATCTGGTCTGCTTTTTTTAATTTAATTTGTTCTTTGGCAGGTAATTTAAATTTATGTATTAAGTCTTTGATAGACTTGGCAAAATACTTGTGGCACAAGAATAAATCCACTGCTGGACTTTGCGGAAGTTTCAAGTAATCCAGCAATGTAATGACACTATGTTCTATTTTATCCGGAGTGTGGGATGCTTTTCCCAAAAATTCAATGATACGCTGTTCTGCAGGAGGAAGAGGAACTTCGATAGAACACCATTCAGATTTCGTGAGCTTAGTTTGGTCCATTTTGTACAATTACCATTATTATAATTGTTATTCAATTTTTATTCAAGAAACCAATAAAATATTAAGTATTTATTATGAATGAAAGTGAATGCAAAATAATGAATAATAATAAAAATTTAATAATTTGTTTTGGAGGAATGGCATTAATGTTTGGAGGTATTCTTCCATTTGAATTTTTAAATTATTTATCTTCTATATATAAAAATAATTGTGATTTAATATTTTATATAGATATTCATCAATGTTGGTATCATAAAGGAATAAAAAATATTACAAATAATATAAATGACACTATTTTATATTTAAATAATATTATTAAATATGGAAATTATGAAAAAATAATATTTATGGGTATATCTGCAGGTGGTTATGGTTCTATTTTATTTGGTTCATTATGTAATAATGTAACTAATGTTATTAGTTTTATTCCACAAACAATAATTAAAAATGCAATAGATTCAAATTATTCAAATTTAAAACATATAATAAATGACAATACAAAATATATTTTGTATGGAGATATCAGTATTAAAGATATAAATGATTTTCATCATATTTCACACTGTGAAAATATAGAATATTTTTCAAACGTAACTATACATAAAACTGAAAATTGTAATTTAAAACAATTACGAGATAATGGTTCTATAAAAAAAATGATAGATGATATAATTTTAAAAGATTAATAAAATCATATAAATTCATCAAATATCAATCGTTTGATTTCCTTGTTGCGTACCAGTGTTTCTTTCTTTTCAAATGCCTCTTTGTCCAACTCTCTAAATTTGTCTAACTCAGCTTCATACTTTTGTTTATCAAATCCCGGTAACTGTTCCAACACTAGACCAAAGACTTGTTGCAACGGTTTCATCAATTGATTTGTAATGTAATGTTTGTAATCAATGGTACACTTTTGTTCTTTAATGAATTCAGGTGTTTCTACTTTATTGCCCTGCAACTGTTTTACTCCTTTTTCTTTTGCCACTTCAATAAAGGCAAATTTTACACGGTCACCTGGTTTCGGTTTGTTACCAGGGTCTCTCTTACCAATACGGTCTGCTAATACCTTATGAGCAATCGATTGCGGGTTTTTATATCCTGACCGCAACGATTTGGTAATACACAATTTTTCCAACGATATTTGACCCTCTACGAGTTTGGACATGGTTGTTTTTACAAACGATACTGCTTTACTGACATCTTGGTCTTTCATTAAAATGTCAATGACTCCTCCATATCCATCTTTTAAAAAGGGTGAATTGTCGCGCCGTTTCAACACAATACCCATACTTTTTCGGTAACAATGTTCTGTATCGTCTTCGTAGTAATCACCAATGTACCGTTTCTTGGAAAACAATGCAAAGGGTAAAATGGCTTTTTCAAACGCCAATTTGTGTGGAGGTTTCAACATGGCGGTTACTAAATCACCCGCTTCTTTTCCCAATTCCATGGAAATACCCAACGCATCTTTTCCTAACAATTGTTTGCCATCCTGTATCAAGTTAAATCGGAAGAATACTGAATCTGTATCCCCATAAATGTATTCAGACGTTGCAGTCACCTTACCATAAATAGTTTCACATTCGCGGTTTTTGTATACATTTTCAACTACTTCTTTTGCAAACAACAGCATGTTTCGACCGCCTGCAGTACAGGATGAAGCTACATATTTATTGTAAAACATACTGGTAGACGCACCACACTGACCATAGACTGAATTGGCAGCTACTTTAAAGGCATTTTGGCGTTTGTTCAATATTTTTTTCATGAACGGGTCTGGTTCTGTTTCTATCATTTTTCGAGTATCTTTACGTGCTTTCAACAGTTTTTCCAATACGGAAGGAATAATGGCTTTTTTATCATCTGGAAATTGTGCAAACCGACACACTTGATACCCTGAAACTTGTTTGACAGCAGCTGCTTTTGGTGTTTTGCGAACATATCTGAACGTATCCGATTGTATGTCTACGTAAGTATATTCAGGCAAATTATCATAAATGTAAACGCCATTTTGTTTCACACCAAATTCTTGTATCAAATTATGTTCCAAATCATAGACCTTTACACTTACCAAACTATCATGAGACATATTGTCTGCACAAATAACGGATGGATATAGTGAATTGAAATCAGTTACAATAACAGGTGTTTCAAAGTAAAACCCACATTTAGGGTCAAGTACAATCGCACCTTCATACCCTTCTTCGTTATCTGATTTTTGTACTACCGGCATTAAAATACCTTGTTCCCGGCATTGTTTTGCTAACAAGCTGGCTAGTTTAATACCTTGACCTCGCATCACAATGAATTCAATAGGAACACTGCAAATGTTCGCCATCTCACCTAATTCAGGCAACAAATCTATTTTTTGAAATAAATGATGCACTAAGTTGCAATCCTGAATACAGTAGCGTGCAATAATCGCACGGTCATCGTCTGACCCCTTGGCCAACCGAAAGATTTCATGATGGTCTACGTCATCCTTTGCCAAACACCATCGCACTTGTTTTTTCAAATTGGGGTTAATGATTCCTTCCACTACAAAATAATCTTTGTACACGCGTATGGCTTGAAACTTTTTACCATTTTTATAGTAATCGCTCGAATGGGACACTTCTTCAAACACTACGTAATTCATGGGTTCCAACCCTTGCAAGTTTTTACTGAACACGTACGATTCATTGGTATCTTCTTTGTGTTCTATTTTGGTTACTTTGTCACCAATAAAGTACGCAGACACGTTATCTAATTTGTAGGATTCCAATTGGTAATCGCGCCGAAACATGGTGTACAAATCAATTTGCAACCGTCCTTGCATTTTAAAGTAACTTAAATTGTATTCACCACTCGCCAAAAAGATGGTAGATTCTTCAATATTCCATTGCCCGTTTTCATATTTTCCAGCAAGGTTTTGCGTGCGAGACAATTGTAAAAATTCTTCAATACAATTGTTTTCTACAGCACGATGAAACATGAATTTGCAATCGAAACCAAACGTATTGTATCCAATCAAAATGTCTGGATTTTCTCGTTGAATCAAATCTTTCCAAGCAATCAATACTTGCTCTTCCGTTTCGTAGCATTCGATTTCTGTATTTTCAATAGGAGAACACCCACCAAGAACAATACAATGGTTAAGGTAAGGTTTGTTGACACCATAGTTGACAAAGGTAGACCCAATAAATGTTATTTTGTCACCTTCCAATGCTGGAAACATGTTATTCAAACTTTTATGTAATTCGTTAATTTTAGATTCCTTATCAAAGTCGGTGTCACGCATCATGTCCAATACAGTAGATTCTTGGTTGTATTCGCTGGTAGGTCCACTGTGTGAGTTTTCGTCATCGGAATCTTCTTGTACAATGGCATGCAATTGCAGTGATTCCGTTGGAACATAGTTTTTCAAAGGTTGTTGAATCCACCGTTCAAACAGAGTGGCAAGTTGTGATTCAGAGGGTTGTTTTTTAGGGTAAACGATGTCGATATATTCCATCTTGGCGAACCCAAACGCAGCTTGAATACAGTTAAAGAGTAATTCTTTTATATGGGTAGTATCTGAATGATTAAATTGTTCTACTATATTTTGCGCCAGTTTTTTATAATCTTTAATCGGAAGTGGAAAATCGCCGTGACTACTACTGGCTTCAATATCAAAACTACATATTTTATAAGGTACAATCGTTTCTTTGGTCGGCAAGGGGTCAATGTCTTTGGCCGATACAATAAATTCATAGTCACATGTAGTCACGGGTTCTTCTGTTTCGGTATAATTGTTCAATTGGACCCATCCAGATGGACTCAAATTTTTAATATGAAAATAGCGGAGTAAAGGAGGTATGAACGATTCATATAGTTGAATGTAGTGATTCTTAAATTTATACCCATCCCTTTTTAATACCCATGCAAATCCGGGTTTTTTATTGAATTTAGAAGGACTTGACGAAGTAATTTCGTGGTACCACAAATTTTTAACACGATGAAAACAAGGTAGTCCTTTAAATTTAAAACAAATGAATTTATGTTCGCGTTGTCCGTCAAATCCGTCCATTTTTTTACGATGGACCAATGCACAATCTACTATTCCATCCGCCATGTAAGGTCCAATTTCAGTTTTTACATGGTTCAAAAAGTCTGTCTTATGTATTTTTGTATACCAATCGGGTACTCTGCAGTAAAAAGATGGTTTAAAATCTGGGATTTCAATGGAAAATGTTTTTCCTTCTTCATTTAGGCCAAACATATGAATAATAAACGCGTCATCACGAGTGGTTGTTTGGAAATCTAGCAATTTCAATTGCATGGTATATACTATAGATACCATTATTATTTTACATCAATTTTTAATATTATAATAGACTATGGGATTGTTTAGTGTATTGTCGAAAGAAAATTGTTTGTTTTTTTATGCCATGTCCGTTATTTCACTTGTATTGTTTGTATTAACTATCATTGCTGGAATTTTTTATTCCAAAAGTAAATTAAGCGTAGTTATATTAAGTTCTACAGGTCCGTTGGTAACTTATTACATGTATCGTTTATTCTATTCCATGTGCGAACAATCTTTGCAATGAATTTCTTTTAATACGATATGAATAAAGAAATTAAAATTAATCCTGATTTATTCAAAATGTCAAAACCTAAAACGTTGAAAAAAAAGACCTTGACAGGTACAGAAATTAAGAAAGCTTTACTAGAAACCATTCAACAAAAATCAGAGGACCCTATCATGAATGCAATTCAAGAAATAGAAACCATCAAAGAACCCAATAAAGAAATTGTAGAACAAACAGAAACTCCAACTGTGGAACAACATATGGAAGGTGATGTTCTAGTCAAAACAGAAATTAAACAAGATGTACCTTACGGATGTTTAAAAAAAGGTAAAAAACCTACTTTTAAACAATGGAAGTCTGTTCCGACAACTCAAACAACTACTAAATCCGTTAAAAAATTTTCTTCTTTTGGTAAATCAACACATCGTAGAACGGTACGTGTTTTAATCAAAAATATAAACACACAAGTAAAAATAGAAAAAGAAATAAAAACGCTGCAAACCCATTCTATGGAAACCATTCGCGAGTATTTATTAAAACGAGGTCTATACAAAATAGGGTCTTCTGCTCCAGATGACGTATTACGAAAAATATATGAAGAATCCTATACTACAGGGGATGTTGAAAATAAAAACTCGGAATTATTATTGCACAATTATTTACAAACCAATTAATTTAGGAAAATTGATTTAATTATTTAAATAGTATCCATACATAGAATGGATACTACTATGAAATTTTGCCCCACTTGTGACAATTTGTTTTATTTGACTATTGACGACGATACAGTACAATATACATGTAAAAAATGTGGAACGATTGAAGATATTCAAGAAGATTGTACCATATCCAACATCTTTTGCAACCAACAACGACAAAATGTACAAAATAGCGTGAACCAATATACCAAATTAGACCCTACTTTACCCCGAATCAACTTTTTGAAATGTCCAAATGGAAGTTGTGAAAATCATGAAGATAGAGAAGACCGTGAAATTATTTATGTACGGTATGATAATGTGCAACTTAAATATATTTACATTTGTCCAAAATGCGATACTGTTTGGGAATCAGGTATAAAAATTGACATAAAAAAATAATAACAGTACCTATTATACAATGAGTGACGACGAAGATATAGACGATATTGTAGAGTCTCCTGCGACAAGCGAAGATGAAATTGAAGAAGACGAAGAAAATGAAATGAACAGTGAAGATGAAATAGAGGAGGAAGAAGAATCCGATGAAGTTGCACCTACCAAAATAGACAAACCCTGTGAACACTATTATGAAGAAAACTTTAAGAAATTTACAACTAATTTAGACCATAATATGATTAATATGTTACATCCACGCGAAAAACCGATTAATTACGATGAAGTAAAAACATTGTGTGCTGTGAAACGAAATAAAGATGGACTTATTGTAGACCCCATACATACAACTGTTCCTATTTTGACTAAATTTGAATACACTCGTATTTTGGGGCTTCGAGCTACACAAATTGAAAATGGTTCACCTTTATTTATATCTGTAAACGAATCTATTATTGATAGTTACGTGATTGCCCGTATGGAGTTGGAAGCCAAAAAATTACCGTTTATTATTCGACGACCCCTTCCTGGTGGTAAAATGGAATATTGGCGGTTACATGATTTAGAAAATTTAAATGTTTAATATAATTCTTTAGGAACTTCGGCATAGGGAACTATTTGTAGTCTTGATTTATTTTTTTCCATAAACTTCTTATCGTCACTAAAACGAATATTTTGTGCTAAACCAGTTGTAGATGTTTCAGGCAACCAGGTTGGTTTTTTACCCATCATTTTATTTAATCTACCAGGATAATTAATAATATCAAACGGACGTATATTTGTTCGGTCATCAAATGGTTGGCTGCATTTGTCTGTATCATTATATGATTTCCAATACAATGCGCAATTTGACAAATTATCTTTCATTGTTTTTGGCGCACCACCTTTCCTTGATTTATTTCTTCTTCTATTTCTTTTTCTTGTGAATTTCATATTTTATCATTATATTTTATAATTTGCTTAATTATGGAACGTGTTGAACAACTAAATAAACGAATTACAGATAGAAATTCAACATCTACAACTCCTTCTTTTTATTTTTCTCCTAGACCTGTCCCCACTAAATATACGACCATGCCTATTGTAGACAATATTTGCCCATCCAAGGTAGGTATTGCCTACCAAAAACCATATAATACAAAAGAAGATTATTTACCGGCTAACTCGGCTCCTTGGAGTGGATTTTCAGATAATATAGATGTAGAAACGAAATTACGATATGAAAAAGATTTTATACCTTCTAGTAAAAGTTCCATGTATAACAAACCTATTATACCAAGCACACATACTATGCAACCTTACCCAGAATTGTTTGCTAACGCAGTTTCGTTTTCTAAACCAATGAGTGTGAAAGATAAACACTTGTTTTACAACTCGACCAGTGAAAAAATCAATTATTAAATATATTTAGATAATTGCAATTAACCAATACCATGGAAGAGAAAAAAGAAATCAAAAAACGTGGACGAAAACCTAAAGGTGGCAAAATTATCGAAAACAAAATACCTATTGAAGAACCTATATGTATTTCTCAGAACATTATTTTACATTTAAAATGTTCTCTTCAAGATATTTTATCCTCCAATGTTCATATTGGTATTGAACCTTATATACAATCTACCGGACATGAAGAATTCTTGTTAGAAGATGAAAATATACCGATTGCACAAAAACTCAAAAATTTAGCTATCAAACTACATTCCAACGACATGAACATTACCAAAACCGATTGTTTTTGGTGTACTTATAATTATGATACACCACCTGTACATATCCCCAAATGTAAAATCAATGATACCTATCACGTGTATGGGTCTTTTTGTTGTCCCGAATGTGCATCTGCCTATCTCTTCAAAGAACAATTAGACGATTCTACATTATTTGAACGATACCATTTACTCAACTATTTATATGGCGCTGTCTACAATTACACTAAAAATTTCATTCCTGCACCTCCTCCTCATTATCTGTTGACCAAATTTGGTGGGACATTGACCATTCAAGATTTTAGAGCGAGTTTGAGAAGTGATAAAGTATTAATGGTTGTGAATAAACCCTTGTGTGCCGTGTATCCAGAATTGATACAATCCAACAATGAATTTATGATTACGTCCATCAAAAATACAAAACCAGAACAAAATTATAAATTGTGCAGGAAGAAAATAAATTGAAACAATATTTCCATCTTGTTATATGAAAACAAAATGGAGAACGTCATTGCAAAAACGAAACTATATTCTGAAGATGGTTCAGAATATATCAAGATTCACACCATTCTATTTGAATATAAAAAGGACAAGTTGTTCTATGGAGACACCGAATTAGATGCAACCCTACATTCTGCAAAAGGTAACTACGTGGAATTTCATGATAGTGAGCAACTGCGCAACACTATTGGGATAGTTTCGTTCTACCAATTGAACCAACTTTACAATTTCGACCCTTCTGTCCGTATTTCACTTTACTCTACTCTTTTATATACTACTAAATTATTACAAGATATACATATGTTAACCGATGCTATGCTAGAAGTATATAATTCTAGTGTAATTAATGAATCTTCCAATGAAATTCATTGTAGGTTGGGCAATAATTGCTGGATTACCTTTTATTTCATAGAACTTGAATACGATGGTTATTTGATTGAACTCGTACATAACCAATCTACTTTGTATAAACACGAATTTAAAATATTTGTAACTGATTATTGTAGTTTAATAAATGAAACAGAATTAAAGTAACCCACAGTAACTAATTATATGGGCATTCCTAGTTATTTTTTTCAATTGATGAAACGTCACAAACAAATCGTTTCATCGTTGAACACCTCTGTAAAAGTAGACAATTTATATTTAGACAGCAATTCCATCATTTATGATGTGGTGTATTCTATCACAGAACCACTGTCTAAACATGAATTTGAAGAAGAAATCATTTCACGCGTATGTTCGAAACTCCTTTCCTACTTGCAACAACTTCGTCCTTCGCGTGTATTCATTGCTTTTGACGGCGTTCCTCCCAAAGCTAAGATGAAGCAACAGAGAGAACGCAGGTACAAAGGGTGGTTGACTAGTCAATGGTTGAACGAAAAAAAACCATGGGATACCGTTCAAATTACACCTGGTACCGCATTCATGAAAAAGTTGGACCAAAAGTTGGTTGAATTTTTTGAACCTTACCGTTCCCAGTATGAAGAATTTCATTTGTCTACCAGCAGCGAATTTGGCGAAGGAGAACACAAATTATTTTCATTCATTCGCGACCATCCTGATAAACATCAAAATCAACATACGATGATTTATGGGTTAGATTCTGATTTGATTATTCTATCGTTAAACCATTTGTATACGTGTCAGCGTATTACTCTGTTGCGCGAGGCACCTGCATTCAACATTAAAGATAAAAATAAAGATAATGAAAAAGAATTGCACACACTAAATATTAACCAATTATCAGATTGTATTACCGAAATTATGGGGAAAGATAGGTTGCACGATTACATTTTTATGACATTATTGTTAGGTAACGATTTCATGCCACATTTTCCCGCCTTGAATTTGAGAACTTCAGGTATGGATACTTTACTGAACACTTATGTAGAATGCATGCTGGATAAACCAATGATGTTGTCAGGTACCATACAATGGGACAATGTACGACACTTTATAACGGCGTTAAGTCGAAAAGAACACGGGTTATTCATGAAAGAACAAGCCATCAGAAATAATCGTAACGTAGATAATACTACGTTGGAAAAACGGGTTAACAATATGCCGTTGTTGAAACGTGAAAAGGAATATATCATTTGTCCTACCAAACCTGAATGGCAATCTAGATATTATGCTCAATTATTGCCAGGTGTGAATGTTGAAGAGGTATGTAGCAATTACGTGCAAATGTTGGAATGGAACATACAATATTATACTACAGGATGTTCTAATTGGGCATTGTATTACCATTATGCTTACCCACCTTTGTTGGAAGATTTAGCCAAACATATACCTGATACACAAACATTAGAACAAGATAGAACTGTAGTTACATCGGATGAATTGTTAGCCTTTGTGTTGCCACCTGCATTAATGTTTTATTTGGATACGTCAACAGTTACTGAAAAGAAAGTAAAAGAACCAACATTAGTATGGTCCTATTGTACGTATTTATGGGAAGCTCACGTACAATATTAAAATATTATAATATAATATGTATATTTTTTTATTCATTATATTTTTAATTATGATACTTACATCATGGCATTCGTCTAAAAAAAGAAATTCATTTTTAGATAAAATTACAGATAAAGTATCTCTCATGTCAAGTATATTTATTCCAATAGGTATGTTTGTAACTTATCAACTATTTGAAATACAATATCAAACTACGAAACGTGAAGCAACGTATGAAATTATTGATAGAGCATGGCTTGCTGTAGCCAAAACACTTGAAAAATATTATGATAAATGTCCAAATTTTATAGAATCATTATATTTTGATTGGCAAAAAAATAATAGACAGGATATAAAAATTACTAAAGAGGAAAACTGGAAACATATAGAATATGTATGTGTCACTATTTTTCAATCTTGGGAAGATTATATAACATCCACCAACGTAGATGAAACCGATAGTGAGGCTTGGGTAATTGTATTTATACAATGGACATATTCAGACCAATTACGTGAAAAATGGAAGTTTATGAAATATCAAAATGCACAAACAACACAAAAATTTGGTGATTTTTTATTCCATATGTCAAAAACTCATGATGAACCAAAAAATCCAGATGAATTGATGAAATTAACTAGGTTAATTATTAATCATAAAACATTTAAAAAAATTATGAATGACCGGCATGATAGTACCGATAAGAATGCATATAATTAATTATTTTAGTTGTATACTATATGGATTTACCAAAATTGAAAAAATATGTTTCCTTTTTTTTAAAAAAATACAAACCATCCAAACAAGAACCTGTCAACCGAGAATTGTTTTCAAAAATGGAAAATATAATTCATTCCATGATTATAGAAACCAGTATGGAAGATGCAAATTATTGGGCGCCTTCTGGCATACGTATGGAATCCACAGATTACTACAACTGCGAAAAACAATTGACCATGACCAACATCGGTAATGGCGCTTTTGGAACCGTTTACAAAGTTCCTGTCAAACCCTGTATGAAAAATATTCCACCTGGAGTTAACGTAGTTGCCGTTAAATTAGAAAAAATGGATTATTCTAAATTTTACAAACCCAACCATTTGAAAACAGTAATCGATATTACGCGTAAAGCACATGAAATTGGTATTGGACCTGCATTGTACGATGTTTTTATTTTAAAAGGACCCAACTTTTTTAGTTTAATCAAAGTATACGAACATATAGAAGGTAGAGAATGGGGCAATTTTACATCCAAGAAAGAAATGAACCATGCAGTTGACCAATTAAAACACCATATTCATACCATGAATGAAGCAGGAATTATTCATCATGATTTGCATACCGGAAATGTTATGATATCTAAGGACAAAGTATATATTGTTGATTTTGACCGAGCTAATTATTATACCACAGAAGAAGAAGAAAATATTTATCGGTTTGAACAAAACGAATACGATGATTTTTCAGTTGAACAAATACGGTTAAAAACTATTTTTGTATTCAATATGCTCGTCAAAAAGAAAATAATTAAAACAGGTACACGGAAGAATCGTTAAATGCCTAAAAATTCGTCAACGAATTCTAGTAAATAACGTGAAATATCAACGGATGTTTTTGTAATATAAGCAGGTAAATTAATATAAGTAACGTTAGGAGCTAACATATAGGGATGTTTTTGGTCATCAAAAAATAATACTTTTGAATTGGAAGGGTATTGTGTGCAACTCCAGAAATCTTTCAAACATTTCGATTCTTGCTTTCTTTTTGGTTCATATTTTTTAGCGTACACTACTTTATCAAATAGTTCATATCCTAATTTTTCGTGTAAATAAAGTTTAATATACTGAATCCAACTGGGATGACCTTGATTGTTCGTAAACATAACTACTTTGCAATTATTATTTTTATGTCTACGAATATATTGTAATACAGATAGAATATTCGGTTGTAAAAATTTAGGATTTGAATCTAGCAAATATCGGAATAAAGGATAATTCATTTTTTTATTACGAACTACAGCTTCACAAAATAATGAAAACTCGTAAAATGCCCCCAATGTTTCATCTACGTCGAACACAATAATGTTCATCTTTTATATATTCTTTATATTTAAAAAAAGGTTTCAACTTTAATTATGATTTGGTGGGGTATATTTTAATTGTGATATTCCATATGATTAGTTAGAGGCATTCCAAAACGAGGTAAACGTTAAACTCTTTTTCGTTTTGTACGTTTCTTTTTGCGTCCACCTCGTACAATAATTCTAACACGTTCTTTGTTTTCAGGACCTGTTAATCTAGTTACATGTTTTCCAACTACTTCATCGAATTCACCTGGATAGTCTTCTACAAAATAAATAGATGGGTCTTCAATGACTCTGTCTAGTTGTTCTACTGCAGTAGATTCATTAGCATCAAACCATTCTTTTATTTGTTTTACGGCAATTGTGTTTCGTCTACCGATAGAACGTGTTCTATGCAATTGGGGTACGGGTGGAACATTCGATTTACATGGTCCCCTACATGCTAAATTATAATAAATTCCTGGATAGATTTTAAATAAGGAAGATTGCTGAATATGACCTCTCGGAAAATTTCTATAGGTATCTTTTGCTGTTGCACCTTTATATTCTCTAGGTATAGAGGGAAGTAACGAATTACCATAAATTTTGTTAAAAACATCTGGATTAGCAGGGTCTCCTTTAACAGTAATAAAAGTATAGGTTTTATGCATATACATATCTCCTGTATGAATATTTACAAGATTTGAATGTAAATGTTCTACATGATGTAACCCACTAATTCCAGAAACATATCTATCGTTTCCGATATCATTTAAAAGTGGAATTGAATATTGCACATCATTATACGGTGTACCTTCATCGTATATATAAATACCGCGTCCTAACATAGTTTCTATTTCTTTTTGATACTGTTTTGGATTATTTAACATTGCTCCACATAGCATCAATCGTGTTGTAAACCCATATTTTTCGTTTATATTTTCACCGCAAATAGCTAACGTAATATACAAACAATTTGGTGGTACTATACGTTCAATACCACTATCACAACCATGTCCTTTAAAAACATACACACCTGGTGGATTATCCACATAAGGTTTTACAGCTAGTTCGTGTAAAATAATATCGTTACATACTATTCCAGTACCAGCTGCTCCATTTTTTTTTAAAAATATAATTAAGTTGGCATTATTTTCATTGCATGCATGTTGTAACAACGTAATCCCTTTGTTATTTATAGGTGCATCAATATGTCTGTATTCTAATAATTTAGACAACGTACGATAAGATTTATAATAGAAAATAGGTGTGTTACCTTGTGCATTTATTGCATTTACATCAGAACCATTTTGTAGTAATAGGTCAATAATACTTGTATCACAATTTATAAATAAGGCATAATGCAATAAAATATTACCGTAAACATCGATAGGATTATTGATATATGTTTTCATAAAAGATAAGAATAGGTTTAACATCGTAGGTGGATTCACATTAGGTACAGTGTAGTGTTCTAGTAGTAAATGAAGTGGCGTTTTATTATCACTATTTAATGAAATACAACTTGCACCTCTTCTCAACAATTCAGAAATAACATCTAATTTCATCATGATTACGGCATGATGCAATAAAGTATTATTTCTGTCATCAATAGGAGTATCAATAGGTATAATTTCTAAAAATGTATTTATTATACTATTAGCATTTATGGTTAATGCTTGTTGAATTGGGGTTTCATGTGAACTATTTGTTTCACGAAAATTAGCACCTCTTAGTATCAATGCACGAAATGTATCATTATTTTGAGGTGCAACCGCATAATGTAGTGATGTTCCATAACTAGATTTTGCATTTATATCAACACCTCTGTCTAAAAAAAAATTAACCATTTCACCTGTTTCCATTGCAGCATGATGCAGCGGGTTTTCTCCTGTATCAATAGCAGCATTCACATCTGCACCTCTATATACCAATTCACGAACAATATGTATATTATTGACTATTATAGCACAATGAAGAGGTGTCTGGTTTGTTTCGTTGGTCGCATTCACATCTGCATCATTTCTTATCAACCATTCGGTTAATAAAGGATATTGTTTAGAAATAGAAAGATGTAAAGGACTGTCTGTTCTTGGTCTTGGATGTACGAATGCATTTGTTATTTCTTCTTTATCTTGAGGCGCAACACCTAATTCATCTAAATTTGGTAATTCCATATATAATTATGTTATTTAATTCTTCGTGTTTTACGTTTAGTTTTCTTTTTACCTCGTAAAATAATTCGTGAGTTTTCACGACCCAAAGGACCTGATAATTTCATATAAGTGTCAGGTCCAACTATTTGAATTGTCCTGTTCTTCTACAACAAAAATAGATGGGTCTTCACCCGTGTCTTCTATTTATTTTGTAACACTAGCTATACATTCGTCTTTAATCCATGATGGAATATCGGATACATTTATTGTATTACGAGTAGAGATGGAATATTTTTCTTCGAATACTTACTGGCAGGCTATATAGTTGTATTATAATTAGGTGGAGAATTATTTCCAGCTGTAAATAAAAAGGGAACTGTATATTAATTTATCTTGAATTCTAATTTAGGTATACATATATGTTTGGTAATCGAGTTGGTGTATACTTCCTTGTCTACATTTAATTTACTTACTAATTGTGTATAGGTATCTGTTTCAACCTCATTCTCAAACCAAGTAGGATGGTTGTTCTGCCATTGTTTCAAATAGGCATTTTGTAACGTACTAGCTGTATCATGAATGGTATCACATACTTTGATTAAATTATGTTCCCATACATTTTGATTTTTGATACATATTTTTTTACGTTTTACATCTAGACAATGAATGGGTCGTTTATAAATACCAATGTTATATAATTCACTGCAAATAAGTTGTGCAATATCGTCTATATTTTGCGTATCATGAATATTTAGGGTATTGATAAAATCACTCCAATTCAAGGCATCTTTGCACGTATCATTTAGAAAAATATTCAAATTAAACCTCTGGTTGGTAATATTGCCTATTTTAGGAATTAATTCATTAATTTGTTGTTGTTGCGTATCAATTTGTTGTTGTTGTTTTAAAATAATTTTTTTTAAATCATCCGCATCTTCATTTGAATTGAGTTTGATATGTTTTTTGGTAGAAATATGACGTGTCCAATCACCTTTCTTTTTTCCTGTAAAATTACATTTACTACATATAAACATAATTATATATAGATTATTCTAAACCGTTTAACTTTTTTTATAATTACAATATATGCCTAAAACACGTTCCGGATGTACAACTGTTCCTTATCAACTCTGCAGGAAAAAGTCGAATAAAGAATGCAGATGGGTCTACGGTTCTATCAAAAAAAATAAAACAAAGGTAAAAAAATATCACTGTAGAACACGTAAAAATCAAACTCGTTCTAAAAAATAATATTTTTATATACTATGGCATTTAATTTAGGAAATATGTTTGGTTCTAAAAAATCTCTTTCTCCTGTAAAATCTCCAAAAAAATCTAGAAAATCACCTTCGAGTTGTACAACTGTTGCCTACAAAGAATGCAGAAAAAAGTCGAATCCTGATTGCGAATGGGTGTACGGTTCTATTAAAGGACAAAAAACAAAAGTGAGGAAGAGACACTGTAGAACCCGAAGAAATACCAAACGTGCGTAATAATTTATTCATAGTATAAAATAATTATTTATACTATGAATATTAATTTTGATTCTTCTGATAATTTAGAGCTGGCGGAACGCAAATCAGATGCTTCTTCTACCGAATCTCAAAATGGATGGTCGGATGATATTGAAGCTTTACTTCGAGACATGGAATATAACTCGGGCATCTTATCTCAAATCCACAAAACCAATTATCTTGCCCTACACGAATATATCAAATATTTTAAATTACCTATTATCATATTATCCAGTGTAAATTCTATTTTTTCAGTAGGATTAAACGCTTATTTAAACCAATCGTTAGTATCCAGCATCAACTGTTTAATATCATTGATATGTGGTATTATAAGCAGCATTGAATTGTACCTGGGGTTGCAGAAAAAAATAGAGAATGAATTGTTGTCCTATCGTGATTATTATTTGTTAAGTGTAAAAATAAACAATTGTCTCAAATTAAAACGAGAGCATCGGACTGAACCTAACGGTCAACTCTTTTTAACCGACATTACCAACGAATATACGGGATTGTTTGAATCGTCCGAAATACATTCTCAAAATTTTAGAGACCGACTTATATCCATTGATATTACGAAAACAAAGAACAAATTATTATTATCACCTTAACTCTATCTAATACGATGCAAGCATATATTGTGAAATCATGAGTTGACTTTGTATAATTTGGTCAGTAGACATTCTAGCGAACCATTTATATTTTCCTCGCGACAATACTTCTTCTTGCGGTATGTAAATACCATAGAGAGTTGACATTGGATATTCAATGGGTGTAGTTCCTAATAATTCGTCAACAGTGACAGCTTCACCTGTTATTTTTTTAATTCCAATATATTTACCGTCTACAATGGGAATGTTTCGGTTACACCATAAATTAACGTTGTCAATAAAATCAGGTTGAGCCGTTTTATCTAAAAACAAATATTCTTGGTATTCAACACATTTTTTCATGATTGTATTGTTCTTTTTACTTGCCATCATTTTTATATTTGGCATGTAGGTGGTTTGACTTGATGTAACACCGTGATTGACTCCTTCAAGTACGAATACACCTTTTTCTTTTATGTTAGAGCTGTACAAATCATACAAATCGTGTATACATAAAAAAGAAGGAGGGACAACAAACCCTCCATAATAATATACTATCATACTTAATCCTAAATGTCTATAATGGTCTTTATTCGGTTGCGGAACATCATGAATATTGATATTCCAATTTAAGAGGGAGTCAAACACATCATCATTAATCAAACATACGTTGAAAGAATCTTTGCATTTATCGTAAATGCTTTTCATCGTAATTTGAAGATAAGGTTGATTTATTTTCAATGTATTTCTAGAATAAAAAGATTGCCAATTACGTGCGTTGATATCTGGAGTACTAAACATCCATAAAATAGGTTTGTTTTTTGACATTTTATCCCCAATAAAATATTCTGATACAAATTGGTAATGTTCTTTGGATTCAAACAATTCTTCAGAATTTTTGTACGATGAATATATATAGTTAGAGATTAAGGAAAAAACAATAATTAATATAAGTTTACTATAATCCATATTTAGTACATCTAAAATTATTTTAGAGATATACATTATGTTTAAAAAAACTCTTCCTGCATTTACATTATTGTTGATTGTATTGTTGTGTGCTGCTATGTTTATGGGTAGTAGTGAAGGGTTTACAACTAATGCACATGATTTAGATAGTGATATATCTAAAAAAACCAAAGTACTTGTTTTGTTCTTTACATCTAACTGCGGTTATTGTAAAGATTTAGCTCCTGAATGGGAAAAGGTAGAAGCACAATTACCCGACACTACAACTTCGGTCGATTGCACAAATTCAAGTGACCCGGATGTTATAGCTGTTATGAAAAAATATAATGTATCTAGTTTTCCACGTATGGCTTTTTTTAATAATGGAACAATTCAAGAGGACTATAGTGGTCCTCGTAAATCGGATGATATTATTGCATATGTAAAGAGTAAAACGGGTTAAGTTCAAAAAAAAAGAGTTAGATATATTGAAATAAACAAGGGGTACTTACCTTAACGCTGCGAAGCCATTTATACGAGTGCCTCCATTTTTGTGCAATTTTTAGATAGTGATTTTACTGCAGTAACGAAAGGGTTTTCAGTAGTATCGACCCAATATTCTTGATTCCATTTGCGGACGACACCGGTTCTGAACTTGCGCAAATACAATCCAACGTCATTAAGAATAAACTGGGTAATGTCGTCTTCTGTATTGGGGTCTAAACCATTGGAGTGGTTTAGACCAATACAAATTGGACCTTCTGATGTGCCAATGATTGTTTTTTCGTCAGCTGACAGCATGTCCCATAGAGCTTCAGACATATCTTGGTCGAAATGTACAATGCATTGGTGGCCATTAGTTCCATGAATATCGTCAACCCGTGACACAGTTTGTCCAGCAAGTCGACTAATCCGATTTACCATTGTGCTAATAGAAACGTCGAAATCCGGGTTGAAGCCAACGAAAACTGATTTGAGAAGGATGTCCATGATTGAAGACTCTGTAAGGATAACTATTTGAAAATTTCATTTCAATTTTTTTAAATGAAATTAAAATAAATAAAGCAAACAATCTTTTAATTCTTTGTTTTTTACGTACATTGTACCTTGAACTTTTTTGTAGCCGCCGTATTCTTGCCATTCGCCCCATGAGTGACGACCCACTTCATTGGACAAATAGAGTACTTGACGGTTGCGCTGTCCAATATTTGCAGCCCAGGAAGGAAGTCGAGCTGTAACAGGGTGGACTTCAGTTACTACATGATAATTCACTTTAAAATTATTATGTACAAACCCAAGGACATCCCCAACTTTTGCTTGGTTGAAGGATGCATCATCCCACATCCAATGTTCTCCATCCATAGCACGCTGTTCTTGTTCTTCGTAATCTCGACGCGAATCTGGTTTCCCGCTTCCCAACCGAAGCTTGTTTTTCGCAATAGGCGTAAGAATCACTTTTCGTTGAGACATGTTGAAATGCTGTGTACACTACCTAAAAGAATAAAATCGTTTCAATTTTATTTTGAAATAAATCCGTTGAATGTAAAATCAAAAACGGCTTAGAATTCAAAAGTATTGGTTCCATATAAAAAAAGATTTAACAATTTAAAATAAATAAAGCAGACAATCTTTTAATTCTTGGTTTTTTACGTACATTGAACCTTGAACTTTGTCGTAACCACCGTATTCTTTCCATTCGCTCCATGAGTGTCGTCCAACCTCATTGGACAAATAAAGTATTTGACGATTGCGCTGTCCAATATTCCGTGAAGGCCGATTCGCCCAAGGAAGTTGGTCTGTAACAGGATGCAATTCAGTTACTATATGATAATTCACGTGTGAATTATTATGTATAAATCCAAATACGTCACCGACTTTTGCTTGGTTGCCTTTTGCATCGTCCCACATCCATCCTTCACCTTCCATGAAACGCAGTTGTCGTTCTTCATAATCACGCCGTGAATCCGGTTTACTACTTCCTTCACGAAGCTTGTTTTTCGCAATTGGCGTAAGAATCACTTTTCGTTGAGACATGTTGAATGGCTTTGTACATTGGTTAAATTGATAAAATTCGTTTCAATTTAATTATCAAATAATTGAAACAATCTAGTTTTTAATGCTTGATTTTTAACATACATAGTACGCCGTACAACATATCCACCAAATTCAATCCATCCGTCCCATGCTATTCTTGAAATTTCATTAGATAAATAAAGAACATGACAACTTTGTCCAATATGGTCTGCCCATTCAGGTAATCTGTCTCCATGATTAACATCAATTCTTTCTACTCTATGCATCGTTACGTACGCGTAATTATGTACAAAAACACATATATCTCCCTCTCTTATTTCATTTTTATGTTGTATATCATTCCATATTATTTGGTCATTTAGTTGTTGTGTATAATAATATAATCGAATAGTAGTATTACGTTCACGAGGAATAGGAACAAGAAGTACTGTTTGGGCCATCGGTAACTATGATTATTCAACTAAAAAATAAATCAATTTTAATCCACAGATAATGCAACATTATCCGAATCAAATAATTCTGCATTTACTTCCGAAATATCTACAATATTTTTAACACCAATCAGGTCGCCGTTTTTATCCAACGTCTGGGTAAGTTTATTTCCAGCACTAGTTGCCTTTGCAATGTTTTCTTCCATAGCCTTCTTCTTACTTTCCTTTACGCGCTTATTGAAAAAGTCTTTAGCATTATCTTCGTTCGCCTTTTTGTTCGTCATCAATTGGTTCAATTCTTGTTCCAAAAATTCAACTTTACCCGTACGGTATGCGTCTGGCTCCCATGGCATCCAAACACCCACTGGTCCTACATACACGTCAAAATAAGGGTCGTTTTCACGAAGCATCTTGGCACGTACTTCTGCCTCTTCTTGGGATGGATATACACCGCGAATCTTTAGACCTCGCGTGTTGGTTTGAAAATTGTTTTGTTTGCTGTATTCCAATTCCAAAGCATCTAAATTCTTATCTAGGAATGTTTTGTAATCGTCGGTTACAGACATGGAATTAAGAACGTCTTTTTCCTCTTTGCAGAATTCAGTAAGGTCTGTTGTAACTTGCTCCGAATCCAAATTATACTTGTAAGCCAAAAAGGCCGTGAATTTCGCAAATTTTTCAACCGATTTAGTCATATCCCATGATTTTACAAATTGCTCAAAACAAAAATGTTCTTTAGATTTAATTACATTTTCAGGAGAAACAAAAGATACACAAACGAACTTTTGTTGAGCAATTGGTTTATCTTCTTCTAATAAATCAACCATTTTGGACATACAGTCTTAAAAGTTGTATATTTAAGTTTTAATTATATTATATTTTTTTCTTTGTATTTATTATAATGTTTGATTTAGGAGAATTGATAAAACGTGCAATTAAATATTTAGTGGAAGGTATTATGGTGGCTATCGCCGCCTATGTCATTCCCAAGGGAAAGGGTCTTTCTTTAGATGAAGTTGCCCTTATTTCGCTTACCGCCGCTGCAACGTTCTCTATTTTAGACACATATATTCCCAGCATGGGCGTTACGGCTCGTACTGGTGCCGGATTCGGTATTGGCGCCAATTTAGTCGGTTTCCCGCGGTAAATCATAAATATATATCTTTACATCATCCATAAAGATATATGTTGAAAACGTTTATTCTTATAGGTTATTTAATGTAGCCATAATTTATGTTGTCGGTACCATTATATAGGTGATTATATTGTATGAAAAATAAACAAACAAAATTTTTATTATCATTATAATTTTGTTATTTTGCGTTCAAATCCACACCATCCTTTTATAAATTTGTACCAGAAGATATTTCAACTGCATCTATACCATCTTTTGCATTAGATGTTATTTATTTGTTGTACAGTAATCCAACCATTGAATTATTTACTATTTCATTGTTGATATTGTATATACATATACTTAATCCTTTCTATGATATATCTTACGTAAGCACTCATTTAGTTATATGTTGGTATATACAAGAGGAAATCATTTGTTGCAAAATTAAAATGATATAGTATATAGTATGAGTAATTATTCGATTCGTTTAAATGATACAACTAATGGAAATATTGTTTTTGAAGGATATTTTGTTGTAAATTCATCGAATATAGTTGTAGAAATGTATGAAACTATCAATGGAGTTACTTCAACAAACAACATAGTTGTTTTAGATAGAGTGCCATTAGAGCCTTATAGTGAAAATAATTATTTAGGATTTCAAATATATGATGGTGATAATGATTATGCATATTTACCTTCATGGAACAAATTTGATAATTATGGAGTTGTAATTAATTCAGCATCTAAATATCCTGAAACAACAACTATGATATATTTGATTTCAGAAAATTTAGGAGATGAAACATCTAGTAATCCAGGTTTGTTTGTTTATAATGATAATAGTAGTATCTATTATATACGACTACCTGTTTCATATACGATAACACCTATTACTACTGTGGATGGTGATTTACCTATAGTTTGTTACGCTAAAGGTAGTTTAATATTGACCAACTACGGATATGTTCCAATTGAAAATATAAAAGTAGGTGATATTATTGTAACCAAAGGAGAAATATACAATAATGAATTTATCAAAAATGAAGAATTCGAAACGAAACCTGTAGTTTGGACAAGTAAATTTAGTGTAAACCATTTAAATTCAAATTCAAGACCAATCTGTATTCAAAAAAATGCGTTGGGTAATTGTCCTTTTGAAGATTTATATGTTTCCCCTGGTCATAGAATAATTTTGGATAATAAAATGATGTTGGTTAAAGATATGATAAACGGAACAACCATATATCAAGATATGAATTGTACTGAAGTAGAATATTACCATTTAGAATTCGACAAACATCGTGCTATTGTTGCAAACGGTGTTTTAACAGAATCCTATTTAGATGTAGATAATATTAGAGATATATTTGAATAAAATTGATATTGTTAGTACATGATTAACAAACTAAAAAATGGGTTCTTGCTTTTCATGTTGCAGTGTTGTCACTATCCATGTGGTTCTTAAATTACCTCATGGACATAAAGGTCTACTCTATCATAATGGCGCCTTTGTACCCATGGAATCGGTACAAGATTGGATGCAATCATTGTATTCCTCAGGATGGACAGGTTGGACAGCGTACAACGATGACACGACCGTAACCAACAAAAAAACAAAAGGTCACTGCAAAGGTGTTGTTACATGGAATGCATCCAAAATCGGATGGTTGATTCATTCCGTTCCTCATTTTCCTACCGAAATCACTACTTCTTCTATTTCACCCATTCTTCCATCCGAACTTATTTATGGACAATCCTTTGTCTATCTAGAAATGCCGTATTCGAAAGAACGGTTGGAAACTATTTTGAAACAAATTGAATGGATGGATGCAAACCTCTTTTTACAATACAATATGCCTGTTCCTCCTTCTTATTTTAGCGCTACTGAAATAAAAAAAATGATAATTTCACCTACGATTGACCATTACTCTAAACCATCTCATTATGTTTTGGATATTTACGGAGAACATTTATGCGAGTTAGACAAATCTACTTGGTACGTGGAAACATGGCGACGAGGGTCTGCTATCCAAACTGTCACACCAAATCTGCACGATGTAAAAACATTAGGGTGGTTTGCAGTCAATTATAAAGAATCGCAAGACCATTCCAAATGGGCCGTATGTAAAAATTGTGTATGGATTGGTGATTTGAATCGTATGGAATCTCAAATGAAACGTGGAGGTGGAGGTGTAGTCATACGTGATGCCAACATGGTAAAAGCGTTTCGCGGGTTGATAATTAATTAACACGCCAGTTGTTGTCACAATCAATACATGTGACAAACGATGTCATCGGCTCATCTGCAGAACGAATTTGCATTTGATAATAGGAACAATTTTTGCTGTCGCATCGATAACACTTGAACGATGTAGTATTGGCAGTTAATTTGTTTGTTAACATAGATTCTGCTATTTTTTGGTGTTTTTCAATTAACGATTTCCATATGGTTGGATTCATTTCTTGATGCGTCATATAGGCGATTTTATAAGGGTCTTGTTTGATAAGTTCTTGCATATGTGTGGTGTTCAAATTTGCCAACAATGTTTTAAATTTAGAAACATAGAGTTCTACAAAAAATGGATTGTTCCATTTTTTTATAATTTTACGGTTCGTACATTCTTGAATCGTATAATTATAAATTCCATTTTCAATAATTAATGTAGTCGAATTATTATTAAGAGTACGATTCAATGTAGTCCGGATAGTATCACGAAATAGCGTAGGATTTTCTACAATACGCATAGTTTATCCTACTTTAAAAAATATATTTCTAAATCAATTTTCTTCAAACTTCATCATCACTTACTACAAATCCATCCTTTACATATCCTTCTTTAGTCATTGCCATTAGTGTACCTTCTGTTTCATCTGCAGATACTTCAGATTCAGAATCAATATCTTCAAACCCACCCATCAATTCTTCATATATCTTTTCCCATTCAGGAATAGTCAATGGTTCCACCGGATTTACCAACAGACATTTGCCGTAAAATATTTTTTCATCGTAGGGAGGAGGGAAATCGTATTTTACTATCTTGGACGATTGTTTCTGCTTGGTACGACCGTACAAATAAATTGTTTTTCCATTAAGTTTCCACACACATTTACGCTTACCATACTCTAACACATCCACATTGGATATTTCCTTGAGAGTTCCGTTACGTTCTACCAAGATGTACATAGTGTATCTATATCTATCTGTTTAACTTTTTTCAATTTTAATTAGTTTTTATGAAAGTAATCTATCGAATTAGTGATGGAGGTATAATAAATAATATACATATAAAGTATGAGCGAATTAATATTAACATTTAATGTTACAGAAGTTAAAGATATTTTTTTGGGCATTTATAATATTGTTGGTAATGATATTACAATTAATGGTGACGGAACAAGTGAAAAAATTAAAAATACTTATGTATTTCATTTTAATAATTATGGCATTCAAAATGTAACTATTTCTGTTTCAGGCTCTACAATAATTAGAATGTTAAGTACAATAAGTATCAATAGTGTATCTAAAAATGCATTAATACAATGTGTGAGTTTTGGGAATGTAGGTTTACAAACAATATCATTTGCTGATTGTATTAATTTAATCAGTGTACCAACTATATTGCCGTCTACAGTAACAAGATTATCAAACTGTTTTTTTAATACAACAAATTTTAAACAAAATATTGGGGTGTGGAGTATTAGTAATGTTATTGTGTTAGACAATTTTATTAAAAATACTTCAATAACTCCTGATATATATGATGAAATATTAATAGGATTTGCATCCCAAGAACCAAATATTCATATGAATAATATATTTGATTGCGACGTTTCATATACACCATCTATTAGCGGTTACGCGCGTAACATATTAATGAATACATATCAATGGTTAATTACAGATGGTGGACCAATCCAACCACCAGTTCCACCAGTTCCACCCGTTCCACCCCCTGTATCTGTTAACCCACGGATATCTATGGGGAGTTTATTTACAGATAATTCTATGGTTTACTATAAATCGCATAGTTTAGCACCAGGAGGCATAGGTGGAGTTCGCAACTATCGTCATAAATCTAAAAAGACATGAATTAAAAAATTGAAATGATTTTACTCATTTAATGTTTGTACAAGTAATTTCAACTGAATAATGGAAAACACATCAGCTACTTGGCGTGTTCATCAAACAATCATCGACGATGCAGGAAACATTTATAATGTATCCTTGTACAAGTTGGACGGATTGCCTGTACGCACTATCACGACCATGTACGATGATGCACCTATTGGCGTGATTCTCCACCTGTTTGGACACGGCGATTGGATATATTTTGATAACGCACTCAAATATGCAACCACGTCTACGATTCCTCGAATCCTTAACCGCTGGAGGACCTACTCTTCTGATACGGTAGAAGAAACCGACGAATTCCAAGAAATGTTGTCCAAAGCAAAAACTCAAGCGTCCGACCTCATGTACCGCATCAACAACCAAGAATTCTGCACTTGTGGTCAACTCAACCACGGGTCATCCCGGTGCCAAAATGATAAATACTGTGAAATGTAAGTGGGGGTAGAGTGTGGGTCAAGGGTGGGTTTTGCTTTTTTAAAAAAATTGAAATGATTTTACTAATTAGGAGATAGTACAAAAGGCTTCAAACTTGCAACAGAAAATGGCTATCTCAACTTCTACTACTTGGTGTGTCGGCGATTTGATTGTGGACAAAGACGAAAATTACAATGTATCTCTCTTCCGATTGGGCGGTATTCCTGTACGGTGTCTTACCGTTGAAGACGACGATGTGCCAATCGCTGTTATTATTCATGTCCTAGGTCACGGCGACTGGGTATTCTTCAACATGCCCGAATTTTATTCACGGTCCATGATTCCACGAATTCTCAACAAATGGGCGCTACATCAAGAATCAACGGTCGAAGAAACCGAACGAGTCCAAGAAATTTTGTCGAAAGCACACGGTCAAGCGTCCAAAATTATGGCGAGTATTACAAAGTAAGTGGGTAGGGTAGAGTGAGGGTTGTGGGTTTTGCTTTTTTTTTAAAAAATTGATAAAATATTTTAATTGTATGTATTATATAAATGGCGTATAAGATTCTTACACGGGAATACAATAATGTCATGTATACGATTGCTTGTCGTAAATTGCCTATATTTGAGATAGGTGTAAATGTACCTAATTACAGTTATTATGTACAATCGATAGAATCAAAACAACATGATATTTTTGATATATCGGTTAAACCTCCTAAAAAAATATCATTTGGGAATGTGATGGAATTAGACGAAGATAAAATAAGTGCAGTATTGCAAACTATCCAGTTAATCAATGAAATTACACTTGAACTTAAGAATCACGTTGAAACATTCTAAATAATATTAAATCTGATTTGGTCCAACGTATTCCTTTGCTTCGTGGATTTAACGGATTTTTCCACATTGTTCCCACATGTTCTATATGTGGATATTGTCTGGCTAATTCTTTCAATGCTTCTATTTTTTCTCGGTTGTTCATATAATAGAAATCATATATGATTTTGTAATAATAAACCATTATTTTTGATAATATCAAAATCTGAATAAGTTATGTGGATTTATTGTTCTTTAAATTCAGCACTTCCATCATCCTGTTTATCATATTGTTGTTCTTCATCAGAAGATGAAGATGATGTTTGATATTGTAATGCTCCAAATCCTGATGTTCTTCTTAATCGCTGTCTATCAGGTTGTTCAGGAATAGGGGACCCCGTTCTTACTGAACCAACTTTTAAATCAGTTTTTGCTAATGCGTCTCTTGCAAATATATCCGCTGTCATTTTTTGTTTTAATGCGTATAGTGCATTCATACCAGGTCTTTCATTTCCCATCATTAAATCAGCATAATATACATTTACAACATTATCAAAATCTCTTTGATAGGGTGTTAATTTGCCAACTTTAAGTTTAGCAGTTGGATTGTTACCATAATCATCATATTCTAAATCTATTTTATACATAGGTGGACTACCACTTCCACCTGCAGTTTCATCTATAAATTGTTTATCAACTATACTTATAGAACTTGGTAATTCAGGTTTTAATGATTTTAATAATTCATATAATTCTTTTACATAACCAATTATACTTAAATGACCTTTGTCACTTTTTTCATACAAATCTTTTAAATCACGACCGTCTGTTTCCTCTTTCATTGCCTCTAATACAACATATTGATTACGTGTAGGCAATGCTTGAAATGCTACAACAAAAGGGTGATGTAATGGTATAGGAATAATACGGTTTGCCATTTTTAATTCTGTTGTGTACATACCCGTAGGGTCTAATATATTTAGCCAAGTAGCTTGCGCCAAATCATATTTTCTTGTAATTGAGCCTTGAAATTGATTATTTGGTACATATTTACTACCATCCCAAATTGCTCCCATTCCACCTTTATATTTCATTCTAGATGTTTGTCTTTTTCTATATATTTGTTTTCTATATATATTTTTTAGTTTTCTGGATTTCATAAACTATACATATAAAAAAACTATTATTTATACATTAATATATTGTGAATCGACTACATATGGTGTTCCATTATAGATAAATGTAAGCGATTGTGTTAAGTGGTTGAAGAAATCCAAACATAGATAAGATTGCATTGGCAAAAACTTGATATACGCAATGTTCTGTTCTTCAAAACTGCATTCTTTGATACACACAACTCCAAAAAGATTTCGGAAAGCATCTTTCACGTTTTGAATTTGGGCCGACCGAACAATCACAGGAGGAAGCTGAATAAGTGCCATTTTTTATATTAACTGAATATTTAAATTTGTTTCAATTTTAATTAAATAGTATACCCTATGATTAATCATGGGTAACCAAATAATTAAAAAAGTTAGTTTTCAAGATATGCAATATGCACAATCCAATGAACATACCATTATCATTAATACGTTGCCTGAACAAGAACAAACCATGTTAATCTATAAAACAGTTTCTATCGCATCTGAAATAAGTCAAGTTGAAAATGCAATAAAATTAAAAAATAATATTATTATTTACGGTAAAAATGGCAATGATGAAAGTATTTATGTGAAATACAATCAAATTAATAAATTAGGAGGGTTAGCCTATATTTATGTAGGAGGATTATTTGAATGGATGCTATTACAGGATATTTACGGACCTGAGTTGTTTAAAACCACAAATAAAACATTGGATATTTTAAAATTCAAGCCTAACAATATATTAAATACAAATTATATTACGTATTAAGTATGGCAGGTGGATTATTAAATTTAGTTGCTGTAGGAAACCAAAACATTATTTTAAATGGAAATCCACAAAAAACATATTGGTCAAGTACCTACAAACGAATTACTAATTTTGGTATGCAAAATTTTCGATTAGATTATGAAGGGTTGCGGCAATTATCCGTAACCAATGAAACTACTTATACGTTTAAAGTCAAACGTTATGCAGAATTGTTAATGGATACTTATTTTGTCATACAAATTCCTGACATTTACAGTCCTATTTACCCAAATACAACTACGGATGAATGGGTACCGTATGAGTTCAAATGGATTAAAAATTTAGGAGCGATTATGATTAAAAACATTAAATTTACAGTAGGTGGTAGTTTAATTCAACAAATGACAGGTACGGACATGGTGATTTTAGCCAATCGTGATTTACCTGGAGAAGCCAAGGCCAAATGGGATGAAATGATTGGAAACACCCCGGATATGTATGACCCTGCTAATGCACTTGGTCGTGTAAATACTTATCCTAACGTAGTCTACAACAATGGTATATTACCCGAACCGTCTATTCGTGGAAAACAATTGCGCATTCCATTACCTATTTGGTGGGGGTTTACGTCACAACAAGCGTTTCCATTAGTAGCTTTACAGTACAACGTTTTACAAATTGAAATTACCATTCGTCCTTTACGAGAATTGTTTCAAATCAACGATATATTGAATTCACCGTATAACGTAATCGCTCCGAATATGACGATACCAGAACAACAATTTTACAGATTTTTGCAACCTCCTCCCAATGTTGATTTAATTTATACAACATTCAATACGAATTGGAATGAAAGTACACACTTATCATCTAGATATTGTTTTTTATCAGAAGAAGAATCTAAAATGTTTGCACTACAACCTCAAAAATATTTGATTAAAGAATACCACCAAACTACATTTACCTATGTAGGTGTTACCGATAAAGTTTGGTTACAAAATTCAACTGCACTCGTCATGTGCTGGATGTTTATGTTTCAGCGAACCGATGCGTCTTTGCGCAACGAATGGAGTAATTTTACAAATTGGCCGTACGATTATCTTCCCGCTCCAGTTGAAAAGTTACCGGATACAATGGAAGAAGGATATTTTGCTCCCGTTGGATACGGAATCAATCCTTCCACTGGTCAACCTACCAATTACTATGGAACTGGAAATTTTCATCCTGAAAATCAAAAGAATATTTTAGTTCAATTTGGAATTACATTGGATGGTACTGTGCGCGAAGAGTTGAGAACCGCAAACATTTATTTACAAGACCAACAGTATTTGACTAGCGATGGAGTTGGGTTCGTTGCACTGAATGGTTTATACCAGTACAACTTTTGTTTAGATACGTCTCCTTTTAACTTACAACCTTCCGGCGCTATTAATTTAAGTAAATTTTCAAAGATTGAATTTGAATTTACTACGATTACACCACCACTTGACCCCAATTCTAACTTTTTAGTCATTTGCGACCCTGATTTAAACGAACAAATTGGTGTGAATAAAACATCGTACAGTATATACCAATATTCGTTTAATTTATATGTATTGGAAGAACGGTACAACGTACTCACTTTCTTGGGTGGAAATGCAGCAATGATGAATGCGCGATAATAATATAAAGATAACAACAAACAACCTATATGGAAATTCCATGGGCAGAAAAATATCGACCATCCAAATTTTCATCGATTGTGTTGAACCCATACAACGACCTATTGTTCAAAAGTATGATTGAGCAAGAATACATTCCCAATATGCTTTTTTTCGGTCCTCCTGGAACCGGTAAAACAACCACGATTATTAATTTAATACGGCTTTACCAAGAAAAAAAACAAGAGATTAATAAAGGGTTAACTATTCATTTAAACGCATCCGATGACAGAGGCATTGATATCATACGCAACCAAATTCATTCCTTTGTCAATTCTAAAACATTTTTCAACAACGGATTAAAAATTGTTATCTTGGATGAAGTAGATTCTATGACAAAAAATGCACAACAAGCTCTCATTTATTTAATGAACGATACCTATGAAAATACCCGATTTTTTTTAATTTGTAATTACATTAGCAAAATAGATGAATCATTACAATCGTTGTTTATCAAGATAAAATTCAACCATTTACCGCAACAAGACATTTTAACTTTTTTGAAACATGTGTCTGAAGGTGAAAAATTGTTGCTTTCCGATATACAGCTGCAGTATATTCAAGAATTATTTGGCTCGGACATTCGAAGCATGATTAATTACATGCAGACCAATCAAGACAATCTTGCCCATTTCAAAATTATCCATTCAGATATATGGGAAGAACTGTACCAGTCCTCCAACCCCATTGAAAAAGTAGACGAAATTAGTCGAGAATACAACATGGATAAAAAACACATTATCAAAGAATATTTGTATTACATCATTCTGCATCACATCGACACCTATGATTTGTCTAGTCTCAACACGATTGAATTAGCGATTCATACACCCGACATTAATATTGATTATGTTGTTCATTATATATTTAATAATTGAATTTAAAGAACTAGTATAAGATATGTAAAATGGAAGTAGATATGGAACTCGATATGGAATGGGATGATTTCCTGAACGAGGAACCGTCTCAAACTCTACCTATGCATAAAATGGACCAACACGGGGATGTACCTGAATCTACCTCTTTGTATATTTCAACCAACACGATTATTTCTTATTTAAATCAACCAATCGAATTGATTGATTTATTTTGGAAACTGGAAGTTATCCCTTACCATGAACAGCGAGAGGGAATCATCAAAAAACAAATTAAATTAAATTGCAATAGTCCAAGTGAATTGTCCGACATTGATACCAAAATTGAATCATCACCACGTTACGGTTACCGAAATACGATTAAACACATTGAAAACGAACGAGGTAACATTAAATATAAAAATGTAAGTAAAATAACAATTGGTATTTCTAAAAAAGATATTATATCCTACCGTCTTAAACAAAAGGGTGCATTTTACAACTGTTTCGTTTTGATTATTCGAGTTCAAATGGAACAATTTAAAGAATTTCACGTAAAAATATTCAACACTGGTAAAATTGAAATACCAGGAATTCAAAACAAAGACCATTTACCGCATGTTATTCGTATCTTAATACAACAATTGCAACAATATTACCCTGATATTGCTTACAACAAAGAGAATGAAGAAGTTGTTCTCATCAACTCCAATTTTAACTGCGGCTATTTCATTAATCGTGATAGTTTGTACCATACTTTGCGGTACGATAAGAACATTTCAGCAGTTTACGACCCCTGTTCTTATCCAGGCATTCAATGCAAAATTTATTATACCGCTGATAATGAAATTGTGACTACACCTATTGTAGGAAGCGTCGTATCTTTCATGATTTTCAGAACTGGAAGTATTTTGATTGTAGGTAAATGTTCGTTGCTCATCATTCATAAAATATATGATTATATTGTTTTATTATTAAAAGAATCATTCCAACGAATTGTAGACCATAAATGCATTCATGTAAAACCTGAATTATTCAAAAAAAAAGTGAAGAAAACTATTTTAATAAAATAACGATTTAAAGCAACTATACTTTTAGTATCATGTCGGAGCCAAAGTTACCATGTGAACTAGTATTGAAACATGTTAGTAAACTATCGTTAGAGAAAGACAAGCCTATCATGTTGGATTACTGGACGTTGTCGTGTACCAAATCAGTAGTCATTGGTGTTCGAAGTAACGATGAAAAGTTGTTGGTGAAGAATGAAGATGAATACACCAGTCCCATTTCTAAAGTATACAAGGTTGGCGAACAATATATCGTAGAAACCGAGAATTCATTATATGTTGTCAGTTCCGAGATTCCTACGAAGCGCATTTCTTAATTTTTTAAATGAACTTAAACAATTCCCATCTACATAATAAGAATGGAAATTGTTTCCACTTTACATGAAAAGTACAAATCGAACCCTTACATGCACGACAAGCTAACCCAATATTTGAACAATTTACCGATGTTGATGCAATCCGTTGAAAATCATCACATTCAAAAAACGCAACAATTGCTTGATTTATCAGAGAAAAAGGAAAAATACGTTCAGCATTTTTTGGCTACCCATGCTATTTTTTACATTCCACAAACCGAACTCTTTATCGAATACCGAGACCAAAATTACACGATTGTTTCCGACGACGATATTGCCCATTACGTGTTGTCGGAATTGTACGATAACGACCTGAAAATATGGAAGTACAAAATTAAAAAACACATCATCAAACGTATCAAAGACAATTTGTTTACCACTAGCATTCCCGATTCAGCTACGATTAAAACGGTACTTCAATCCCTTACCATGTTTAATTCCAAAAACCATATCAAATACTTTTTAACTATTTTGGGCGACAGTCTTTTGGGTAAAAAAGAATCGTTCATTTATTTTATTGATGCATCCTATAAAAAAATGATACGCAAATGTGTCGAGCAAATTTATGCCATGACCAATAAAAGTGTCGCGGACATTTTCAAATATAAATTTTGGGACCATAAATATGAACAGTGTCGCATGATTACGGGGAAATGTCCTGAGCTTTATTGGTTCCCTACCAAGATTCTAAACGTAATTAGTGTAGCTACCTATTTGTCGACCAAGTACACGAATGCAGAAGGATTTTTGACGCAGTGTAAAGATGACGACTTTATACAGAAAACTTTATATTTGAACCAGCATACACCAGAAAATATCATTACAATGTTTGTAGATGAAACGATGCACAAGAAAGGGACAACGAGCTATAAAAACTTTTACTTTTTGTGGCGGTCCTATCTGAAACAAAAAGAGCTGCCGTTGGTCATATCCGATGCCAATTTCAAAACAATTCTTACCAATTTACAGTTGATTCAAGACGATGTGATTCCGTTAACGTCGAAACAAGTATACATACAAAATGTAAAATTGTTTTTAGACAAAAATCCGTATTTAGAGGACCAGTACGATGTGTCAGAATTGGTAGACATGTACAATGAATCGCAGCCGGAAGAAACAAAGATGAACGAAGAAATGTTGCGCGACATTATCCTTTTACTTCAATAATGATTTTACGTTTGATAGATTTACGTTTGGTTCTACCCGATGTAAAACGCTTGATAGAGGATGATTTGGTGCGAGAGCCACCATTCTTGTTTCCGTTTCTTTGGTCACGTGGTCTAGTAGTATCTGCTGTATTACTAGTGTTAGCAATAATTTGAGGAGTAGTGTCCATAAAAGAACGAGAATCTGCAAATCCTTCACCAGGACTATAAGCTCCTTGAGAAGCTACTGATCCTTGAGAAGCCACGCCACCTGATTCGTCTGATATAACTGGTACAGCTCCTGGAGAAGCTGAAGATTTCGTTGTGGTTTCCTCTCCAGATATAAATCCTGAATCTTCATCTGAGTCATTTCCCATGTCTGATGCATCACCTGCGATTGCTCCTTTTGGTGGTCCTGATGCTTCATCCTCTGATGATTGTTCCATTTCTCCTTCTGGTTCTTGTGGTATATCAACAACAATTGATGCAGCTTGTGCTGCTGATGCTTTAGCCTCTGCTACTGCTTGTGCTGATACTTCTTCTTTTGCTTTAGCTGCTGATTCTGCTTGTGCTTTAATTGCTGATGCTGCTTCCTCTGATGCGGCTACTGCTGCTTTCGCCGCTAAATCTGCTTCTGAATGCTTCTTTGCATCTTCTTCTTCTTTTACTGTTATTAAATATTTAATCTGAATGTTCTCATTTGTCAACTCTTTTCTTAAAATTATATAATTTGGATTTACTCTTAAACTCTCATGTTGTGCTTCTGTTAATGATGATGGCAACATTTGTAACATATGAAATGTATTAAAAAATGTAGGGTCTGATTTTATTCCATGTAATATTTTTTTGTTTACCCTGTCAAATGATTTAAATAAATTAGTATAGGGTTGTCCAATGTATTTATTTAATTGTAAAAAATAAGTATGCAAAAACAAACATTTTTTAAATTGCAAACATAAACATTTTATAATGTTATAAATCACCAAAAATGTAGTAGGGTCAAACGTATTATCTGATAGGTTAGGATATATTCTAGGTAACACTAAATATCCACTGTTCAACTGGTTCATCATATAATTTATCGTTACTCCAAAAATTTTTACACACAATCCTCTTCCTAATGTAATTTCACTTTCTAGTGGATTACTATAATCATCTTGAATGGTATGTACTTTATATATTAAATTGGTAAAAGAATGACGCGGGTCTACATCAATATAACTTGCTGGAATATGGATTCTATGTTTACACAATATCGAATATATATCTTTATATAAAACAGGTAAATCATAAATACCATCATATTTTGCATAAGTATCCATAAAATAAATATACAGGTTTTCAATATCTTCCATTGTTAACTCGGGTTTTCTAACTATTTGTTCAATACTAGATTGAGGAAGTGTTCCACCTTTCATTTTATGTTTTTTACCTCCAAACATTGGTTTAGGTTTTTCAGGTTCATGTGAACGTACTATGTTATAAACAGGACCATTTTTGATGGGTTGTTCTGTAAATGGAATGGTTTCAATTTCACGTAATAAAGATGCCATATGACCATATAATTCTTCATCCATTTCTTGTAATGCACAAAATAGTTGATATTCTTCTGGTATAGAATAATCTTTTTTAACTATATGTTGTTGAATTATAGAAATTAAATCATTTTGCTTTCTTTCATTTGATTCGTGTTTTGATTTAACATCATCCATGAATTGTATTCTTGAAGATAATTGGACTATTAATTCTTGTAAATACTCTATTTTTTCTGGACTACAATCATAATCTTCTACATGTAAACATACCTTTTCTTGTTCTGGTTCAGATTGTGGAAATTCACCTGTATCTCTTTTTCCTAATATTGGAGTAAATATTGAACCGAAAGGTGGTGTTGATAGTGGTCTTTGAATTGAAGGTACAGTTGTTAATTGTGGAGGACTGTCTACCGATGCTGATCGGGGTTTTTTTTCAGGTAAAACCGGCGCAGCTTTACTTTTTTCTTCACAACATTTTAATAATGCTTTTGCTAATTTTAATTGAATATTTATTTCATCATAATCATTACAATTAAAATCTTCTTGTAACTGTAATTGAAATAATGCATATTTCAATTGTTGTATATCATTTTCATTAAATTGTGGAGGTTCATACAAGTTTATAAACTTAATTAATTTATTTTTAGAAGAATATGATATAGATTGACTATTATCTATTTTTTTTTCTAAAGTACTTGGTTCACTAGATTGTCTTGTAGATTCACTTTCATCTTCACCTGCACCTCCGCCACCGCCGCCCCCACCGCCTTCGTCTTCTACTTCAGCTGCACCTCCACCTCCGCCGCCTCCACCACCAAATACATTATCATATTCTTTTTTTAGTATACTATGTTCTGTTCTTATTGTAGTTAATTTTTCATTTAATAATTTTATAGATAATTCTAATCTCTCTATATCTCTAGTGTCTGCTCTTGATTTTTTTATTAGTCGATATTCATTAGATTTTTTTAAGAGTCTTAATTCTGATTTGGGTATACTTCCTGTATCATGTATTCTTTTTATTTGAGTTAAAGTTGCATTTACTTCAGATCTGTCTAGTATATCTTGACGGGAAGCCTTTTTGACATCAATTTCTCTTGTTTTATCTCTTATGTCTTGCTCAATTTCTCTTATATTTTCTAGTAACATGTCCAATTTACCTCGTTCTATAAGACGTAATTTAGTTTTTTCAGTTGGTAGAGTCTCTTGACAATTAGCTAATTCAGCGGTTGATAATGCAAATTGCTCGAGTTCATGTATTTTTGTTTCATAATCACTCCTAATATATCCTATAAAAGGATGATTTGCATTAAGTTTCGTATATCTATCTATTTTTTCTTCAGCTAATTCAGCTACAACGGTAGCTGAATCTAAATCATATAATTGTTTTAATTGTTTTTCAGATTCTAATGCGACAGTAGTAGATGATTCTAAAATATCAGATATTTGTGTATGTTGAACATCTAAATCATGTTCTTGAATATGTTTTAATCTTGCTATATCTTTAGCTATTTTAGTTAATAATTCTGATTCTTCAGGGTATTCTATACTATGTATAATATCAGCTATACTAGGAGTAGTTAACAACTCTGATAATAAGTCGTTTAGTAAACCTCCAACATATATACCTTGTCTTTTGGTACTAGAGCTAGATAAATCTTCAGTTCTTGACTCACCTGAAGGTAATGTTATTTTATTTAAAGCTTTGGTTGCTATTTCAGCTATTCTATAAATACCTTGTTCTTCACCATAGGTTTGTATTGTAGTCCATGCAATTGAATCTTCAATTTTTAAAAGTGATGGTAATAGATAGGTTAATTCTTGTTTTTTGTCTGCATCAGATATTGTTTCTATAAATGTACTCAGTTCTTTCCATTCAGGGGTGTCTGTAATAGTTCCTCCTTTCATGTTATATTTATTGCGTCTACTACCTCCCTCATAATCAAATATATTAAACCCGCCTCCATCCCGTTTAGCATCATAAACAAAACCTCCGCCAGCACCAGGACCACCACTACCATATTTACCAAAATATCCACCACCTCCACCACCACCTCCAGTATTGAGTACATCTTTAACATGATATGTACCTGATAAATAGTTAACAATACTTTGTATATAGTAAACAAGTTTATGACAATTAAAAATGTGTTGTTGATTTTTTATTAATAATTTATAAAAAACATTTTTACATGTTTGAATTAAAATACGTATAGTTTCATATAATTCAAAATTAATTAAATCATAATTTGGTTTAGATTTTTGTAATTGGTCTTCAAAATATTGTAATATATAATTTGCAATATGGGTTAATTCAAGTAATGGTCGATATGGATGTTTATCTGGAACAACATCTTTAGATGGTTTTAAATGTTTACTATAATGTTCAGGGTCCCGTAAGTCATCTCCATTCATTAGTCCAGAAATAGTTACACCATCACTAATTGGAGTTGAATTTGCCCATTCTGTATTTTTACCAGGTACAATTAATGTCAACTTATTTTTATCATAGGGTTGTTGTAGTCTAAATAAATTTTTACCCTGTATTTTAAAAGTTACACTTTCTAATTCTTGTTGTTCTTCGTTTATAACATCTAATAATGTAGAATAATCAGAACTATGCTCAAATAATGGTATCTCTGTATTGGTAACAAATGTATTTCCTTCTTTACAGGGGTCAACAATAGCTACTTCTTGTCTACCTTTTTTAGCTACAGTTTTTCCTTCTTCACCAGTATCTCCTTCTGAAATACCGTCTTGTTCTTCTGCCATTGCTTCTACTTCTGTATCAGGAGTAAAAATTTTATCAGAAGACCATTCATCTTTAATTTGTTGTCTTCGTGATTCAACTTCACCAGAATTTTCAAATGGTATATAACATAATCCATTAGTTGTCGATTTATCACATAATTTATCTATAGTTTGCATTAGTTCACTTATATTTTGTGCAAGTTGATACCTAACTTCAGATGCTTTACCTGCAAATAAAGTTGGAATCATACATTTTATTTCTGGATGTAAATCTCGAATATTTTCAAAATTCGATTCAACAGTAGGTTCAAATATTTTTGCAGTTTGTACAATAAAATCTCTTAATGATTCATTGAAACTTTTCCATACATCTTCTGTCAAATTTAAAAGTTTTTCTATAAAAGAACTGTCCATATTTATTTGTTCTAATTGTTTAAAATGTTTTATATTTTTTTTAATTTTTAAAACACAACGTTTGAATGATTCTTTATCTAATAACTGTTGTTTTTTTACATATTTACTGTGTATTTTATCTATGGCACAAATGTTTCCATGGATTGAACGTAACTCGGCAAGTTCACTTGATACTTGTGCTAGTTTACATTTAAATTCTTTCATTTTTTTATAATCAACTTCAGACACTATTATTTTACCAAGATTAAATGCTAATTTAGATTTAGTAAGAAAATTTTTAACATCTCGAATACGTTTAATTTTATCATCTACATATTTTTTTTCACCAACATTACTTAAATCTCTGCAATCACGTTCTAATGCATATAATTTTCGGTATAAAAATAATAATCGTTTTTTATAATTTTCATTATCAGTATCATGCGTTGCACGACTACCAAGAGGTTCAGCAAGTGCTTTTGCCGCAGGTTTGAATAATCTATCATCATACACATATTGAAGTTTTCCATGAGGAGATTTATATAATTCGCTATTTACATCATCGTTTGCAATTTTGGATATAAGTTGTAATTCAAAATTTTGAATAGTAAAAAAATGTTTAATTCCAACTGCGTTGGCAAGTACAGCTAATATATGTTCCATGTTTAATTCGTTATTTGCACCATCAATTTGAACACCAGTTCCACGATTAGGATTAGGTAATAATGCAGATGGACCTGGTGCTGCAGGTTCTTCTTCTGATGCTGCAGATGGACGTTGACTTAACCCAAATAGTCCAGTAAATGCTCCAGTTACTACTCCAGCTAAGCTTGCTGCCGTATTTTTTTTTGCCTTTTTTCCTTTTATTGGTGCGTCTGCAGATAGTTTTTGACTATCACGTACATCGGGTTCCAACGGAAATTGTCTGGGTGGGTTTATTGTTCTTTCTAATAATAAACCTGTGTACAAATCTTGAAAATAATATGTATTATCTTTTAAACATGTTGTAAGTTCTGGTCCATCATATGCAATCGGATATTTCATAGGAAAATGTTTAACCATTTCACGCGTATTATTTATTTCAATCGATTTATCTGATTTATTACCAGTAATCAGAAGTTTACGAAACATAGTATTATAATCAAGTTTAGTATCATCATCTTCTTGATATTCCCATCTTGGTATACGTATAATAAATTTAATATTGTTACGGTCATCTTGAATAAAAAAATAAACAGACACAACATCATTATTGTTTAAAGGTTGAGGTTTATAAATGTTTATTCCTTTTTGACTCGTATGTTTTATACGGTCAACACAATATTTTACATAATCATATATTTTTTTATGTAAATCTACATCTTTACCAAGAAACATACGAGCAGGCTCAAAATCAACTACATCATCACCTGAAGGAGAAACAGTTGCTTTTGCAGCTGCTTTACCAGGTGGTGGTTTAGGACCAGCAGCAGCACCAGCAGCACCAGCAGCACCAGCAGGACCGGAAGGAGATTCGTACCCAGTTAATAATGAATAATCTTGAATAACATCTAAATCTTTTGTAAATATAATATGACAATGATTTACTAAAAAATCTAAAAATTCAATCATATGTGAAAATAAAGGTGTTATATCAACACTAGGTGTGGGTTGCATTTGTGCAATATTTATATATGTAGTATTTATTTCATTCAAAAAATTACTTGTAAATGTTTCTGCAAGTTCTGTATGAAAATCATCTAACTCAAAACGAACTTTACTTAATCCTTTGCCTTTTGTAGATGTATAATCATGTAGTTTAGTTATTTTTACTAATGCTGTTTCTAGTCTTTGGTCTAATAAAGAATCTAGTTTTTTTTTTGAATCAAAATCAAAATATTGTACTACAGGAATATTAAATGAATTAACAGGGTTCAAATCCTCTGAAGTTAACTGGTAAGGATATAATTCTATATTAGATACGATTGGTATAGTTGCTTTTTTTATACGTATCTTAATTGAGTTATGTTTATCTCTATATAAATCAATTGATTTTCCGCTTTTTAGAAATATACTAGTATCACTTGAACGAAGCAAAAGAGGGTCTTTATCTTCATCATCATCGTCTGATGATTCATCTTCTGACGATGAAAATTCATCTTGTACAGGTGTTGCAACTGGCGGATGAGTCTTGGGTTCCGTCGAACCTTTAGGCTTTCGACCCTTTGGTGGAGCTGCTGGTGCTTCTTCGCCTGAAACTTTTTTTCTTGCTCTCTGAATTCTGACACTTTTTGTTATAGCAGTTTGTACTGTCGACGACATAGCACTTAAACTATCCAGTAATGAAGGTGTTGACATTACATTATCACAATATAATAAATTAAATTAGTAATCCGTATTAAATACTTCACACTACGTATAGTATGACGTCTAAATACTTTCAACCGTTATCCTTATCTAGTTTCCGACATCCTGCGCCACCTTCGGATACCAACGATGTTTCTTACATTAGCCAATCTAATTTACATGATACGAAAGTATCACGTATTTATGCTAACCATTTGCAGTCCATTGATTTTCCAGGTTACGTTCAATTTGAAGATACCATAACCAAAACTTTATACAATAAGGGTGAATTGTATAAAGTTATTTTTATTGAAGAAGACCACTTTATTATTGAAGGCCACATTTCCAGTAAAAACAACCAACATTTTGTATGGAAAAATGCTATACCTAAAGAAGAACCTGTTGCTGAAAAAGTAGAAGAACATATCGTGGAACCTAAAATGGAATCGTTTGCCTATGCCCGTCCCGTTGTTGCCGAAAGATATACCAAAAAACAAATTCCTAAAGCTGTCAAATCTCACATTTGGGACCATTACATTGGCCGGCATATCAATGAACACCGTTGTTTATGTTGTAAAAAGGCTTACATTCGAAATACAGATTTTGTTACTGGTCACGTAATATCAGAAGCCAACGGGGGTACACTTGAAATCAACAATTTGCGTCCGATTTGCGCCGTATGCAACAATGGAATGGGTCATATGAATATGGTAGACTATGTAAAAAAATATGGATACTATATATGAAAAAAAACAATACAAATGAGAGTTACCTTATGTTGAAGACCGATGATTTACGCCCGCTTCTCGTATCGCAGAGGCTGGATAGAGGGGTCGAACGGTTCCACACCCCATGTGCTGCTGACCTTGTAGCCGACTCGAGCCACTGCATTTCGTTGTTGTGCCTGGGTGGGCGCTGGAGTTGGAGCAGGAGTTGAACGCTCGACCCACTTGTAGATGACGAACTGGTTGCCCTGGTAGAACGTGTCGCCAATGAGGGCAAGTAGTCCGTCGTAGCGTGATTCGGTTCCTTTCGTAACTAGGAGATTAAATATATGTGCGTTCTCACCGTTGACACGTTCCACGCCACGGTAGTCTACGCGAATACCTGGGAAGGTCTTGATAGCATCTTTGATAGCGTACATCTGGGAATCTTTTCCCTTCTCCTTGGAAGCGACGACGCGAGCGATACGAGTGTAGTTGTAAGCCATGGTAGAGTTGTACTATTCCTCTGGTGGTAATTTGATTTCAATTTTTTTATGAACAATGTGCATCACTTTATAGATATACTTTTCAAGGTGGTAAATAGGGCGATAGTTGTTGGTGTAGTACTGTAAGAAGTCGATGGTTGCATAGACTACTTGTAAATGTTGTTCCTGAGTTAACTGAAGCATGGAAATGATTTTCCAAATACAATTTTCAACACCAATATCAAAAATTAAAATGGAGTACAGTTCTTCGCGCAATTCCATATATTGATGGGATGGTGTTTGAATCATATCGACTATTTTTTGGCATACTTGTTTTTGTATGTCTATTTCAGGAATGGAATGAATCACATTTTTGATATTGTGAATCGTGTCTGGGATAGGTACTTTTAAACAAGCATGGTAGTGTTCTTTGGAAGGTCGTGCAAATTTGACAATGTCGCATTTGGATAAAATGTTGTTGGGTAAAAAAGAAATGGACTCCATTAAAAATATGAATTTAATTTGAAGAGGTGAATGTAAATAACTATAAAAAATTTCGAGGAGTTCGTTGTTGACCAAATGAAAATTCTTGCACACAATGAATCCAAATTTATCGGTATATTTGTTGCGTATGATATCGGATATTTGAATGTAAATATCATTCCAAATGGTTTTTGAATTACATCCTAATAAATCAATATCGACTTCGTAGTGAACGTCACTTATTTTTAAAATAAAAACAGGTTCGGTAGTAGTTTGAATTTTTTTCTCAAATTTCAACCGATTTGAACTGTGTGGACGAACAATACGCAACATTTGCGTATATTTACCAACACCAGATGGTCCATATAAAATAAGATGACGAGGGATGGAAGTAATGTTTATATCAGGATGTAAATTCGCTTGGTCGGATAATGTTAAATAATCCTCGAATTTTTCCATATCTATGTAGTTGGTTAATCTTTATTATAAAACTGTTTAAACTAATGTATCTAATATAGGTTATGGAAACTTTTATCGTATGGGCCTATAATCTCTTCCAATCGTTCAAAACATGGTATTATTCAAAAAAATCCATATCCTACTATATGCTAACAAAACAAGGAAAACAAATACCCATATTTCAGTTTTCAGATGAACCTATTTGGGGATTTTTGACCGTCTACAATACCAATTATAATTATAAATATAAATTTACTCCTAATTATGATAGGAATATATTAACGATACCTACTTATAAATGGATGGGATTAGAAGTAAAAGTACACAATAAATATTATATGTTAGATGTAAATGAATTTTTAGTAAGTCCCAACTTTTTATTTACAACTCCAATGAAATTATGGTTGTGTCATAAATTACAAGTAGAACCCACGTCAGACATGAATATTACTCTAGTAGATGAAGATGTAAATGTAATTAAAATAAATGATTCTATTGAATTAAACAAAAATAATTATGTCGAACAAGCTTAAACCGATTCAATGAATTCTTGTATATGAACATGAACCCTTTAAAAACTAAATGGGTGTTATGGGGGCATTTGCAACACGATACCAATTGGAATATGGATAGTTATACTCCAATTTGTCATCTAACCTATGTAGAAGAATTGGTGGAATTGATGGATAAAATACCTGAAAAGATGCTGACCAATTATATGTTGTTCATGATGCGAGATGGGGTTAATCCTGTGTGGGAAGATGAACAAAACAAAAACGGCGGATGTTTTTCCTATAAGGTAGACAATAAGTATGTAAAAGATATATGGAATGAATTGTGTTGTTACATTTTAGGAAATACAATATCTATTGATTCAGTCAATAATACAATTACAGGAGTCTCTATTTCTCCTAAAAAAAGTTTTTGTATTATTAAAATTTGGATGTCTTCATGTAAATTTCAAGATGCGTCTATTATGAATATTAAACAATTAAAATTAAATAATTGTTTATTCAAAAAACATTAAAATCTAAATGTAGATTATGAGAAACTATTCGCGTAAATTTAGGAGAAATAAAGGTGGTGGTTTTTTTGATTCTTCCGACCCGAAACAAGCGGTAATCGATGCTCAAACTAAAGTAGATGCTGTAAAGGTAGAATTACAAGAAGCAGAAGATAAACTAACAGAGGCTCAAATTAAAGCAGCATCAGCTCCAGTTACAGAACCATCTACCGCAGATAAAGCAAAAAATGCTTTATCAGATAGTGCTGATAAAGTAAAAGATTCATTAACCGGAATAACTTCCATGTTCTCTTCCAAACCAGCAGAAGTTCCACAAACAGGTGCTGGCAGACGTAGACGAAGCAGAAAAAATAGACGTAGCAACAAAAGACGTTAAAAAGCACTCAATAAATAGCCTGCTTGTAAATATTTGCTGATTCGGTCTGGATGCAACGCCGTTGCCATTAATTCTTCTTTTAAAAGTGTCGTGCCTTATCGAACGACACTTTTTATAACAAACGATAGGAAAGAACTGGTTCATAGGTTGTTAATCAAATGCATTAGGATTTTTATACAAGTTATAAACGTGCAATTTTTGACGGTGTACCCATGGTTTTAGTTCCCACATTGTATATCAACCATAAATGTAGCCAATTATTTAAATTTTACGAATAAAGTTGAATAATTTCAAATACGATAGAATAATCATTGTTAATCAAATCAATCACTTTACCAAATCTGTCTAGCAACCGAATATTCATTCGTTCCAGTCGAACCGGTCCAAAATATTCTCGTTTATTCAATACATAAAATTCAGAAGAAAGACCTATACTAACACTGTTCACATAATTAAAAGAGGGAACACGTGCCATGATATTATTTCCCAAATAACTAGGGAGGCCATTGGGTGTTCTCACTATAGATACAACGGAATCTGTGCTATGATTACTATGAAAATCATCTACGTCCACGAAAAAATAATTGTTTATAGATGTACAAAATGTCGATTCTGCTGTATAAGAATAATCGTCTGTGTATATATCTTGTTTAAACCCTAATATCCATCCTAAAGATAACCCATCTGTAGATGTACATGACCGTTTTTTTCCTAAATTTGTAAAATCTACTGTAAATTTAGTAGTTGAATTATCAGTCCAATAAAATTGTAATCTATTACTAGCTTGATACAGTTGACATTGTAAATTTATACCTTGGTCAGTTAATTGGTCATTGATAATTTTTATTAATGCATCATTTGAGGTTGATAATGGATTTATTATATAAAATCCATCTGGAATTCCAATTAAAATAGGAGTACTGTTACCCTGAATCGTAATCAAAAAATTATTATTTTGTAGTTTTTCAGAAATATTATACCATGCAGAAGGAACTTCAATTGCTTTGATTTTTAGAGAAACTACGTTATTGATGCTTTCAGGAAAAGTATAAGTATAATCAGTTGATTTGGTAGCCGTATAATTACTTCTAAATAACGTATCAATACAAACTGTTTTTGTAACTAACCGTTTTTCAAGAGGATTGATTGTACCCTGAAAATAATTACTTGGATTGCTGTAAACAAAAGGTGTGATTGGTTTTGGTATAATGTCTAATTGTTTCAACAATTCATCTTTGGCTGAATTTAAAAATAATAATATTTCATTTTGTGTTTGTTGATTTACATTGAATTGATTTAATCTGTCCAACAATAATTGTTTTTGTTGTTCTACTTCTAAAATAGTACATGTAGATGTAATACCAAATAATTTTTTTAAATCTTCAACAGAATAATTATTTAAATTCAAATCAATGTCCATATAGTATAAATGTATATAAAACTATATTTTTATCGGCATAAAGATAAAGTTTTCAAACGTATATGGATATTATACGCCTACTAGGAGTAATAGTAGTAGAATACCCTCGTTATTTACTATCATCCAACTATGATTATTCTACTTTTTGGAATAAATGCATTCATATCAATATATTATATACTAAAGTATTGCAAGCCATTGCTGTTCATTGTATTTCAGATACATTTTATTACCATTTGAATGATATACCATATACATCTGATGAAATTCCAGAAATTGAGTACATTACAACAAAAAATGTGATTGGGTCGGGTATGATATCTATTGTGATGGAAGGAACAGATGAAAAGGGTAAACTATATATTGTAAAAGCAAAACGTAAAGGAATTGATGCTAAAATTATACAAGGGTTGCAACAACTAAAAAATATAGTTTCATGGTTGCATTATTTACCTTTTCAATTTCCTATTCAATTTATATATACACAATTTGAAACTATGATAGTAGAACAATTATCTTTTGAAAATGAAATAAAACATCACCAACAATTTAAAAAAAACAATGAATACAATACCAACATTGTTGTACCTGATATTATACATGAATATTGTACACCAATGCAGATTGTTATGACTAAAATAGAAGGGTCGCATTATTCTTCCAGTATTTCATCTGAATTGTGCAATACCTATGTACAATATATTACAGAAATGACAACTAAAAATATAATTATAGATGGTTTTATTCATTCTGATTTACATGCTGGAAATATGTTGTTTACACCTGACCATAAAATTGGCGTCATCGATTTTGGATTAATGATACGATTGACGGTAAAAGAACGACAGAGTTTTTACGATTTGTTACAATATTTATCAACACAAGATTATGAAAAAGCAGTCGATGTTGTTATAACCGAATTATTAGAACCACAACATGTTATAAAATCATTATCTACTATACAATTACGTTCATTAAAACAATCTTTTATTGATTTGTACATACGAATTTATTCTATACAAAAATCATTATCGGTAAAAGATATTTGTTCTGTTATTTATATTGCTTATACTTATAATTTAACCGTTTCTACCGTATTTTATAAATTAATGTTTTTTATTGTTTCATGCCAATGTTTTATTCATAAATTATCCCCTTTTTATTTTCATTCGTTTATAGAGAAATTGAAACATTTATTTACAGAATTTAATGAAGATGAATAAACCTAACCCTATAATATGTTGTACATTGCAAGTAAAGTAATAGCAGAATCTTTGTTAAGTTTATATCCCGTGTTTGTAAAACATATTGATTTGCCAATAGAAACTCAAATGTGGAGTCGATTTTTTACTTATACGGTTATATCTTTTTTCTTTATTGACAAAACCATACTAAAACTCCTTCCCTCTTTTTACGGTGTGTTGTTGATGATTGTTACCATGGTTCATGTGTATACATCGTATAAAGGGTTTTTATTATTGGAAAGTGGGATTTCGTACGCATTATTTTATACCTATCCCATATTTATTTATTTAGGCACTTATTTATCAATAACACCTTATTTCATTTTTCCAATGTTAGGCACCTTGTTATTGTTTTATGATAACAAATCAATCAATGCATTGGGTGTTGGTATGTGTTTATTAGCAGCAATGACGGAAGCTATGATTTATTTTATTGTACGTAAATTAAAAACGTCCAATCCATGGAATCACGTTTTCATTTCCTACGTATTAGGTTCAGTACTACTTACTAAATTTGTAACTACCGCAACCAACGTTTCTTGGTCGTTAGTGATTAACGCAATTATTGGGTTAGCTGGTTATTTGTTGCGTTTCTTTTCCATGGCACATTTATCTCCTATTTTGTATTCGTTCTTATCCTATATTGGTATTGTCATGGCATTTGTCTATGGAGTTATTTTTAATGGTGAATCGATTACTATGTTGAAAGTATTTGCTACCATACTTATTTTGATTCCATCCATTCAACAAATTATAAAAAAAAACAGAGCAGGAGAGTAAAACAGGGGCAAATGTGGATTTAATCCCAGAAATAGACAATCGATAGCATAATTTTGTGTTTGTAATCTTGTGGGGTAGTGTGACCTGAAAATTGAGCAAGTTCCGCGTCGTCCATGAGCAAATAGTTGACCATCATATCTGTCATCGGGTTCTTGGCAATGACTTCGCCTTCATAGCCTAGAAAGTCTTCCATGTTTGTCTCGAAGAAAGGGTGGTTCTTAATCAACTTACCAACGAAGTCAGTGTCCATGACGGCTTCGCACTTGTAGCTGATGTCCATGTATTTCTTGCCGTCAGAGTAGAGCAAATCCTTCACGGTAATGGTAATCTTGTAATGGTCGTTGCCGACAGCCGTTGGCGCCCGATAGTTGAACGATGAAGTGCGAGTATTTGCCATGATTGGTTGTATGATGTACATTGGCTAAAATGTAAAAATCATTTCAATTTTTTTAATCGCCGTAGTTTCGTTTTTCGATTAGAACGTTTGCGATGTCTTTGTTTTCGTTTGCGTGTACCCCCTCCCAAATCAGATAAATTTTTAACAAAAATAGTACTTGACCCAGTAGTATCAAAATAGCTGTTTATAACATTCAATACAATATTGTTGTCAAACTTATTCATAGATTTAAATGGTTGACTGTCTAATGACATAGGTGGATTATCATTACATCCATAATTTTTTATAATTAAACAACCACCTTCTTTCAGTATAGTAAGTATTGCTAAAAAATCAATATTATGCAAAGGACATGTGTTTAACATAACTGCATCATAAAAATCTGTGTGCGATTGAATGAAATCAAGTGCTTCACTATTTGTTCGAATGAGTGGAAAATTATAATCCGATGTATCCTTCAAATCTCTCCAAACAGTAAGATCCGTTAAATATTCTATATTTACTTTTTTACCATTAAAATAATCAGAACAAAATGTTTTAATTTTGTCTATCGTCATACCTTCATCTTCTATATTGTTACTGGTATCACTTGAACATTTTCCAGTTTTTCGTTGACACATCACTAACACGTTTACTTCTGATTCATTTCTTTCGCGTTCTGAATGTTGAACTGCTGCCATATATTAAATGATTATTTAAAACAAATAAAAAATTTTACTTTCTGTTATATAATGACAAAAAGTAAAAAGACGAGGAAATGGTGTACAACATACAAAAAAGTATTAATTGTAATCGTCCAAAAGGATTTTCTCAAAAACAATATTGTAAATATGGGAGAAAACTACAAAAAAATAAGTTAATGCTACATTAAAATTGATTGAAAATATATAACAGTAAATTGTAAACAATGAATCTATTTACAAATCTAGATTTATTCAGGGTTATCGACGACTATACACATTTACAAAGTTTGTGTGATACATGTTCATTGCTATTAACATTCAAAAAATACATTAATTACAAATTAAATAACGAATATTCACTCATGTATTTTAATGATATTTTATTTAGACAACGAGTTTTAAATAAAATATTTAATCCAACTAAACAACTGCATTTAGATTTAAGTTATTTAGGAAATGATAATTCATCCACAATCATTGATATTAGTGCTTTGGGGAATGTTCATATGTTAGATTTAAGTAGGTCGGATGTAGCAGATGTAAGTGGATTAGGTAATATTCATACTTTAAATTTAATGCGTTGTAAAAAAATTACAGATGTTAGTGTATTAGGAAATGTGCATACTTTATATTTAAATTGTTGTGACAATATTACAGATGTAAGTGCATTAGGAAACGTGTATAAATTATCTTTAAGTAATTGTGACAATATTACAGATGTGAGTTCATTAGGTAAAGTACATACTTTAGATTTAAGTTATTGTAATTTAATTACAGATGTAAGTGCATTAGGTAAAGTGCATACTTTAGATTTAGGTAGTTGTGATAAAATTACAGATGTAAGCGCATTAGGAAATGTTCATACATTAAAGTTAAGTTATTGTAATATTACAGATGTTAGTGCATTAGGAAATGTATATGAATTAGATTTAAAATTTTGTAAACAAATTACAGATGTTAGTGCGTTAGGTAAAGTACATAGTTTATATTTAAATAATTGTAATATTACAGATGTAAGTGCATTAGGAAATGTCCATACGTTATGGTTATTGGATTGCAAGAATATTACAGATGTAAGTGCATTAGGAAACGTTCATACTTTATGTTTAACAGGGTGTGATAAAATTACAGATGTTAGTGCATTAGGTAAAGTTCATAGTTTAAATTTATTTAGGTGTAATTTAATTACAGATGTAACTGCATTAGGAAATGTTTATAATTTAAATTTAGAGGATTGTAATTTAATTACAGATGTAAGTGCATTAGGAAATGTCCATACGTTATGTTTACATGGTTGTTACAATATTAAAGATGTAAGTGCATTAGGAAATGTGTATGATTTAGATTTAAGTTATTGTAAAAAAATTACAGATTTTAGTCCATTGAAAAACGTTCATACTTTAAATTTAAGTAAATGTGATATTATTGACGTAAGTGTATTGAGAAATGTACATACTTTAGATTTAAGTCAATGTAAACAAATTACAGATGTGAGTACATTAGGAAATGTGTATGATTTAGATTTAGGTTGTTGTAATATTACAGACGTTAGTGCATTGGGAAACGTCCATACTTTACGTTTAAGTAATTGTAAAAATATTACTGATGTGAGTGCTTTAGGAAATGTGTATGAATTAGATTTAAGCCATTGTAATAATATTGTAGATGTAAGTGCGTTAGGAAATGTGTATAAATTAGATTTAATCTATTGTGATAAAATTAATGATGTTACTGCATTAAAAAATGTACATAAATTATATTTACCTTATAGATTATATAACAAATAAGCAATATTTTTACAAAAGAACTCAATCGTTTTTGGTATCATATATTTTTAATATACTACTAACAACCGCACTTCTTTGAATATCATTATCATTCAGTTCAACATACTGAATAGAATTATCTGATTCAACCATTTGAAAACGGTTGATAAAATCATACAACCCATTATCATTGGAACGATCACTTTGTTTCAAATCTCCAGTAACGACCATACGCGAATCCTCCCCCAAACGAGTCAATAACATTTTCATTTGTTTTGGTGAACTATTTTGCATTTCATCCGCAATAATAAAACAACGTTTAAAGGTACGTCCACGCATAAACGCAAGAGGTGAAATTTCAATAATACCAGTGTCAACCATATGTTTTATTTCAAAAAAGGATACAAATTCAGAAAAAATATCGAAAATGGGACGCGTCCAAGGATTCATTTTTTGTTCTATGGAACCGGGTAAAAATCCTAATTCTTCATCCACAGAAACGATAGGTCGTGTAATAATAATACGATCCACATACCCTTGTTTTAATTCTCGAATGGCAGTACTACAAGCAAATAAAGTTTTACCAGAACCAGCAGGTCCCACGCCAAAAACAACAGAAACATTACGATTCTCCATATAGTCAACATATGTTTGTTGATTTAATGTTTTGGGAAGGTATATTTTTTTTTCTTCGTACAATTGAAGTTCTTTTGAATGTTTGTGTTTGACATCTAATGGAAAAGTGCAACGTAAATGTGGACCTGGGAAAATAAACCCATTGGAAAAAGAAAAAAATACGAAAATACATAAGTAGTTCATCTAATAATAGATGAAAAATGTTTATATCATTAACAACTAATCAATCACATAATTTTACAGTTAATTGTTATTCAATACTATGTTTAATAATTGAATTTGGATAATATTTTTTTAATATTTCTGTCCACCCTACTGAACGATGTTTTCCATGATTACAAAAGAATGATATTTTTGTTGAATTATTATTTTCTATTTCTTCTATTATTTTGTGTAGTAATTCAGTAAATAATGGATGTTGAATGATTGAATTTTGAATTTCAACATCTCTGCCATCAACTAATTTTATATCTTTTATAGTTTTAGTTGTAAACTTTGTTAGGTCAAATGAAATTTCGCATTTTGGTTCGACATGTCTCAAAATACCCCATGAATAAATTGTCAATTTCCTATTTTTATCATACACAACATCTTTTATTGAATCTAACACTATTTTATTATAATCAACATCATCTATGTTAGTTTCTTGTTCAAATCCATCATAAGCATTTTCATATAACTCATAAATTAATTTTATTTTTTTTGAAGACTGCATTTTATTATTATAATACTTTAAATTAATTATCAATTTTTATATTTACACTATTAATGATGTAAACTTAAAATGAATTAAAAATAATGCATTAATACTATTAATGAATTATGAATATGAAAAATATATAACAGATAATGATAATATTTTAGATACACTAAATAAATATGGTGTAGCAATAATTCCAGATATATTAAATCAACAAGAATGTAATTTAATAAAACAAGGTATGTGGGATTATTTAGAAAATATTACAGCAAATTTACCAGTTCCAATTAAAAAGGACAAACAACGTAGTTGGACATCTTATAAACAATTATATCCACAACATTCCATGTTGCTTAAACATTGGTCAATCGGGCATGCACAGTTTATATGGAATTTGCGAACAAATTATAAAATTATTGAACCATTTGAAAAAATATGGAATGTTAACAAAGAAGATTTATTAGTAAGTTTTGACGGTGCATCATTTCATATTCCACCTGAAATAACGGGTTTTGGATGGGCTAAAAAAGATAAATCATGGTTACATACAGACCAAAGTTATTTAAGAAATGATTTTGAATGCGTTCAAGGTTGGATTAATGCGTATGATACCAATGAAGGAGATGCAACATTAGTTGTATTAGAAGGTTCACATAAATATCACGGTGATTTTGCAAAAGAGTTTGAAGAAACCAATCCTGATAATTGGTTTCTTTTGAATCAAGAACAAATAAAATGGTATACTGATAAATGTGTTAAAAAAATGATTAAATGTCCTGCTGGTTCTCTTGTATTATGGGACTCACGAACAATTCATTGTGCAAAAGAACCTGAAACAAAACGTCAACAACCTAATTATAGATGTGTAGTATATCTTTGTTATACTCCTAGAAGTTTCGCATCAATTGGTATGTTAAATACGAAAATTAATGCTTGGAAAAATTTAAGAACTACATCGCATTGGCCACATAATCCACACTTATGTGATATTTATCCGAATACTTTTGGTAATCCACTACCACAAATAGTCCAAATAGGTAGACCTGAAATTAATGATTTAGCATATAGGTTAATCGGATATTAAACTATTGTTTTATATTAAAAATATACACAAGTAAATTATAAACAATGGATTTATTTACAAATCCAGATTTATTCAGAGTTATTAATACATATACAGATTTAAGGAGTTTATGCGATACATGTATAGTGTTATCAACAATGAAAAAATATATTTTTTACTTATTCAATAAAGATTATTCATTGTTGTATTATGATGATATTTCATTCCGAAATAGAGTTTTAAATAAAATATTTAATCCAAATAAACAACTGCTTTTATTTTTATTGGGGTGTAAAAATATTACGGATGTAAGTGTATTAGGAAATGTCCATACTTTGAATTTAAGTTGGTGCGAAAATATTAAAGATGTTAGTGGATTAAAAAATGTTCATTGTTTACAATTAAATCGTTGTAAAAATCTTACATATGTTAGTTCACTAAGAAACATTCATACTTTAAATTTAAGTTGGTGCGAAAATATTACAGATGTGAGTGGATTAGGAAAGGTTCATCATTTGGATTTAAGTAATTGTAGAAATATTATTGATGTAAGTGCATTAGGAAATGTTCATACTTTAAATTTAAGTTGGTGTAATAAAATTATAGATGTGAGTGCATTAGCAAAGGTTCATACTTTAGATTTAAAATTTTGTCATAATATTACAGATGTTAGTGCATTGGGAAACGTTCATACTTTATTATTATTAGGTTGTAATCAAATTACAGATGTCAGCACATTAGGTAATTGTCATACTTTAGATTTATGTTTATGTACAGGAATTACAGATGTAAGTATGTTGGGAAACGTCCATAATTTAAGGGTACCTCATCATTTGATTAAACCAAAATAAAATGGGCGTTTTAAAAAGTTTACCTTAAAAATTGATTAAAAATATACACACACATAAATTATAAACAATGGACCTATTTACCAATCCAGATTTATTCGGGTATATAGATGAATATACTGATTTGCGAAGTTTATGTGATACATGTACGTTGTTATTAACATTCAAACAATACATTACTTACAAATTAAATAACAAATATTCACTCATGTATTATGATGATGTTTTATTTAGAAATAGAGTTCTAAATAAAATATTTAATCCGTATAAACAATTACATTTAGATTTAAGTGATTGTAATGAAATTACAGATGTGAGTGTGTTAGGAAACGTCCATACGTTGAATTTAAGAAATTGTTATAATATTACAGATGTAAGTGCATTAGGAAATGTGCATACTTTAGAATTATTTCGTTGTTATCAAATTACTGATGTAAGTGCGTTAGGAAATGTCCATAATTTAGATTTAACTTATTGTTGTGATATTACAGATGTAAGTGCATTGGGAAATGTTCATACTTTAGATTTAAGTTATTGTGATAATATTGTTGATGTTAGTAGCCTAAGAAACGTACATAAATTATATTTAGATGATTGTAGTTTAATTACAGATGTTAGTAGCCTAAGAAACCTTCATACTTTATATATATCTGGTTGTGAACAAATTTCTGATGTAAGTGCATTAGGTAATATTCATACATTATTGTTAATGCATTGTGATAAAATTACTGATGTGAGTGCATTAGGTAAAGTTCACCGTTTATGTTTAGAAGGTTGTACAAATATTACTAATGTAAGTGCATTAGGCAATGTCTATGATTTAGATTTATCTCGTTGTAGTCAAATTACTGATGTGAGTGCATTAGGTAAAGTTCATAGTTTAAATTTATTTAGGTGTAAACAAATTACAGATGTAAGTGCATTAGGTAATGTTCATACGTTAGATTTAAGTGATTGTGATAAAATTACTGATGTAAGTGCATTAGGTAAAGTTCATACTTTAAATTTAAGTTGTTGTAGTCAAATTACTGATGTAAGCATGTTGGGTAATGTATATGAATTAAATTTACGTTTTTGTGATAAAATTACTGATGTTAGTGCATTAGGTAAAGTTCATACATTAGATTTATTTAAGTGTAATCAAATAACTGATGTAAGTGCATTAGGAAATGTCCATACGTTAGATTTAAGTGATTGTAAAAATATTTCGGATGTAAGTGCATTAGGAAATGTTCATATTTTAAATTTAAGTTATTGTAAAAAAATTACTAATGTAAGCATGTTAGGTAATGTATATGAATTATATTTACGTAGTTGTAATTTAATTTCGGATGTTAGTGCATTAGGAAATGTTCATATATTAGATTTATGTGAATGTCATCAAATTACAGATGTAAGCATGTTGGGAAACGTTCATACATTAGATTTGAATTGTTGTTGTGATATTACAGATGTAAGTATGTTGGGAAACGTCCATACTTTAATTGTACCTTATCATTTGATTAATAATAAAAACGATGCATATAGATTATGAATATAAATGTAAATAGTATATTACACTAATGAATAAATATAAATGTGAATATTGTTTACACAAAATGTCCACTATAATTGAATATTGTAACCACATAAATGAACATAAAGTTATATTTGCCGACATAAATATTTCTACAGGAATACTACACTATTTAATTGAGTATAACATAGAACCATATCAATGGGAAGATGAAGAAGGGAATTTACATTTATCTTATAATTTTGGCGATGATGTTGATGTTCTTTTAATGGCTATTTTTGAATTAGACAATGAAGAAATGGCATTGGATATATTAAATTTGTTAAATCCTGAAAATGTAAAATCGCAACATCATTTTGATGATGAAGAAAAGTTAAGAGAACACTTATTTAATAAAAATATTATTGATGACATAAATGGCGACTTGTATGCAAATATGAGCAAATATTCTTATAATGAAGGGGAAGATTTTTGCCATTTTACAAATAATTCACTTTTGATGTTATGCATCAAAAAAAAATGGAATAAATTTTGTATGAGACTATTAGATTTTGATGTTATGTACGATATTAATTATCAAAATATAACAAACGCATATGAAATGGCAATAAAATATGAATTATATGATGTTGTTGAAAAAATTAAAAATGACAAACGTTTAACTTTAAAAATCAATTAAACATTTCAAATGCATATTAATTAATGTTATTATGTGTAAATTGTGGAAATAATATAAAATCATCTACAATAAATTATAAATTAACTGGTTGTCCTAGATGGAGATATTATATTAAATGCAATTGTTGTAATAAAAGAAATGATTATACAAATTTTATAAACCATAAATTATTATTTACACCAACAATATTACAGATTAGTAGTTTATATAGGGATATTTATTTTTTATTAAATTAGTTATTACATCTGGTGTTAATTCATGTGTAATCGTTAATAATTTTGCAGCATCTTTGATTAGCGGTTCAGTGTTTGATAATATAATCTTTGCGCGGTCATAGGCTAACAATATTATATTGTCTATCTCATCATTTATTTTGTTTTGGTTACTGATAATTATTTTATCTCCCATACCTAAATGAACTATCATTTGTTCTGCAATTTTTTTTACTTCTTGTATATCATGCGATGCTCCTGAAGATATATTCATATTTTTGAATATAATCTCTTCCGCAATTCTTCCACCAAGTAGTACCATGATTTCATTGATTAATTGTTCTTTGGTCTGAATAGTAGTCGAGGCCGGTTCGAACAAAGTAAATCCTAACGTTTTTGGAGAGAATAGGTTGATAGTAATTTTGATTAATTTTCGATGTTTAGAAAATAATCCAATTAATGCATGACCTATTTCGTGTACGGCTACTTGATAGATAACATCTTCTGACAATTGATTTTTGGTGGATTGGAATCCGACTAAAATTCTATTTGCAATTATATTTATATCCGTTTTTTCAATTTGATATCTATTTTCTCTAAGAACATATAACATGGCTTCGTTCAATAAATTTTCAATCTGCGCCCCAGAAAAACCATTTGTCAATTCAACCAAATAATCCATGGTTATAATTGGGTCGATTGGTTTGTTAACAATATGTATTTCTAGTATACTTTTTCTAGTTTGTTCGTCTGGATTACCTATATATATTTTTTTATCGATTCGACCAGGTCTAATTAGAGCCGTATCGAGCAAATCAATCCTATTGGTAGCACCTATGATAAATATTCCATTGGCCGATTTGAACCCATCTAGATTCACTAATAACTCATTTAGGGTTGAATCGTGTTCGGTATTTGAATTCTGGTCGGAAGAACGTTTTCTGCCAAGTGCGTCTAATTCATCAATAAATATAATACATGGAACATTTGCTGTGGCTAGGTCAAATAATTCTCTAACTCTTGATGCACCTACACCTACAAATTTTTCTTGAAATTGTGCGCCCGAAACGGGAATAAACCCAATATTAATTTCTCCGCTGAAACATTTTGCCATTAACGTTTTGCCATTACCGGGTGGACCTTCTAAAATAATTCCTTTTGGAATTCGAACATTATATTTGGCATATTTTGTATAATTTAGCAATATATCAGCACATTGCATTAATTCTTCTTTAATGGTTTCATAACCTCCAATATTATTAAAAGTGTAGCTAGAATTTTGAATGAGTTGAAAATTTTCACTTTGAATATCTCCTTTATTTTTATTCGAATCTTGATTCATTGGATTTGTATTAATGATGATGTTAATCTTGTTTGACCGTGGTTTAAATTCATAATCATATTCATTATTAAAACCATCTTCATCAAAATCATCATAAATGTTTTCTTTACCTACATTCTCTACATAATTATGGATAAATGTTTCATTATGTAAATTCAATCCTGTTATATTTTGCATTATTTTATTTTTTTCAGTCAATAATTTCTTCATTTTAATTTTTTCGTAATTTATTGCTTCATCAATTTTTCTTAAATTATCATCATTATTACCGTTATACTTATTTGCAATTATTCTATTCGGTATAAATCTATGTTTGATAGTAAAACTGCTAACAACTAATAATTTTATTAATAGTAAATACATTCTAAGTTTATCAGAGATATATATTTATATTCTAAAAATGATATATGAAAAAAATAAACAATATTGTAACAGATTTATGTATATTCGGTCATAGCAATTTTGGCGGCACATGTTAGGTCATCTAAATAATCAGGTTTAGGGTGTCCAAACATTAAAGACATTGTAAATATTTTTCGGTCAAAATTATGTTTGCTGCAAAAAGTATCCAAATCTCCTATAAATATATGATGTGTACAATGATAAATGTGATTCCATTCTTTCCCACCTTCGTTATTCCATGGTTGTACCATTTCTTCTTTTTCAGTTAATTTACCTGTATATCCAATGTTATACTTGTTTTTATCTGTGTTCCATACAACCCACGTGTGATTTTTTATTCCAGAGTTTTTGTTACATCCTACAAGTCCACTGTTTTTTCCAATTGTCCAATCTCGGTTTGCATCATTCCCTACACTATAAGGATTGCTGTATTTAAAAATAAAATGAGAATCCGACATTGTTGTTTTGTTATTTATGTAACAAATAAAAACAATTCAATTTTATATTTAAACTACTTAAACACAACCTATGTAGAATCAGTGTGTCCACGTGGCTCAATGGATAGAGCGTTCGACTTCTAATCGAAAGGCTGCGGGTTCGAGTCCCGCCGTGGATTTTTTATATTCTTATTATAATGAGTTCTACACCTATTATAATAACTTCAGTTGCAGCTTTTATTTTGTTAGTAGGAGGAACTGTATTGTATACTCGCGAAAATTCATATTGGTCGGATGGCTCTCGCAAAACATCTAGAGATAAAGCCGAAGACCATATTTTTGATTGGCGAAAACAATCTTTAAATGCTACAGCAAGTAAACTTTCAGAATGGCGTAGAAAAGGTGGTAAACGTACAAGAAAACATAATAAATGATATTACTATGGAAAAAGAAATTCAATTGGTTCTTGGTATAGTTTCAATTGTGTTAATGATAGTTGCTTTTTTGTATCGTAATAAACTTGGTCAATTCAAAAAATATGGATATTTAGGTATTTTTTTGATTAGTGCAATAGGAAATATGGCTATTTTGTCTCCTGCAGCACCTATGGTTGCTGCTTTAGGGGCTACGATATATCATCCTGTAATAGTTAGCTTTATTACTACGTTAGGGGCTGTTACAGGTGAGCTGTTATCTTATTTTATTGGTTCTGCTGGACAAACGTATATTCCAGATTCAGAGTGGAATACTAAGATAACCCATTTTATGAAAATAAATGGTTCAATTACTCTTTTTGTATTGTCTGTCATTCCCAACCCATTTTTTGACGTAGCAGGTATAGCTGCTGGAGCAACCAACTATCCGTTATGGAAATTTATAGTTATTTCATTTTTTGGAAAATGGATTAAATTTGGTCTATTTGCACTTATGGGGAAAAAAATAAATACAATGTTAAAATAAACATCTACACCCAAATGATTTACGTTTTAAATGAATAAAATCATTACATTTTCCACAAAGATTAGCATAAATTACTTTATGTTCTCGAACTGGAAATTCCATATATACACAATACATTATTGACCCAGTTGGTGTATACAACGGTACATTATTGATTCGAACATCATATTTAATATCTCTCAATACCTTTTTGTGTTTTATTTTATTTTGTTCTATACACTGTTCTAACGTATAGAATCCAAAACTACAAATATAATTGATAACTTCTTGTGGTAATTTGAGTTGATACACTGCTATACTTTTCTCCATGTTTTTAAGGTTATAATAAAAAGAAAACAGTTTCAAATTTTTTAAACACATTGACATATAAAAATTCTAGGTTGGCGTGATGGTTTTACATAATTTCCACAAATAGAGCATGAAACAGATGTAATCAGTTGGTTACCGCGAGGTAAAATATAATAAAAACAGCATGCGTTGGGGTGAGATAATGGCAAAACTTCTCTGCGAACACGTTTAAATTCTTTTAACACTACATTATAGTTGCCTACATTTCGTATCATTACATCTATTTCTTTATAAAATATAAAACTACAAATATAGTTCACCACATCTGACGGCAACGCCAACTGTTGGACTGCAATACTTTTCTCCATTTTTAAATAAAAACTACCAAATAATATTTCAGTTTTAATAACATTGGCATACAAATAATTGTGTTTTTTCAATTTGGTGTTTAATATATTCTCGACATTCATTGCATATACGTATCCGCAACCATATGGGATGAGCATTATTCATATGAATAATAGTAATGATACATTGTAGACGATTCATACATCCTTGTGAAAATGAATAAGTTATTTTTGTACGTTGTATATCACGTATTACATGATAATATTGTTGTTTGTGATGTTGAATACTTTGTTCTACAGTATAAAATAAAAAACTACAAACAATTTTAATTGTATCACTTGGTAAGGATAATTGATATAATAGATTGCTTTTATGCATGTCTTAATCTAGTATAAAAAAAACGAAGCATTAGACGAAGCGATTAGACAGGTTGACTTACCCACATGCGTAGCCTTACTTGTTTGCCGTTGTAATCCGTGTAGCGAATGACGCGCCCATTTTCGTCTTCTTCTTTGAAGAACATAGTGTGAATTCGGCAGCAAGCTTTCACTGTGATTTTTTTGTGTTTTCCGCGACGAGTGCGTACCGTTTCTTCTGTAATCTCGTAAATTCCATTGTTTAATTCGTCGTTCAGCAACTCGTAAATATGGTCTGAATTCACTCCAGGAGGAGCAAACGGAATTTCGACTATAGCATCAAAGTAAGCCATATTGATTAACTGTGTAACTACTCTATATTATTAAAATCATTTCAATTTTAATACTGTATCAAAAAAAATGTTTATAATATATGGCAAGAAAATTCATTCGTTTGTGATGCATCTGCTGGAACTGCAAGCTGTAGCAAATGTAAATATTATGAAAAATGAAATATTAAGTACACCTACAAAATTCATTTGTGATGTATTGACCGCATTGGTTACACATGATTATATTTTTAATTAAATCTAAATTTATCGGATGGTAATAGTAAATAAATGCACAAGGAAATTCTCTGGTTTCAAATGAACCAACACGCCGTAGACGTTTTAAATCATTGACAACTATATTGTAGTGGGCTATATTTCGGATTACGGATTGTGTTTTTGTATAAAATAAAAAACTACAAATAGAATCAATCATATCTTGGGGTAATGGCATTTGATGTATTATCATACTTTTTTTCATGTTATAGTGATACATGAAAAAAAATATTTATTTCGGCAATTCAAAAATTCCTTCTTTTTTTTCAACTCCTTTGTAAAAAATCATATAACTTTGATTCATAACCGATATTAAATTGTACCCCAATATAAACCATGACGTAATTGGAAGAATGGATATAAAATCATTATCTTCTATGTTAAACAAACTTACCACTTTTTGATTACCATAAACTAACATTACAATACATAATAGTATGTTCATGCTTCTGACAATTAATTTTTTTTTACTAATTTCCATATCTTTTTCTTCAAAAAAGTAAGAATATAATGTTGGAAAATATCTTTGAAATGGTTTTAAAAATAGTTTACATTCTCCAATTTCAGTGAAAAACATGGAACTCCATTCATTAAAAAATAAAATAAAATACAATACAATTAATTTTATAGGTTTAAGATGAGTGACAAGTTTATAGATAATAATTGGACAAAATAATATAGATAATGCCAACCAATAAGGTTCTACTGTGTAAGCTTTGGGTAATAATACAATAGGTATAAATATACAAAAATAATACACATAGATAAAAGGATTAGATGCAGACAATATGATATACAATATCATCATCGTAAATGCAGTTTGTAATAGTTCTAATACATAAACATTTACACTTTCTTTACCATAAATATCAAATATATCATCTAACACTTTACAACCGGCTCCAGATAAAAATCCAAATAGGGTATCCATATTAGATTCAATACTATAAATTATTCTTTAAATTACGTATTTTAATTTTTTACATTTACATATTATAGTTGGACGTGTATAATTACCACATTTACACATATAAAATCGTATATCAAATGTAGATTGTACGTTATAAATAATTAAAGTAGTATACATTTGATTCAAACTATAATTCCAAGTGTAATAATTTGACCCTCTTTCTAATCGAACCGTATAAAATAAATCACATATTACTCTATTGTATTTTGTTTTGTTTCTAGATATAGTTTCTTCTACTCTGTAATACAAAAAACTACACAATTGTTCAATTACATCTGTGGGGAGAGGTAATTGATATACAATTACACTTTTCATTAAAATGTAGATAAAGATATTTTTATGTATATACATTATGAGTTTATTTATATCTTTTATTAAAAAACAAAAACCTTTTTGTATCCATTGTGTCCATTACGTAAAATCTCCATATCCGTATACCAAATTGTACGATGCTGAAATTGGAATTTGTTCTATATTTGGTCAAAAAAATATACTTACTGGAAAAATGGAATACGAAGATATTTTAACATGCAGATTGAACCAATCCAAATGCGGTGTAAAGGGGCGTTTTTATAAACAAAAGTAATAAAAAAATATAAATACAAATGGCCGGATAGACCTTTGTATTTATATTTTTAATGAACATTACCTTTTTGTAGCCCTTTATTCAACTTCGCCCTCTTCCATCTCGATGACTGCAGCAGCTGTCTTGACGAACCGGATTGGTGAGTTAGAACGCCGTGTGTTTCCGCCAACGTAGCCGAGGCCCTTGCTGTTAGTCTGGAATTGAATACCTGAGCAACTAAGGGGTAATTTTAGACCAGTATTACGATACCCGAGACCTTCTTCAAATTCCCATTTACGAGTGTTGGGATTCCAGTCGCCTGTAATAGGATGCCCATCGGAAGCCTTGTCGAGCGCTGTTTTACCGGTGCGGTCAACGGAGAATGGCATTGTGACGTCGTAATCGGTCAAAATTTTAGATTCGTAAGAAGCTTTGGCCATCTTTTTTGCCATTTTGGCTTGGAAGTGTGCTTCACGCGTCGTTTCGTTGAAACGCCGAAGCATAATACCGTACTTGGTACCGATGACTTTGGGGGCAGAGAACTTGTAGGCGTTGCGCGTAGTGCAGTAGTTGTCGTAGATATTCAGGATTTCTCGCGTAGCCGGTACTGTAACTTTGTTACCTTCGATGTAGATGCTTGACGGCGAAACTTCAAACAACCATACGAGGAGAGCAAGTTGGTCTTCAGTTGTCAGACGACCCTTGATGCAGTAGAAGACGCGAGTGGAAGCCATAGTTTTGAAAGTTCAGTTGGTTGATACCAGAATACTTCTTCTAAATAGGTAAAATCATTTCAATTTTTATTATTTCATTATTTATTTTCTTTCATTAGACATCTGGTAACGGTACTAGACAGAGTTTAATGTCACCCAACGATGCAACTGAATACTTCACCACCAACGGTAAATCGTTTTCCAAAAACATTTCAATTTGGTTGCACAAATTGGTGCATTTAATAAAATACCCCAGATTTTTTAAACTAAAAATACCCTGAATAATTTTATTGGAATCTTGCTGCTGAATAAATTTCATGCTGTCATCCGATTCGGCACGTCGCACTTCTGCCGTAGCAAACGTACCTTTGCACTTGAAAATGAGTTCGTTGGCAACCGATTTAATTTCAATACGGTCAGAGATGCAGGATAAATCGCGAATGATTTTTTGAAAATCGGTAGAAGGTAAATTAATGACAGATGAAAAAACAACATTAGGCACTTCTAATTCTTCAGGGTCAGGTTCAATCAACCGCAACTTTTGAGTTTTGCACTGCTTAATGTCACCATTTTCAAATTTTAATCCTAAATTGTTGACAATTCCATCGTTGTAATCGGATTCTTCAATGTACAATGTTAACGTATCATCGTTATCAATGGAATTGATGAGTTTGAACAAATGAAGCAAATTGACACCGATAATAATCTTGTCTTTTCTGCATTCGTACACTTCAAAATTTTCTGCTTTTAGAAATAAATGAACCAAAATAGTATGTGATTTATCCATGTTAATAATTCGCATTCCATCCGGTTGAAAAATAATGTTGGTTTCTAATAAAATATCTTTTAGTGCAGTCATTAATGTTCTCATAGGAGAGATTTGTACTGTTTTTAAGGTGAGTACATTCATGTATAGTTAGCCGTTAAAATCTTTAAATAGTCTTTCTTTGATTATGTTATGGGTATACAAAATAGTTTTAATTCTTTTCTAACCGAAATTAAAAAAACGTTGAAAACAAAACAATTGACAGAAGAGTTACATGATACATTTGTCATGTTTGTTTACAATCTATACAATTTTATAGTCTACTATTTAATATGGATATTTACTACAATGCATCATTTAGTGTTGACCTATTTACCGTTGCCTAAAATAAAGTATACTTAATATATGAAATCTTATACGAACTATTGTTGTACATGTTGTTTACTTCTTTTCATATTATTTATATTTACGTATTTAGGGAAAAAACAAATGCAAAGGTATTCAGAACCTTTTGTTATTTCTACCCATAATACAGCGGATGTATTGTTGGATAAACCAACCCACTTTGAATTTAAACATACATCCTATAAAAATTCGCAAAAACATAAACACCAAACAAAGATGAGTTCATATGAGCAAACTAACAACAATCAACCCTATACTTATCCTGATAATGGAAGTATTGAATATCCTGAATTAAGCGGATTTTATTAAAATACAAATGGGTTTTCAGTTATTGGTACATATCGATATGTTTTTTTATCTTGAATGTAAAATTTTGAATCGTTATGATTTAAATATGTTATATATTCGTCGCCTGTAGCAACAACGTACCTTGATTGCAATTTGAAATGTTCGGGCGGTATCTCATCTGGGTCAGCAAGATAGATTCGTAGCAACAGATGAGGTTCTGGCCAAAAATGGTATTCTCCATGGTTCAGAATAGCTTCAAACTTTGTCGTTGGAATAGGTTCTGCAAATTCAACAAAGTAAATTTCTTTCATATAATCTGTACTTTTGCGTTCCACTGCAACTACGGGACTTTCAAAATACTTGGATAGATAGTTTACCATGAGGGTCGGTGGTAAAAATCGGAGGGAACGGGTATTGATGTAAACTGAAGTCGTCATCTTGTAACTATAATTTATACCACAATTCAATTCAATTTTTCAAAAAAAATACCTGCGAGCAGAGAAAGTTAGACATGCAAAATATAAAACACTTACCTAATTGAAGCCCATTTAGACGAAGAGTGCGCGGCAGATGTCCATTTCCATCGATGATTTTATGTAACGCTTTTTATTTAGTTTCTTGATTGGCGCCCAGGGTGCTTGGTACACAGTCGCTGATTCTTCTTCAGAGCTGTCGAAGATGCCCTCTACGCTTTGAATAGCGAATGGTGCGCCGTACTCGAGTGGTGCTGTTGCAGCGGATATAGTTGATTCCGTTGAGTCGAACGAGAAGTCGTCTTCCATCTCGACTTCTGGAATTTCAAATGGATTTTCGGAAGTTGTGACCCAATCGGCCGCTTCTTGGTCGTAGATAAACACAGTGTCAGGTTTGTTAAAATAGCGATGGTACGAACCTTGTTTGTTGACGATGAATTGCACGATAGTGTCTAGCGTCTCAGGGTCGAGTCCTTTTGACTTGTCCAACGCCACTTGAATGTCGCCTCCACGAGTGCGAAGCGGTTCTTGACCCGATTCAAGCATCTTGAGGATTTTGTGAGGAAGCGCATTCTTGAAGTGTACAAAGTAGTACGAACTGTTGGATGTCGCCGTCATGACGTAATCGACACGCTCTACCTCACATTTCGTCCATGCAGCTAGGCATTCTGAAATGGCCGACGGCGGCACAGATAGGTTGTAGGCGAAAACGAAGAGAGAGTAGTTGCTAGCCATGTTTGAAGATTGGATGACCGAATACATTTACTATATTGCCAAAATCATTTCAATTTTTTTTGAAATATAGCCGTTGGAATTTAATCTAATAAGAGTAGTATGATAAAGTATATACTTTTATCGGTTGGTTTGCTTTATTTATTTTTGCAATTTCAAATAAATAAAATACATTACCCTAACCAACCCAATAAACATAAAGACTATAAATCTCGAATTAAAAAAATAAAAGAGTCAGTTAACGCTTAGTTTTTCTGTATGGATAATCACATGATTCATAACAAGCATGGTTTACTATACTCCATAATTTAACTTGTTGTTCTTTGTGATTATACCATATAATAGTATTTTTTTTGTATTGCCATTCATGATTTATAGGAAATGATATTGGAGAATGTGTAATAATAATATAATGGGGTGGGTGATATAATAGTATAGGTAATTGTTGTAGTGTATCCGATGTAATATTGGTTTCAGTATGTATAATATAAGAATGGTTGGTCCCTTCATATATTTTATCGATGGTTTGATTTAAAAATGGGTAAATAATTTGTTTTAAATCAAAACTGTGTAGTGCTAAAGTAGATAGTACAAGTAATGAACGCATTTATTTTTGTAAAATAAATAAAACAAACTCAATTTTATAAAATATACTAAACTATTATGTCAGTAATTGATTTATATTCTGCTGAATCTAAATTTAATCAAAAAAGGAATGAATATATTTCCTTGATGGATTCTATTCAATATTCATGTTTAGGGAAAGAAAAAACAAGTGTTGAATGTTTGAAAGCTGCAAAATTAAATGCAGAAATGCAATCCTCTTTAATAGACATGTCTACGTTGACTAGAATTCCGCATGGTCAATCTAATAAAGAATTAATACAACACCAATTAGAATTATTACAATTATCAGATAAATTAGAAGAAGATTTAAAAAATATAATGACGGATAGGGCATTGCATGACGATTCTGCCGTTTTTCAAGAACAAAATAGGTTGCATGCGTTGTCTTGGGGATTTATGGCAGTATTAATTACAGCATTGGTTATTTATCAATATAAAAAAATATAAAAGTATAATAATATGGATAAAATTATATCGTATACAGATGATATTAAAAAATACGTATCAGGAAAACAATATTCTGGAAAAAATATACAAACAACAGATGGTAAAGTTGCCTATATAACGAACACAGGTATAGCAAAACTTTATAATTCGGCCAATAGTTTGTCCAATGGAAATGGGTGTACCAACGAATTACAACAAATTGGTTCTGCTTGGGGAGATATGGGAGTTCCTGTAGGGTCATTGATGGTAGATGGACAATCATGTGGCAACGAAACCAAATACGTACAATCTACACCACCTGATGCTAATTTTGATTGGAAATATTTTAGACAAGCACATCCAGAAATGAATATAACTACAGAACAAGAAGCATACTTAATGTGGGAAAAATACAGCATGCAACAAGGATTATTACCAAATCCACATTTTTTGAACGATATGGCAAATATAGGAAAAATAGGATATGTAGACATAAATACTACACTTCATCCCGTTGACCCAACAACGTATCAACATACAGGTGAATATAAATTATTTAATACAACTCCTGGTACAGGAGCAAATATGGTAGATTGTATTGTTCCACCACCTTCCGTTAAATATGGTGACCAACTATATATAAAATATAAAGACCAATATGGTTCTGTAAATTCATCATCCCTTTTCGAATTTGGTACAAATAAAACAATTTTATATTTACGACCACCGGCAGCTTTTTCTACACAGTTAGATGGAACTCCTATACATTATGGTGGTATTGTGTGTATTTCAGCAACTTCTTCAAATGCATCTGTACCCGATTGCGGATGGTATGGTTGTAAAGTAGGATATGTAAACCCAGGCAACCATGTATTGTCATTTGATTCTGGAGGTGAAAATCCTAAACAATTTAGGATTGATGGTGTACCTGGAACAAATTTTCAAAATGGTGGAGAAATAAAATTTGGAACCCCATTTTCATTAACAGCAATCATTGATATAGATTGGTCCGAACAGGGAGGTATAGATTATGATGGTAACGATATAAATCAATCCGTACCACAACCTCCCAAATGGAATTGGTGGAAAGGTTGGGTCGGTCAACCAAACCAGGAAAAGCCTAATTCTATTAAACCACTTGCTGATTGTCAAAATTTGTGCGCATCTACACCAGGATGTGTAGGTATAGTAACGGATAATTCAGGCCAAAATCAGTGTTGGTTAAAAGATAAATTTGCTGTTGCAAGTGTGAATAGTGACAGAAACAGTTATATGTTATCTGCAGCAGCAAATAATGTTGCAGAAATTCCAAGTAAGACATGGAGTGAACAAACATTTACAGATCATGGAGGTAATGATATAAGTCACAGTTTTAAATCACTTGACGATTGTAAAACTTCATGTTCCGCTACAATAGGTTGTGAAGGTATAGTAACAGACAATTCTGGACAAAATCATTGTTGGTTAAAAAATAAATTTGGCAATGGAACAAATAATAATGATAGAAACACATACATGTTAACTAATCCAATAAAACTACCCCCATTTCAAAAATCAACTACACAAGAAGATATTACAGGATATGTCTACAATAATTATATTTCATTTCAAAATGGAAACAGTGGAAACGGTGAAAATGTATTTACAATGGAATCATTTGTTGAACCAGTTTATATTCCTAAATGTAGTGTACCTCAATTACAACAGAATTGTAATAGTGATGCAAACTGTAGTGGATTTATTCATTCTAAAGTATATAACACATGGCAAAAAATACCAACTAATTCAACTCCAGACATGTTTAAAGTAACAAGTCCTCTGTTGTTACCTAACATTTACGTAAAAGAGACTTCAGTAGATAATAAGGAAGTAAACTTTATTGATTCAACAATGTATTCCCAATATCCAAGCGATAATAATTTTGCAAACATTAATGGTAATCCTTGTGATATAGTTGATTGTAGTGAAATACAAAAAAAACAACAAAAATACAACCAATTTAATCAAACAGCAGCACAATACGGTGAAAAAATGGTCATGACAAACCCACAAATAACACCTTATATAAAAAAAACAAGAGACATGTATAGTCAATTGAATACAAAAACAAACGATTACAAAAAAATATTAAAAAAAATAAAAAAAGAGAAAGCCAACCCTACGAATGAACAACAGAAAACTGATTTAGAAATTATGCAAAATTCAAATAAAATACATGTATTCTTATGGGGACTATCCTCTATTATCGTTATTTCTATGGTAGTTATGATAAAAAATAAACAATAATAAAGTAATCATTCTTTACTATTATATGACCGACTCTCGTATTTTATTTTCACTTTTTTATTTTAAAATACGAACGGAAATTACATTGTATTTACAAACAAATCCTGAAAAAGAAGACTATTTACTTTTTATACAAAAAGTGGCAAAACTATTTGAAGATAAATATTCAAGTAGTCAAAAATTATTTTTAATGAACAGTATATCGAATGATTTGGTTGTTTATTTAGATATGGTTCATTTTGTTAAAGATAAACAAAAACCATTTATGACAGGCATTTTGGATGCAACGAATGTTGTAAATATATTTAATCGTTTTTATTATACGTATGCATTAAGTACAATGACAAATAATTGTAGTTTTTCTTCCGATATTCCAAATATTATTCATTCTTACCTTGAGAGTAATTAATTTTTTTAGTTTCTTCTATTATAGGGTCAATTGCTACATTGTTTAACATAGAAAGGTCACCTTCTTTTTCTTGTTCATTCAAATTTTCTTCTGTTAATTCTTCATCTGGCATTTCATTTTCTGGCATTTCATCTTCTTTATCTATTGTGCCACCTGCTAAACTCTTGACATCTTCATCATTAAATACTTGATATGAAGGAGACTCTTGTTCTTCTTTTTCTTTTTCTTCTTTTTCTTTTTCTTTTTCTTCTTTCAACTGTATTTCATAGAGTTGTTTATCTTTCATAAGTTGAATATCTTCTTCCATTTGTTTTTGTTTTTCTTTCAACTCTAACATATTCCACCCTTCTTTAATAGATAAATGTTTGTAGGCTTCTTGATAATAAAATATATTTTCACTGGTAGGGGATTTAAACATGATGTGAAATAAATCATTTACATTTGTTTTTGGTGTTAAATCAACCACAATGTGATGTACATTGGGTTTGACTTCTTTATAATGACTTGTTTTAAATTGCAAAGAATTTACACCATTGATTTTCCAAATTTGTCGGTCTACACAAATATTTTCCCATTTGTGTAACTCTATTTTACCTTCTTTTATTTTTTTATCTTCTTCTTTTTTCAACTTCTTCACATCATTGGTAGTTTCAAGTTCGTAACCAGGAGTTCCTTCTGATTTAACAGGACGATGTACGGGAACAATATCACTGATATGAATACGGAATGCTAGCGCATCATCTTCTCCTCCCCATCCATAAAAATTGTTAGGAAATCCATTGATTTGTTGAAAAGCTTTTTTCGAAAAGCGAATGATACGACCAAATGGTGGGTTGTATTCCATATCTTTTACCAAATTACCCAAATGCAAGATTCTATAATCGTCGCATTTACCATAATAGCGAGTTACAATTTCAGGTGGCATAATTATATCTACATCATGAAAAACAAACGTATCAATGGATGGCATGTGTTCTGTTGCATACAAGTATCCTGCATTAAGGATTGCACCACGATTGAATTTTCGATTATCATTGCTTTGTTCTACCACTAACAGTTGCAAGTTGGGCAAAGCAGAATAATGTGCTATAAATTGTTCTAATTGTTTTCCTCTTCCTTGGTCACCTTGGTCTCTAAACGGAACAATAATCAATGTTTTGGATAAATCACAATCCTCTTCTTGTTTTACATCTTCTTTGAACGCTGGGAAATTGTTTCGTATGGTATAATCTTTGTAGAGTTTATCTATTTTTTCTTCATGGTTTTTCAATACAAATTTAGCATTTTCAGTTTTGGCTAACGTATTAGAGACACCATTTAACACATCGGACATGTAATCGTACACAAATTCATCTGTAAAGTATTGGTTGAAAAAGGTCTGACCGTTCTTTGCAATTTGTTCACATTCAGCGTCATGGGCTAAACACCATTCAATCGTTGTTTCTAGATTGGACATTTTTTCATCAATCGTCAAACAATGAAATTCACTTGTATCTATCGTTTCTTTATTTTTTTCTGTAATGGGTTCAGTTTTCATAAACGCTTCAAACCATAAGGTGTATGGACATTTAATGTTCACTACACAACAACCGTATTTTAGTAACCCTCCAAACCGATAGGCAGCAGAGTTACCTTGAATGTTGAAAATAAATTTGTTGCGAACTTGTAACGCCATAGGTACTTGAGAATTAGGAATGGTTCGTGATGGAATAAAAGATAATACAGGTCTCTCTAGACCTCCTATTTTTACCATTTTGGTTTTGATACGTTTGGTAATTCTGGTAATCTTTACATCCATATAATCATAGAATTTAAATTCAGCATCACTACATTTGTTTTCTAATCGAATACGAGGATTGGTATCTTCATCTACACCACAACCAGTAGATTGACCTCTCCATACAAATTTCTGAACTCTGTCTTTCCAAGCTGGCAAAGTAGACAATTCAATCATATCCGAACTATTTACACAACGAACTCTATCCCGAGGATTGTCAGGTGTATAAGAATAAGTTGCAAAGTATTTAGTCGAAGTATTTCTAGAAATAAGATTTAAATCATCTCCAGTTGGGATAGGAACGTCTGCATAATCTTTATGGGTACATTGCGACAAGACTGGAATAAATTGATTATTTACATAAGGAGGTGGAAGCATCGTATTGTTCTTGAATAAGTCAGGGAACGGTTCTCTCCATTGTTTGTTCAAATGAGGGAAATCTTTACGATTCAGCATGAAAATACAATCGTTGACTATACGGTTATTACACGTATTCACAAACATGTCGTATATATCCGCCAAATAGTTATCGGTAGGATTTCTGTCATCTTTTTCAGTACGAATTAAACAATTGTTGGCGTACCATTGGCTAGGAGGTTTATGTTGTTTGATTCTGGTGGAATCTAAAAATTTCTTTAATTCTGCAGGGTTACTGCTAATAGGAACATATTCACCGCTTTCTGTCTCTACGTGTAAATTATCTGAAAACTTGTTGGTATAATTGGTATTGTACAACAGATTAAAATTGACTACTTTGTTATCTTTGATTCTTACAAAAATACCGGTTTTTAAATATTTAAACATATAGTTTACGGTTACATGTGCTGGATGGGTTTCCAGCATTTCATCTTTTTTCTGTAAATGCAACTCAAACCCTTGTTTACTGGTTGTATTATAATTATCTATACCACCTTTACTGTTGTCAAACCTGTAAATTTCCAAATTTAATTTATTTTTACAGTATTTGGTAAAAGGTGTTAGTGATGGAGTAATAATAGTAGCAGCAGTCAACAAATCTTCTTTTCCTTTTTCATCGAAAATAGATGGAAATAAAGTAACGTCTAATTTTCTATCTTTCGAAAAATAAAGTTCTTTTCCTTGGATAACTAAAGGTGCATTGATATGCAACATGTATTCAAACGTTTTGCATGGGTCACCTGCCGACGGTGAAACAAACAATGTGTTGGGTTTGAAATCGTGAAGTAATTTACCAACCAACGTAAATCCTTGAGATTGTAATACTTGGTCGAACGATGTTTTGATAGGGGTCCATCCCATAGAATCGAAATGTTGTATGTTGTCCGAAGTGACTAACCGCATTTGAATGTTCATGGTCGCAATTTCTTGCATGAATAGTTTGAAAGCATAAGGTACATTGATAGTACTTACACGTTTTTCATATTTAGGAATGGATTGAATTCCTTGGTCCGTAATGGTGAGTGGTCCATCGATAGAAGGACTGTAGATGCTATTCGTTTTGGAGACAATCGAAATAAACCCCGTTACATTATCTACTGTAAGTCGATATGGTTTTCTTACATGATTTTCAGAATCCAAATAAGTGCCGTCACCACGTATCATCATCGATTCGGTTTCAAACATGTTCAACCCGTTTGCAATGACACCATCACGTTCCATTTCTCCAATACGCAAGCCACCTTCGTTGGCGCGTCCTTGTACCGGTTGCCTTGTCAAACTTGTCATGGGTCCACGTTCTCGAAAGTTGATTTTATCTTTGACAATATGTTTCAACCGCATATAGTAAGTAGGTCCAATATAAATATCGGATTTAATTTGCTCTCCTGTCATACCATTGTGCAATATTTCGGTTCCTTTGCTGTTAAAATTGTATTCTCGAAGTTTGTCTCCATAAAATTCCAAATCCGTTTTTTTATTGAATGCTGTACAATCACCGTACGAACCGTGTTCCAAATGTACTTTACCAATCAATGATTCTATCAATTGTCCGAGTGTCATACGTGAGGGCAATGCATGCGGATTAATAATTAAATCAGGTCGAATGCCTTGGTCGTTGAAAGGCATGTCCATTTCAGGAACAACAATACCACACGTACCTTTTTGACCGGCGCGAGAAGCAAATTTATCTCCAATGTTGGGAATACGTTCATCACAAATACGAATTTTAACGGTTCGATGTCCAACTGCATTTGTCGTGATGTACGTTTTGTCTACATAGCCTTGTTGGTCTCGTTTAGTATACACTTGTCTCATTTTAGAGTTGCTGGACATATTGATAATGGGTGTTTTGTTGTTCATGATAGTTTGAGGTCGGATGATACCGTTTTCATCAAATTGTGGTAATTCTTCGTTAGGTGCAAAAAATAACTTTTTTTCTTCGTCTTCCGTTTGTTCATACACTGAAAAATAACTAGTGTTGAACATACCTCGTTCTAACGATGACTTATTGATTAAAATAGCATCTTCTACATTGTATCCAGTGTAACACATAATAGCAACTATGGCATTTACACCGTAGGGTATGTATTCTTGATTCAAATGTTGCAAATAATAGGATTTAATAAGTGGTATTTGACCGTAATTCAAGACTAATCCTGTTTTATCCATTCGGTTTTGATAATTCGTATTGTAAACGGAAACGGCCTGTCTAGATTGACCACATGAGAATGCATTACGAGGTAAAGGATTATGTTCTGGAAAAATAATTTGCAATCCCATGTAACCAATGATTAACGATGGATGAATTTCTACGTGAGTAAATTTGGTATCTCTATAGTCTGGTAAATGGTCCAACGATATGAGAGCTGTATTCGTTTCTGCGCAATCAATGTATTCTACACTGGAAGGATGCGAAGGTGAACCTTCTAACAACTCTTTCCAGCTCAACTTTTCATCTTGTTTTGAATAAGATACTTCTTTGTCATCATTAATATACAATACTGGACGATAGACACGACCTTCATCGGTATAAACATAAATAATATTTTCACGGATATTGAAACTAATACTGGTCCATTTATCAATACGTCCTGTTCGTCGTTTTTGTTTAATGTCGCGAATCAATTCATGCGGTGTATTCGTAGAATATTTCCAGTGACCATTGACGAAAATTTTAGTATGCACATAAAGTAGTTCGGGTTTACTATCGATGATGGCAATACATTTGATTTTATCTTTGTAGGATTGTAACAATTGTACAATTTCTTGTTTGCTAGTACCTGTTGAAATTTTAGTACAAATAGAAAATTGTTTATGGGTACCTACATCTCCACCATCAGAATCTACCGGACACATCATTCCCCATTGGGTTGCATGTAAATATCTCGGACCCAACACTACTGAATTTTCGTCCATTTGCATGACACATTTTCGCAACAACGAAATAGCGGTACTGTAAGTAAGACGGTTTACTTCTTGCGACAATCCAATACGTTTCGTGTATATTTCGGACCCCCAATCACCTTTAAACCCGCTCATGATACCTTTTTCAGTAATTCGTTTTTTGTTCATAATGGGAGGAAGAGTATTGACTACAAATTCTTTGAATACTTCCGCATCCGAATTGTAAGTACCTTCATGTTCATTGTGGGCAATGTCTAAGGTTCTGATAATATCTTTGATTTGAGCTTTATAAAATTCCTTGAATAAATCCGATAATAATACGCCGGATGGTTCTACCCGTTTGAATTGGAACGAATCACGGTCGGTGGCTACATCTAGTCCAATCGATAACCGTAATAACTTGTTCACCATATATCCAAGAAAATGTGCTTTTTCTAACAAATCGTATGTAAAATGTCGCGGTGGTTGAGTTAAATCGTTAATATGTGGCAAAAAATAATCAGACAATATAAAATAAACGTGATAATCTCTCAAATATTTACTGAAGGGTGCCATGTATTCAATCGCCAACTGTTGTGTATATATTTTACCTGCATCGTAAATACTGGGTCGAAGTAGTTCCATCATACGCGGGTCATCGTCAGGTACACACATTTTGATGATATCTTTATCCGAAATGATACCTAACGCCCTAAATACAATAAACAGAGGGATAGGCATATTGATGTTGGGAATATCTACGACTAATTGTTGTTGCACTACTTTAGAAATACGTTTCATTTCATCCTCTTTTAAATTTTCATTTTCTTCATCTTTGTAGGATATCATGCGAACTTTGGTTTCACGAACCGGTTTAGATTCATCTTCCGATTCAGAACGAATTTCTGCAATATAACTGTACGTATCTTGTTTGGGCGTGTCACTAACCCGAAGAATATTGTTGGCAAACCGTTCCTGACTAATAATTGTTTTTTCACTTCCATCAATAATAAAATAGCCACCGGGGTCAATTTTACATTCGCCCATATTGAATCTAGTTTCAGGGGTCATGCCGTGTAAAATACACATTTCAGATTGTACCATAATGGGAATATTTCCAAAAAATACATCTTTGATGATGACGGTTTTTTCTTCAAGTGTATTTTTGATTTTAAATTCAAATTCAATATCAACTATAATCGAAAATGCATAAGTTGCATTTTGAAGTCGCGCAATGTTAGGATATAAATAATTTTGTTCGCCATTTTCTACTAAAATAGGTTTGGCAAATCGTATAAATTCTCCTTGTTTACCACCTACATAAATATCACACGAGTGTACGGCCATATCTTCACCATCTACTTTCATCAAATTTTTGTTGAATGAAATGGGATTGTTTTGAGTAATGAGTTGCAAAATGTCATGGTTTACAAAACGATTGTAAGATTCAAGATGATGGTCGACTAAAAAATTTGGGTTTTCTTTGAAAAATTTACTTATAATTGTAAAACCAAAGTCCATTATATTATTTACATTATATTTTTATATAGTGTAAATGAAAGTAATTAAAATTGTGCAGGAGTGATGACAATCTCATTTTGAAGTTGTTGTCTAGATAAATAGAGTTGTTTCAAATCACTTGCAGGAGCAGGAGATAATTTAGAATGGGTAGGAGTACATCCAGATTGTTCGCATGCTTTACGCCTATCTAAGGACATGATAGATTTTGCGTTGGACTGTAAATAATTTCGATAATCCCAATTGGATTGAATATTTTCACGTTTTCGAATATTTTCATTAATAACAGCACATGGTTGCCAATTGGAATAAGTGCGTCCATCTGCCATGATTGCAGGTGAATCAAAATGAATGTTGTTCATACACTACCTTTATACTTTTTTTTTCAAAAAGTTAATTAATGCTTGTTTTGTTTTTAAAGGAGGACCGCCTAAATCATTTACTTTTTGTTTCAAATCCTTTAAACTAAGTTGGCTATACTCTTTATCTACAGTTACTTGTTTTACACTTGTTTCATCATCAGAGACTTCAATCAATTTTTCAACCGGACATACTTCTTGTTTGTATACAATAATAGGGTCTGGTTCTATATCTATTACTTCGTGTAATGGTATTTGTTTTGTTTCCGGTTCAACCTTGATTTCCTTGAATACAATAGGGCTGATATGATTGACAACAGGTAGTTCGTATATTACTTCATGTTCCTCTGCAGCTTCCGTTTCCGATTCGCTTTCCGATTCACTTTCGGATTCGCTTTCAGAATCACTAGATTCGCTTTCATCGGATTCACCTTCCAATTGTTCTGAAACAAATTCTTTATTCAATAGAACGGATTCTTTTTGTTTTTCATTATGGTATAGTTCGGTAGCAAGGGTTTGGGCTAAATCAGTTAATGTGTTTAATCTAGTTTCAATAATAGAAAGTTTATGTTTTAAATAAAAGTAAAGAATAGCAGTTAATCCACATGACATTGCTAAACATATCAATATCTTCATAAATTAATAATAGATATATATGTAAATAATTATCCGCATAATTTTGCATTTTGAATAATATCGCTAGGATAGCCCATATCCATCAGTACACGAATACCTCCATGAATGGTAGATACCCCCTTGGCTAATTTATAAGTATAGATTAATTTACTTGATTGGGTTGTAGTTTTCATATGTTTCATAACAATAGATGTGTTGTCTTTTAAATTTCTACATACATCAATAAAATGTGTAGTCAGTAAAAATGTACAATTGGAATGTGAAGATAAATACTGTAAAAAGGCAAATGCACTTGCTGAAGCTTCTTGAGGATTTGTACCTGAAAATAATTCATCAAAAATACAAAATACACGTTTTGTCTTATCTTTCACCGTTTCTAGGACTTCTTTACATCTTCTTGCTTCTGCTTGAAATAAACTATCTCTTCCTGAAGTATCAGGAATATTAATATAACTACAAAAAGAATCGTATGGTTGTATGGTTGCCTTTTTGTAAAATCCACACCCAATTTGTTGAGATAATAATATATTAATAAGTGTCATTTTGATAAACGTTGTTTTACCTGATGCATTTGGACCAGTAATCATGATATTCTTTTTCAAATCGTAACTATTTTTAACAGGTTTATGTGTAGGATAATAAGCACGCGAAAACGTTGTTTTATCATTAAAAATACATGAATTTAATTTCTTTTGTTTTGATAAATGTTCTATGTTTTCTACATATCCAGATAATTGTACAGAGTAATCGATGGAAGCTTTTAATTCTGAATTGGAATATAGTTCATAAAATTGTGAACGTAACATTCCTAAATGAGTAAATTCTTTCCATGAAAAGGATAATGGTTTTACATGCGATAATTTATCATAATAGGTAGATAAAATAGTTTTGTGATGTTGTAATGTATCTATAAACCCTTTATAGGTCGGCAAATCAGAACTAATCGATTGAATATAGTCCATCGACTTTAATGTGTGTTTCAAATGATGTTGTACGGATTCCATCAATACATGAATTGCTTTAATATTGGTATAAAATTTATAGACTGCATATCCATTACAATACGTTTGAATCAAAAAAATAGAAGCGCTTGCTACCATCATTGCCTTTTCTTTCGAGGTGGCACATGAATAACCTGTACATAATTGTACGATTGCATGCCGTTTTGTAATATCAAATAATTTTGTTTTGTAACTATCCCATGATACACATTGTCCTTGTGTATGAAGAATAGCAAATGGCATTAATACCATGACAAGAGGTGAAAGTATAAATAAAACAGGAGAAGTAACAAAATATAAACTAAGCATAAACATAAATTTGGAAGATTCGTTCAAATAACTTAATTTGTCATGGTTTATGTATTGATAGGTTAATTTGAATTCTTCATTTTTTTGCAAAGTAGTCCAGTTTTCTATAAAATCAGTGTATGATTCTGATGTATGTTTAAAACGTTTGTGAAATAAAATACTTTCTTTTAAAAAATCAGTATTTGTAGTATAATATTTTGCGATTTGAGAAACAATTTCTTTTGCAACAGGTGTAGTTGGAGAAAATACATGATGATAAACAGGAACACCCGATACGTCTACTGTATTGACTAATTCTAACTCTTGTATTAAAGTCGCATCTACTTCTTTAGGTGTATTATATTGAATAGGCAATTGAAACATACAATGATAGAATAAATATAATTTGGTAAAGTAAACCAAATTAAATAAAAAATAGAGTATGATTAAAAAAATATTATTTAATTCCGAACATTATACTATATTGCAAGCTATTCATACTGTAAATTTGTCTAAAAAAATAATGAAACGAATCAACAATGAAAATTGTATATTTTTTTCTGGAACTCCTACCCTAATTGAACTACCTAATAATCAATATTTAGTAAATTTACGATGGATTAATTATAAGTTGAATAAAGATGGAATCATGTTTGGTATTAATGATGTAAAATACAACAATGTTAAAAATTTGAATAGCCGATTTAAAGTAAACCATTTATTTCAACCTATCAGTAACGAAGTATTTTTAAATGAAGACTTTACGTACAAACCTCATATGATGGGATTAGAAGATATACGAATTTTTCATTTTAACGAAACGTATTATTACAATGCTACTATACTTGATTCAACCCGACATCTACACTCTACTGCTAGCCAAATTTATCCCATGGATGATACTAACTATGTGTTAGAAAGACCGATTATTATGCCAATCCATTATGATACCCAACTCAAAAAAATACCTGAAAAAAATTGGTCGTTTGTAAATTATAAGAATGAATTGTGTATCATACATTTGTGGTCTCCATTGCAAATTGGAAAAATAGATTATACCACCAATGAACTAAAATTAATAGAATCAAAAAAAATGCCTGACTATTTTAATTTTGTACGAGGGTCAACAGCAGGATATACAAAAAACGATGAAATATGGTTTGTTGTACATAAAACACATAAAAAAAATTACTTACATTTTTTTGCCGTTTTTGATTTACAAATGAAATTACTTCGTTATTCAGAAACATTTAAATTTCAAAATTATAAAGTAGAATTTTGTTTGGGATTAATTGTACAAGATAATCAAATTATTTTATCGTACAGTGTAATGGATACGCAAAGCTTTATATCAGTGTATCCAATGAAAAATGTAAAAGCAATAAAATGGTATTTAACGTCTTCTTGATTTTCTTTTCTTTGTTTTATTTCTTTTGTTTCTTTTGTTTCTTTTAGTTTTACCACCCATTACATTACATGACCCCTTACTGCATCTTTCTCTTTCTTCTCTTTCAGCTCTTTCTCTTTCTGCTATTAGTCCATCATAGTGTTCCCCACCAGGGACTCCGGTATGATAGATATGATATGCTCCACATGCTGGATTTCGACATATACTTCCACCTTCAGGTAATCGTTCACGCGTATATTGGTTGCATCGCATACATCTTGTCATCTCTGGTGCTGGATGTAAATTTTCTCCCATTTCATGCATAGCCTGAGCCGTTGCTTCAGCTGGTGTAAGAGCTGCTGCCGCAGCCGCTGCAGGAGGTGGAGGAGCTGCCGCTGCAGGAGGTGGAGGAGCTGCCGCTGCAGGAGGCGGAGGAGCTGCCGCTGCAGGAGGCGGAGGCAGTACTTGATTTTCATCTAGTTGATCATATGTAAAAACACCATGTGGAGCAGGAACTCCATGATGCATACCAATCTGTTGTGCATATTCGAATGCTTCATCATCAGTAAGAGGTGTTACTATATCGTCAAGTATAGGCATCGTGTCTTCTCTCGGTCCATAAGGTGAAAACAAATGGCGAGTCCCTCTTGGTGTTGTTTGTGTTTCTCTACCACCTTTTCCTTTACCTTTACCTCTTCTTTCTGCCATATATTAACATAATATTATATTTCTACCACCCATTACATGAAGCATTTTTACAACGTTGTCTTTATTCTCATTCGCGTTCTTGCTCAACAACTATTTTAAGTTAACAAACTAGTGTACGTAGAAGGAAATTCCTTAATTTGAGTTCCGTAATGAGTTTCTATTTCCTTCATTTTATCCGTATCATAATTTGTTATAAAATTAATACCTACTCCTTTTCTACCCCATCTTCCTGACCGACCAATACGGTGCAAATAGGTATCTACACACTTGGGTAAATCAAAATTAATGACCGTACTTACTTGCTGAATATCAATACCACGAGCGGTTACGTTGGACGATATCATCACTCTGTATTTTCCAGATTTAAATTCTTGATACGCATTGTGTCTGTCTTGCTTGTCCATATCACTGTGAATGCAACAGACTGGGAATCCGGATGATTTCATAACATGATACAAGTCTACCACACGTTTTACCGAATTGCAATAAATAATCGATTGCGACATGGAAATGAAATTGTACAAATCCTTCAAGGCTTCAATTTTGTCTTGGTCGTTTTGAAACGAAATGTAAAATTGGGCAATACCTTCGAGTGTCAACATTTCAGATTTTACGAGTAACTTTACAGGGTCGCGCATAATTTTATTCGATATTTCATGCAACTCTTCTTTAATGGTTGCACTAAACATGACTACTTGAACAGCATCGGTTAAATATTGAAAAATATTGTAAAGTTGTGATTGAAATCCTTGCGATAAAATTTCGTCCGCTTCATCCAATACAATCAAATGTATATTGGCTGAAGAAACCACTTTGCGGTTTAAAAAATCCAATACACGTCCTGGACAACCAATCAACACTTGAGAAGTATGTTGTTGCATTTTTTTAATATCCTTATCAATAGAAACACCGCCAATCAACAACTGACCAGATATACCAGTATGAATTGCCAAACTTTCAAACACGGAATGAATCTGCGACGATAATTCTCGTGTTGGAGCAAGAATGATAGCTTGTAGTGTTGGGTCATTTGTACACTTTTGAAGTGTAGAAATACAAAAGGCACCTGTTTTACCAGTACCTGATTGTGCTTGTGCAATCACATCTTTTCCTGTTAAAATAACAGGTATAGATTGTGCTTGAATCTGGCTCGGTGATTCAAACCCTACAGAATATATACCTCGTAATAAATTTGTTTTTAACCCTAACGAATCCCAATTGCTTCCCATACACCATAATAGTTCAATTATGTTTAAGTTTTAATTTAAAAGATATTCTATATAGTTAATATGTACACGTTATCCGACATTAAACAAATAAAAAAAACATCAAAACATGTACTACCTCAAGAAACTCTTGACATTATTGCAAAAATATCTAAATTGATTGGTGTAGAAACACAAATACCCATGTTCAAAGTAGAAAAAGTACTTACAATTACACAACAAATTACTATTTTATTGAACAAGATGACCGAAGATAACTATAAAGACATAGAAACCAAATTGCTAAAATTTATCGAAACCAACCCAACTGAAATAGAATCTATAAGCACCATTATTTTTGATATCATATCGAACAATGCATTTTATGGAAGTATCTATGCTAGTTTATATGTATCTTTAGTGAAACAATGGTCTATCTTCAAAGATTTATTTCAAGTACGATTAAATCTACACATGGTTCATTTAAAAAATATAAAAATAGTTCCATCTTCTGAATATGATGAATTTTGTAAATGTAATGAATTAAATGAACGATATCGTACGTTTAGCCAATTTATAGTTCATTTAGCGTTACTAGGAATTGTAGACAATAGCACCTTTCATACCTTTTTGAATTATTTAATTGATTTATTGCATACTAGCAAAGATAAATCAAGTATGGATGAAATTGTAGAGCATTTATATCTTTGTATTATCAAAAGTAAACCGATGCATTCAAAATTACTTATTTCACGAGATAGGTTACATATGAACAATGTATCCAATAAAGTAAAGTTTCGTTTGATGGATATTTTAGATGTAATTTAAAGAATATAGTATTATTCTATAGTATGAACAAAAAAATTCATGATAAAGATATTGATCAAGAAAAACAAGTGTTTGAAGTAACTCTACCTAAATATAACATAGAAAAAATGCAATTTTGTGTAGGTAATCCGTATGAATCATCATCTACTAAAAACAAATATAATATTTATAATGTAGACAAAAATACACGAAAAGTAACTGAATGTGTTGGCTATTATGAATTAGACAAAGGGAAAGAAGTATTAGATAAAGAAGGTGATTTCAATGTACGCGGGTTGGGTGAAGAAGCAATAGAACTTTATCCTGATTTTGTATCTGGGTATAGTTCTAAAGCTAAAAAATCAAAAGAAACCAAAGAAACAAAAGGAATTACACAATCTAAAAAATTACCAGATACTGTTTCTCTTTCACCCAAGTATGTGGTGGATGACCAAAAATACATGGAAGATTATTTTGAAAACAAATATGATTTAACCGATGAACAAGTTGTACCAACTTTTTTGAAGTATGTAAAGAAACCAAAAGTATGGGCCAATGATGTAGTTATAAGTTTGACTGGTATGTTTAGTAATGTATATGTTATTATTGCCAATGAAGACCTTGAATATGATGAAACACAAGGTACCAAACCAAGCACAAGTTCTACCGAATTGATTGATTACAATATGACTATTTTACCTAGAAATGATGAATTGGATTATGATAAAGACCGTAAATATGTAATCGTTTCCTATAAATCTCAAACTCATTATCGGTTGGTTGAAAGTAACGGTAAAGTATCCTTTTTAGAAAGTGAATTGCCTAAACAAATAATAGAACGATTTTGCAGCAAACATCATCCATCGGAACAATTACCAGATGGTGTTGATGATTTCCCTGTAAAAGTAATTGAAACTGCTTCAAGCGGAGATTGTTTCTTTGATTCAGTGTATAGAGCAACCCATGCAGTAGATGCAAATGCATCCCAGAATGCTTATCTAAAAGATGTACACAAGTACAGAGAAGAGATAGCAGATGGAGTGGAAGGTAAACCAATGGCGCAACAACTCATTCTTCAAGCTTACCGTGTAAATGCAGTACAGGATGTAGATACTGCACGAAATAAATTTTATAATGATAAATTTGGTAGACAAGCAACACCTGAAGATGATGCTGTATTCAAATATGCATACAGTTCAATATTTGGCGTCAACAAACATAGTGAAGATGATTTTTCGTTTGCTGAAAAGGAAACTATACTAATGACCTATTTAACATTATTATATGATTTTTTTCCAGATGTTTCTCAAGAACACCAAGACGAGTTTAAAGGTGTTTACAATGGTCTTTACGGGGTGGGTAAAACGATGGACATTAAAGATTCTCTAGAAAAGCAAAGAACAGCTCTTGCCAAATCATTTGGTTCTGAAAAACCAAAAGAAAAAGAAAAAGAAAAAGAAAAAGAAAAAGAAGAAACAAAAGTAAGTGAATTAAATGAAGAATCAAAAGTTGAAGAAGTAGAAGTTGTTAAAACGGTTAAAAAACCTAAAGCAAAAGCAGCACCAAAGCCTCCAGCTCCAGCACCAGAGCCAGAGCCTGTAGTTACAACAGTTGTTAAAAAAACTAAAGCAAAACCAGCACCAGAGCCTCCAGCGCCAGAACCAGAGCCTCCAGCTCCAGAACCAGTTGAATCTAAAATTGACGTATCTAGTATTTCTGATGCTAGTACCAAAGCAATTGTAACTATTTATTTATCGTCTGATTCTCAAGAGACAAAAAAGGAAAAATTAACAGGTAAATATAAGGAAAAAGAACTTGACGCTGCATGGAAATTGATTGTGGAAACTGATAAAAAACTATTTCGTACAACTCCAGTTCCTAAAAATATAACCTCCTATATTGACTGTTTATCGGGAGATGTATCTGAAAAATGTGTAAAAGAACAAAAACAATCTAAAAAGGCCAAAGATAAAAAAGGTGGTAAATACACTCGTAAAAATATATAATTGTATAGTATGAATGAGATTTGTACTCATATCAAAAAATACAATGACATGCCAAATAAATATGAACGTATTGAGGTACAAATAGACCCTACTTCGTACGATTGTCCGACTGAAGTGGCTGAAGATATGAAAACATTAACCTATGGGATTCAATACCATAGTGATTTGACGATTCCAATTCAACTATCATTTTTTACCAAAACCAAAGAAGATTGTCTAGATAAATTTCATATTGTTATGACCATACTACGATACATGTTGCAATTTCCTAATACATTAGATTCGTTGCAAGTTGATTTTGCATTTACATCTGTTCCTAAACAATTACCTGACCATGGAGTTATAGGACCGTCTACATTAAATACGGGGTATACCATAGGAAACACAATTGTGGTATACAGAGAAGAAGAATGGTTAAAAGTATTTATACATGAATGTATGCATGTTTTTCTGTATGATTTAGAATTAAGAGATAAACCTAAATTATTGTATTCGTTGTTTCCTATTTCTGTTCATGTAAATGAATCTTACTGTGAAATATGGGCAAGAATATTAAATTGTTGTGTCATTTCTGTAATGAATGATGCCTCTTTAGAACATTTGTTGGAAAAAGAACGAAAACATTCATCTGAACAATTAGTGAAAGTATTAAATTATATGAAATTAACTTATTTGCAACTTATGGATAAAAATACAGACTATAAAGAAAATACAAACGCGTTTGCCTATTTGGTAATTCCGGCTATATTAATACAACATCCTTATTCGTTCGTAACATGGTGTAAAAAGAATAATAAAAATATGTTACCGATTCAAAGTGCATCTGCGTATGTACAATTGATACAACAGCAATATAGGTCGAAAGAGTTTTTAAAGACACTTCACACAACGAATTCTAGTTTATTCACTAAAATGTCAATAAATAATATCCATTTATAATATGAAAACACGGAAAAATAATGTAGTCCCTAAACTACATATTATAAATGGTTATAAAGTATTATTTGTTCCAAAAGGAAAAGATATATTACATGTAGAATGTGTAATTCGAAACGGATTTTGTACAGAAACAAAACAAACTTCTGGAATCAATCATTTATTAGAACATGTAATGGTAAGTGCATGGAAAAATTGTAAAACATCATGTAATTCCTATTGGGATGATAAAGGTTATATTGTCAATGCAACTACGGATAAAACAACCATGAATTATTTCATAAAAGGATTAAATAACAAATGGAAAGAAATGATTTCTTATATAGCAAGTATTGTAGACCATCCTGTTATAACAAATGAACAATTAAAAAAAGAAAAACAAGCCGTTATTGATGAATTATTAACTTTTTCAAATGACCCAGAAAGTGAAGTAGACCAATTGTTGAATATGAATTTTTATAAACCTGAAGGATTAAAACATTCAGATGATTGGAAATTGCAAATTGAGAATTTAAAACGTATAACATTACAAGATGTATATGATTTTTACAATGAGTATTTTAATGTACAAAATATGTTGTTTGTTGTGATGGGTGATGTGAATATGAATTCTGCAAAAAAAATATTACAAGAAAATTTAAAAAAGCCAAAACAAGGAATTGTACAAACTATTCAATGTTTTTCCTTCAAACATGAAATACTTTTTTCAAAACAAGATATCGAAAATACCAAAGTACTTATTGGATTTCCAAGTATAGTTATACAAGATTATATTTATTTAAATTCAATAATAGCATTATTACATATTTTGTTGTTCAAAGAATTTAGAACAAAAAAATCATTGGTCTATGATATAGAAATTAGAGAAGAATTGAATGCATGTGGAACTACTATTTTTATAGAATTTGATGTTCAAACCAACAATGTAAAAGAAGTTCTTGTTACGCTATTTAAATATATTCGTTCATTACAAAAAAATCCTATTACAAATCTAGATGGATTTAAAAATCAAGAAATATATAAATACATTACTAACAAAAATTCATTAATGAATTATTATACGTCACTTATTTATACAAAAGGACCTTTGTATACTAAATTTCAAATTATTGAAAAAATTAAAAAAATAAATTCACGTGATATTATGAATATATTACAACAAATATTTCAGTTGGATAAAGCGTTATGTGTATATCAATGCAAAAAAGATTTACAATTAAATTGGGAAAAATTGATTTAATACAAGTCTTTTTATAATTGTACAATTATGGGAGTTCGTTATTTGAATAAATTTTTATATGACAATTGTCCTAGAGGAATGCAATATATTACGTTTGAACAATTGCGCGGTTCTACTATTGTAGTTGACATTTCTATTTATTTGTATCGTTTCAAAGCAATGGATGAATTACTCCTATTGATACAACAAATGTTGAACGATTTTAATACGTATAATATTCGAGGTATTTTTATATTTGATGGTAAACCCAAACCCAATAAACAACACGAATTATTTGTAAGAAAAGAACAAAAAGAAAAAGCATGGCAAGATTATAAAAAATTAGTAGAAGACAATTCTACGAATGAAAATCAATTAAAGTGGCTGAAACAACAATGTACCAAAATAAACATTACGGATATTGCCAATGTAAAACAAATCATGGATACATTGGGTGTAAAATATACAGTTGCACCCTATGAAGCTGACGAAGTGTGTGCAAAATTATCGATAGAAAACCAACTATATTGTATGAGCGATGATATGGACATGCTTGTCTATGGGTGTAATCGTGTTCTACGAAATGTAAATTTTACTACCAAAACAGCTACTCTTTATAAACTCGACGATATTTTGAAATATTTAGATTTATCCTATGATGATTTCAAACGATTGTGCATCGTATCTGGTACAGATTATTACAAATCCAACAAAAATATATTCAACATTTATAGTAGATATCAAAATTCAAACCATGATAATTTACAGGATTGGTTGAAATTACATTTAACTGTCAATTTTGAATTAATGGAAACAATTTATCATGATTTTGACATTTTAGATACAAAATACGAATATTTGAATAAATTTATATCTACCATGTAAACACATTTCAATATTTTTTACAATAAAAATATAAAAAATTATATTTTTATTTATTTTTTGATTTATTTTTTTTTGCAACTTGTTTAAACAACAGGAGCAGCAGGGACAGCCTTCTTGAAGTGCTGGGACATGAACTTCTGGAGGTTGAAGTAGGTAAGCTCATCCTCAGCCTTCACTGCAAGAAGCTTCTTGAGCTTGGCATCAGGGATAATCTTGCGACCGTTGGTAGCATCCTGGAGCTTGTTAGCGCGGATGTATGCGTTAATCTCGCGGGTTACATCGGTACGAGCGAGGAGGGAGCCATGGGGCTTAGAGAGGAAATCAGCAAGCTGGTCGCTGATGAGAGTTGGCTTTACAAAACCACTAGGAGCGCGAGTAGCATTCTTGTTCTTGCGCTTGTTGCTCGACTTGAGAGCAGCCTTTAGCTCGCGGTCAGCACGCTTCTGAACGTTACGAATGTCAAGCATGACAGCCGAAAGCTGCTGACGAAGACCGGTAAGCTTGGTCATTGCGCTGGAAAACTCGGTAGAAAGGTCAGATGCCGTCTCCTCTACAACAGGCTCGACTACAGCAGGAGCAGCAACAACTGGTGCAGCTACAACTGGTGCAGAAGCAACTGGCTCAGTGACCTTAGGAACAGACTTCGACTTGGCGGGCATTATACACTATATAGTAGTAGTTATTTAAGTTATTTTTAATTTATATATTTATCTGGATAAATGCGTTTAAAAATAATAATCTTGCAAGAAAAAATGCAAATAACTTTAGGAAAAGGAAAAGAAAAAGACTAAGTAAAAATGATATTTAAATATATAGCAAGTTTGGTTAGTATGTTATTAATAGAACATATTGAATCCTATAATAAACAATTTTTATTTTTATTACCTCCTGTAAAAAATAATTTGATTGCTAATAGTATATTTACACGTATTATTTATTCACCTCCGATGATTTCTTTTAATGGATTATATTTATCGGTACCTTTTTTTGAGTCTATTCAATCTAGTATATTGCAAAAATTACATGAAATTGAAAATGATATTTTATCGGTATATACATGTTCATCTAGTAAAAAAAAGAATTTACATATTAAACAACTCATTTTGTATAAAGTTTCAAATATAACAGATAAAGTTGTGTTGAAAATATCTGGTATATGGGAATCGGAAACTGCTTTTGGATTAGCTTATAAACTTATACTGTAAACCCATCGGTTTGATAATAAAAAGAAATAATATATTGAATATAAACAAAAATTAAAAGAAAATGAGATACAATAATTCCTTTTTGTTGGTTATCTTTAGTATCTGTATTTGAACCTAATACACTATTCATTTGTGTGTGTAAAATAGGCGTAACAACAAAAGATAAAATAACACCTATAATTCTTGCATACAAAGTCCATTGGGAAGGCATTTCATTGTTGGCTATATTATTACTACTATGTGAAATACATGCTATATATACACCTAAAATGAGTAAAATATAAATAAACATAAATATTCCTTTTTCATACATTTTTTGTAATTTTTCTAAGAACGATGTATTAACCGGTAGATTAGACATTGTACTCAACACAATCAAACATTGAAAGAAAACACCAATCATGTAGGATATTGTCCCCCAGAACATGGTTTTATTGATAAACATTAATATTCCAGATGTAATTTCAATAATTCCAAAAAATAAACTAGTATACAATAATTTATCATTTTCGATTTTAATTGTATCTAGAGATGGAAGTTTAGGTAATATGGTGTCTGATTTATTCATTATACTATAATTATAAAATAATATAAAGAATTATTACCAATAGTAGTATGTCGCGTGTTATCGGATGTGTAAAGTGGTTTAATACTAAAACCGGATATGGTTTTATTACCTATGAAGGTGAGGACATTTTTGTGCATCATGCCAACTTGCTAGTCGAGACTAACCAGTACAAGTATCTTGTGCAGGGTGAGTATGTGGAGTTTGTCAAGACAGAGCTTGAGAATACCAAGCACAAGTACAACGCAACAGATGTTACCGGGGTTCATCGTGGTCTCCTGATGTGTGAGACGCGTCAGAAGATGAAGGATTCACGTGAAAAGACGGAGTAAGTTTTAATTTTGTTTTTGTGTTTTGACGTTGTAATATTCCCATACAAGTGTCAGGCAAAGTAGCGATTATGTTCATTACAGTTTTATACTGAAATGTACAAACACAAGACTCTTTTTCAAATTTTATGCTATACCACCAATATGCAGGTATAAACAACATTTGACCTTTTACTAAGGTAAGTTCTAAAAACTTTACTTTATCTAGAGTATTATTCCATGGATGAACTGTAGAAAAATAACATTGTTTGGCGTAATCTTTTTCAACATTCAAATATTGTTCATTTTTAGGCGGAGTTAATTTTATTGTAATCGAGCCGTTCGATACATAAAAATAATTACGGTACTGTGTGTTGTATTCTAAACGGGTAGTAGACCCTTCAGCTCCTATCAATACGTCATACACAACAGATGTCATCATAGGAGGGCGCAAATATGCATTTGTATTTATAAATTGTCTAGATAACATTGTTTCTTGTAAAAAATTAGAATTATGAATTGATATATAATTTTTTTTGCCTAATAATTGAAATGCATTGTTTAATGAAATAGTTGAAGAATTATAACTGGCATCATATACCGTAACATCAAATGTTTTATACTCTGTTAATTTTGGAAAAATAGAAAGGGATTCATCTTGATAAAAAAATAAAAAGGGTTGGCGCAAATTACATACTTCTTCTAATTTTATTTTAGAAGGTGTATCTACTTCAAATATTTCTAAATCGTTGCTTGTCGTGAGTTGAAATACAACATGCATGTAAATAATAACTACAACACAAATAGTTAATAATGTTATCAAAGTATTCATTATTAACATCGTATACTTGTTTTTATACAGTTTTACGAAAAGGAAATTCCAGGAGCAAAACTAGGTGCAGGTGTAGCTTCTGTCAATTCAGTCAATTTTACACTCTTTTTCTTCGTGGTAACAGGTTTAATATTCGCATTTACTTCTAATGCTGAAATTCGGTCATGTAATGTTTCTAAATCAAGTAACCGTTTGTTAATATCTGAAAATGCAGTATTAAAACATTCTAAATCTGGTAAATTTTCGGTTACATAGGTTTCGTGGTTACCTAATTTTGTTTCAAGAACAGTTGTCGTTTTGTTGAATTTAGTTTCTAGAGCAGATAGTTTACCACCCAATAAATAAATAGCATGTTCTGGAGTAATTAACGAAGGTTTAGAAGTTCTAGGCTGAGGACTATTCAAAGATTTCATAGTTTTGCTAAAGAATTAATATTATTCATTTTAACTAATAATAATTTCTTGATATACAACAATGGAGAATGAAAAACCCAACTTTGTTAATCATGTTTTCAATTTTGAAACGGAAAGCAAAAATGAAATTGTAAATATTATACAATATTGCGTATTAGGTGTTATTTTTATTGCATTACTAAATAAATCTGTTCAAACTTATTTACCTGAAATAGATAAAGATAAAGGAACTATAGCAATAGTTTCTGAAATAATGATACAAGTTATTGTATTATTTGTAGGGGTACTTTTTATTCATCGTATCATAACTTACATACCTACTATGAGCGGTATTCCTTATGCAGATTTAAATGTAATTACTACCATATTACCCGTTTTAATTATCATGTTAAGTGTGTCTAAATTAGGCGAAAAGGTATCTATATTAGTTGACCGCTTCTTTCATGAAACCCCAACTACAATAACAAAACTTACTCCTACACAACCCATGAACAGTGCAATACAATCTGTTCCACCACAAATACTTCCTCCAGGATTAAATACGTCCAACCCAATGTCAACACCAGACCCTGATTTCAACTCCATGTTTTCAGGACAAACCACTCAACAAAATGCTCAAGAACCGTTCGAACCTATGCCATCCAATTTCGGCGGAAGTATTTTTTAATCTTTTGATATAATATGTTGGAAATGTTTTGTCTCCCCGCCAAAATTTATTTAATTTTAGCCATTACTGGAGTAATTGTTTCTTTGTATAATAAATTAAGTATATCCTACTTACTGTTTTCCATGTTATTTATATTTCTTTGGACAACTTTACTAAACTGGATATGTAACAAAGGATATATACTTGTTTCTTGGTTTCTCGTATTTTTTCCTTTAATTAGTTCATTTATATTTCTAGGAGCATATATGACAAACATAATTCACAAAGTTTAAATTATTTATTTTTATTACTCTATATATATAATGAATGAATTCATTGTATATAAAATACCTGATGTACGTGTTACTATAAATTATACTGATTTCAAACCGTACCCACTGATTGAAGATGATTTTATTTCAGATTTACATGAATACAAAGAATTCAATCTTCCTATTCAACAACCTACACCAAAATCAGAAGAAGATGTAAAACAATTAGTGCATGATACCGATGTATTACCGCTATCTCTCACTACCTATCAAATGTTTGTTCGTAATTTCATGTCCAATTATACTCCATATAATGGAATGTTGTTGTTTCACGGGTTAGGTACAGGTAAAACTTGTTCTGCTATTACCATTTGCGAAGAATATCGTAACTATTTGAAAACGGCTGGAAAACAACAACGAATCTATGTGTTATCCATGACAGATGCTATTGTAAAAAATTTTAAATATCAATTGTTCAATGAATCACATCTACAACAAATAAATAATCGATGGGTATGTACCAGTTGTGTAGGAGATAAATTTTTACAAGAGTTAGACCCATATCAAGTTCTTCCTATGAAAAAAGAAAATATAGTCAAATTAATTCAATCTCTCATTGATGAATACTATGTGTTTATGGGATGCAGAGCATTTGCGAATGAAGTTGGTCATGCTTTATATCGTAAATCTGAATCTGGTAAAATGAAATATATACAAGAACATTATGAAGGTGCATTATTTGTTATTGATGAAGCTCACAACATTAAAGATGATGCAACTGAATCGATTAGTTTTGCAACAAGTATCATCCAAATCGTAACCTACACTAGAATCAAATTGCTATTAATGACCGCAACTCCTGTATTTCATAGTTGTCGGGATTTTATCTTTTTATCTCAATTGTTGAACCGTAACGATAAACGTCCTTACATTCAAGATGCATCCGATATTTTTGATTCCAATGATATGTTTGTTGAAGGAGGAAAAGAAGTATTTATTCAACATTTACATGGTTATGTATCGTATGTAAAAGGTGAGAATCCATATTCGTTTCCGTATCGTATCTATCCAGATAGTGATTATGAACATCCTGCCAATCGAGATTATACATTGGAACATATCAAAATATATCCTGTAAAATTAAGTGAATTTCAATCTCAAAAATATATGCAAGAACAAATGAACACACCTACGTCAGGGTTAGAATTAACCGTATTTAATATTTATAACCAACTAGCTTTTATTACTTATCCAAATGGAACAAACATAAAAGAAGCCATGACTATCAATGAACAAAGTAAACTACCTGATATTGCCTATTTACCCAACTCGGAACGTTTTTTTGACACTGAACATATTTCCAAATACAGTGGAAAATTACACCAAATTCAAACGATGTTACAAAAATCAGCAGGTATTATACTTATTTATGTGCGTCAGATTACAGAAGGCATATATCCAATTGCTGTTGCCTTGGAAGCGATTGGTTATAAATACAAGGATAAATCAAAACGAATTAATTTATGCAAAGACTACAATCAAACAGACAATGGATTTTCCTATGTAGTGTTGAATCCATCGTTTGCTAACGCCTCTGTAAATATTCAAGATACCATTTCTCTTATCAATCAAGTAGAAAATAAAGATGGAAACCAAATTAAAGTAGTCATTATTACGGACGCAACTACAGAAGGTATTGATTTTAAAAATATACGGCAAATACATATTTTGAACCCATGGTGGAATTTAAGTCAAATTGAACAAATTATAGGCCGCGCAGTTCGTTTTCGAAGTCACAAAGATTTAGAATTTAAATTCAGAAATGTTGAAATTTTTATGCATACGGCCATGTTACACGACAATTCTGAACCTACGATTGATTACAAAATGTATTGTAATTCTGAACAAAAAGCAAAAAAAATAGGAGAAGTAACACGTGTGTTAAAAGAAATTGCGTTAGATTGCCGTTTTAATTCAGTTCAAACACAAACGAATGAATCATTGAATGGGTTGACTGTACATCAAATTACATCTACCGGATTAAAAATAGAACATCCAATTGGAGATATGCCGTATACAGTTTTAACTGATTATATGAAAGATTGTAATTATACATGCGATACAGACTCGTCTACAGATGGAACAAAATTAACTATAGATTATTTAACTTCACATAAAAATGCACTAATTCAACAAATAAAAGTATTGTTCAGTAAAAATTATGTATACACTAGAGAAGAAATAATAGACGAATTAACTATTATACCCCAAGAAAAAATAGATTACATACTATCAGAAATGATTGATAACAAAACTCCAGTTTTTGACCGATTCAATCGACAAGGTTATATAGTCAACATTGGTGAATACTACATGTTTCAACCTCCATCCTTAGAACCAACTATTCCGACCTATGAACGGCGGATTCCAATGGCCTATGTGCATGAATCTATTATGATTCAACCTATTCAAAAAGAAAAACAACAATTAAATGTTCAAAAACTATTAACTGTTCTCAAAACTAAATATGACATATCTGAAAAAGAAAACACACAAAAAATGAGAGCAGTGGAAGATGAATATTTAATCTATAGTGTGTTTGAAGATTTGTACAAAAAATTAGCTACTTTGTTACCCATGAAGGTCGAGGAATGGACCAAAGATAAACAAACCATGTACATTCATGCGTTAATGGACCGGTTGACGGATGTAGAATGTTTTGAATTGGGAAAATATCTACATGAACAACCTAGTTTGAATGAATTTGAACATCAATTGAAAAACTATTACGACCAATTTCAAGTGAATGGTATTTATATTTTATGGGAATATTCAGATGTACGAATTGCCTATTACAAAGATTGGAAAAAACATGTGGATTACAAATACCCTAGTTTACCTGTATTTAAACAAGACGCTGAAAAAAATATAGACAATAAAGAATTACCTTTAGGTGGAATATCTGTTTCCAAAGATTTATCAGAACGCGAATTCAAATTATCGTTGCCAACTTTACCTTCTGAAAAACCACGGTTTGGTTTCAAAATTACCAAGAAACCAGATGCTATTGATATTTTACACCAACTCATTCCCACTTCAGTGAAAGAAGAAAAAGTTCCCAAGATTGAACATTTGATTTGGCAAATCGAATTTTGTTTGCGGTACTTTGATTTGAAAAAACATGGACGTAAAGGAAAACGATGGTTTTTGAACCCCGTAGAAGTGATTCAAAATGTAGCTAGAAACTTTAATTTAATCAATGAAAATTTAAAAGAAAAAGAAAAGAAAAAGAAATAAATTGAGTTAAAATAAAGAATAGTATCCGTATATACCATGATATATACCGATTCATTGTTGACCAAAACGGTTCAAATTCCAATGTCAGACTGTGGCAAAAATATAACTGAGATTTTGGAACATACGTTGCGACCCTTAGAAGGTAAATGTGTAACCGATGGATATGTAAAAAAAGGCTCCATTCACGTTGTCAGTTTTTCAAGTGGTATTATGAAAGACCATTATGTAATTTTTACCGTAGTCTTTGAATGTAAAATAGCTGTTCCATTCAACAATCAAGAATTAACTTGTATTGTAGAAACAAATACCATTGCAGGATTACAGTGTAAATTATATCCAGATGAAGAGTCACCTTTTATATTATTTTTAGCAAAAGACCATCACATGGAAGATAAAACATTTTTCGATTGTACAGTTGGGTCTATTGTAAAAGTAAGTGTAATTGGAAAACGGTACAGTGTGAACGATATCAATATATCCGTGATTGCCAAATTAATTTCAAAAGAAAGATAATGTATTTGACTATACTATGAAAATTGAATTATTGATACTTGCTGTAGCTATTTTTTTTATTATGGATACAATGCACGATGGTAAATATAGTAACCAATTTAAATCCTATAAAAAATATCTGAAAATTATTGGAATTGCATTTGCTGCATTTTCAATGTACATGTTTATCAAAAAAAATCCATCAGAATCTAGGTCGATGATAGGACATTTGAATGGCATGGTTCGTTATATGCCTTTAGACAAAACGTCTAAAGATTTAATTACACCCTTTTTAGATACACATTTCGTACCACCACAAGAACAACGAATCATGGCGTCTGGAGGAGATTCAACTACAAGAAGTGTAAGTGGTACCAAAAAAAAATATGTAGCAGCAAGTCAACAATGGAAATGTAACGGGTGTCAAGGAACATTAGATGCTTGGTATGAAATCGACCACAAAATTCGTCTTGCCGACGGTGGGTCCAACCATATCAATAATTTAGTAGCGTTATGCAGAAATTGTCATGGAAAAAAAACAATGATTGAAAATTTTTAACTTTTTTATAAAGTAAATGTATCATGCCAGCCACACCATCCGATATGAAATTTTATGCATTAATGATGTTTCTAATTATATCTGGTATTCTTATTTATATTATTTGGATTAAACCTACTATAAGTATCATTCAAAATTCAAAAGACATTTATCAATCTTCTTTGGATAAAATGGACAAGACGTATGGAACTGCAAAACAAGAAGCAGAACAATCTGCACAATCTTCTCTAGATACATGGAACGCATCTGTAAACAAAATGTACAAAATTATCATAGAAACTTTATTGAGTTATGGATTGATACTGTTTAATTATTACGACACTCGTAGTAACTTGTATATTACTGGTGCTACCAATATTGTCCTAATTGGGTCTATGATATTTGAATACGTATCCAACTTGTTGAACAATTGGTTGAAACAAACGTTCAATAATATTTCAAGTTCTGCTTCCAAAAATACACAAGATAATACAGGAGAACATCACAAAATGTTGGCATTATTTATTTCTGGAACCATGTGTTTAGCATCTATTCTTGGTAAAATAAAATATGGAGATGATTTGTTTCTGAGTAGCGCAGGAGCGTCGTTTGTATTATCTATGTTAACATTATTCAACGCTGATTTTAATTCAATGACAGCGCTCATCTGTTTTTCTATTCTTGGAGTATTGTCTGTTATAGCTTCTATTCATTTTGAAAGTGTAATTTTGTTTACAGTTTTTGTTATTTCAGCTATTATAAGTATTTTATCTGCTTTAAACGTATCCACTTTTGATTCAGAACCTTATATTTTTATATTATTTTTTCTTGCCAACATACCATTTGTTAGCTTATTTATGTACAGTCTTGATTTAAAAAATTCAAAAAATGATTCACTTTATATACCATTACTTATTGCTTTTTATATTTTATCTATTATCCTATTGACGATACTAGGAGCGGTTGATTTAACATTAAATACAAATTTATATATCATATTATCTGTTATTGGAGCTTCTATTTTATATTATGCAAAATCATTACAAGATTCTGATTCTGTTTATAAAACATTTTTGTTGGTCGTTACAATGATTGTATTCTTTTTTATTGCGTTGCATTATGTTCTTGTATCTCAACAATGGATTGTATATTTGATTGCATTTATCCTAATAATGTACTTTATTATGAAACGTCTACCACCTCCATCAGGTCAAGGAGTTCAAGCAGTTAGTAAAATAACTAATAAAGAAATTGTACTTATCAGCGGAGAAATTTTGTTTGTGTTAACTTATATTTATGTTCGTAGTATTGTCAAACGAGTCTATACTACACATGGTCAACTTATTGTAAATAATCCTGTATCGTTGCATCAAATTAGTGTTGTAAAAATAGATAAATCTGTCACCTATGATTATGGGTTATCTTTTTGGTTGTATATTGACCCTATGAATCCAAGCTCTAGTCCTCAAGCTACTAATTATACCACTATTTTTTCTTATGGAGATGCACCAACGGTTACCTATAATAGTATGTTAAATACGTTACGAATTGGAATAAAGACTGAATCAAAAAAAATTAAAAAAGTAGATGAAATCAAAAAATTGCCTTTACAAAAATGGAATCATATTGTACTGAATTATTTGAACGGAACATGCGATGTGTTTGTAAACAGCAAATTACATGCAAGTAAAATAGAAGTAATTCCAATGAAAGAACAAGATAGAATTTTTGAAATCGGTGCAGAAGATGGTATTCAAGGGCAATTATGCAATGTTATCTTTTTTCAAGAACATCTGACTGGATTGAAAATAAAAGAACTATATACAGAATTTTCTTATAAAAATCCTCCCACCATTTAAATTAGAATATAACTGGATAAACAATGATGTAAATAATTGAGTACTTGAATACGTTCTACATTATAAGGACGAATCATCGAAATAGCTTCTTCATACGTAACCCATTTCATATCAGATACTTCAGATTCTTGAAATTTATGTTTGACATGTACGCTATTACTGCAGGCAATGTAATATTTATGGGTATACGATTTATAATTTGACCCTACAAAAATTTCTTCATAGGGTAATACATTTTCTATTAATTGAAGCATATGTTTATCATACCCAGTTTCTTCTTCATATTCGCGTAATGCACATGCCAATTCTGTTTCATATGCATTACGTCGACCTTTTGGAAATCCCCATTCAGGTGTTTCCCATGTAGTTGTACTTTGTTGTATTAAATCATGCAAGCAAATATAAGTAGTATTTAACATGTATCCTTTTTTCATGTTATTGAATTTATCTTGAGCATGTAGTTCATCAATCGAATGGTCAGATGAAATACCCCATAAATCGCACCACAAAGTATTAAAATCTTGTTCCAACACATTTTTCTTTTCTGTAATCGTCATTTCTTGAATCAAATTATAAATGTGTTTTATGTTTTGACACGAATATTTTCCTCGAATAAAATCTGTAAATCCCAATGTTTTACGACGGCATATCATTAAATATTTATGGTCCATAATATGAATGACACCATAACTTGTAATTGGCATAATACATGATTTTGAATTATGTTTTGATTTATTGCAATTAATACACCTTTTCATACGTTGTCAACTAGAATGTTTTTATATTCTATTAAATATATGGATCCAACCGTATGGGGACCGTCGTATTGGTTTGTATTACATACTATAGCATTCAATTATCCACAACATCCTACTACTATTCAAAAAAAAATTCATTATCGTCTTGTTCATAATTTACACGAATTTTTACCCAGCAAATCTATTGCGAATATATTCGTGAAAATGTTGGAAAAATATCCAGTTACACCTTATTTGGATACACAAAAAGATTTTATTAAATGGATGCATTTCATCCACAATAAAATAAATGTACGATTAGATAAACCCACTATTACGTTACAAGAACATTACAACCAATTTCATGAAGCTTTTGAACCTAAACCTACACGATTACACCGTTTTTTAAAACAACGATACAACATAATTTTTGTTATTGTTGTGTTATTACTCATAGGATACTGTATCAATTACTTGGTTGTTGATAAACGGAATGTATTTTTTAAACCTACATTGAGTAATATTCTCGTTTAACAACGTTTTTGCATTAAAATAAACCATAAATGCCATACCAAGTGGATATTGTTTAAACGTAATTAAGGATGCATAGGTTTGTATAGGGATATAGATTAAACCCGATAATCCGGGTATATTGTATTTTGTAGAATCCACTAAATATCCATAGGATTGTTTTTGAGTTATATTTTGAGGAACAACAAATCCATATACATTAAATTTATTTGGATTTTCTAGATAAAAATTATTAAATAATAATGCTCCGAAAAAAGATGCTTTCCCGTCTGGTAATAAATCTTTTATTTGATTTGTAACTGATTTTCCATCATTGGTAGATACAAATATACTAGCAGCATATTGCGCTGTAATAAATGAAGGTGGTTTAACAACAATGTCATTGATAATAGGTTGTAAATTTACGTCGGCTAAGCTTTTTCCTATTCTAAAAGGAGCTGAATTACTAACCGTATTAACATTGTTTTTGGGTGCATCTACATTTACATATGAATATTTGTAAAAATTTTTTAATTGATAATTGTTGTTGGTATTTGATAATATATTTGGAATGTTGTATTTGACGGATAAAAAATTTAATATATTTTGAATAGATTTACCTTCATCTAGTAAAAGCTGTATTAACTCAATGAATTGTTGAAATCTACATGGTACTTTAAATATTCTATTGTTTTGTATAACACTATCTTTTTTTAATTGAAATGGTATTTGACTTGTTGCATTAAAACTTTGTACACCTGGCCCTCCTGTAACATATGTATTTTTTAATACCAACAATTTATGATTAGCATACAATTCAGGTGTAGGTTTTATATATTGAAGGACTGCTCGACTTCCGTAACGTGTAGGTAACTTATATTGAGGCGAATATTGAATATATTCTCCATTTGAATTACATGCATTTATCATAATTTATAGATATATTTCATTTTGTATCTTGTACATACCATTGTAATGATAAATAAGGAGGTGTAGATACAACTACATTGGAATTTTTATTCACAGTCATGTTTGGACCGCTATCTACGATAGATATAATTTCACCTGGTTGTAATGCATGACTAAAATATCGTAAATCAGATAAGAATCCTTGAAATCCACCATTCAATGCAACATTTACATTTCCATAATTTTGTTTGGGAACATTGGCAAGTACATGACGTTTTGCTAAAGTACCGTTGATGTAGACATCTAGATTATTGTTTTCAATTCGTATGACTACATGTAACCATTTATTCATTGGAATATTTGGAATTTTAATTTCTTCATTAATGGTTGTAAATGTATTCATAACTACAACTAATTCATTCGTGTTTGGAGATAAATATAAACCAGGTGCATTGTTTGGAAAATTCATACCAATATTATCGCCTTCGGATTGAATGTTATTATCACCTTTGTGGAAAATATGTTGGTATTGACCTGTTTTTCCTAAATCAGTTATATTCAACCAAACTGCCCAAGAAAATTCTAATCCATATTCTTGATTGTTAGCTCTTTCTATAGGGATTGAACCTTTTATGTGTGGGTCTTGTTGAATAACTAAAGGAGTATTTCCTGGAACAAGTCCTTTAACTACATATGGATTTGCAGATGGTCCCATGAAATATCCAATTACATTTATACCTATCATCATTACTATTGTAAAAAAAATCAATGCTGATATAATAACAATAAATTTTTGTAATGGTGTATCTTCGTCCATATATAGTATGTAGAAAAATTAAATTGTAATCGAAGCTTCTACGTTATTTCCTTTCAAGAAACTTAATTGAAATTTGTATTGATTGAAAAAATTACTAAACATATTCCCCCCTGGTCCACTTTTGTAAATGTTCCATGCCTGTTGAGGATTGATAGCATCATTCCAATAATTAAATTTCGAAGTATATCCAGAGAACCCGGATAAAGGTGTTAAATAAATAGCAGCAGCTGGGTCTACATAAGCTGGAGATGGTAATATACATGTTTTTACTAATTTTCCATTTATATAAGTGTCTAAAGAACGATTGTTCAACGTTACAATTAAATTTGTCCATTTTTGAATAGGTATATTTTGTACCTTACAACTAAATAGTTCATCTGTATTAGTCATGGCAACCTTGATAGTTAAATCATTTTCAATAGGTGAAAATACAACACCAGGCATTAATTTTTTATTTCCTCTACAGAATATAATTTTTTCAGAACCATATCGATAGGACCAGTCATCTAGATAAAACCAAATACTATAAGCATAGTTTATCGATGCACCTGTTGGTAATGAAGTAGCTGGTATGGTTAATTCTGTTTTTGCATCAGCAAACGAACTTAAAGAAGTAGGACCACTAAATAACCATGTTAAAAAATAAACAATTACTAAAAAGAATATAATCATGAGTATGAATTTTATCATATTATGTAAGTAGAAATTAAATTTATGAGATTAACAATAATGATTCCCATTGACTAGATGCTCGTCTTGGAATAGTTATATGTTTAAAGTTTACTTTTGTAATAGGGACAACAATTGTATACGTTAATAAAAATAATGGATTTTCATTTTTAAAAGCAATTATTTTTTTAATTAATTTATTATATTCTACTTGTCTATAGTATGAATTCATAGAAAATAAAGAATGATGATAATGATACAATAACGGTTTAAATTCAATTAATACAGTATTTGGAATAACATTCATACCCAAAAAAATAGGTTCAAATTCCATAGTGTAACTATTATAAATGGTGAGTTCATTAAACATACTACGTAATTCTTGACATGTTTTAGTATCCGTATTTTTTTGAATACTAGTGTCAATAATATATTCTTTAATTAAACCTTCATGTTTCAATGAAAAAAGTCCTAAATTAAAATGTTCTTGCATAAATAAAGTAAATAGGGGATGTATAAATAATCCTCTTTTTTGCATGCAAAAATAAATAATATACAAATTTTGAACTGAAAATTTAATATTTGTATATGGATTTTTAATAACTAATGGAGTTGAAAAAAGATGGTCGTCTGAATTTGTTAATGAATTGAATATAATATTTGCTAAATCAAAAAGTTTAAACGTATATTTTTTATAGTGATGCATGATATCAATTAAATACTTTGGGTCACATTCTGACAACGGATTCAATGCTAAATCAGTAGTTGAATAAGATACACGTCGTTTTCTTATGTAACGAATACAAATAGAAGTTAATACATTTTTTTTATGTATTGCAGCACACAAAATACGTAATATATATTTTTGTATACAAGGATGTATAAATGGATTATTTTCTACATAAGTAGAATAAGTAAGTAATTTAGAATTTTTATACATCATACAAATTATGTTAACCAATTCCATATTTGCATAACAACCATGCTTATCGCAATCTTGAAAAAAAGACTCTTGATGCTGTTGTATTTCATGTGTAAAAAAATATTCTAACATAATACTCTAGTTATTTACTATTTTTTATATTAGTTACAAATCTAATACATACGTCATTTCCGAAAACTCCTTGTTTTCAATCACATCACTAATACTACCTAAATTTTCTTTTATTTCAATCGTATCACATATAGAACTTTCCATCTGAAATATCCTTTCTTCTTGTTCAGTTCGTATTTCAGTTTGTTGAAGTTGGTCAATATCCGTCATGACATCAAACGCATTCGTACCATACAATCCTGGTTGCCCCAACATAACATTGCATGATACGCCTCGAGCAGTGTCAAATTCTGCAAACATGGCTGCTTTCAACAACATTTCAGGAGTTTCTTCAAACGATGCTTTTGCAATTGGACCAATATCATCGTTGTTGATACCATGTCTTGAAATGGCAATCAATTTTGAATTACACGTCATTCGGTCACACAGCAACGATAAATGATGGTCGTTGATGGTAGAACCTCCTGATGCAGAAATGACATATTTGAATTCGTTCAAAATACTTTCACGCGCAGCTTCAATACCTAACACATGAAACATTTCGCGAATATCGTTACTATACGTTTTGGTAGAATCAATGTAATCTAGACCAAGCACGTCCATTAAATTAGACCCTACTGTATCCAACACATACATTTTTTTATCATCTTCTTTTACAACCATGTTACCATGTTCTTTTACTACTACATTTTTGATTTCACGGAAATTAATTTTATCAATATATTTAATTCCTCTGAGAATAGTATTGTTCAAAATATGTTCTTGCATCGATTTTAACCTGTAAATATCATCTAAATCTTTAAATACATTCTTTTTATTTACTTTGGTTAACAATTGAATACGAAAGATGAGTTCATCTTCATTGTAATCTGAATACATACACTCAATTTCTCTTGTATAATTTTGTTTCAAGATGAAATTGATATCATCCATTGTAATTTTTTTAGTAAACATTTTTTCTTTGTCCAACACTAATCGTATGACCCATTTAGAATCTGTACTGTATTGTTTATCCGTTTGTGTAGTACATCCATCTAGAATAGCATCCACATCCATACATGATTGAATCAATTTCATATCACGACTATTTTTTTCGAATAAAATACTGGCTGAATGCACAATGTCTATCAAGCGGGTATGTTCAATCATACTAATTAATGTTTTTGCACGTTCCAAATCATGCTGTTCGAATTCTTTCATATAAATCGTATCGGACGGTTGTTTGATGTTGGTGGATAGCGATAATATTTCTTCAATACGCGGCACACCAAGAGTTACGTTTGTTTTACTTGCTACACCTGCAAAGTGGAACGTATTCAATGTCATCTGTGTAGTAGGTTCACCACATGATTGCGCTGCGATAATACCTACCATTTCACCTGGGTTTACCAAGGCTTGTTTGTAATGCAACACTATATTTTCAAGAAGAATCACAATCGATGCTTTGTTCATGTGATGTGCTAGTATCAACTCTCTAGGAGATAAATTAAAATCATACAATATTTTGAATAGAATAGTAGGTGCATATGGTCCAAGTGAATTTAATTTTTGAAAATAGGAATCGGTCAACTTGTAAATTTCCAAGGGAGTAATATCCAAACTTGATTCTTTGGATGCGTTCACTTGATTCTTAATGTTTTGAATAATGTGTGCAAAATTGACTGGTAATAATACTTTATAGGTCTTTTCACTAACATAATTGAATACATTTTTAATAATACTGTCGCGAATACCAATCATAAACTCAATCAAATGCTCGCTGTGCTGTTTGCATTCCATTTGTTGGTCCTGGTATCGTTGAAATGTGTCTGCATCAAACACACTGGCAAATTCTTCAAAATTAGTATGAAAATGAGCGTACACTTGTTCTTGTTTGTAAGCACACAATTGAATGGTTTGTGTTTCTACTTTAGTAGGGTCAATATTATCATCTCCATATTTGAATTGCATAATTTTATTTTTGGAATTACGAACTGTACCATCGTACCCTGTAATACAATCTTCTAGAGCTTTAATCAACCTACGCTGAATGTAACCTGTAGTCGATGTTTTTACTGCTGTATCAATCAACCCAATACGACCACCCATAGCATGGAAGAAGAATTCGATAGGAGTGAGTCCTTCAATAAAGGAAGAGGCGACAAATCCACGTGCATCTGGTCTGTCATCGTATTTAGTAAAATGTGGAAGTGTACGGTCATCGTACCCATATTCAATACGTTTACCATCAATTTGCTGCGGTCCCAAACAAGCAACCATTTGCGAAATATTTACGTCGGAGCCTTTAGAACCTGAATCAACCATTCCTTTGAATCGGTTTGTTTTTTCAAGAGCGTCGGTTCCAATTTTTGTAGATTCCTGGTTTGCTTTACCAAGTAATCCATTCACTTGAAATTCAAATTCTTCCAAATTCGTTTTTCCTGTATCATTTTTGAATTCATTTACATGTACACGTTGAATTAGTTCAGATACTTTGGTATAATATTCGTAAATTTTACTTTTGATATCTTCTTTCACACTTCGACCATCTTTATAAGGTAAATACAAATCACTGATACCAACACTGAAGGAATGTGTTTTCATGTATTCGTTTACAATATATTGCAGATTATCTATAAAATCACATGTTTGAATGTGTCCAAAATCATTGTAAATACGGTGAATCAATCCATTTGAATTTCCTCCCAACACACCTTTGTTCATTTGTCCTTTTATATATTTTCCGTTTTTAATCGTAACTCCTGAAGTAGTAGACATGGCAGGAATAATCATGGATAAAATATTATAATTGGTAATTTTTTTACCTGTAAACATTTCAGGTTCAACATGATTGCATTTATTGAGCAAGGTCATTGCATGAAGTGGGCTGAATTCACGTTCTTCTTGTGAAAATAGATAAGCACCAATGAGAGAATCTTGAAAGATACCGATAATAGGCGAACTGGATGCAGGACTTACAATTTGGTAAGGAACTGCTGCCAAATGTCGCAATTCGGTTTCCGTTTCTAAACTTTGCGGCATGTGTAAATTCATTTCATCACCATCGAAATCTGCGTTATAGGGTTTGGTATCACCTACATTCATGCGAAACGTATCACCTTTGTACATGATTCGTACTTTGTGACCCATCATGCTCATTCTGTGCAACGTAGGCTGACGGTTGAACAAGATTACATCTCCGTCCATCATATGCCGATGCACAATATCTCCAATTTCCAACTTAATTAATGTACGGTTTGCATATTTCAACGACTTGAAAATAGAATTCTTCTTTTCAATCAATTTAGCACCAGGGTAATTATCAGGTCCATTGAGAACTAATTCGGACAATGCATGAATGTTGCGACTGTTGACTACAACTGGCTTTGTCATATTTTTAGCAATTTTGATAGGAACTCCCAACTCGCGAATCGATAAATTGGGGTCAGGTGTAATCACTGACCGCGCACTAAAATCAACACGCTTACCCATTAAATTACCACGCAACCGACCTGTCTTACCATTCAAGCGGTCTTTAATCGATTTAAATGCTCGTCCAGACCGTTGTTGAGCAGGTTTTGCATTGGGTATTTTATTGTCTACCATGCTTGCAATGTAGTATTGCAAAAGTGTATGGTAATCATCTAACTGACCTGTCGATATATTTTTTATTTCCATTTTTTCTTGAAGTGTTTTATTTGTTTTGATAATTTGCACTAATAAATGACTCAAATCATCTTCGCTTCGTTGTGATGAATCTTGTTTGACCGATGGCCGAACTGCTGGAGGTGGAACAGGCAGTACAGAGCAAATCATCCATGCCGGATGCGACCAGATAGGGCTTAACCCCATAAAGGAAACATCCTCATCTGATATTTTTGAAAATATTTTGATAAACATTTCTGGTGGAATTTTCATATTGGTAGTGGCATCATCTTCTACATTTTTCATTTTTGCCCATTCGGCAACAATCGTAGCAATACCTTCACGTTTATATTTAATAGGCTGAATACAACCACACCCATGGTCGTTCTCGCCACACCGTTTAATACCACTGCATAAATCTTGTACCTTTTTCCATCGTTTTTCATTCGGAAATTGCAACAAATAATTGTGTTTATTTTTGTCCAACAGAATTTTACTACACCGAATACAAACCATTTTAATAACTGAAACAACGGTATCCAAATATTGAATGAAAAATACAGGGCGAGCTAATTCAATATGTCCGAAATATCCAGGACATTGAATATGGTCCAACCCATCGGTTGGACAAATAGGACCAGGCTCAATCGTTCCCATTCGTGCATCAAACAATCCATTGGGAACTGGTTTGTTATTAATATACGTATCTCTGTTTGTAATTTTGACTACAGATGCTTTTCTTATTTCTTCTGGAGATAGAATGCTGAACTGAATTCCTAAAATTTTAGCATCTTGCACAAGATTACTCATTATATATATAGCAATACATATTTTGTTCAAATCAATTTTTAATTTATTTTAAAATTGATTTGAACAATTCCTTTTAATAATAGTATAAAGTATGAAAAAGGAATATAATTTGAGGAACAAAAAAATAAAAGCGACTCTTCCTCCTGACAGTGAGAGTGAAGAATCTGATGAAGACAGTGATTACACCACTACATCCAATGAAAGTACTGAATCAGAAATTATAAGTTCTTCTCCTGATACCGATGAAGAAGAAGAAGAAGAAGATAATGACCCTGTCAATGTAAATATTACATTCACTATGGCAAAAGATGACTACGAGGATTCTTCAGATGAGTCTGAAGATGAAACTCTACCTGAAAACAATATACATTTACAAAAAGAAGTGTTGGATAAATTGATGGAATTAAAAACAAATTACAAGAATTTGCCGATTATGAAAGAATTAGAATTATTACATACTACAGAAAGCAAAAAATACGAAAAACGTAAATTAAGAATGGATGCGCAAATGAAAGAATTGCATATCAAAAAGTTTGAAAAACTAACTTCTTTCAAAACAATTACCGATGTAAAGTATTTTTCAAAATTATCCTTAGAAGAACAAATGGCCTTTTTGACAAAACTAGAATCAATTACTAAGATTGACCCTAAACCATTGCGTATACGATTGATTGAATCCGACATTCCTAATGAATACAAAGTATTTGCACTGAAAAAAATGCAAGCACTCAACCATTTGAGTGAAACGGAAGGAGGTGAATATTACAAAATTAAATACTGGATTGATGCATTCATGGATATTCCATTTGGTGTCTATAAAGATTTGCCTGTATCCATCAATGATGGTGTCGACAAATGCCACGAATTTATGGAAAATGCAAAATCTATATTGGACAAAGCAACCTATGGACTCACTGATGCCAAAATACAAATTATGCAATACATTGGACAACTGATTACCAATCCAAAATCTATTGGTACATGTATTGCATTTGAAGGTCCTATGGGTACTGGCAAAACGACTTTAGTAAAAGAAGGTATCAGCAAAATATTAAACCGACCGTTTGCATTCTTTGCTCTCGGTGGTGCAACCGACAGCAGTACATTAGAAGGTCATTCCATTACCTATGAAGGAAGTGTATGGGGCAAAATTGTAGACACGCTTAAATCGTGTAAATGCATGAACCCTGTATTCTATTTTGACGAATTGGATAAAGTAAGCGATACACCTAAAGGTGAAGAAATCATTGGTATTCTAACCCACTTGACAGATACGTCTCAAAATGATAAATTCCATGATAAATATTTTGCAGAGATTGAGTTTGATTTAAGCCGAGCTATTTTCATCTTCAGTTATAACGTACGCGCCAAGGTAAATCCTATTTTGAGAGACCGTATGTACGTCATTCAAACCGAAGGGTATACTACTCCTCAAAAACTGATTATCACCAAAGACTATTTGTCTGTTGCTATTCAAAGAAACATCAATTTTCAACCCAATGATGTGATTATTACAGATGCATCTATCCAATACATTATTGAAAAGTATACGGAAGAAAAAGGTGTTCGCGAATTAAAACGGTGCATCGAAAATATTTATACCAAGCTGAATTTGTTCCGAATCATGAAACCAACATGCAATTTATTTGAAAAAGAATTAAATTTCCAAGTTACTTTTCCATTTACAGTCAATCCAGATATGGTTCAAAAATTGTTGAAACAAGATACTGCTACTGTGAATCATATGATGTACATGTAAAAAAAGGTGTTAGTGATATTTATATTTTTTTTGTATAGTGTGTTTAGTTTAGCATTTTGGCCAGCCCTTGCCCGTGTATTCGACGAAACCTGGGGTACAAGGGCGGTCGCGGATAGGTCCACGATGTGTGCGGATTTTTACATCAGTATCATATTTGTTTTCTTCTTCAGGTACAAACGCATCTCGCCACTTACGCTGCTGCTTGATGTCCATGACCGCACGCTTGCGAGCTTTGTCAGCTGGTGAACCCCATGTCGTCGTCGTCTTTTCTACTGCTTTCCAGCGATGTCCTTCTCCTTTGGGCGTTGCTCGTTGAGGGCGAAACTTCTGGTTGGTCTTCGTCTTCTTTTCGCGTTTGGGCGGCTCTGTGTTTTCTATCGCACACTTGCAGTCGAAACACTCGCAATTCTGGCATGCGGGCGGCTCGTCGTCTTTCTTGTAGTCGTTCACGAAATAGATACGGTTAATCTCTTCAATCGTAGCACCGTCATCAAGACCGTAGTCGAAAAATCGAGTACGTTTCACCGTTTCGCAGAGGGAGCAGCAGTTGTTGAGGCACATAGTAGAGTTCATTCTTAGAGCGTTGGAGGACCGAATGAATGTACTATTTGGGATTAATCGTTTCAATTTTTTTTTTCAATCTTAGCTTTGCAAGACCGCTTGTTGTGTCCTGTCTCATTGCAAAGCGAGCATTTTACTTTTATTTTAATAGTTACTTTGTCTACAGGTGGTACACTAGCAACTGTAGACAAAGCAGGTTTAATTGGTACCAATGGAACAACTTGTATTGCAGCATCCACTTCTGCAGTGACTCGCGCTTCAAACAATTTATATTTACCTTGTAGTTCATTCCACACCCGGCGTGCTTCTTCAATTTCACGAATGATAGCATTTTCTTCCATCTTGTGTTTCTGCCAAATGGCTTCACGAATTTCTTCTTGTTCTTCGGTTAAAGTTGACATTCTATTATATATACTTTAAATAAGTAAAATCATTTCAATTTAATTATTTCAACCATACTTTGGAAGTTAGAAGAATGCGTACAAAGGACCGGTTGAATAACTAAATTAATAATTTTGTTACATCTATTCAAAACAGAAAGTTGAACATCAATTGCATGTATAATTTTACAATTTTCATTATATATTTTTTCAATATGTTTGTTATTAATAAGCATTGCATATGTTCCCCAACAATGTCCAATTTTATTTACATGAAAAATGTTATCTACAATATGTTCTCCTTTGTTATTGCTACTATTTCCTAAAAATAGGATATCAAATTCCAAATTGTGTTGTACAATTTTTTCTATCTCTGAATGCAATGTAGTTGCATCAAAAACAACATCATCTTCAAATATAACACTATAGTCACTTTCTTTATTTTTCATAATATGTTCCATAACACCTATATGGGATAAATAACAACCAATTTGTCCTGATTGCCAATATCTAAAATGACTAAAAGTTATAGTTGGATTGATTTGTTGAATATAATTTACTTGTTCACTGATAGGAACATGAGTTGTATTTATACCTTTAAATATTGTAATTTCTTGATTAAAATCTTCTTTTAATTTTGTAATATGAGCCATTCGTTCTTCGTGTTCATCGCAATGTATCAAATAATATCGGATTGACATATATATTGAATCTAATTTACTTAAAATTGTTTTCTATAATATAAGTAGATATGGATGAAATGTGTGTTATTAAACGTGATGGGTCCATTCAACCTATGATGTTTGATAAAATATTACACCGTATTAAAACCCTTGGAAATATGGAACCGTCTCTTCATTTAAATTACACACAGTTAGTGATTAACATTATGGATAAAATGCATGACAAAATTACAACTACACAAATTGATGAACTTACAGCAAGTGAATGCGCCTACAAATCATCCAGTCATCCTGATTTTGGAACGTTAGCTGGACGAATTATCGTTTCCAACAATCACAAAAATACATATGAATCATTATGGAATGTTGTTGCTGTTTTATTCAAACATAAAGTGATTAGTCAGGAATATCATGATTTGATATGGAAAAATGCAGGAATTTATAGTTCTATGTTAGACTTTTCAAGAGATTATTTGATTGATTATTTTGGATTCAAAACGTTGGAACGTGCCTACCTTATGAAAGCAGATGGTGTTATTATTGAACGACCTCAACATATGTGGCTCAGAGTTTCTGTTGCTATTCATAAAGATAATTTTGAAAAAGTAAAAGAAACGTATGATTTAATGTCTATGAAAAAATTTACCCATGCCACTCCTACTTTGTTCAACGCAGGAACCAACTGCCAACAACTTTCTTCCTGTTTCCTGGTAGCCATGCAAGATGATTCTATTGACGGTATTTATGATACGTTGAAGCAGTGCGCTCAAATATCCAAACGAGCAGGTGGAATTGGTCTGCACATTCACAACATTCGAGCCAAAGGGTCTCATATTGAAGGTACGAACGGTTTAAGTAACGGTATTGTACCTATGCTTCGCACGTTTAATGAAACGGCGCGATATGTCGACCAAGGTGGTGGAAAACGCAAAGGGTCTTTTTCTATTTATTTATCACCTGACCATGCAGATATTGAAGATTGGTTAGATTTGAAAAAAAATACAGGTGATGAAAATTTGAGAGCGCGTGATTTGTTTTACGGTATTTGGATTCCTGATTTATTCATGGAACGTGTGAAGAACAATGATGAGTGGTCCATGTTTTGCCCACATCAGTGTCCAAGATTGAACGATGTGTATGGGGATGAATACAGACAATTATATACACAGTATGAAACCTGCGGAAAACAAATTAAAAAAATGTTGGCACGTGATTTATGGTACAAAATACTTTCTGCACAAATGGAAACCGGAAATCCTTCTATTTTGTACAAAGATGCATGTAATTTGAAATCCAACCAAAAAAATATAGGAACCATTAAATCATCCAATTTGTGTACTGAAATTATTCAGTACAGCGATAAAAATGAAACGGCCGTTTGCAATTTAGCCAGCATTTCATTGACAAGTTTTGTAAAAAATGGCGTGTTTGATTATGAAGACCTTCACTATGTAACAAAAGTAGTGACTGTTAATTTAAATAAATTAATTGATGTGAACCAATATCCAACCGAAAAAGCACTTGCTAACAAAACACATCGTCCTATTGGAATTGGCGTACAAGGGTTAGCCGATGCATTTGCATTAATGAACCTACCATTTCATAGCGAAGAAGCCATAGAAGTAAACAAACTTATTTTTGAAACCATGTACCATGCATCAGTAGAGCAAAGTATGGAATTAGCCAAAGAATTAGGACCTTATGATACATTTCAAGGGTCACCATTATCCATGGGTAAATTTCAATTTGATTTGTGGAAAGTAACTCCATCGAACAAATTTGATTGGAATATCCTCCGTGCCGATGTTCTAAAATATGGAGTGCAAAATTCATTGTTAATTGCTCTTATGCCAACTGCATCTACATCGCAAATTCTTGGAAACAATGAATGTTTTGAACCTTTTACTAGCAATTTGTATGCTCGACGAACGTTAGCTGGCGAATTTATTGTAGTCAACCAATATTTAGTAAAAGAATTGATTGACCTCGGATTATGGAATGAAACACTTAAAAATCAAATTATAGAACAAAAAGGTAGTATTCAAGCACTTGACCTACCAGATGCTATCAAACGAAAATATAAAATTGTATGGGAAATTCCAATGAAACATTTAATTAACATGTCTCGCGACCGCGCCCCCTATATATGTCAATCTCAAAGTTTGAATTTATGGATTGCTGACCCTACTACATCTATTTTAACATCGATGCACTTTTATGCATGGGAACAAGGTTTGAAAACGGGTATTTACTATTTACGGCGTAAACCTAAACACCAAGTTCAACAATTTACGATTGTTCCATGTGACAATTGTAGTGCTTAACGTCTGCTTTTACGCTGTCTGCTTTTACGCTTTTTTTTTCTGCGAGTACCTCCTTTACCTGATAATTGTTTAGTTAATTTATCAAACTTTTCATTTATTTCACCTGAATTTGTTTGAATTTTAAGAACAAGAGCATCTATATTTTGTGGTTTGTTGACCTCTACTTTTATTTCCTCTTCAGATTTAGTAAAATCTACTTTTCCATTAAACGCTTCTAATACAGGCATAAGAAGTGTTTTATTCTCTTGTATAAATTCTTTGGGTGATGTTTTTTCCTCTTTACATAAATTTGTTAATATTTGATATTTGGAATATAGGTCTGGTTTTAGGTTTTGTTGTAAAGCTTTATTTATTTTAAATTTAGATTCTTCTGTTAATAAACTATTGTATGCGACACATACTGCTTTAAAAGGTGGAAATCTTGCATATACAGAATAAGGTACTACGTTTGCTACCATGTTCGTTCCTGTTGTTACAGCATAATTTGTTATTCTTTCTTGTGCCATTTTTGCAGCCGTATTCATGAATCCATCCATATACTAACTGATAAAATAAATTGAATTTGTTTATTTATACTATATAAATAAACAACATGTCACGTATTCCAGTGATACCAACGTTAACACTTGGAAAATTACCTTCTACTTACCAATCTTCTATTCAATTATCTAAAGATAGTTTATTATTTCAATTTGCATCTACGATTCAATATGGTCCACAAATTATAAGTTTAGCTGTTCCACCTTATCGGCATGCATTTTTGATAGATATTCAACGTCATAAAATATTCGTTTCTGATTGGAATGGGGAAGATAAAGATTCCGATTCCAATTGGCAAGAATATTATGCATTTTTGCATCTATTGCATAAAAAATATAATAAACCTATTGAATTTTATAATGTCGACCAACAATTGTTGGAAGATGCCAAGTATATCCAATCTATTTTTAGTGGTGGAGGTTGCGCCCACTATATTTATGAATGGACCAAAAAATATTATCCAGATTATACCGTTTGATGGCATAATTCTTGTAACCCTTTATCAAAATCTTCTTCTACACTCCATCCTAATTGTTTTAATTTATCATTACTGATATAGTATCGTTTATCGTTGAAAGGTCTATCTTTAATATAGGTAATCCAATCATCATAGTTATCTGTATGCTGTATCATGGTAATTATTTTTTTTGCTAGGATATCAATTGTATATTCGCAAGAATCATCACCACCAATGTTGTAAATTTCACCAATTACACCTTTGTCTAAAATAAGTTGTAATGCTCTAGAAACATCTTTGACATGTAAAAAAGAACGTACATTACTTCCATCTCCTTGAATAGTAATCGGTTTATTTTCTTTTAACAATTTTATAAATAATGGAATGACTTTTTCAGGATATTGATTTGGTCCGTATACATTATTCCCACGTGTAATAATGATTGGCATTTTGAAGGAATGATAATAGGATTTTACAATTAACTCTGCTGCTGCTTTGGTGGCAGCATAAGGATTGGTAGGACATAATATAGAATTTTCATTTTTTTTATTTTCATTTTCTTCCAACATGGATTCGCCGTAGACTTCATCCGTTGAAATATGGATAAATTTTACAATTTTTCCATATAGTCTGCAACATTCTAATAGTGTATGTGTACCTACAATATTGTCGTGTGTATATTTTAACGCATCGGAAAAAGAAGTTTCAACATGAGATTGCGCTGCAAAATGAATTACAGTATCTATGGTAAAATGGCTTAATATGTGTTGTATTAAATCAAACGAAGCTATATTTCCTTTTATAAATGTATAACGGGATGAACTTCGGATTTCTTCTGCTACATTATGTTCATTTGCACAATAATACATGGCATCTATATTAACTAGTTGACAATTTGATTTGTAAAAATAATGATTAATGAAATTAGACCCAATAAATCCACAACCACCTGTAATTAACACATGTTTCATACCTATATATTATTTTAAAATATAGTATAGATTACGAATTATTAGATGAAACGGATTGAATACTATTTGCTAATACTCCATAATAAGGGGTATTGACAGCTACTGGATTTGCATAAATAGATGGAGGTGCATTCGGAGGGTCAGTTGTTGTTTTTACATTTGATTTACCAGTGGCAGGATTTAACCCTAACACAAACATTATATAAACCGCAATAACTGTCATCATTACAAATGGAATAAAAACAATTAGCCATGAAATAACACTCATATTGTTTTCGCATAATACATTTAATAATAAAGTACCTATAGTACATAAACCAAGTTTAATTAACACCATATTGTATAACCCATAATACACATCATAGGTTATGTGCATCGCCATGAATACTAAATACATTAGAGCTGGCATACACAATTTTTGAATCATATACAAAGTGTATAAAAAAAATAATTAACAATTGGACCCGATTTGATTTCGTGTAGTGCCGTTAGGGCAACAACCATATTTGGTTGAAGTACATATAGGAACATTACAATTCGACCTATCTGTATTACTAATGGTAACACCATTTGGACAACAACCAAACTCAGTATATGCACAACTTCCTACACAATTTGACCTATCTGCATTACTTACAGTATGTCCATCTGGACAACATCCATATTGAGTCCTAGAACATAATGGTGGACGAGTACTTTTATTATTACAGTTACTTCCGATTGAATTACTTATTGTCATATTATCAGGACAACACCCATATTGCGATTGATTACAAGAAGAAACTTCAGTCAAGGGTTCAGTTGCCATTTTACAACTACCATCTGCATTTTTTGAACCATCTGAAAACGGTGGAGTAATATCATTTGCAGTTATTGGAGGAGCAGGTTGTTTAGTGGCACTTGTAGGGAGACTTGTGCTAGTTGCCCATTTATATCTAAAATAACTTATAACAAATAATAAAATAATACATATACCCCATAATACAATATAAATTCTAAGTTCTGGATGTTTCATTGCATCTGAAAATAATAAATAGGATAAAAAAAATACTATAATTCCTTTAATCATTATCATGATTCGTTTTGTGGAATAGATATTAACATAATCATTTAAAAGACGTTGTGATGTTAAATCTAATTCTTCTATATTTCCATCATTTTTTTCTAAATTAGAATACATTTTTTTTAAATTTTTTATTTCTGTATCAGTCTGCTTGAATATTCGGTCATTTTGTATTACTTTATTTTGAATGGTGGTATGTAGAGTTTTGATTGTTTTAGAAATACCATTTAATTTGGATAATTCTGTAGTATATGCAGTGTTTGTATCAGATAATTTAGAAGAAGGATAGATTTGGATTGTTTCATATAATTGTGTATAATACAATTTATCTTGTTTGAGTAGTTGTTGCATATAGGTATTTTCTTCTAAAATAGATGTTTGATTTATTTTTTTTTTGGTATCATTATACATTTTTTCAATGTCCATTACACTTAATCTATATTATTTATAGAGTAGGAACAAATTCCCAATTCAATTCTTTACATATTTTTTTCCATATTTCATCTTGTTCAATTTGTTTTTCGCGGTCTTTTAACATTGGAAAATAGGGTAAAAATTCTGTTTCATCCAACAGTTCACATAATTTGTAAATGGTATAGTAATAATTTAAAAAGTTGACACGGTCATCTGGACAATATTTGGCATAAGGTCTCTGAATTTCCATGAATAAACTGCACAGTTTGTCTTCTAATTCGGGAGACATAATAGGCGGTTTGATACCTAATTTATCTTTAATAAAGGGTATATGTTCATAATATTTGTTATATCCAAACTTTTTTAGTATTTCTTTTGCTTTCTTGTTGGTGATAGTGGAGACATTAATTCTTTCTTTTTTTATTTGTTTTTGAATATTTTTGATAATTTCATCTGGAATTTGTGTACTTTCTTTAGCTTGAAATTGAGCCAATATTTCTCTAAAATGATTAATTCGTTTGTATGCATAGAAGCAGACTTCTTTAGGAGGTTCTTTGTACGATGTTTTTTCATGTTCTACTAAATACATAATTTGATTGGCACAATTTGGATTATTACATATCAAAACACCCTCATAATCTAATTGAATCATTTCTCCTACAGAACATTCTTTACAAACAAATACATTAACAACTGTATTTTGCAAAGAAGTGGGTTCTTGTATATTTTTTAAATATTGTAAGTTATAATTGTTACATTTATAATCTTCACTATACTTTTCAAGGTTGAAAAATTGATGCAAGGTTTTAATAGGTGTTTTACATTCTGATATTTTTTGTTTTTCTTCAAAATAACCAAAAATATACTTACTGTTATCTAAATAATAATCAATTTGTTTTTGTTGTAATTTAGAAATTTGTTGATTTAATGTTGTAATTTTGTTCGCAGAATCTTTTTGTTGTTTCAATAGTCCAATTTCTTGTTGAAGTTTAGGAATAGTTATTTTAGTATCTTTGTTGAATTGTTCAATAAAATCAGAGTGTTTTTTGTCTAACATGAACGGAATATCCTTATTTTTTTGTTTGTGCATTGATAAGTATTAAGTTGAACATTTAAATTAAAAATACATTATTATGTAAATGAATAAACATAAGTTTATAATTAAGGCAATTAACGACGGGTGGATTGTCTATAAAAAAAATAATACTTATATTTTTGAACGACGACATAACGGGCTAACCAAATATTTTTTAAATTCGTATATTGACAAATTTTTACAAAAATATAATTAATTGTTTATTTTCAAAATTTTTTTCTTTAGCAATATTATAAGATGGGAGGCGGTTTAATGCAATTAGTAGCTTATGGCGCACAAGACGTATACCTTACTGGTAATCCTCAGATTACTTTCTGGAAAGTGACCTACCGTAGGTACACTAACTTTGCCATGGAATCCATTGAGCAAACTTTCAACGGTCAAGCCGACTTCGGCCGCCGTGTAACATGCACCATCTCCCGTAACGGAGACCTTGCTTATGACACCACACTCCAAGTCACTCTCCCCCAGATTGGCCAGCAGCTCGCCAACCCTGCCCCTGTTGGCGGCGCACCAAGCGCTGTCTACGCTCGCTGGCTTGATTTCCCTGGTGAGCAGCTCATCTCCCAGGTTGAGGTCGAGATTGGTGGCCAGCGCATCGACCGCCACTACGGTGACTGGATGCACATCTGGAACCAGCTTTCCATGCCTGCTGCCCAGGAGCGTGGTTACTACCAGATGGTCGGCAACACCACCCAGCTCACCTACATCACTGACCCTTCGTTCTCGGACGTCGACGGCCCGTGCCAGGCTGATGCCCCAAGACAGATTTGCGCTCCTCGTAACGCGCTCCCTGAGACCACTCTTTACGTTCCTCTTCAATTCTGGTTCTGCAAGAACCCCGGTCTCGCTCTTCCTCTCATTGCTCTCCAGTACCACGAGGTTCGCATTAACATCGACCTTCGTCCTATTGATGAGTGTCTCTGGGCTGTCAGCAGCTTAGATTGCAACGACGGCCAATCGGTCAAGGTCAATGCTGCCTACAACCAGTCCCTTGTAGCTGCTTCGTTGTACGTCAACTACGTTTTCCTCGACACGGATGAGCGCCGGCGCATGGCCCAGAATCCCCACGAGTACCTCATTGAGCAGCTCCAGTTCACTGGTGATGAGTCGGTTGGTTCGTCCTCCAACAAGATTAAGCTCAACTTCAACCACCCTGTCAAGGAACTCATCTGGGTTGTACAGCCCGATGCCAACGTCGACTACTGTGCTTCGTTCACATGCAACCAGGTGTTGAACAAGGCTCTCGGCGCCCAGCCTTTCAACTACACAGATGCCATTGATGCTCTTCCTAACGCTATCCATGCCTTTGGCGGCCCCAAGGCAACGGCTGAAGGTGGCCCATCCGGCAATGCCTTCATTGACAAGAACGGTCTCTTCCAATTGGCAGGTGCTGCTGACCACGACATCTCCCAGAACGCATATGAGCATTTCTGGAATGCCGAGGCTGGTCCTCATTACGGTGACACCGCTGGCGGCGAGGGGTATTACTCTACCCCCAACCTTGCTCCTGCTGATGGCAAGGGAACTGAATCGTACGTCTCGGATGCCGGCACATTCGTACTCTCCCAGACTGCTCTCACCCTCCACTGTTGGGGTGAGAACCCAGTTGTCACTGCCAAGCTCCAGCTCAACGGCCAGGACCGCTTCTCTGAGCGCGAGGGAACCTACTTCGACCTCGTCCAGCCTTTCCATTGCCACACCCGCACCCCCGACACCGGCATCAACGTTTACTCGTTCGCTCTCCGCCCCGAGGAGCATCAGCCATCCGGCACATGCAACTTCTCGCGCATTGACAATGCCACCCTTCAGCTCGTTCTATCCAACGCAACTGTCCAGGGTACATCGACTGCCAAGGTTCGTGTGTACGCCACCAACTACAACGTTCTAAGAATTATGTCGGGCATGGGTGGCCTCGCGTACAGTAATTAGCTGGGACATACATGGGACATACAAACTTATATTGTATTATCAAAAAAAATATTTATATTGTTTTACAAATATTATAAATTATTTTGGTAATTGTTCAAACATCTTCTTTATTTTTTTTACGTTGTTCTGCAATTTGTTTAGCGTGTAATTTTTTATATTCTTCATCTCCATACTTTTTACGTAATGCATCGCGTTGAGCTTGTTTTCTAATTCTTTCTTTTTCACGTTTTTGTTCATCGGTTAATTTATTACCTTTTACAATTTGTCGTGTTTCTTCAATACCGTTAATATCATTTTTAGTTTCTTTTTTGTGTTTATAATAAATAAGCATACATTTATTCATAAATGCATCATATGTATTGTCTCTTTTAATATAATTACAATTACCACAACATGATTTACAATTATCTTCAATATAGCCAACTGTATTATCCATACGGTCTAACCCATTTTTATGAGTTTGGCTTGGCATTTTTCCACATAAATAACAAGATTCTTTTGTTTTTTCTTCAAGAAATTCTTTTGATATCATAAAATCAATACTTCGTTCAGATGCACGCATTTTATATTTTTTATAATTTACGGTAATAATATCTTTAAAATCATCAGGATACAATGTTCCATTCACCATTTTTAAATGGGTTACTATATGTTCTGCACGATGAATAAATATAGTTGGACCTAAACATCCTTTCATCATGTTACACATTTCACAACAAGATACTACATTGTCCAATTTATATCCTTGTGTTGAATTAACTCTATCTATTCCATTAAAACCTTTGGATTGAATTATTCCACAATAGTAGCAAGGTAACACTACCATATCCATAAAATCTCCTTTGGTAATTGTGAATTCCAACTGTTTTGTTTCTGCACTGCGATTATAGTTTACAAAATGGTAATCGATATTATCATTTTTTTGTTGGTTGATTAATTTCACTTTTTCGGGGTTAGCATCACGCCAATGTTTAGCTTGTTCTGCACTACGTTTCAGAAATCCTTCCAAATTAGATTCAATGAGCCTTGCTCTAGCTTCCAGCCAGTAACCAGCAACTTTTTCATAATTTGCTTCTTTCCAAGCCTTTTTTACTACTTTTCGTTCTGGTTTCTTGGCATTTTGGTTCGCTAATTCACGCACATGTTCCTTTTCTCGTTTTTCATCGGCACGTTGATTTGTTTTTCGGCAAAGTAAACATGTCTTAGTTTCGCCGAGTTTTCCTTGAAAAGATTCCATAGGTTTTAGTTTGCAACATACCGAACATTGCTTTTCAGTTTCTGTTTTAACTATTTCACCACGTTTCTCATGGTCTTTTTCACGGTCTTGTTTTAAACAGTGTTCACATCTGTTATAGGCGGTTAACGACATTTGGTTCCGGCAACCACGATTTACGTTAGCACAACATTTTAGTCCGAGTTCGGTAGTTTCGTCAATAAAAACACAGAGTTGGTGTTTTCCGCAGTACTTGTTCAATTCACTTTTCTTAAATTTGCAATCTTGTTTAGCACATACAATGATTTCTTTTTTAGGTTTAACACGACTTCTGCATTCTTCACACGTTTTTTGAGTTAAATATTTCATCTTTTTACAACCAGTACAAAGTGTGGAGTTGGTAATCATTTCAGGAGTGTAGTCTTTCATATAAGTATGAAATTTACAAAAGGGGCCTTTAAATCGGCAGGCATTTCCGTTTACGTCAAGCGCTGGACAACTCATCGGGATAAACCTAACAACCAACCAAAAATAAATCAATTTTAAAAACCACTCAAGTAAATTGTGGATAAATCAAGGAACTAACCCAATTATTAACAATTCAAGTAAATTAATCCATAGAATTTCCAAGTGTATAATTTTCAAACTATTTGTATTATGAATACACATAGTTTAATTGCACATAGTCATGTAATCTATGATAATTTGAATATCAGTAGGTAATGAAAACCCTTGAAGTGATACTACATTTTTTAAACCATACATCAATCGATACAAAAACCATCTGGGAACAACCCACCAGAAATTCAAATAATTTCGTCTTAAATCTGTTCCAAATACATCATTTACTTCTAATATATAAAAATCTTTTCCTTTTAACAAACTCTCTTCATTTTTATATTTTATATCATATCTTCCTGCATTGAAATTTGGTATTTGATTACTTATTTTATCTATAACAGTACTTAATTCAGGTGTAATCTTATCTGTAAGATTGGTACAATTAAAAGATACTCCACACCCAGGTTTTATAGTATTTGTATCATTTTTTTTAACCATAGATATAATAAAACCTTTGTTGGATATTATATTTTTTTCATATAAAATACTAACTTCGTTATCATAGTCTATAAATTCCTGAATTAAAAATAATTTGTTGTGTTGAATATAATTATATGCTTCCGAACTAGTATTTATGATGGTAACTGCATTTGACATACCAGAACAATAGATAGGTTTAAATATAACAGGATAATGGATAAATTCTATGTTCACATCATCATTATATAATATAGTAGTTGGTTTATATTTATTGTTAACATATTCCAATGTTTTATATTTGTTCATTAAATTTAGATTGACATTTACATTTATAAATAATATAAAAAATAAAAGTAAAAATAATATAAAATTAATTATATTCATAATGGTTATCTTAACAAACAAACTAACTATGAATGTAATTAGTACACTAATTACAAAATCAATAGTTAATGTATTATGAAACATATATGTATATAATAAAAAAGATTTAAAGAATATACTTTATTATATGTATAATGCCCTTGTAGCTCAATCGGAAGAGCGTGTGACTGTTAATCACAAGGTAGACAGATCAAAACTGTCCGAGGGCGTTATCTATAGTACAAAATTAATGCATGGTTTCCCGAGCGGTCAAAGGGGCGGGGCTTAAGATCCCGTGACATCTGTCTTCGTGGGTTCAAATCCCACATCATGCAATTTTTAGTATAATATATTCATTTAAAAATAATGAATACATTATGGAAGAATTAATTATACTTGTTTATGCATGTTATACAAAAGAACCTTATAAAAGTCAAATTAATTGTGTAAATAACACATGGGGTAAAAATGTGAAGAATATAAGAATGTAAAATTATTATACTTTCTAGGAGAACAAAAAATACCTGAATTTAAGGATACAGATTGTATAAAATACATAAATTTACCTGGAGTCAATGATGATTATATCTGCATCTTATAAACAATTTTTAGGGTTAAAATATATTTATGATAATTACAACCCAAAATTTGTAATATGTTGTGGAACTGACACTTATTTAAATATACCTAAATTATTGATATACATTAAATACATTTAATAGAAATGATTGTTTATATATTGGAGGACATGGATGTAACAGACAAATTGGTATAAACAATTATTATTTTCATTCTGGAGGTGTAGGGTTCATTCTATCCTATAATTGTTTATAAAAAATATATAAATTATTAGATAATTTGGTTGATACATGGATAAATATATGTAAATTAAATAATATACAGGAATTAATCCCTGCATGTGATGTGGCAATAAGTTACTATCTGCAACAACCTCACATTAATGTCATCATAAAAACAAACGATTTATCATTTATAGGATGTAATTATATGGGAAATAATTGTTGTAGAAATAAAATAAATCTACAAAATTTAATTTCATGTCATTATATGAGTGAAAATGATTTTTATAATTATACAACTATTTTGAATAAAAATAATTTTTTTATATGAGTTAATACATAATTTAATAATATAGGAATTTATCTTAATGTTATGGATACTTCCTCTATTATTTGCAATTATCATATGGTTTCGTTTAGGATTTTGGAATCGTCAACCTATACGGCATTATTTAACGCTATATAAACAAGGATTGCTTGCAGACCACCCAGTAAACAATAAATTTGTAGTTCCACAAGTATTCTTCTACAATGTAACTGAGTTGACTAAAGAATTAGAAAATGAATTGTATGAATATGTGAAAGAAAAACAGCCATCTTATCACAAAAAAACACATTTTATGGGATATTTAAAAAAAGGGTATTTGTCCATTTACCGTGAAAATACATGCATTCGCGGATGTATAACAAGTCGCGCAGTTGAATTTATGTTTGATAAAGAAACCGTAGATGCCTATTCTACGGATTTTTTGTATGCAGATACACCCTATATTTTGAAATGTTTGATACAAAGTCATGAATACAAAAAACACAACATTGCTTATCCTACTTCTATTTTTAGTTCTACAACAAAAATTCAATGGGTCATACCCATTACAACCTATGATATACAATGGGTGTATACCAGGTCGTTTAGAACATACAAATTTCCATTAACGACCAAATTTATAAAAGCAACACCATCTTCATTAAATGAAATATTTACTTGTTTTAAAACGTCATTTTCTTGTCAAATGACACCTTCTATATATACATTATCTTCCCTTATCGAAAGTCAAAATATATCTATTTATTCTATTTATAATCCTTATTTAGTTGCTATTTTATTTTTTAAAAATAGTTACGAGTTAGAAGAAGATTTATCCATTGTAGATTGGATAGGAACTATTGTAGTAGACAAAAAAAATAATGACTTGTTACAAACAGTTATTTCAACTATATTACATGGTATTCATAACACATTTAAAATAGTACGTATTCATCAAATATCACATACACCAGCGTATACTACACACTATAAAACTACAGAGTGTAGGAAATATGCATATAATTACGGAATCTATTCATTACCTCCTTCTCAATGTTTTTTCTTATAATAATACATGTGTTGGAACCAATATATATCGTTAAACACTTATGTATTTAGTATGGGAATGTTGTTACTTATGATATACAACAATAATTATACCCCTTACAAAGTTAACGTAAATGTGTACGGATATTTTTTCATTGTATCCTTTTGTTCCATGCAATTAATTGAATATTTTCTTTGGAGAAATTTAGAAAATAAAAAATTAAATTATTTGTATTCAGCATTAGGTCAATTGTTAGTTACACTTCAACCTATTGCTTCTCTTCTTCTTTTAAGCAATACTATTCTCAAAATTCTAATGATAGTTGTATATTCTATCTTTGTAATAGGTGTATTTTTTACACACAAAAAAGTATTTAAAACAACTACACAAAATGGACATTTGAAATGGTCTTGGGTACCCATTCAATCATATGTTTATTTTATATGGTTGTTCTTTTTGATGTTTAGTTTTGTCATGAATCACCATTATCTTGCTGTTCTAGTTGCTCTTTTTCTTTTTGCCATTACTATTTTTACTGCACCAGAAGGAAGCGGAGGGTCATTATGGTGTTGGACGATTAATTTTTCGATGATTTTTTATGCAATGTATTTATTATTGTACATGCCTTTCAAAGAATTAAATGGATGTTAACTTAAACAATAATGATGTACATATCTAGCATGAAAATATATACATCATTATTAGGGGTAAATATAGCATTGAATAGTAAAACACAAACACGATGGATTTATGATAAACCTGCATTATTACATCAAGTCAAGAGATGGGCTACACAAATTCCATGGATAAAACCCTATTATGCAGTAAAATCAAATCCTCTTCCGTATGTAATCAATGACCTTGTTCAGTATAAAGTAAACGATTTTCATGTTGGGTTAGATGTTGCATCGTTAAAAGAAACACATCAGGCATTAATGTATACAACGCTAGAGAATACAATTTATACAAATCCTCATACCATTCCTCGTGAAATAAAAAAAGATATGCAATATAATATAAAGGTAGTGGATTCCTTATGTGAATTAGAGTTATTGCACAAGAATAATATAAAATGCCCCATTTTGATTCGTATGAACAGTGGTGTAACGATTGCCAATATTAATCTAAATTCTAAATTTGGAGCAACACGAGAAGAAGCTTATCAGATTATCCATTTAGCATCTACGTATGGATATGAAATCAAAGGAGTATCGTTTCATATTGGTTCGGGTGGAACATTTTCAAGAAAAGAAGCGTTTAAAAATGCATATTACGTAAATGCGCTACCTGTATTAAACTATATTGAATTATTCACCGATGAAAAACTCATATTAAATGTGGGTGGTGGATTTTTATACGATACAGATTTAACGGATGCACTCGGATGGACGAAAGATTTGCCCTATGAAATGATTGCAGAACCTGGAAGATATTTTTCAGAACCATCTCATGATTTATTAGTACAAGTGATTGCAAAAACACCAAAGGGAATATTTATCGATAATGGTGTGTATCACGAATTAAAATGTTATCATCGTGACCATTGGACTATGCCCAAATTGGTACATTGTATAGATAATGGTAAATTACAAGATATTCATAATTATAAAACACAAGTTGTGTTTGGACCAACCTGTGATAGTTACGATACATTGGGTAAACAATTACTTCCAACAGATATAGAAGTGGGAGACCAAATACTGTTACCTAACATGGGCGCGTATACAAATGCAGGAATGGTAGAATTCAATGGAATACGCGGAGCATCATCGTAAATTATATTTGTATAATATATGTATACCATTAAACAATACAGTTACGATAAAGCAAAAAAATTGGGAGTGCAAATAAAACCATCTACCAGAAAAAATAAAAAAATAGATGTTTATAAAAACAACAAACGAATTGTATCCATTGGTGCTTTAGGATATGGTGATTATCCAACATTTACACAAACGGAAGGAATTGAATCTGCCAACAATCACAGAAAACGATATAAAATTCGTCATGCTAAAGATAGAAAAGTAAGAGGAACACCTGGTTATTATGCCGACCAACTTTTATGGTAACGTTTTATTGATTCTTTTTTTTGTTTTATTATTTCTTTTTTTTATTTTTTTGGTTCTTTTTTTTAACATTGCTTCTACTTTTTGTTTACATGGTATATGCATGGTTTTAATATAGCTAGGGTTTAACGTTTTATTGGTTGGGTCTAAAGTGGAATCTTTTCCTGTATATGTAAAAAATGGATATTGATATACATATGTTTTTATATGTTTAAATATGTAACGGTCTGAATGATGATAACCATTTTTTAGAACAAATTGATTATTTATATATTGATTTTTCAAAAAGGACAATACACTTTTTTTATTTACTATATAAGCAGCAGCACAAAAATGATTGTTCCAAGGTGCATATAATTGTTTTGGCATTTTACATAAATAAGATACTTGAATTATTCCCCAATCAGGAGGAGCATTTTGAATGCATGTATTTAAATCTTCTTGCCAATATTTTTTATAATCTAACGATAAATCATCTTCGACGATTAACGCAATTTCATATTTACTTTTTGAAAATTCTAATAATGCATTTAAATGAGATAGTAAACAAGCATAGATTTTTGTAGGGTATTCATTTTTCATATTTTTTAAATGTTTATGTAAAAAAGGTAGAATATCTGGTTGCATGCCATCGATAGCTGTAATACGATGTTTTTTCATGGAATCAAATACCTCATCCTTTAGAACGGTTTCCACAGAACGACGACGTTCTAATGATTTATCCATATTGATATAGTAGATTGCTTCAACTAAATTATTTTCCATAATAAGTATTTATATTTTTTATATTATCGTAAAAGAATACATGAATCAACCCTATTCAAACTATGTAGTTAAAACATTATCGATTCATTCCGAAGACCGTGATATTTATCAATGGCCAGACCCAACACAATTCGAAATTACTGCACCCGTTGACTATAAAAATGTAGTAAGTCTTCGATTGAATGATATTGAACTACCTTCTTCCTACTATGTTTTTTCAAATATAAATCAAAATACAAAATTATCGTTTACAGTCAATAATCAATCCTATACATTAATCATTACTTCCGGTACGTATACGTATGACCAACTTGTGAAAGAATTAACAGATTCTTTAAATCAAACGGTATCTAGTACCTATACACATTTCACAGTAAAGTACAATCCTGTAACCATGAAGTTAGTGTTTTCAAACGACCAAGATGTTTTTCAATTTGATTTTACAAAAGCGGAACAATATGATTGTAATCCACCTATTGTATGTTACGATAATTATACGAATTGGGGGTTAGGAAGTTATTTAGGATTTGATAAAAAAATATACACATCTAAAAATAATGTAATTGAACCAGAATATACCTTAAATTTAATTGGAGATACCTATATTTACATGGAATTAGCCTATTACAACAACATAGATGAAATTGCTCCTTATACCTATAAAAGTAATGCAAGTATTCATCCAAAAGTTGGAGGTAAACATAATTCTGCCTTTGCAAAAATACCTTTGTTTCCACGCCGTATTGTCTCGTTTTCAAGTAGCGAAACATATTTATCCAATATATTTGTTAGTAACCCTCCACTAGAACGTATACAAAAATTCAAAATTAAACTTCGGCATCATGATGGTAGACCAGTAAATTTTAATAATTGCAATTATACATTTACAATTGAAATAACTATGAGAATCAATTAAATCACTTCATTTTTTTTGATATTTTTGTACATTATTTTACATTTTTCATAAATAGGGTCGATTAAATGTTTTTGTTCTACAATAGGAATATTCAATGCAATTGTTTCACAACATAATGAAATAGCATAATATAACAAAAAACGTCGGCGTTCGTTGCATGCAGGTGTGTAACGAATACAAAATAGAGAAAGTACAGATTTCATAATTTTTTGTATCGTTTCATTCAATTTGGAAGAATAATGGAGAAGTATTTCCCATACTATCCATATACTGTCTACTGAATGTTTCGCACATAATTGTCGCGCATGAGCTACACATTTTTTTTTACTTGTATATTCCAATATCCATTCAATCCAATAACAAGCATCTAACGTATGTTTACTGTACAATTGGTAAGAAAATTCATTCAAAGGTACAAACAGTGATTTGGGGTCATCCGATTTGAAAATGGATTCAACAAATGTAACGGACGGAGCTTTTAATTTATCGGTTGTCAATAAATTAAAATCCGACGTATTAAATTTTATAACTTCATAACTATGATGTTTGTTCGATAGACACATAATAGTAATAATCTCTGAAAGTAATTTACGAACAATTTCATTGTTCCGAATAGACAATTCATCTGACGTTTCAATACACTGTTTAAATATGGTAAATCGCGATTCAATGTAAAAAGGTAATTTTGGATTGGATACGTGAATATGTTTAGCGTAAAAGAATAAAATAATTTCCCAAATATCTGTTACATGACCGCTACATAATAATTCAATGAACCAATTCATAGAAGGTTCAATTTTAGACTGAATTAAACTTTGCAATAATTCTTTTTTAACAGCACTTCGTTGATATTTTGAAAAGGTTGTAGTCCTGAATTGGTCTATAGTTCGTTTATCGGAAATGATTTCCATAGTGTTGATGTTTATAAAAAATTGAATATTAATACTTATTTTTAATCGATTACAAAATGATTTCTCCTTGGGTACTTGTATTTATACTATGTGTATGCCAATACATTATTGCTGTTATCTTATTTGAACACCAAAATAAAACACGATTTTTACTTAATCAAACCTATTCGACTTAAATGAAATATTTTAAATCCTAAATATAGTATGCTTCTTTATCTATTACTCATATTTACTATAGTGGCTTTTGTCATTTCCTTTTCTTTTTTTAAGAAACAAAAACAAACCCAAACTAAAGAACTTATTTTTAAAACAAATAGCGATGTATATGATAACGAATATGCAGAGATATATGACATAATTACAAATGATTATTATCGAAAACAAAAAGAGTTGGACACCGTTTTAGCTACTACATCGAATAATAGTGTTTTGTTGGATTTAGGTTCGGGTACAGGGCATCACGTACATGAATTGAACCAAAAGGGAATTAAATCTGTTGGAATAGACAATTCTTCTGCAATGATACAACGTTCTAAAAATTTTCCGCATCATTATAGAGAAGGAAATATGTTGGATACGGATTCTTTTTATAATGAATCATTTACACATGTTACATGTTTCTATTATACGTTATATTATGTTCAACACAAACAACAACTTTTTGAGAATGTATATAAATGGTTGACTCCTGGTGGATTGTTTATTGTTCATTTGACTTCCAAATGCAATTATGGAACACCTTCTATTCAAAATTCTAACTATACCTACCAACGAAAAATTCAAGAAAATAAAGTATATGAAACGATTACACGTGGTAAAAAAGTAAGAAAAAATGAACACAAATTTTATTTGGAACCCATTTCAGACATTGTAAATATGGCTCAACAGGTTGGATTTACGGTCGTTTCTAGTGAACGATATAAGAATGATATGTTTTATGTATTTAAGAAACCGGAATAAATACATCTACTAGGATTGAATTATGGAAGTAGAAGTATTTCGATTGTGTACATTTGACAAAGACGTAAATTATTCATTTGCTATGAAAACTCGAACGGAAGGGGTTTATCCAAATCAAAAATATTATACGACAAATCCACTACAATATGTTGGAAAACATATAAGTAGTGCGCGGTGGGGATATCGCGATAACGGAGGAGGGTCAGAAACGTTTGATAATAATGGTACACGAAGTGAAATCGTTTATGATTATGAAGGAAATACATGTTTTGTTGAATGTGTTTTAAAATAGTAAAGTATGTGTAAAATTTTATTATTTTTAGGAATCTTAATATTGTTGTATGTCTTTAATATACGAGAAGGATTTTAAACACCTTTCTCTAATACTACAGCGTCTACTCCATCTATGTCAGTTACTACTTCGTCAACAGGTAAATATGATTATTTAGCACCTAAAAACTATTTGCACTATTAACGTTTATTTTTTCTTGATTTGCGTTTACTTCCACCGGATTTGGAGTCTTTGACTAAAATTTTGGTTTCATCATTATAGTATTTTCTCCATATTGCTAAAGAACGTTTTGCTTCTTCTAATTCTTCAGGACTTACTTTAACAGGTTCCATACTATTTACCTATATTTTTTAAATGTTCTTTTGTATTTTTTACCACCACGTTTTGATTTTTTACCTGATTTTTCATTATCCTCATCCCGTTCTCGTCCTCTGGTTACATCACGTTGTGCTTCATTTTCTTGTTGTCTTTGTTGTGCAGCTCTATACATTTGCTCTCTCATCTCCTCTCTTGCAGGTGGAACTGCCATAGCAGGTGCATGACCTCTATCCTCTGCCATAGCAGGACCTCCCATTGCCATAGCAGCTTGTGCTGATTGATATTCTTCATTTTCTCTTGCTTCTGCTGGAGTTACAGGATTACGTAATCGATAGAATAAATGAAAAGGTGGAACATGTTCTCCAACTACTACTCCCTCAGCATTACGTGTTGGAACTGTGTTTCGTCCTGCAAAACATCTGCAACAGTGAAAATCGTGTCTAAGACTTTCTTTCAATTTACTAATACAATCCAAATGATATGCACCTCCACATACATCTGAACCATCTGGTAGTTGTGGATGTCTGCATGCAATAGTTACTTCCTCTCCAGTTTCATCATGAACTATGTCAAAACAAATTCTACATTCAGGTGTTGCCAGTTTTGCATAAAATTTACTTGCTGGTAATTCTTCAAATTCTTCTTTTACAGTAGCTGGCAAAGGTTCACTAAATAATCTATCTATGTCATCACGTGGTCGTCTAGGGGGTCTAGGTCTTCTTCTTTCAGCACGTATATCATCTAGTCGTCTATCACCTAGTCGTCTTTCAAGTTCTCTATACCTCTCGCGTTCTTCATCTCGTCTAGCTTCTGCCGCTCTTGCCGCCTCGACAGCATGAGGGTCAAACCGTCTTGCTCTTTGTTGAAAAAGGTCGTCATCGGTTAATGGTTCAAATACACCTTGTAATTGTCTATAACGGTCTAATGGCATGACAGCTCCGCCTCCGCCGCCTCCGCCTCCGCCACCGCCACCTTCAAGTTCAACAACACCGGCTGTTGCAATTAGTCCATCAAAATATCGAGCAGTTGCCTCAAATCTACCTCTAACTTGTTGCTGTTCTCTACCTTCTCCTATGTTACCTATATAATAAGATGCAACTACAGTTCCCAATCTTGTTAAATTTTCTGGATTTGCTAATCTTTCCATTGTTGTATGTATTACACCATTTCCACCTGCATCTCTGTGTAACCCTCCATCTCTGTGTACAATAAAATCAATTAATCCTTCCATGGTTGGCGTAGTTAATGCAAATTGAAGGTCGCGTACTGTAATTCGTCCATCTCGTGTTCGAATTCTACCATCACGTATAACTTCTAATATACGATTTATTAAAAGTTGTTCGAACAAATGTTCCATAATTCTTCTAACATCACGAACAATAGGTTGTCCAAGCATAGCACAAGTTAATTGATATTCACGATATTCAGCATTTACATACTGATCTAATGACATTTCAAATGTAGCTATCAACCATCCATGACCATTCATGATAAGACGAACAATATCATCATGTGCTGCTAATGCTACTGGAATATCATCTCGTGTTACTTCACTAAACAAAGCTGCCCGTAATGAACCCAACATTCCTGCGTGCGCAGTTTCAGGGTTGGGTAAACTATCTATTTCTCGTCGTCGGGCTTCATCCAACTCCTGCCGCCATCTTGCACGAAGTTCTTCTTCTTCTAACTGTAACCCATACTCAGCATACCCATATGGGTCTGATGCTGCATATCTACTACGCTGAGCAAAATCTGGTATTTCAGGTGGTGGAGCTGCCATTAAAGCTTGAATACGTGCTTCACGGCGAGCAGCACTAAGTGCATTGTACAATCTCTGAAACTCTCTCCTATCCATATAATTATTTATTATTTTATTTTGCAAACACAAACAATATATTTAAATGGAATTGAAGTAAAATAATAAATAAGTGTATCTGCAACCCATTGGGGTAACCCTTTTTTGATTACAAACGAGTTGAACAAATAATTATAATACGGATTCAACGTATTTCTGGTACAATCATATTGTTCTAAACTAAAAGTTTCTTCCATTTGCATTTGCCATTCTGTATAAGATATTTTGGGAATACACAAAAAATCAGCTATTGTATCTATATAGAAAGAAGAAGGTGTATTATCGTTTAATACTATAGTACTACAGACTATGATTCCATCTTGTTTTAATTCATTTTTTAGATTAGGTATTGAAGTTGAATTTGTTTCAATGGCAATGATTCTATCCCATTTTTTTTGTTTTTTTTGTTTTTTTCTTTTATATTTAATTCCAGTATTAACATGTAATATAGTATGACTTGGTAATATATTAGCATTTTTATACATAAATGAGTATAAATTAGCATTTGCCTTTTTTATGGTATTATGAGATATATCCCATAATCCGTACGACATACAATCAGGATTTATATATTTTTTCCATATTTTTTGTAGGGTCTCCACATTAAAATAATGGTCAACAACATACTTGTAATAAGCAGAAAGTTCAATCAAACATAATATAACAACCAAACAAATATATGTAATGTATTTGATATACATAAATTTTACTTAAGAAAATAAGTTTTGATATTCTTTTTATTTTCATAAAAAGAATAATGGCTTTAGAGAAAAAGAAAATGAAAAAAAATTGTATTAGAACAGCAACAAATACAATATTAAACTCTTTTGAAGAATATAGTTTGTCCAAAAGAGTCATTGGATTTATATATATATTTTTTCATTATTTTATTATGATATCAGGAGCATTTATTATATGTTTTAATACAAATATTGTTCATTTGTGTTGTACTTTAATATTCATATCTTTAGATGCATTTTCTATTGTTGTGTTGCATGGATGTCCATTGACACAGTTAGAACAGAAATATTTGAATACCAATACATCGGAAGACCGTTATCAATTTTTCAAACAATGTGGTATTGTATATACATGTCAACATCAATATGATAAACAAATTGAATTATTGGTCAATGTATGGTTATTAATTGCTGCAAAATGTTTATTAATTACATGTTTCAACACTTTTAAGATTAAATTACACAATACAAATCAACTTTATACATAAGTTATTATATAATAAATAATTACTATGCAACTACTATGAAAAAAGAATATAAAATAAAAATACAAAAACTAGAAGACAAAATCAAACGAATGGAAGAAATTACTGTTGGTAAATCTATTCTTAAAAATATTTGGTCATGGATAACCATTTTTATTGCTATTTATTGTATTGTACCAGACCATTATGGTAAAGGAATATTTACATTTTTTATTTTATATTTTTCTTCTTATTATTTACATATTGAAACACATAAAGAGGATACTATATTCACATGTTTGCATAGGTATCACCATGAACATAATAATATTTTCTCACATTTTATACAATATGCTCTTGAACTAAGTATCCCTACTATATTTATATTTTTTTATTTAATATTTGGAACTATTTTTTTAGATAAATGGATTATTTTATTTTCTACTTTATTTTATTCCAGTATTCATAATATTAATTATGGTTATTTACATATAAATAATGTTCATAAGTTACATCATGAACATGTTATGACAAATAATGGTCCTGACTTGTGCGACATTCTATTTGGAACAAAACATCCTGATGATACGATAGAAAATACAAATCATTACATACCTAATGTCATTATTATCACCCTATGTATCTTGTGGTTGAAACGCATGTGTTTACACGAACCATTGAATACATTATTTTTTACATGTTGTTGTTATTTTGTACTCTCTTGTTTTTTGTGTTATCTGTTTACTTCTATTTATTTATTTTATCGGTAACGTCTTGATTTTTGGTTTTTTTTCTTTTTTTTCTTTGATTTACCACCCGTTACAGAATTCATGACAGCTTCATCAATACCTAATTTTCCACATATACCCATATAATATTCCATTAAATTGTATCGTTCAAATATGGTTTTGAACGATGGATACTGTCCTACGCACATTTTGTAACTTGCAATATTATTTAACGTTAAATCATCATTTACAAGAGTATGCCCTGTAAGATATCTACTAAACATTTGATGACTGGAATGCAATGCAGGTGTATTTATAATTTTTCCATATTCAAATGGCATTCGTTGTAATGCAGGATTGTCATATTTTTCTACATTTCCTCCGCCAACAGAAAATGAAACATTGTTGGAAACACGTATGTTTGACCTAGGAATATCACACGATAAATCAAAATTATTTGGAAATAAAGCAACTAACATATCTATAAGTGGTTTGGCATCATTTCCAACAGAATCTAATAAATAAAATACAATATTCGGCATAAATAATTGTTCGCGTTTATATTGTTTTGGTTCACCATTTTCCATTACTGTATATTCTTCTACTGTTTGTCCTGGTTGTATAGTTGGATAAATTTCAGCTAAATTATTGATTCTATCTTCACCATGTAAAAATCCAAATTTAAATGCATCTACTCCTCGTGCATACAATTCCGGTAAATTCATGAAAAGGGTTTCTAGTACCCAACATAAATAGCGTGGATATACACACATTTGTATTTTTAAATCGCCATGTCTTTTTCCGTATTTAGGTGAATGGTGAATAATTTGTCCTAATCCATCTATTCCATTTAAACTATTACGTCGAAGTGCTATAGTAGCAAATTTACGCCGTAACCATGCTATATATTCGGCTTCTAATAGTTGAGATAACCTATCTGATATATACATGTTGAAGACATTCATGCGACGACCCATAATCGTAACCATATGAATATACTCATATGGATTACGTGAATATTCTGGTGTAGTGATTGTAAAATCGTAATGTTCACGGTTAAAAGGTTGTGATGGTGAATAACCAAAATAATGTTGTCTACACACATAAGTATATTTAGTCGTAAATGGTTGGTCTGGTTTCAAATAAACACTGCATGCGTTATCTCTTCTATACGTCCATGTACTTGTTTTGGATAAACTATCATCGGCATCATTGGTCCATCGAACAGGTCCGTTCAGTACCTGTAATCTACTAGTAGGTGTTACATTACCAACTGAAAAATTACCTTGACGAATTTCACTACCATCCGGACAATTCATAACAGGTAACGGCGGTGTTTCTGAAATTAGTTCTTCTTGTTTTGCGTAAACAGACCCACGAAGTAGTGGTGGAAGGGAAGCCATACTATTACTGTTTATTTTTTTATAAACAGTAATCTTTTACAAACCAAAATAGTAAATACAAATTATAACTATTTGAATTTTGGAATTCGAACATAACTTACTTTAATTATATGGATTATTTTTTTTTATGTTTGCTTTAACCAATTGTTGTAAATTTGGATTTTGCATGGATTCAATAGCAGGTGATAGACAACAACTCCAAGTCATATTCAAAAGAATAATACTATACAGAATGAATAAAATTACAGCCGTTTTCAAACTAATTGTATATCCTAAAATATTCATATATAAGTATATTATAAAAAGTTAACTGATTTCACTTTTAAATGACCCACTTGGAACAAGTGAATAATTTACATTTTTAATATTAAACACGTCTAAATAGGACCATAATTTCCAGTCCCATAAATTTATTCTTTTTCCATAAGTAGATTCATTATTAATTGAAAAATTGGATAATGGATGTAAATGTTCTAGTGCATGAGTAATAATACGTTGATTATATAATATTGCAGATGTACCACATCTTGCTCCTCTGTTGTCTAGAGCAATAACATCTGCAAGTTGATTTATATTAATATAATGTACCATTTGTTGGTATATTCGTTGATTCAGTTCTCCATCATCTTCAAGAATACAATACCAATTATAATTTGGATATTTTGTTAAGATAGTTTGAAAACATTGTATATTGGATAGACATAACCCTTTGGTTCCAAAATGTCCATTCTTGAATAATCCAGGAAAACTTTCAGAGACATTACCATGATACGTCCATGATTCATTATTTTCACAACATTGAAATGTTTGACCTATTAAATTTGGTTTAGGTTGTAATATTTGTTTTGCTGCTTCATTATTTTCCATCGTTTTACCATCAATTCCTTCAATACGTATAAAGTCGCATTTATTTATTTTTTGAAGTTTTTTTACACTTGATTCTATTTTATTCCATCTATCTTGATTTTTATTCATGTTTATGATTAAAAATAGTATAGATTTGTCAAACACCGATTGAAATCTACCATTTATATTTTGGTATTCGATAGTAGGATTGAAAGTAAATTTATTTTTTTCATAGCTAGAATCTATTTTTTGTAGTTCACATTCTACTACATTGTCATAATAGATTACATTTTTGGCAGAATTTATCCAATTTCCTTTACAACTCATACTAGTTGTACAGATTAAATTTGAATAGCACTTGGATGTGCTTTCTTGGTTACATAGGCCTTAAAAATAGGTTTTACCAATTGAGCTTCAGGGGTGTGTGCATGAACAGTCCTTGCAATCATTTTGTACAACTTGAAATCTGGGTATCTTTCTTCCCCATTCTTCTTGTAGAGGATGTTTCTCTTCTTGTCGTCTAAACACCATTCTTCGACCAATTCATAGACGGGTGTATCATCTGGAATAATATCAAGCATAGAACAGGCTAACCGACACAAATCAAAACTGTAGTTGGGTTCCAACACTGGTTTCGTGACATCCAAAAAGGGTTCCATGTTGTATTGGGTTGCCGCGTCTCCGTCTGGGTGGAAACTGTCGGAGACAAACCGCTTCCCTTCAAATGTGTAAATAGCGCGACCAAAATCAATAATCTTATAAATACGGCCAAACGTAGGCACTTTGTAATGAACATTGTTGTGTGTGTAATAGACAAACTCTTCTGTAGTGTCTACGTACATGATGTTGTTGGTATGCAAATCGTTGTGCGTAAATTGAAATTTCTTCTGATACATGATTAACGTCATAATCACTTGCATCAATGCCGATGTAATTTCTTCTGGAGATATACATTCAATCAACAATGAATCCAACGTATCTTTGCATTTCTCTAACGCAATGATTTGAACTGGAAATTGGTTGATTTCAGCGATAAGACCATAGCTGTCGAAATCATCATCGGATGATTCCAAATCATCTGTATAATCAGTTTCAGTATTGGAAGATTGGGAAGAACTATCCGACCCTTCATCTGATATGACTGCTTTGTCATCAGTGTCTAATTCTGCGGCAACCAAATTGATATGTTCTAGTTCGAATGTACATTGGTCTGAACATTCCTTTTTTTCTGTTACAAAAGAACATTCTACATTTTCAAATACGAGGGGAATGGATTCATCTTCCAACACTAGTTTTTGTCGGTTTCGTTGGGAAGAAGACTCATTGTTTATTTCTTTGTTCAGCGTAAACAATTTGTTGTTGTTTTCATAGAAAAAAGTAGAGTTGTGCAACTGTTCGATTTCGTCTTCAATATTGTATTTGAATTTTCGTTTGATTCCCAAGTAACTTCCGTGAAATCCAATGCCATGAACAAAGTTTTCTTTGGTAAGTAGTTGGGAAGACAAATAAGAAAAAAAACTGTCGGTGTACGCAGAGTTGTTCACTTCTTCCAATTTAGGAAAAGAAGGTGATAGTGAAGGAAGATTAAAATCATAGGTAGAATACTTTCCGTTTAAATATTTCAATGGGTCCAACAGAGGTGAATATTTTAAAAAGATGGGCAATGTAATACTATTTTGAAATGTTCCTGTAGCAGTATTGTAATCACCTTGTTGAATACTCGTTAATTCATAATCATTTTCTAAATTAATACTGTTCCAATTGGTAGCATTCAGTACAAAAAATCTTGAATAGAGTGGAACATAATTTTGAGCGCCTGAAATATCCAACACTGATTCCAATTCTTGGAGAAAAGTGCTGTTTTTATTTTTTTTGTAAAACACCATACAAGCCAACTATACTTTTTATGGATAGTTTGAACTAATTAAGTTTCAATCACTTATTAATTTTATATTCCTTAAACATGACTTTAGAACTAAAAAAATTTAGCATGAGAGATATTAGTTTCCGACCCAACGAAAATAAAGGTCCCGTTATCGTCCTCATTGGACGTCGTGATACAGGTAAAAGTTTCTTAGTTCGAGACCTTCTTTTTTATCAACAAGACATACCCGTAGGGACGGTCATATCAGGTACTGAAGCAGGAAACAGTTTTTACAGTGAACATATTCCTAAACTGTTCATTCATGACGAATACAACACCTCTATTATTGAAAACATTTTAAAGCGTCAAAAAACATGTATGAAACAAGTCATGAAAGAAATGCAAACTTACAAAAAAAGCAACATAGACCCTCGTACGTTTGTCATTTTAGATGATTGTTTGTACGATAGTGCATGGACCAAAGATAAATTGATGCGTTTACTATTCATGAACGGTCGTCACTGGAAAATATTGCTCATTATTACTATGCAATATCCATTAGGTATTCCACCCAATTTAAGAACGAACATTGATTACGTCTTTATTTTGAGAGAACCCTATATCAACAATCGTAAAAAGATTTATGAAAATTATGCAGGTATGTTTCCAACATTTGAATCGTTTTGTCAAGTCATGGACCAATGCACTGAAAATTATGAATGTTTAGTGATTAACAACAATGCAAAAAGTAACAAATTGACAGAACAAATCTTTTGGTACAAAGCGGAAAACCATCCCACGTTTAAGTTAGGTTCAAAAGAATATTGGGAATTATCCAAGAATTTGCCGGATGATGATGATAATGATACCTATGACCCGTCAAAATCTAAAAAATCAAGCGGTCAAACCATTCAAGTGAAAAAATCTAAATGGTAAAATTGTTCTTGCAAATCTTTAAAATCCGTAAATACATGATGCAGATGATTTTCTAGAACGCATTTTTTGTGTAACATGGAATCTTTTTTGCAAAATAAATAATCTACTTTTCCAATGACTTTGAAATCAGATAACCCGTCACCTAAATAAATAGACGTATAATTAGGTTTTTCATGCAACTTTATAATCTCTGTTTTTCGAATAGATAACGTATCGTATAATTTTACTTTCCATGTTTGGTCTTCATTGTAAGTAAAATCATTGCTGTAAATAATAGAGGGGTCGACAAACGGTAATACATGTTGAATAATCGTTTTAAACCCTGCACTTACAATATAAAATTCAATGTTTTGTTTTTTTACCCAATCATAAAATTCTTTAAACGTTTCATCTACATCGTTGGCTAATGGTACAATATCATAGTGAATACCGTTAAACATTTCTAAGTAGGTTTCAGACGATAGTTTGTTTTCTATTGTCAAACGTTCTAATTTTTTGTAAGTAGCACGGGAATAGACTTGTTCGATAATTTTATCAAACGCGTCATAGGTAGTAATGGTTCCGTCGAAATCACTGTAGATGATAAAATTTTTCATAGTATACATTTTTATTTTAAAACATTGGCAATATAAATACCTGTGTAAGCGCCAGCTATATCTGCAATGATATCCAGGACACTTCCTATAAATCCGCCACTGCACCAAAACAGTGTCTTTTTAGGATGATATTTACGAAATCCAAAATAATGGTTCCAAAATTGGTCTTCGCGTAATTTAGTACCACAATCTAAACGAAGTAATTTTACTAACATGTCGTTATGTTGTGTTTTACTAATATATTCCATATATAATTCCATGAGTTCCCATACAATTCCCAGTATCACAATAAGTGCAATACGTCTTGGAGCTAAATATCCAACGATTAAAAATACTAGATAATGCGATATTGTCCAATTAGATAAATATCCGTTAAAATGCAGAGAAGTACAAATAGCGCAATTATCATACCCACCTAGTAGGTTGTTGATGGGTTTAATAAAAGCTATTAAAATAACAGTTACTACACTTAAAAATAATATGACTTTTATAGAATCATTCATAATCTATATATTTATTATTTGATTTTTATTTGTCAATAAACTATTTGAATATATAAAAAGTTTCAAAATA